TTACCCAATGTCTATCCTTATACGCTGAATCTGCTTTCTGTTGTTGTCCTACTGTTCCTGTATTCCCAATTGGTTCTTGTGCAGGTTGATAAGGTTTCGCTTGTGCATCCCATGTACTGTCTTCTGTTTTTGATCCAGAAGGAACAAAATGTCCATCTACGAAAGTACCAGGAATCTTTGTCAATTCCTTTAATGCTCTTTCTCTTTCTGTTTGGTAATTACTCATTGCTATTTCCTTAATGAAGTTAAATAGTATTTACAGATCATGGATAAAAGTAATTAGTTCTTTCTGAAAGAATAGATCTTCTTTAAATCAAAAAAAAAACAATTATTTCGTTACATAGGGGTATAATGGTATGTTTTAGGAAAAATTATATTAAAGTAACACAACGTGTTAAAGTTAGACTTAGAAAAAAATATACACGAAGTCAAAAAAACTTGTGTTTGTTAGTCTCTGTGACTCCTCAAGAGAGTCACATGAAAGAATTAACAAAGTATGTAAAAAATATGTTAAGTAAGAAATAACAAGAAATGGGATAGTTAATCAAATATCTTAAAAAAGAAAGGAAGACAGAGAGAGACATTCGTCTCTCTCTTATGCTCTTGTTTCCTCTGCAAGAGAGGAGATCTTACTTTTCTTTAGTAGGTCTCATATTCCCTTCGGGAATGGGACGAGACCTACTAAAGTATCTTGGATTTACTCCCTGGCATTTGCTAACGCAAGAGGTAAGGTAGGATCTGATCTTAAGAAGTTTGTGTAGTTTCTTGATCAGAGGTGTGATCGCGATTTTTCGCTCTGTGGAGTCGCTCATGGTAGGCAGTTCTTTCGATGAAGGGTTCGATGTCAAGATTCGCGTTTTTCATGAGATAGTTTCCCCTTACAAAAATGGCCTTATGAATGAAAGTGATAGAAGCGATCCAATAGTTCTCGTGATCGTTACTTTTTGTTCTTTGATTAAAACGAACATAAGTGGGTCGATAGTTTTCGAAGATTTTGTTCACCTCGTCGATTGTTTTCTTTTCATCTTTGAGTGTAAGTTCCACTTCACCAAGATGTGGGAGGGTGGCAGTGGTGGTGGGTTTAAAGGTGAAATTAATGTCGTTCTTCTCGTCTACCTTCTTGAAATCTATTTTGCCTTCGCGTTGTTTAGAATTGATGGCAGCATTGAAAGAAAATGAAACGCCTCCTCGAGTTGAAAGTTGATATTCTCCAGGTATCTTACGCCCTACCTTTTGATTTGAACCTGGTTCGTGTATGATGTTAGAAGCGATGTGCACTGCGCCAAGGAGTACGGAGATGTGCGTTCTTGAGAAAGGGTAGATATAACCTTTATCGTCAAGGAAGTCGTCAAGAAAACGTATCTTGTCGAACTTGCCTAAATCCGGGAAAGGTCCTTTACTGTGTGTTAAGGAAGCTTTGTAATTTCGTTTCATGACAATCGCTTCAATAACGATTTGATTTGAAACCCAGTTAAGAAGACTCAATGTTCTTCTTTGGTCATCGGTTGTTCTTACGTTAAAAGTAAGTGAAGTGTAGTTTTCCATGTTTACCTCTTTGTTTGAAATGATAAGTTTTAAAAGGAGAAAGGGTCTCTCCATTTGGATAATATGGTTTTGTAAATTGATTAGAACGGCATAAGAGACAATCCTAGGACTGTCTCTTTTTTTACATTTTACCAACCTACCCAAGAAGGTTTGCCTTGTTTAGGAAGTTCTGCAGATTCTACACGACGTAAGGTTTCCATCATCTTCGCACAAGAAGACTCGAGTCCATGTCCGGAGGCTTGTTGTTGAGCTAACAACGATTTGATTTCAGAGGTACTAAACGTATAGGAGTCTAATTCCTCTAACGCTGGAGAGTTCCACTTCGTCGCGACATCGAGACCAGGTTCACCCACATAGTCCCAAGTGATAATAGTCACTAAGGCTTTGGTGAGTTTACCCCCTACCATCTTATCGTTCGTTAATGAACGAATGGAGAAGCTCACGCATTGGTCTTTATCTTTGAGTTGTTTCTCAAGATATTGGGCATAAGGACCACTTGGTTTTACCCAACCATAAATGGCAATGAATTTACGACCATTCACATCTGTTGCATTTTCATCAATGATTACTTCACGGATATGGTGAGATTGGAATTTCTCACGTACGGTATAAATCCGTTGAAGATATTGTTCATTGGTTAAGCCGTCTTTCTCTGGGTGACCATATTCTCCCCATAACTGACCTTTCTTGATTTGACGCATGAAAGGGGAGGTAGAGGATAATAATTCTTTCCCTGGATTTAAGTCATAAGTCGCACCATAGCTGTTTGGATACTCTAAGGCTCCCAAACAGACGTAGTAGTAGCCATTCTCATCACTTTTCAAATCCCCGACTTTATTAGTCCCCATCAAGGCTGTGTTATTAAACATTAACTGTGCCATGTTTTATTTTCCTACTTTGTTCGTTCTGATTGCATACCCCCATTGGTATTGTTTATGATCAATGAGCTCAATAAAGACGTTCTCATCTAATCGATAATCGTAATTGGGGGTTTTAAATTGTTGCAAGGTGATGCGATAGAAACCTCGTGGTACTGCTTTACCTGGAATGATTTCCAATCCATCTTTATCGACCTTTAAGAACACGACATATTCATCTTCACTTTTATCCCCTTTCAGTACAGAATCGATACTTCTGACGAAAAACTCTCCAGAACGCACACAGGGACGTTTGTAGAGCTCTTTCTTGTAATAGAGCAACCAATGTTCATCTGAATATTCCACGTCGCCTACGAGTGATTTAGCGGGCTTAAAAGCGATATCCCAATCTGGTTCATAGATGAAATAAATCCCATTAAACTTCTCACTTCGCCAAGTCGTATCCTGATAGAATCCCCCATACCCCAACAAACATTGGAGTAGGGAGGGAGAAGTGGATGTACGTGGGATTTGTGTGGTTTCATTAGGGTAAAGCTTTTGAGAAACCCGTGGATAAAAGAATCGAAGTTTACTGTCGGTCGAGATATGATAAAGGGATTTTAAATTACTCACGGCTTTATCAACAATCTCTACTTTACTTAAAGCTTGTGGGCCTAAATGTGTCAGGAGATAGTCTTCTATCTTCTCTTTATCTTGTTCGTACATGCTAAGACCTCAATACTTCTTCAACAGGATCGACTTTCTTCGTCTTGTAAGCAATCGCTGAGTTTAACCCATCATTGAAATAAGCACCAAGCAGTTTGGATGTCGTATCTGCGGCACCAAATTGAATATTGGATAACGCTACCCATAATGGAGTCGTTTTACGCATTTCCTCCAACGATTTCATTCCTGTTCTAAACATCATTCGACCTTCTTTTGGATTACGTGCAATCGTACAACAGATTGCTTCGATAATCGATGAAGTCTCTCCGAGTGTCACACCTGTATGTTTCGTGGATGTCCCAAAGAGATCCACCACATCAAAATAATCCAAAAACCAAGGGATACGACCTGTCGAGATAAAGTATTCGTAGCAATAATAAACTAACGTATCCTCTTTCATGAGATTGATGTTGCGACAAACGGTTGCCCCTTCATCAAAGTCTAGGAAAACATATTCTTCATCATTGATTTTATCTCGATAGATATCAGAGGGGGTCAATGGCATAAACGCCATGACCTTATTCACGCAGTACTTGTTTCCTTGTAATAATGCAAAGAAACCTAACAACATGACCTCATCTGAAATGGTCGCTAATTCATGGTTTTCGTAAAGGGCAGGAAAACAGATGGTGAACTTTTGTTTCGTCACTAATCTGTCATCCTGCGTGACGTAAAGAAAGGATTTGAAATGGTCAGCATCTCGTTGTAAGCTACTGATTTCCATTTATCCCCCTAGCGTGCGTAGACGTAACGTGCTTCACGGACAGGTTTACCGTCAGTTTCTTCTGTGATTTCAGTAGAAGTCTGACTGATTTGTTCAACAAGCTCACCAATCACTGCAAAGTAGCAGGCTTGACGAATACCCAGAACTTGACCTGCATTTCTTGCATATTCCACAGAAGCTTCAATCTTATCGAGTAAACGACCAAACTCTAAATGCGGTAAACACATATCCACAATTAAGAATTTACAGATAAGACGAATATCGTTTCCTTGTTTCGCTTCTGGGACTAACCCTGCTAGGATAACCCCTAAATCACCTGTGGTTTCTGGGGTAATCGTTTGTCCTTTTGAAAGACCACGATAATCACCCGGTGAGACGAATAGGGCTAACGTTTCCGCACGAAGGTTATCAAACTGTTCTTTAATGATTGCTGGCATCACGTTAGCGATACGTGGAAGTACGTTATTTGCAATCGCAAGCGTACGTGCCTCAAAGTCTTTACGTGCAATCTCTTCATATTCAGGTTTATGGTCAACAATCTCAGGATAAGGTTTTGATGTCTCACGGGCAATCACTGCACCAATCAGGGCATCAGGCGTACCACCATCTTGAATGAACGCGTTGTAGTTATCTTCTAAGACATAAACCGTGGAGGTTGTACGATCAACATTAAACGCTAAGAGTTTTGCATTCGAGAAATCCACCAACTGAACGAGACAACGATTGATGGTTGAACCTGTCGCCACAATCATTTCTCCGAGTGCAGCTTGGAAGTCATTGAGTGACATGGCAATCGTTGAATCAATCACACCCTTCGCTTGAATCACACGAGCGAGAATATGCACGATAATCAACTCATCTAGAATCGCCCAAGATAAGAATGGATTAAAGCGAGTATTGATTTTAGAAGGTGCACCTGCTTTGAAATATTTCTCGTAGACTTCACGTAACCAGTTAGATGGATACTTCGCAATAATTTCAACGATCAATTCATTCAGTGATGTTGACCCTGTATTGAGTAATCCACTGATTTCTTCTTCCGTACGATCTGATAAACCAGATAACGTTGACGCATCACGAATTAATGTCGCTGGATAAGCACTAAGGAATTCGGCAAATAACTTACTACGATAAAGTTCTTGGAACGGTAGTGGTTCAATCGCCCAAGTCTCTGGAATCTCTTCTACGACGTTCTGGTTTACACGAGAAGCCACGGTTTCTACCAACGGGATGATTTCTTCACGAAGTGTGACTAAACGGTTAAAGAGCGTTTGAGAGAACATCTTAACGACTTCGGTTTCACGTACATCGTGTGTGATGGACATGCCTGGTTCTTGTGTCGACGTAGCACGAACAACTTCATTCACTAAAGGTTCAACACGTTCAGGAACGGTTAAACGCTCTGCCCATGGATGACGTGACAACACGTTTAAATCTCGAACGGGTGAACCAAACGGTGCACGAACACGTAAGCGTGGTTTTTCTTCTTTGATACGTAGTGAAAGTTCTACAACATCACGTCTAATCATGCGAGGAGTCCTCCTACATAACGCTGATAAGCATCTTTGATGTCTTGTAAGATCAAGGCATCATTGCCTTTTCTATCTTCAGGGAATTCAAAGGCATTGCCCTCTGCTTCCTTGATGACATCGAAAATCACTTGGATAACGTTAGCTACCGTTACCACTGTGTCTTCTTTTTCGAGTTCCATTGTTTAGTTTCCTGTTTTAATTGCAATTATAACAAACGGCATAAAGGGAGGGAGTTTTCACTCCCTCCCTCATGACTTTTTTACATTATTTTGATTAACTATCGTACGCCGCAAGTGCCCGACTTGTCGCTAAGCGGAGTAAACTACAAGTCGTTCCGATGACTTCTGGACTTTTTACGATACGGTTAGAGATACTTTGGTAACCAAACCAGGCGTCAATAGGACGACCTGATGCTGTTTCGTTTTTGCCGGTTAAGCGTCTTGAAATTGTTGTCTTCAACTGATTCGCGAAAACGCATTTCGTTTATCTTTAGTTAGTTTCGTTAGGACTAACTGGTTCTTTACAAACCCTCTAACTTTCATTAGAGACGAGACTATCTCATTCCCTCACCATGACGTGTTAGGGCGTTATCTTTTCCACTCACTTGAGTGTACAGGGTGGCAAATCCCTTAGTCGTTGACCTAGTTAAACTAGGGCTGATTTCCCATTGTCACGCTGAGAAGTAGGTCGGTCAAACCCGTACATTTAAACTTCTCTTAGCATCCCTCAACTTGTTTCTGCTCACGCTCCATAAAAGGCATGAGGGCTTTAGGGTTTCCCAGCTTTAAGATAACCTATTTCACACCCCCCTTTCGGGTAATGCGGACTAATTTAATCGCCTGCACTCATTCCATCATCATGACTGATGTAGAACTTAAACAAAACTTTACCTTGACTAATCATCTCTCCGTTCATGCGAGTTGATTCAGAGAGTTGACCTGTCGAAGCACTTCCATCTCGTGTCTTACTCACCACTCTGGCTCTTGCGGTATCTAGCGGTGTGACCACTGCCTTAATCGAGTCAGACATGTCTTCGTATTCAGCAAAATAGAATGCTTCAATTTTCTCAACCTTACCCACAAAGCCAGCTTTAGGCGTATAAGCACCTAAACGACGTAGGATATCAGAAGTTTCATCGTCATAAACGTGGGTAGCTTCAATGTGTTGATCTTCAATAATGCATAAAATGTCGTCTAAATCCACATGATCGCCCACTTTCACCATATCGCGAATATTAGAGGTCACATCGGTTAAGACGGTTTTCAGATGAACCGCTTCTGTCGTTAATTGATCGGAGATGTATTCACTTACACAACAACCATCTTCGAGTGTTTCTTCGAAGTCAACCAATGCAGTCGCAGCAAGCACATAGTTGACTTGAACAACCTGTCCTGGGTTTAAGATATCTCGAAGGAAGAATTGTTGGTTAAAGACAAGAATATCTCCTTTCTTAAAGGTTTGACCTTCCTCATAGTCACAAACAAGCACATGCTTGTAATAGTGTCCTTTTGAAGAAGCCATTCTCAACCCATACTGGATGGCTACTTTTGAACCATCTTTGTATTCAACGGTCACGACGCTGTCTTTCTTCGTTAACACTTTTCCATCTTGTTCCGCTGGAAAAGCGAAGTTCTTACTCACCTTATGGGCAACAACATTTTCATAGCCTGTTCTCACCGGGACAGGCATCGCTCCCTTCACTGGGATACGGTGTTCAGCCTGGATACCAACAAAGGCCAATCTTTTCTGCAACAGTATTGTTTTTTTCTTCACCCAATCACAATACTGTATAGACCATATCTTCACCCCCAATTTTCGTTGGTAGGGTGGTCCCTGTTTCCACTCACTTGAGTGTACACGGCGATAAACCCGTTGGTCGTTGAACTCTACGCACAGTTATTAACCTTAGCGTCTCAGCTGCTGATTGTGTCTTATTTGTACCTTAGTCTCTCGACATAGTACCAATGCTATCTTTTTTCCGACTTTCGTCACATTCACGTTCAAGTTTTCACTTCACGTTGTAGTGTAGCATTGATAAACAGTTCCCAGCAATTAAGGGACATTCACTAGCACATTACTGTGGTAGCGGACCAGAAAAGAAGTTAATTCAGGTTATATCCCTAATAAACAACTTTAAGTCGATCATCTAAATCTGCCGCAGGTGCAGTCATCGCCACAGAAGAAAGAATCTCTGCGGAGGTAATATCTTCATTATCTACCCTTTCCGTATTTCCGTAAAGATCCGTAAATCTCGGACTGGCTGACAAGAATGTTGTCATCCCTACATCTTGGTTATCAACCGTTCCCTCCGATATCGTTCCTAAATCCGTCTTATGATAGCTACGGGTTGGTCTTGTCATTGAACGTCTAGAACGCCCTCCTACACCCCCAAAGGTCACAATATCTTTTTCTTTCATGTTTTTGAGTGGATTAATCTCATCAACAATCTCAAGCGAAGGATCTTTCTGAATCGCTAACCAAATATCGTTAGGTCCAATCTCGAAACGTCTTTTTGAGGTAATCGGTTTAAGCTTATGTGCTCTTGCCGCTTTAACTAACTCACGATAGACAGCCCCCGGAATTCGTTCATACCCCTTAATGAGCATGTCATCCATGTTAATCTCCGTCGGGATATAGCCCGTAAGAAGCATTTCACTCCCACGAATCAAAAGTTCAGGGAAGGTGGTTGGCTCATGCATCTTCTCGAGTAAATGCTCCGTGATATCATCCACAAACATTTGTTCCATCAAATCCAATTCATATTCGTATCGGATATGTAACCCTTCATTGGCGAGAAGTGAACCGTAAACATCTTTTTCTTCAAAGGAGGCTGCTGGGAGTTCTTTGATTTGACTCTCGTATTTCTTTAACCCACCTAAGATTAAAGAAGCAATACGATTTTCTTTAGGGAAAATCCAAATCTCATCACCAAACTTGATTGACCATTGACTTGGTGAAAGCTGAACATGTTGACCTCGTTCTAGTTTGACGGGTTGGACATTCAGTTTCTTGCAGAGTTCTGTAATGCCGTAATGTCTGGCGAGAATTAATCCAACTGGAATATTTTCACCGAGTACGCCAATTTCTGAATAATCAACAGGTCGTTTTGTTTCATCAAGACCGAGTAATTCACCAATCTCAATCGCACTCTCTTTGCCGTACTGCACCATGTTCGTTAAGCGATCAAAATAAATATCATCCCCATTTTGGTCTTTCCCAATAATGAAGAGTTTATCATCAGAAGGACGAATCGCATCAAGTTGTAACGTAATCCCTCTTTCTTTGATACGTAAACTTCGATAACGTGTGCAAAGCACAACCAATTCTCTTGGTAAGTCCATGTCAGGGTGTGAAGAAACACCATAAGAAATTTTATCAAACTTCCCATCAATGACAGATAACTCGATTTGGTTTAATAACCATTTATCAAAGTTATACTTCCCTCTATCCGAACGGTTCATGAAAACTTTACCGTAATAACTGGTTAAAGCAACTTTGTTATCGTTTACCTTGCGAATTGGTCTATCCACACGTTGTTTCTTAAGGGTGTAACGCACGTTACCTGATAGGAAAGATCCATCTTCTCTAATTTTCGGTACTTTCACATGGATTGTTGAAGTAGCTCCACCAACAGGCGTCACTTGAATCGAATGGCGTTCGAATTCATTTCCAGCATCAATTAAGTCTTCTTTCTCATAAGAGGTCACGGCAACACCAGCTTTCTGTACCGCAAGGACAGAACGTGCCATATCTCTTGACATGACGTGTTTGATATAACGTTTATCAAAATCAACATTTCTTGATTTTAACATCGTCTTATCCGTTACTAACGGCATATCAGGAATCTCAACTTCAGGCACCTCATCTACAATGGCTAACTCTTCAGAAACAACTTCTTCTAGACTTCTTCCTGAACCATAGGGATCTTTAATTTTCTTAAAGGCATTTGCCATCCCTTCGATACGTTTCATCTCACCCTGTGTCATCATGGCAGTTTTAACAAGTTGAGCTGCTTGTTGATGAATGTTTGAAGTATATTTCACTTCGATGTGAGAAGGGGGTGTGATGTCTCGTTCAGAAGGCATGTCTGTCTCTCCTTCATGAAGTTCTTCAACAACGTCTTTCTTCAAGACTTTCTGAATCACCACATCTTCATCTTTTAACTTAGACGTTAACTTGATGTTCTCCGCATGCGATTGTTCGATTTGTTGAAGGAGTTTATCTTTCCGTAAAGCAATCTCTTGACGTTGTACAGGATTTAGATACTTCACCGTCAACTTACCAGTTTCTTTATCCTTCTCAACAATGACGTTATCTACTGGCGCAATCGGCGCTGCGACCGTAGTCACCTCTTCGGTTTCCGGATTCACCTTCACATCAGGGGGGTTATCTGCCGGTAAGACGGTTTCCTTCGTCTGATTAACCTGCTCTTCTTCTTCGTCATCAGAGATATCAACGTCGACTTCATTCTCAAGGTGATATTCAATTTGTTTATTGATATCTGTGACCACCACCTGTGTGTTCTCTTCTTTTCTAAATTCATTCAGTAACTTCAAGAACTTCAACATACGTTTTTGCATTTGTACGTACATCGTGGTTTCATCATCTTGGTCATTATTTTCTTTGTCTTCTTCAAGTTCTTCAACACCATGACCCAATATCCATTCGTTTAAACGACCGAGGTTCAGGATCACGAAGTTTCCACCGACACGGAAAACAAAGTTAACGTAGAGAAGATGCTTATCCGAGACTAACCCTAATTTAGAAAGTTTACGGGTAGAAGGATTCATCCAACGCCATAAATCCAATAAATCAAGTTTCTTCTCATCATCGAAGATTTTCATGTGGACACGCTTTAACTCTTCTGTACTTCTATCAAGTTCCATTTTAGACGGAAGGACAAAAGGCGGTTCCACTTCAAGGAACTGTTGTCTATCTGTGACAGTTGCCACTTTCTCAACATTCTTCCAAAGGGTATCTCGTGTATTCGACCACTGCATGACTTCAATCATGGGAATCGGACGATAACGCCAGTTTCTTCCCATTAAGCCGTAATTCATGACCAGGAGGACAGACGGATTATCTTTCAATAAACCAAAATGACGTTCATCACGACACCATTTTAATGTAGGATAAAGTTTACGATAAGCACGTATCGCTAACTTAAAGTTAAAGAGTTTCGGTCTTGGATTTCCCAAGGTTTGCGTTAAATCCAATACATGGTTAACGTAAGTATATTTATTCCAGCCATTTAAGAGAGGATAGTTATCTGCCATCCCAAAATCTTTCTCGTGAGAAGGCATGTAGTGAAGTACCGCATGTTTACTCATATCCCACTCTGAAAGCGGAGAAACGACTGGACTTCCCATTCTTCCTACATTTCGTATCCCGTAACGTCGATACATGGTTTCGTAAAGCGAAGCCTCTGTACTAATTTCCGTTTCAGGGATCACGAAAACAGGGAGAAGTTTTTCTAATTGTACTTCCATTAAACTGTTCTCCGATGCGTTGGTTTTCCACCAATCGCTTTAAAGGTTCTTAATGTGATATCTTTTGATGAGATATCAATTTCAAATTTTCCTTTTAGGCTGATGATAGATTCACGTTTGTTGAAGAATTGGTTGATTTCTTCGAGTGCTTCATCAGAATAAAGGATGTTGAGGCTCATCGTGTCCCCATCAAACAGAAATGTTCCATATGGTTCGCAACACCACATGCGTTCTCTTATGAACTGCTACATGTCACCATGTAGTTCAGACTATCTCATCACCCTCTCTTTAATAGAGGTAGGGTGCTCCCCATTTCCACCATCATTAGCTTATGGCGTACACCGTGGCAAGCGGTTAGTCGTTGAACGTTCTCCATTTAGAAGGAGCTTCGCTGCGGATTGTCTCTTATTTGAAAGTCTTTTTAATCTACGAGTTTCTTTAAGTTTCTTCTGAGTTTTCTTAATAGTCTCTAGACTCTTTCTTTCGTTAGAGAGTTTCCCGCAATTAGAGGAGGACCAACGCATCGTTCCTGATGCGTGGGACTTTGATTTTAAAGTAACTTTTAAACCATTTTTAACAAATGAACCATCTTCACTTTCTCTTATGTATTTCAAAATTGTGGAGTGAGATTTTTTAACGAGTTTTTCTAACTCAGCCGTCTTTTCTATTTCGTATTTCTTTCCATTTTCTTCTATCTCATAAATGTTGCGCAAAGCACCCCTTTCAATGGGATCTTTTTCCCATTCACAAGTATTTGACTTAAGTTTAAACTGCTTGCCGTGGTAACAAAATTGAGTACCGCTAACAATTCTATTTTTGATGGTGGATTCAGTAACGTTTAATACTCTCGCTAACTCAGAAAAACTATAGAACTCTTTTACAATACCACTTGCGACATCTCTCATTAGTACTGGTTTGTTATCCGTTCTTTGACCATTCTTGAAAGCATGAACAAGATTCCCACTTCTAGTCACCCACTCTAGGTTATCTAGTTGGTTGTTTCTTCTATTTGAGTCAATATGATTAACGTCTAGTTTAGTAAAGTCGCTTTTATATTTTTTAAAAGCAAGGCAGAGTAATCTATGTAACCCTAAATTATATCGACTCTTTTTATAAATAAAATCTGGATTAAGAGCCACCATCACATAAGAAGGTTTATTTTCGACATAATCAAATGTCTTTGAGATTGTTAGTCGTTTGTGTGCCGGGAAGGTATAAATTGCACCTTCCCTATTTACAACATAGCCTGAGAAATAAGGTATAAAGTAGAAGCCTTCCAGGAAACCAGTTTCGATTGGTTCTTTAAAATAGGCCATTATTAGCATCAATTTATTGTTCGTTTTAAAACTTCCACATTTATCCCAGAAGTCGGCATGTAGCCGAAAGTTATAGAAAGTAACACAAAGCAGAAGGTCAACGTTTTCTGCTTTACAGTTAGTTTTTCGTTTAAAATCTTCAAATGTTAATTTAATTCCATTTGAGTATATATTTCCATCAATATCCAGATCGAAATTAAAGAAATAGGGTATTTGTCTAGTTTTGGTATTATTCATTTACATCTCCAGTAATGTCACTTTTACATATACTAGGATGAATAAATTACCTTTTATCGTTTATCGCCACCCAAGCCCTGGAGTCTCGAGGGATGTGGGCTTAAGCTATTATAGTAACTGGCTGCTTCGCCAGGTGGGATATAAGGGAATTCTTTTGCGATACTCCCTTCTACCTTTTCACCATGCTGATACTCTTGAAGTACTTTTGCAGTGGTAGTGGTTTTGACATAAACCTTTGTCGGATATATCGATCCCTTACCCGCAACTGGATAACGTGTGGTTGTTGCACGTAACTCGTACCACTTATCCTTTCCAACCAAATAAAAGAACTCAATATAGTTCAGTGGTCTGACTTTTTTACTGTCCCATCCTTCCGGTAAGTCATCGATATCTTCAAGAAGTTGGTATTTCTCATCATCTTGGTAAATTAATCCAAACCAATGACGAGATATCTCGATGGGTTTATGACGGAAATCATCTAACCCAAATTTATCAATGAATTTTTCTAATCCTTCATTGGATTGCCAGTTATCTAACACCCATTGTTCAGTTTTGATTTGTTCCCGTTTTAACGTTTCAGAATTGATTACATTGATATATTCTTGGTCACCTGTAAAGGCTAACCGATAATACCAATGAGATTTAATCAAATGAATGGCTAACGGTAAACAACCCTTTAAGGTCTGAAATAAACTGACATGAGAGGTATGAATATCCGGTGCGGTTTCTCCCCCTAGGGCTTCAGCAGACGTATCCATGGAGGTGATCACGTTACGCGTTCCGTTATAGATGTTTCGTCCCCCCCATTTCGCTTGTAGGAATCCTTTCTTCCCCGTCATCAATGTCTTGATGTACTCGTAGATGTCATTGGCACACTTCTGGAGGTTTCGTCTTGTCACATCTTGCATATCTGCTTGACTCGGCGTTAACCCCGTTAAGGTATTGCTGATAGAAATCATCTTCCGATAAAACTCATTGATTTCATCTTGAGTCGCTTTCCCTTCTTTGTCAATCGTGTAATCCCTTAACCCCGCCGGTAAGACTAAAAAGTATTCTAAGAACAATTTATCTTGATTCTTATCGATGATATCCACCATGATGTTTCGACGAGTCGATTCATTCTTACGAAGCTTTAACTCATCCCAATGCTTCATGAAGAAACTATATCCTGTCTCTCCCTCTAACGGCGTGGAAGGTACAAAGTCCTTGATATCTTTATCAAACACTGCATAAGCCGTTCCCATCATGATCCCATCGTACAACCGTTTTAATTTCTTCAAACGTTCGTAGATAACGGGGTTAAAGATCCTTGTGTTGAGTTTAATATACCCAAATTGATAATCCCTTGCTTCCGTACCGACTTCCCCAAAGATACTTGGACTAAATAATCCCTCTTCATGGAAGTTATTGGATACCCCATCAAAGATATCCACTACTCTTACTTGACCGACACCAAATAACCTATCCTTGGTTAATTTCATCAGGTCAACATTAAACGGTTTATCTGGTTTCATTGCTCCTCCTTCTAAACCTCTTTTAAATCAAAAAAAAAATAAACGTTTATTCATTTTGAGAAACCAAAAGAAAAAAAAGACCTTTTAACTTCTCAGATCAAATAAGAGAGTCTCTTAGGACTCTCTTTTACTAACAAAACTTAAGTAAAGAACGGGTTTAACTCAATAGTTTCGAAATCGGCTGACGTAAACTCTAACGAACATTGTATCTCTAAATTAGATTGAAAGGATATAACCACATTAATGAGTTTATTGAAACGTACAACATCTTTGTCTAATTTCTCCTTTAAAATGACTTTACACTTCCCTAAGAAGGGTAAGGTTATTACGAGGAAATCTTCCTTGAGTTGAAGTCTTACTGAATCAGTCAGTACTCCATTTCTTTCAAGATTAAACCGTAACGCTATCCCGTCTTGTTTAGTTAGGGAACCGCTTATTAATTCAATCGGAAGATGTTCTAAACCCTTTGCCCCGATAAGCTTCTTTCTTAAAATACGAAACGAACTGACATCATCGTTAAGTTGTTTTTCGTTGATAAAGAAATTTAATACTCTAGACATTCCCTCTAAAAGAAAAATTCTTCGCATAAACTTCTCATCTTTGATGAAGAAGCCATTAATTTTAATATTCATCTTAATACCTCAATTTAAAACAATCTAATTTGCGAATAATGATTTTATCCATTTAAATAATGTGGTTACGAATATTTAATAGTTTTCATCAATCTCTCTAAATCCTCTCTAGAATCAATTCTACGCGATTTCATCCAACAGATGAACAATCTATCAGACTTCTCTTTTTCGTCTCTCTACGTGCTTATTAGAGCCCTTAAAATCGATTCTAAAGAGAGACGAAAACCTCATTTTCGCCTTCGCGATTTTCGCCCTTTACACCTCTTTCAGAATAACTTCTCTTTCTCTCAAGTAAGAAAGATCAGATCTCTTTCTATTCCTTTTACGAAGTCACTCCTTATGGAGAAAAATCAAATCTTATCTAAACATACTCGCGTAAGCCAATTCCTCAGGGTAAAGGAAGACAGATAAGTTACTTTCATCAGATTGACGTAAGTCATTCTGAAAGTAACTTATCGAAAGTAGAACATAAGTAAGATTTCTTATAAGTTTAAAGGGAGACTCTATAGTCTCCCTGTTTAATCTTTTTTAAGATCTTAAAAAATAAAAAAATAAGTAAGATCTTTTACGTTAGTCAGTATTGAGTTTCGTACTTTGTAGAAACTCAACTAAACAGTCTCAAATTTGTATCTCCTAAGATACAAATTTGTAACAACAGTATTTATATATTTATATGAGTGAGCGTAACGAAGAGAAGCGAACGGATATAAATATATAAATCAGTCTAAGTTTTTTCGTAGGACGAAGGACGAGAAAAAACGGATCAGTAAAGAAAAATAAAGGGGGCGAAGCCCCCTTTATTTTTCGTAAGATACAAATTTATATCTTAGGATTTTTTCTTCCCAAATTTAGAGATTTCACCCCCTCTAAAACGCTCTTTCCACTTCTCTTTGTTGTGTTTATTTGTGGCTTTACTTTCATCGGTTGGTTGAGTTACACGAATAAACCACTCATCTTTATTTTCTTCTTTTTGTTCCCTCCAAATGATGAACGTGTTATTTCTTTCTTTCAACCATTTAAAATCATCTCCCCCTTCATATTTGACACTAAGCCCTTTCATGAGTTCAATGACTTTTCGATCGGTATCGATGAAAATGCGATCACTTGTTAAGATGAAATGTTCCGCTTTCGTTAAGTCGCGATACTTAAACGTTTTCTCTTTCCTTGCAATATTGATGATAAATTGAACAATCTCTTTTCTTACACTTCTTCCTAAATCATCACTATACCCGAATAGGTAGATGTGTCCAGCTCTTTTTAACTTTGTGTAGATTTTAGAGATGGACATTTCTGGAATGAAATACGTTTTCGAAAGATCAGTTGTTTTCTCGAGTTGCTCAATGAGAATGTTGAAGACTTTATTGTAGATTTCAATCATCTCTTTAAATCTAATTTCGATACTCGCAGTTGGAGAAAGTTTAAGAATCTTACTATACGCTTTTGTTCGCTCTGGGTTGAATAAGAGTGGAATGTATTCTGTATTTGCTCTCTGTTTCTCTTTAACCCAATCGTTTAAATCTAGTGGAGATTCTTTATTCTCGATTTGGAAATCGATTGTTTCGAAGTTTGCTGTCCATTTCCCATTGACGTCATGGGAGATAATGCAGCTCGCAATTTCTTCGTTGAAAGGTAAATCGGAGTCCAATGAAACGTTAATGATTTCGTCATTGAAGAGTCGAATCGAAACCGTTTTCTCTATTAAGCTGAGTCCGTCCTTTAATCTGAATCCTCGATACATCGGTCTCATTGGTAAAAAGCGACTGGTTTCATATTGCCATTTCTCGAGGACGAGTTTTAACGCAAATTCTCGAAGACTGAAGGGAATTGAACTCGGTAATCGTTCCAATAACGGTCTTAGGAAACTATAGTTGAATTTCAGCGAAGGATTGTTCTCGTGCAACTCAATGACCTGACGTTGGATTAAATCAATTGCGTGGTTAAACAGTTCCTTATAACCGTTTAGTTTATTTTGTTGTTCACTTGATGGTTGCAATGTAACAAGATGAGTAAAATTTGATTTCATTTTATTAACCTCTTGGACGAAATGTCCCTGAAAGAGAAAAGACCTATTCTTTTCTCCACTTGGATAATGTGGTTTTAAGGAAAGGATAGAAATGAAATGATATTTAATTTTGTGTCTATTCTCCCTAAACAACGATAGGAGGTTTTATGGCGAAAGAAGAATACGAAGAAGTCAACATTGATGACTCCTTCGACTTTGACGATGATCTTAACCTTGACATGGAAGATGAACTGAATCCTCCTCCCATACGAGATGATCGTAATGTCATCGTAAAGACATCTGAGAAGTTTGCACAATCCGCAATGGGAGAGATTGTTAACCCAACAAATCTATCGAAGTTGGTAAGAAATGCCTTACCAAAAGAAATGGAAGCCGTACGCTCTCTTGCGGATGATGGTCTCACCACGGTTCGTGAGATCTATGACGAAACAGCAGAGGCAGTAAAAGGTCCTATCAAAGCCACGAAGAAATCTCTCCGTGCAGCCAAATCCGTCATGGGGAAAGTACTTCCCGAACGATTAGATAAGTGGTTAGATGGTATCCTTGCTGAAGAAGACGATTACGATTCAGTTAGAGAGACAAAAGAGCAACAACAAGAAAATCAGATTGCTCAAGTTTTAGCGGAAAACTTTAAATGGCAAGCAGCACAAGAGCAAGAGAATAAGGCCCGTGAAGAAGTCCAATCTGTGACTGAAACAGAATTAGGACGGAAAACCGCTGAGTTTTCTGCAAGAACGTTAGCGGGTATCCAACGTCTTAACGATTACAACGATGGTCCAAATATTGGCTATCAGCGTAAGATGCTTGAAATCAACTATCGTCAGCTCTTTGCTCAACAAGGTCTCTTAGAAGAAACGAAGTTTATTCGTTCTGAATTTATCCAAGAGCTTCGTTCGATTACCAAGAATACGGCATTACCTGAATTAGTGAAACAGAAGAAATCCGAAATCATGAAAGACATGTCGTTAAGACGTTTGATTGATTTAGGGCAGAAATCGATTAATAGCATGATTTCCGATTATTTCCCGAATCTCGGTAAGAATGTCCGTAATTTCGTCATGGGGAAAGTGGGGAACTTTAACGATGCGTTAGGGATGCTTCAACAAGCAGCCGATGCGTACGGGATGGCAAACGATCCTTCCATGAAACTTGGTGAACAAGAAATCATCGAATCAGATGGACATCGTTTAGCACGTGGTGCTGCGGGTATGGCGGGGAATATGGCTGGCTCAACCTTAATGGGTTGGTTCGGTAAAAAACTCAGAGATCTGCTTGGTAAGAATGAGTGGGTCAACCGTAAATCGATGCAATTAGGACGTTTTACGGATAATCCTGAGTATTACGTTAACCAGATGATCCAGAATGGTGTTTCTCCAGATTGGTTACGGAAAACCTTCCCCGGTATTTCTGATTCGATCGATGACTTGGTGAGAGAAGTTAACCCAGGTCTTCGAGAGAAAAAAGATTCCGTTGGGTTTAATAAACTAAGTAACTTAAATGAGATTGCTGAGTTTGATAATCGAACTCGTCTTGCCATTACGGATATTATCCCTGGTTACCTTGCTCGCATCCTTCAATCCTCAGAAGGAATCCGTGTAGGAACATTACCGCCAATGAAGATCTTCTCTCATGAAAGACAAGGTTTCATTGATTCTAAAGAACAAATCGTTGACTTAAAAGCGAGACTCTTCAATAACTACGACAAAGAACGAATTAGCCGAACAACAAAAGAACAACGTGAGTTGATGTTTGGTAAGGACTTTGAGATGTCAGCGGAAGAGGAAGAAGCGTTTAATAAAGCGATGCTTTGGCGAATGCGAAATGTTCGTGGTGGTGATATCAAAGACTTGATGAGTGACGATGCTTTCGGTGACAAAGTTTCGAAAGAAATGGCTGAACGTTGGAGAAAGCGTATTCAAGAGGAGTTTGGTTACGATAGCGAAACCGGTAAAATCGATGATAAGACTGAAAACTTCGAACGAGCAAGGAAGTTAAACGACGAAGCTCTCTCAGGTTCGAAAGGTTTACCTCAACTGATTGCGTTGATTAAACAACAAAATGAAGGTGGGGTTCAGGCACTCGAAGCTCTCAAAGAACTTGGTGTCGTTAAGGAAGGGATAAACGGAAGCTTCGATATTGATAACGAAGCGTACTATAAATTCCTGATGGAAAATAACCATAAGGAAAATGAAGAAAAATCAAAGCAGATTAAAAGTGGTCGAAGTCCAACAGTTTCTGTGGGAACAATCCCAACGGGGGCGAAACGACTTCCTACCAGAAAAGCAAAAGGTTTACTTAATGGCAACACTAACAGTACTGCTCGACCTCATCACCGTAGCGACATACTTTCTACTCTTGTTGATAGTCGGGATGCTTTATTTGATCTTCGTGACCATTTGTTATCTCACCGTGAGAATCTTACTACTAATGCGTCAATGCAAACGAACTACGCATCGTTGCATCTTGCGGATCAAAAACATCGTGAAGAGCAAACTTCACGGATTGTTAAAGCGATAGAAGAACAGTCGCAATTATTGAAAATTGAATTTGGAAGTCTTGGACAAAGTTTCAAGATAGCTTTAGATAGTTCCTTTAATGCTCTCTCGAATGCCATGGATAAACTCATGGTAGCAGCAGGCAAAATCAATATCGATGATGCCATGTTAGAAAAATGGGAAAGATATAAAGAAGCCACAAAATCAGGTTATCAAAAAGGAACCGAATGGGTCGGTAGAAAAATTGCTTCGATTGGTAAAGGATTAGAAGCCTTACCAGGAAAACTTAAAGAGACAGGACAACGTGTTTTCAGCACCGCTTCAGATGCGACAACCTTTACTGTACGTCAACTCAAGAAACCCGTACAGGGGGTATTTTATCTTTTCTCGAGTGAAATCAGAGAAGACTTATTCGTAATGAAAGCGGGTACGCTTCATAAAGCCTTGACCTATGCGAACTTAGTGGCGGGTGTGTATTACGACCAAGTAACAGGGAAAACGATTGAGAAGTTCGAAAAAATCCGTAACCCAGTGATGCAGCGCTCACCAGATGGTGCCACCGTTTCAGAAGCCGTATCGGAAGAAGATTTGAAGAATGGTTTCTATTTTGCGAATGGTGAAAAAGTTTCCATGTCTCGTTTTAAAGGGTTAGGTTTGAAAATTATTGGTGGGATTAAAGATAAACTTTCAGAGATCACCAATGCATTTAAACCAATGCAGATGTTGAAGCGAGCAAAAACAACTGCAACGAAAGTGTTCAAAACAGCCGTCGGTTTCATTATTGATGATATTTACGTTGGCGATGAGACCACCCCTCGTATCACGAAACAGGGTGTGCTAAACGGCGAATACACCGATGCTTCAGGCAACCCACTTTCTCCTCGCCATTTTGAGAGTTTGAGTGGGGATGTTTACGTTAAAGATCCAGCAGCAGTCAGTGGTAGAAGAATCGTCTTAACATTAGCGGAAGCTTCTGAGAAAGGATTATTCGATGCTAAACACCAACCGTACAAATCCTTGATGGGTAAGATTAAGAGTTTCTTGAAGAAACCTTGGGAAATCGCCAAGAAAGTAGGTCGTGGTGTAAAAGAAGGTGTCAAAAACGTTCTCAATGGGGCCTTTGGTCTAGCGAAGTTCTTTAAACGTGGCTTGACTCTAGACATGTACCCGAAATTCATCTATGAACTCCTTGCATGGAAATATGGTGCCCCTGAACACCATAAGGAAGTGTTGGAAGGATCGGGCTTACCGAGTAAGTTCTTTAAGCGAGTGAAAGAATTATTCAACTTAGATAAATTCAGAACCGCCAAAGAAGAAGCATTGAATAAGGTCAACAAAGCAAAAGAGAAAATCTTAAGTGCAAAAGAGACAGTAAAAGAGTTTCGGAAAAGCTTAACGGTCGAGAACGTCAAAGAGAAAGCGAAAGCTCTTAAAGAGAACGCGAAGGCATTTAAAGAGAGAACGAAAGAAAGAATCGTTGAAACGAAAGATGCCATAACACGTCGAGCAGAAGCAATGCAACAACGTGTTCAGAAGTACGTGAACTCAGTGACACCTTCCGCATTAAAAGAACGTTACCAAAAACTCAAAGCACGTGTTGAGCTGTTCGAGATGAGAGAGTTTGTGAAACGGGCAGGTAATGCACGAGGTATCAAACAACTTGTAGCGACTTCACGGTGGTTTAGAGACCAAGCACAAGTTCCTCTTGAAGAACGGAAGAAACAACTTCTTGAGAAGAAAGAACTGATTAAAAAACAACTTCTTGAAAAACGACAAAGTCTTAAAGAAGCACTCATTGCCAAGAAAGAAGCGTTCAAACAACGTAAAGCCCAAGCAAAAGAAAAACTCCTTAATCTTCGTGAGAGTTTGAAAAACAAACGAGAAGAACTTGCTAACCGTGTTGGTGGATGGAGACATTCATTAAAACACAAAGCGAAGAAAGCGAAGGTAGGATTAATTCGTCGAGCGAAAGGGGCTAAAGAAGGAATAAGCAAACTCTTACTTGGTGCCGTGACGGGCATTGGTCTTGCACTCACAAAACTGGTTGGTTGGGCGAAGAACGGTTTCGGTATTCCTAAACTCTTAAAAGGAATTTGGGAAACAGGTAAATTTATCTTTAGAGGTGTGACTTCGGTTGTTGGTGGACTTGCCAAACTCAGTTGGTCTATCATGAAGTTAGGCGGACAACTCGTTGCTGGACTTGCTAAGGCGGGACTATGGGCGGGTGAGAAACTTGTTGATGGTGGTAAATACCTTTGGGAAAATAAAGGTAAAGTTGTTGAATGGGGCAAACGGGGTATTGAAGGAGCGAAGAATCTCGGAAGAAGTGCTTTAACAAAAGGACTCGAATGGGGTTCAAGAGCACTAACCTATGCGAGTCGTATTCCTGGAGCCGTACAAGCAGGCTATAGTGCCTTCATGGCAACGGGCAGTGGAGCCGCTTTAGCAGGTGCAGCTTCAACCGTTGCTGGATGGGGAGCAGCTGCCGGTTCATTCTTATTGACCAATCCGATTGGTTGGGCAATATTAGGTGTCGCTGCAGGTGTGGCAATCTGGCAGTTCTTTAAAGACGATTTTGAGCCTCTAGACCGTTTCCGTCTCTTAGCCTATGGTTTAGTCCCAGAAGACCACAAAGACCACGCTAATCGTCTCTTAGCGTTCGAGAAAGAGGTTTATGAACATGTTCGATTTGACCAGCAAGGTAATCCAACTGTGGATGAGATTGATTGGGAGAAATGGGCAGGTTTATTCTGGTCTGAAGATTCTGGTCAACCAAACCAAAACAACTGGCCTCCACATGTTGAGAAGTTTAAATCATGGTTCAATAACCGGTTTAAACCAACCTTCATCCAACATGTTAAGAATTTAAGACGTCTCGATAACAAAATCGAACCACTAAAAATGGATGATGATTTAGATGATGCATTAAAACCATCATGGGCAAGAAGTTCCTTTATCGAAAACAAAGAAGGTGGGCAAGGTCCTTACGACTTCATGTTCTCACCGTTCTCTGATATTCCTTCATTGGATGCGAACTACCGTCAGGTAGAGAACCAACGCGATATCATCGTGAATAAATACGCTAGCGATGAAGAGAAGATGAAAGGACGAGCTGAAAATGGACGACCTCTCTTGAAAATGTTGAGCCCAATTGGGGCGATTCATGATCTTCTCTTTGAAGATAATCAAGAGGAAGCTGCGGAGAAACTTTCTCGAGTCGAAACGCTAGAGAAGTTCAAAGACGCAAAAGCCGAACTTTCGAGTGAAAAAGGAAAGGATGGACCAAAAGAAGAACTGATGGCAGGAGCCTTAACGAAAGTCACATTAACGAACGCAGATGGAACAACGAAAGAAGTGACATTGGCAGATGCTGGCTACAAGATTCCTGAATCCACGAATGAATTCGGATTCCTCAATATGTTCATGTTGGGGATGGGTGAAGAAATCAAGAAATCGGATTATGAATTAATTCGAGAAGTTGAATTCAAAATCCATGAAGAATTAGTTAAGGTTGGTAAAGGTTATCAGTATAAAGGTGACTCAGTTAAACTTCGTGAGAAGTACTCTACTGCATTTGGTTGGTCAGCGGAACTCGATGGGGATATTGAAGCGTTTAGTAAATGGATAAATAACCGTATTATTCCGTATGTTTGTGCGAAGAAGGAAATCGCGATTGATGTCAATAAAAATGTTGATTTCGTTCGAATGGAAGAAACGTTAGAGTTCGAAGAGCTTTACAAAATTGCACAGAGATTGTCAACGCACTTCTATCCACTTTCGGGTGGTCGTGGTGGCTATACGACTTTCTTGAAATGTCCATGGCGACCATTCAAAAATCAAGATGATCAAGCTTCCGATACCGTCTTTGCGAAGTGGTTAGAATCACTTAAAAATCGTCAAGGTAAGAATATCTCAAAAACCTTAACGGATCAAGAGAAAGAAGCCTTGAAGAAAAAATTCAAAGATGGAGCACAAGCAGAACTCGATAGACGTGATAAGCTATCTAAAGGGATTAACGAGCAGTACTTATCTGATTTGGAGAAACAACGTGTAGAGATGCGTAAACAGGGAGAACCAACCTATACGACCGTTTCAGACACGGGTTATGGTCAATATCAGCCACAACCCGCTATGGGCGGTAATGGTGGAATTGTTGTTGACCCAACAGGTGGTAATATTCTTAACGTTGGTTCGGGTGGAGCAAACTACGATGCAACTTTCCAAGGCTCGGGAGATGTTCGTGGTATCACATGGCAACCACGAGGCGAATTCCTAAACCCGCTTCAGAAAGGAAATCCCGTTGACAGTGTCGATAGAAACTACGCATTAGTGAAAGACCTTATTTCTCAAGTTGCTGCGGTAGCGGGTGTTGATGCTGGTTTGCTTGCTGCGATGGGAAGAGCAGAGTCTGGCTTTAATGCAAACGCTGGAGCAACCACAGGCACAAGTGCGAAAGGGATGTATCAGTTTACTAACGCAGCTTGGACAGACATGACGAAGATACTCAAGTCAAAATATAGCATTGAGAATCCACAAGTCTTTAACCCTGTTCATAATACGTTAGGGGCAGCGGAGTTAATCAAACAGAGTATCACGAAGTTAAAACCAGCTGCGGATAAAGCAGGTGTTCCGGTTGATGCGACGTTACTCTATGCCTCCCACTTCATGGGACCATCTGGCGTGAATAACTTCCTTGATGGTTTAGCAACGAGACCAAACACACCAATCACGACTTCATTATCAGAAGAAGCCGCGAGAAAGAATGGTGCGTTAACATCACTCGGTAAATCAGGTCCACCATATAAGAACCATATTCAGCTTTATAACGCGTTGCGTGAGAAGATGTATGGTAAAGATACCGTGAAATATGCTGAGGATGCTCGTACGGCTGCTGGAATGAGTCCTAAACAGGTCTCAGACGCGAATTACGGACAAAGCCAAGCGAACCCTAGCTATCAACCAAATGGCACGATACCGGTCGGTTCAGGCGGTTCTATGGCCTCTCCAAGATATGACTTAAGAAACATGCCAGACCAGAGCAGTGTTCAAGTTGGGGGTACGCAGGACTACAATCGTCCAATCGGTATTCCTCAACAATCGCTAGAGGTGGTACAGCAAGTTAACAATATTCGAACGAATACGGTACAAAGTTACGCTCAACAATCTAGCATGAATGGAGTCGGTTTATTGGGTGGTGGACAGATGAATGTCGGGGCACCACCACAACCTCCTATGGTTGGTGCAAGTAACCCAACAGCCGATTACCGTTGGATGGAAATTGCGGCGAAGGAAGCGGGTGTGAGTGAGGTGAAAGGCATTACGCATAACCCTCGTATTCTAGAGTATCACGCGACTTGTGGTGTTAAAACCGCAACAGATGAACTTCCTTGGTGTAGTGCGTTTGTTAACTGGGTGATGACCAAAGCAGGTTTCAAAGGAACAAATAGTGCACAAGCCGTTTCTTGGGCAAAATGGCAAGGTGGACAACTCTTTAAAGATCCTTGTTACGGTGCAATCGGGGTGATTCATTGGGGTGGTGGTAAAGGACACGTTGGTTTTGTCATTGGTAAGAAAGGAAATAAAGTCGCTATGCTTGGTGGTAACCAATCTGACCAAGTAAAAGTTTCGGCTTTCCCAACTGAGAAATTCATGGGTTATGTTCTCCCAACAGGAGTGAACCCAATCTATGATTTACAGGAATACCAAGGTCCGATGAATGTTTATAGTAGTTCAAAAGATGCGATGGCAGATACTCGTTCAGGCCCACCTCAATCTGGTCCAGATGGTAATCTACCAATTGCTTTACCAAACATGCAGGTTCCTTCAGACGGAGGAAGTTATGCGGATATGGCAGCTTCAATACAACAAGCACCAGGTGGAATGGCAGGTGCCTTCCCACCGCCAATGAATCCGAATGGTAGTGCCTCAGCGCCTAACTTGCAAGATATGAGTCGTGCGTCAGTGATGGCGAAAGCACCAACTTCGCAGCAATTAATGAATGGTTCAGCGCAAGGTAATGTTTCTTCCACTGTAGAAGTCGGTTCGAATGTTCCTTCGACTGAAGTCACGGCTCCTGCGGTAATGCCAGCAACACCTTCCGTCACAACTGGAATGGCTTCCGTAGCGGCTTCAGCGTCTGTGTTAGCACAAACACCTCAAGTTACAAATGAATCCTCTCCAGTGATGAAGGAAACTGGCATGGTTCCTGGAACAGTACCAACGACTATCCCGCAACAAACTTCGATTCAGCAAGCCATGAATGTACCTGAGGTCTCTTCTGCTATACAAACCGCATCGCAGACAGCTGTGAGTGCTCAACAGCAAGCGAATATGAAAGTGGACAGAGAACTTGTTTCAGAACTTGAAAGACTTGGTCAAAAACAACTTGATGTACTCTTGAGTATTGATGGTAAATTTGATAAGTTAATTGAGGGAGTAACGGGTCTAGGTAAAGTGGGAGGACAAACTGCTCCGGATACGGTAGGTTCATCAAGAACACCAACACCCGTTCAGACACCTCCACCGATGAAGGAAGTCTCAAAAGGTCCATTGACCACTATGCGACCTTCTCCAAGAGAGTAAAATCTTACAGGTAGCGTAAACAGTATAGAAGAGTAACGACCTTCTCATGGTTATAAGCCCAAACTTAACTATGCTTTTTTTCACTACTAGGTTAGCATAAGAGGAGACCATATGGTCTCCTCTTATTTTTCATTTTACGTGGTAGTAATATTTGTATTGCTGTCTCAGTAGACTCTCTATCGGTTGTGATGGATAGGAGGAAGCGATAAGATAGGATTCTTCCCATTCTGTTCCTCTGAAGAGTAACTTTACATCTTCCGATGCTTTTGTCCAAGGAGAAAGTTTATAAATCCATTTATTATTAAACACAGTCTTATCCCAGTTTGTATCTACGCGGTATAAGATGTCTAATACTTTATTTCGATATTCATCAAACTTACTCACTTCGTACTTTTCGGGAAGTCGATATTTAGAGAGGTAGAGTTCAATGAAGTCAGGATTTTCACCAAGGATAGATTTCCCTTCTAGGATTTGAGTAATCAAATCCAACATTTTTGTATCACCAGATGAAGCACTGTATCTGACATTTCTCGCGAGACTACGACGGTAGGCTTGAGCGTCTTTTACTTTACCTCTTATCTTCTCGATAATAGAAGGGACACCGAGTTCCTGTGCTTTATTGACGATAGCCCCTATCCAAGCTGCTTCAGCTTGTAGATCCAAGAATTTACCCAATGAACTATCGCCGAGGAATTTACTTGCTGCAGAGAGTAAACCCTGAATATCACCATGTGAAGCATTCTTCCCAATCTCGTAGAGTTTGAAACCATCTTGGATAAAGTTGTTGATATTTGCCCCAAACGCTCCACCATATTTTTGGAGTGAATGAATACCGTTCTCTTTCACATCTTTATAGAAATCAACCGCAGCTTTAGCCGCCGAAATTGATTCCCCGATACTTCCACCTAATCGTTTCTGTAAGACATCTGCATCGATGCTGAAACCGTTTTTGAAATCAACCGCATCAATTAAGTCACCTAAACCAAACTTATCGCCAATCGAAGGAGAGAGTTTTTTCTTCATCGTGGTAATAAGCTCATCGATCTTAGACCCACCAATGGATTGGAGTTTCTCATTGACTTTTGTTGGTGTTTGACTATTTGGGTTGACTTTTGTAATATTGGGATCAGCAAGTGTTAAGAAGAAGGAACTGGCGGTTTTCGAGAGTTGACCGAGAACCCCATCTTTTGATGCATCCTTTACTCTTCCTCCTGTTTCAAATGTCTTTTTGCCTCCACTGGCAACTTTTCTTGCAGCACTTTTGGAGACTTTCTTCTCTTTAGGGGGTTTGTTTGTTGTTCCCATTTTTTCACCAAAAAAAAAAATAAAAAAGAAAGAGGGAGGACAATGTCCTCCCTCACCCTTAATGTATTGGCCAATACACTATTCTTCGGATTTGACCGGAGTCATATCCTTTTCTTCCTTGTTACGAGGTGTACCATCATCGTTAAACAATGGTTCGCCATTTGCATCGAGTGTTCGAATTGAAAATGTATTCGGTTCCCCAAATGCAGGTTTCGGTAAGTTCTGTGTTTCGAACTCAACAATCGCAGGCTGACGCCAACTAAAGTAAAGTTCAAATCTTACTTTAAATCTAACACAGCGAATCACTTTTAAGAATTTCGCAACAGCATTCCATGTTGCTTCATCTGAAGTGATTTCTTTTACCATGTTACCCTTTGCATTCGTGCGTTCAACAACACTGTTTCTAATGCCTGTATATTTACAGAAACTCCATTCCTGAACGAGAATGGACCATTGACCTAGTGTTAAACCAAGTTGTTGTAGGATAGCGCGAATGACACGTGTTGGGAAGTTCTTGCTCTCAATAACTTTATCATCGATATTGTTAAGGAGTTCTTGAACCTTCCCTTCTTTTTTTCGAGACATACTGGTTCTCCTTGTAAAGAAGCAGGAGTATAGCAAGGTAGTGAATAGCTTCTGAAAATAACTTTTTCATCTTTCTAAATCGGTAGCCTGCATATACGTCACCACCCTCCCGAACAAGTCGTTCTAGTTCTTCGAGGTGATGAAAGATTTCAATGATGACCTCTCTTGGTTCTCGCCAGTAATCGTCACTACTGAGATATTCTGAAAGTGTCATCTCCCTTTCGACAATAAGAAATCCCCAACTCGGAGGAAACTCCCCCATGGTAATGAGATTATCTTTTGCCTCTTCACATTTCCTCAACCATTCAACTAACCCGCCCGTATAGGATATCACCGAAATGTTTTGCAGGTATTTGCGATTGAGTCTCTTGAAATGTGATTGATCAATCAGTTGGAAACATCGTTTAAACAACATGATACTTTCCTGATTGATTATCCATTCTCCCTCTTCATAGAAGCGAGAATGGAGTTTCCAAAAGAGATATTGGAAACGAACGAAGTTAAAGAATTTCAACATAAATAAGTCCTTAACAGGGAAGAGGAAACTCCTCTTCCACTAAGATAATGTAGTTTTGAAAATGAAATAGAATGGAGTAAATCACCATGAGTGAAATTAAGGTTAACGCAGAACTCTTAGATCTTACACAAAATAAACGTCGAGAGTTACTTGAAAAAATAGAAGCGATTCCTAAGTTTGAAATGGATTCTGAGACAGTGGGTGCTTATGTTAGAGTACTTGATGGGATGGATAAACAAGAACTTACAAAAGCGAAGATCAAATCGGATGAAGAACAGGGTGATAAGAATCGTGCAGCTGTACAAGCAGCAAGACAGTTGGCTTCTTCATTTACACGTAATCGTGAAAATCCTTTCATGCAGAAACGAGTGGGAGGTGCTCCACAAGATGATAAGATACCAACGATTAATGTTGAACAAGATATTGTTGCGGATGTTATTCCTGGTCAACCTTCTCAGTCTTGGAAAGATTTCGAAGCGAAGATGGAAGAGAAAGAAAAACAGGAAAAAGATTGAGTTTAGTTTTAATTGGTATAAAGTTACTCGATTGTGATAATTATCTAGAGGAAGCTGAGATAACCTCCTCTATTAACTTATAGCCCTATTTCGATTAGGGTTTATGGGCTAATCGATATACCTTGTAAACAGCATAAAAGGATATCCGAAGATATCCTTTTTCTGCCGCTATTTTAATATAAATCCTTTATCGACATTCATTTCAATCACGTCTGATAAGTTCTCGTAACGTTGTAAAATAACCCGTTTACATCCTTCTCCTAGTTTTATTTCAGAGAGACCTTTTAAGTAACTAAACCAGTTATCATTGAGTTGTTTTAGGAATTCTTCTTGATCACCCCTTCCTTCATATCTTGCGAGATATTCATCTTTCAAAGTTACTCCAGGATAAACAAGAAGAAAGGACAATCCTTCTTTCACTAACGCTTCTAATAGTTCAGGATGCGTTGAGACAAAGACACAACGTCCATCGATTTGTAAGTGTTGCTTGATTGCCTCGACATAAGTATCAGCAAAACCTTCACCTTTTGGAAAGAGAGCTGAATCTAAATCAATACAAAAGGGATGACTTTTTACAAAAGTCGATTTACCTGTTCCTGGAAAACCAGCAATAATTCTCATCGTTTGACTCCATAATTGACAAGACTAATAATAACATAACTAAGAATAGCAAAGAAGGCGATAACGAAACTTAACCAGATAGGGGGACCTTCATAAGCGTAGCTTGTACAGTAATAAAAATGCGTACCGAGCGTTAAGCAAAGAGCGAGTCCGAGTAATAGATAGCCGCTCCATTCGAGGATTTTTTTCTCTTTCATGTCACTTCCTTTTCGAAAAAAAAGAGGGTGGACTCGTACACCCCACCCTAGAGGACAATGTATCTTTCTCTTACTACTTTGTTCTTACGTGCGAGAACTGCACGTAGAATTTACTTTCGTATATCACCAACAAGTAACTTTCGTTTAAGATCAGTTTCTCTGAATTCTTTACTCAACGTGTTCAGGATGGTTTTGTAACATACCTGAGAAAGACCATAAATGACAAATAAAATAATCGAAATATAAAGCATATTTTTTATCCTTATTGTGGTGGTGAGGTTGGTCTACCATCACCTTGTTCAATGTGGTGGTGTGTAGCAAGTGAGACACCTGAACCGATAACGTCATTCCGAGCGGTTAGCCCCCCAGACAGTTTTGCGTTGCCATCACCACCACTTCCGGTAGTAGACATACCACCCATATTCACCATTCCTTCATAATCTGTTGTTGGACAACTCACGCCGATGTGATTTGAAGTAGTTTTCATTTCTGGACAATTCACTTCACTATTCCCACCAACGTCTTCTTTAAGATTGCCGCCAATCTTCACTTCTTTATTTCCTGCGATATCCCAGACGAGGTTACCCCCAATCTTGAATTCTGCATTTCCTAAACAATGTACTTTGATATCCTGTCGGTTTAAATCGATAAGTGTATCGTCTGCATTTCTTAACGTAATCCGATGACCCACACTGTCCATTTGGATAATGTTACCTAATGTATCTTGGACAACAACAGCTCCTTCCTTCGTGTTTACTTGAATAAAATAACCACAAGGCTCTCCATTTGCTTGAGAGGTGACGATACTGATTTCTTTATTCGCAGGAGAGATAGAGGTGATGTAAGCCTTTTCAGGATCGCCCTCATAACCACCAGGCTCATCTTTGTTTGTTGCTGCATAGGCCTTTACCACACTATCTGATTCAGCAAGTCGTCCATCTGAGTTTAAAGGTTTCCAATAAAACTCATCACTACCTTTGAGACGATAAAGCATGACCCTTTCGCCTTGACGAAGGAGTGGGATGGAGATTTGGTTACGATCGTCTGAAAGGAACTTAGCTCGCATGGAAGTATCGGCTTTCACATTTGCTTCGTAAGTTCTTCCTTGTGAGTCTACCCCCTTATGAGTAAATTGACCGTATTGATCGTTATCGAAGTAAGTACTGACGATTTCTTTCTTCGGCATGACAGGTACTTTCTCGTGAGGCCAGACAGAAGCGACATTATTGCCGTTAACAATGTCAGCGGTAAGTACCCCAACGGAATAAGGTTCATATACTGGTGTTGCCATTCTTTTTCCTTCTTTTTTTATATCACTTCACTCTCAAATTTTTTAGGTTAACCCTAGGAGTAAAAAATGAAAATTGTTAAACTTATCTTAAGAAACTGCGATCGTTTCTTATTAAATCAAATTAAAGAGATTGTTTATAGCCCTACTTCTCCCTATCAACTGATTACGGGAAATAACGGTTCAGGAAAGTCTTCTCTGCTTGAAGAACTTTCTCCGTTACCCCCAGACAAGAATAAGTTCACGAAGAATGGCTATAAAGAAATTCATATAGAACATCAAAATAAAAAGTATCTTTTGATCTCTGACTTTAGTAAGGGAAGTTCAGGTACGCATAGTTTTATTTGCGATGATGAAGAACTCAATGATGGTCGTAATGTGACTACGCAACTTCTTCTTGTAAAAGAGCATTTTAAGTATACAAAAGAAATTCATGAGCTCGTCGTTGGAAGAAAGCAATTTACGAATATGACTGGATTACAACGCCGAGATTGGTTTGTGAAGATTGCGAATGTCGACATGGATTACATCATGGAAGTTTTCAATAACGTTCGTTCTGCTCATCGTGATAACCAAGGTGCGATCAAACTTCAAGAGAAACGTCTTGCCAGTAGTTTAGAGCAACTACCGAGTGAAGAGAAACAAAAGGAACTCGAGGTTGAAGTAACGGACTATAAACAAGCCCTTGATGTACTCGATAAGTTCCTCCCACGAGAATTCGAACGCTACGAGTCAATTGAGCGTCGGTTAAACAAAATCCTAGAAAAGATTCAATGGTGGAAGAATCCAGCCCAAGGAATGAGTTACGAAATCACCCATCCTTTTAAAGGTGAGGGTATTGGGTTAGAGGGACTGAAGCTTTCGCTCGAATCAGTTTCATCTCTTATTCGTTATAAACGTAAGGAACTCGATGAACAGCAAGTCAGACAACGTGAAATTGCTGAGAAGCTTACCACGTTAGAGTGGAATGATGCATTGACAGACGAGATGATTCAGGAAGAACTTAGTACGATCTCGAAGGAACTTGAAACAATCCGCATCGGTTATGTTTTTAATGGCGATATTGATGAGGCCATCGAGAAAGCCGAAAGACTGAAACCAGAATTTGAATTGTGGTGTGCTGAAGCACCAACGAATCCAGATGGTCGTTTCAATGAAGATATCGTAAATGAAAAAACGAAACGAAGAGAACTCCTTCTTGAGAAACGTCTTCGTGTGACGGCAGGGATGGAACAACTTAAAGGTCAGATGCAACACATCGAAGCGAGTAAGTTCCAGACAAGATGTCCACATTGTAATAGCGAATTTCCAGTTGCGATGAACATCGAGAAACTGCCTAAGATAAAAGAAAAATACGAAGAAGGTGAGAAACTGATGGCTGAGTTAGAAGAGGAACTCAATACTTTACAAAGTTTCCTTGCGGAGTATCATAAATGGGTTGGTAGCGCGAATTATTGTCGTAAGCAATTTATTCTTCCTTATCCAGAGTTTCGTTTCTTCTTTGATCAACTTCTTGTTGAAAACTTCTTTGATAGCCCAATGATGGCGGTAGGTAAAATGGCTAAGTTCATCGAGAGATTGAAACAAACGAAACGTTATCGGGCATTAAATGAGCGACAACTTTATCTCATTGATCTATTGAAACGAAGAAGTGGGTCAGATGGGGCAAAATTGAAAGGTTCAATGGAGTTAGCTGAAGAAGGGATTGTTAGAATCCAAGAGGAGATTAAACAACTCCAACTGGAAGAACAAGAACGACTCGCACACTATAAACGTAGTCAACAACTTCTTCAAACTTACGATGAGATGACAGAAACATTTCAGCTCTTTGAGGATACGCTAAATGCACTCTACCAGTCAATTGAATTTGAAGAGGCTTCAGCGTTGAAAGATAACTTACTTCATGAATACCGTCTTGTCTCAGAAGCACTCAGTGAAGCAAGAACAAAACGTCGTGTTATTGATGACATCAAACATTATCTCGATGAGTTAAACGCACGAGAAACGTCTTATAAGATGCTAATCGATGTACTTAACCCAAACGATGGATTAATTGCGAAAACGCTTCTTGGTTTCATTCAGCACTTCCTAGAGCAGTTCAATACGCTTATTGGACATATCTGGACATACGATATGAAGATTGTCGCTGAGGATTCTGCAGATTTCACGAAGAATTATAATTTCCCACTGAAACAAGAAAATAAAGAAACACCTTCTTCAGATGTGAGAGAATCATCGAAAGGACAGCGCGAAATGGTTGACTTCGCATTCCTATTGTTAGTGATGCGTTATCTGGGTTTAGATCACTTCCCACTTCTTCTTGATGAGTTAGGTGGAGGGTTTACGGAAGAACATCGTATTCACATTCTCAACTATCTTAAACAGTTAGTTGAAACGGGACAGATTGAACAGATGTTTTTAGTCAGTCACAACTCAAGTAGTCACGATACCCTTAACCTTGCCGATGTCGTTTGTTTTGATACTGATGGCGTGATGCAAGATGAGCGGGTGAACAAAGTTATCAAGTTTAGTTAATGCTATGTCTTATTGCTCTGGCTATTAGACACTCCAGTTTTAAAGTTAGCTATATTAAAGTCCTGATCATAAAAGGAGAGCGGTTTGCTCTCCTTTTATTTTCGTTTTATTGTTGAGGTGGTTGTGCCGGTTGAGTTTCCTTTGGTTGGGATTGTGCTTCGAGTTTTGCTCTTACGCTATCCTGTAACCCAGTACTTGAACGACGTCGCATCGCTTCTTGCTCTGCTAACACCCTTTCTCGTATCCAGTCACCACTCGATTGACCACTTGCGACTGCAGCAACAGGAATCTCTCTTCTTGCTGTTTTCAGTGATTCTTGAAGTTTGAAGATTTCTTGTTTTAAACGATACTCTTCTTCTTCGTGTTTCTGCGTGAGTTTTTGTCTTTCCGCATTCACCGCATCCTCTTTCTCTTTTTTCAACTTCACGATTTCTCGATTGAGCTCGGCAAATTGATTTTGGAGTTTCGCATTTTCTTCCTTCAGCTTTTGATCTTTTGCTTCATTAAGAAGTGCTTGCTTCTCTGCTTCTAGTCTTGCTACATATTGTCGCATGACTAATAAAGAGGAAAGTGTGTCCGTGTATTTCTTTTCGAGTTCACTGACGGTAGCGTAAGTGGTCGTCTTATCTGTAATCGCAGATTTTCGAACCTCCTCTGCTTGTTTAGCTTGTTTAACCGTAATCGCATTCGTCACAGGAGCGGAATGAACTTTGATAATGGGTTTACGTCCAATCACCCCTTCAAGCGTAACAGCGACTTTACTTAAAGCATGCGTTAAATCTGACTTCGAAGGAAGTGGACCTAATGAAGCGGAGAGAACAATGTGATGGTAATCAGCAAGATTGACCTCAGGATAACTTTCGATAAAGCTATCCGGAACATGAATCTCTTCACCATGTTCACTTAAGATCGTGACGATAGAAGCACCCTCATCTCGATCTCCCTCGAACGTCGTATAGCTCACTCCCTTCGGTAGGTAGTAATCTCGATAGACATCAATCTGATCAAGAATCATCTCATCGAATTTACGAATTGCGATGCAGGTGTAAACGTGAGTACCGTTACAACTCCATGGATTTCTTAACCGCCATAGACCACTGACTTTATAGGGAGGGGTTTTTAATGTTGCCATTTAAACTCCTTAAACATTAGCGAGTGTACCATGGGTATAGTTCCATCGCATCACCGCGATATATTGAACACGATCGATAGCAATTGCGACGTAATAAATATCACCACGTTGCATTCTTGTCATATGCTCAGGTAACTCTGTATCGGGTGTCGATTCATCTGCCCATTTTAATAACTCTGTTAGACTCTTCACGAACATTTGTGTATCTAAAGAGAATCGATTAAAGTCATCGGAGACACTTCGCATTAACGCATATTCAGGCCATTTCTCATAAAAGCTAATAGGAGCTAAACGGTTTTGTGGGTGACCACAAATGAATAAAGCTAAGCTCTTATAAAGTGAAGAACTGATTTCTAAGTTTTGGTTCAGATGAGCTTCCGTGTAAGCACCAAAAACTTTCTTCGTAAATTCTGGAATCTCAGCGTACTTAATCGTCGGGCTGAACATTCCAGCCACGATGGATTTGTTTGGAACAGAATAACGTGTCCAGAGCGGCGCGATGATGTATTCACTTGGTACGAATAGATCAGGGAAAATTTTCTCCCAGCGATTACGTTCGTAAGTGGAATGAGCTAAGACGTGTTTTACAATCGCGTCTTTGATTAAATCCAGGTTAGAATTGATCCCACCATAAATCAGTACTGTCCATGGAAATACTTTACGTTGTTCGGTATTAGATGGATTATACCACTCATAGTTGAAGGTGAGTATTTTCGTGTAAGGACTTTTACCTTTCAAGTGGTTGGCTTTATCATGAATCTTTGGCAGTAACTCATCGACTTTTGTTGCAAGCACTAAATCAACATCACCAAAGAAGTCATCTAAATTATCAATTGCAGGAATGACAACAATGTCGTGATAAGGATATTGCTGACGGAAAGAACTATCAACGAACCAAATCTTAATACGATTGTCTTCGTTTAAGCCTTTAATTGAGAACTCAATAAACTCTGGCATGTAACGATTTTGATTATCACCAATCACGCGCCCAATCTTAATTCTGTCTAAACGATTGCGATATTCCGCCTGAATACCTTGGTTAACAATGTTGTTATTTGCAACAAAAGTATTATCTAAACATTTGTTAAATAGCCACTGAGATAACTCTATGCTATTTTGTAATACCGGAACGGGAACTTCAACCTCAGCCCCATCACGTAAGCTTTTGAACGAGAATAGGGTCGTTGAAGGGATGTTAGGTAAAGTATGAATCCCTTTATCTAACGCGTAAGTCTCTGCCTCTGTACTCAATTCACCGATAGGACTGATTTTCATTGTCCCATTATCGATGAACTCGTCTCGAGTGGCAAATGCGTGTAGGGTATACATGGGTTGTATTCTCCTGTGAAAGTTGAACAAAATAACGGGAGAGTCTAGCTAGACTCTCCCAAAGGTCATATCAATCCCGATATGATTTTGTTGAAAAAGGAGGTAAACGTGACCTTTATCATCTCATTGATTAAGTCACTACCTTTTCTACTTCCTTTCTTTAAGGAGGTCTTCCTCTCAGATAAGGAAGGGAAAAGTAAATACTGCATCCGAGTATATGTACTGGGCATTCTATCATTGATTGGAATTGGTATTATCGGTAATTCTTTTTACCAATATATCTTTAACATCCATGCGAGAAACCAGATACTCGAAGTAGAACTCACTAAGCTGGAAGATTTTCGTAATCACCTAATGGATTCGAATGAAAACATGCGGACAAGAAATAAACGTCAGTACCAAGCTTTTTTACTTCTGAATAAATCTTATTCCGAACTTCGGGATGATTATAAAGATTTAAAGTTTGAGTATGACAAACTATTCCGGTTTATCCTCCGTGGTGTTGACAAAGTTTCCGACGAGGAGATGAAGCTAATCAAGGAAGAGCATCAACGTGCGACTGATGAGTTTGAAGAAAATACGAAAGTCATCCTAGACAGTACGATCTTCAATGACTTGGAGCAAAATGATACTCCCGTTAAACCTCCCCCAGTGAACCGTAACCCACCTTCAAAATGACATGTTAATTAACACTTTTTAATTAAGGAAAAGACATGTCTGAAGAAAAGAAAGTGGGTGGCGTTTTCTACACTGACGGAGGAGCCCGTCCCAACCCAGGTGATGCTGGGTGGGGCATACATGGTTACCTTTATCACGTTGGTGTGGAAGTTAAAAATCCTGGCAAATATAACGCTCCGACAACAAAAGGGTACGTAGAAAACTATACAGGACCAAAAGATGGCGTTGCGGTGAGAATCATCAATTATGTTGATGGTTTTGGTAGTATGTTCAATGTCTCTAACAACATTGCTGAGATGGAAGCATGTAAACGCTGTTTCCTTTTTATCAAGGAACAGGGTTTAACTGAAGTTTTCTTGTTGTTAGATTCTGATTATGTCATTCGTGGATTGACTGAATTTTATCCAAAATGGAAAGAGAATGGTTGGTTCAATAGTCAAGGTAAACCAGTCGCCAATCTGGAATTTTGGCATGAGTTAAGACAACTCTACGAAGAGTTATCGGCAACAATAAAGATTGACATGAAATGGAACAAAGGACACATCGGTCTTTTAGGAAATACGCGTGCGGATGAGTTGGCAACGAAGGGTGTATTTGCTGCCTTTAACAAGCAGTCATTTGAAGAAATGAAGATTTCGGATGTGGCTGGGTATCTTTCACCAAAAATCGAGTTTAACCCTTTATTTACGAAAAATAGATGGTATTTTGTTTCTGGTCGGAATGACCCTGAAGAACTTCCAGATGGACGTTTCTTATATTACACAGGCTATCATGGTAAACCCCCTTCTAAGAAGAATGGTGAGATAGAGGAAGACGATGAAGATATCTCTTTTGCTCCACCAGATTCCATTAACTGGGGTGTTGCACAACCCGATACTTATATCGGACTTGTGGTGGTAAAACAACGTGAACCCGTTATTGATGCGATGCAACAACTTCATAATGAACGTTGCGATATCGAGTTAGAAAAATTAGTGTGTGGTCAACTCTCAAATGTCTTGAATAGTAAAACGTATTCGGATTTAAACGAATACGGTGGACTCTTCTTGAAAAAGAATCCTATTCATAATCAGATTGACCTCCCTGATGGAAACTACATTACTTGGGAGATTAGACCTCAGCGTCGTTCTTATACTGTCCATGAGACATTTAATCATCTACGTAGCTTATTATTCCGTTATCTCGATGGTGGGTTTGCTCGTACAGATATTACTGATCTCATCTACGAAACCAAAGAAAAGGGTAAAAAGAAAGTTACTCAACAGCACAAAGTGAAGGAAAGTATTCCGAACTCAGTGAAGTATTTGGACATTGATGTGAATGTGGCTGATAAGGCAGGTGTTGTTCATCAACATCCTCTTCGTCTAGCACTGAACATTGACATGCCAGTAAGAGCTCATTTACAGCGTTTAACGAAAGACGCAACAGTAAAACCAAAGGTAGAAGTGATTACATGGCGTGAATCAGACGAAGCGTTTCGATACGCCGTCGTGATTACGGTAGAGGAAGAGTTAGTATTCTGGGTGGCAACCGACCGTAACTTACGCTTATTCCGTAAGTAACAGATAAAAGAGGAACACCCTATGGTAATTATTCAACGTCTTATTGCGAGACACTTGCCGACAGGCATTAAACGACTGTTATGTTTATCGACACTAGGATATCGGATTAATCAGTTATCCCATCAGCAAGTGAATCGCACCTATTTCTCAAAAGTAAATTCACTTTTGGATTTAGCTGAAAACGAAGGGGCACTTCGTTTTGCTGTTTGCTATACGAATTATTTTTGGCATAACTTAACCAACATAGATTTGAACAATCTTGATCAGATGGTTCGTGACCTCTATGAGAAACTGCCGAATTACTTGAAGTATCGTGAACAACAAGTCGTTGAAGCAGAAATGAAGAAAGTCATTCTTTCTTTTGCGTGATAAATATTATGTCAAAACGGGTTGAACTGTTGCGGCATTTGCATTATCCTTACATTGAATAAAAATCTAAAAGGAAGAGGTCTGTAGCCTCTTCCTTTTTTTTTTGCAAAAAAAAAGAGGTTATTTTTCACCTCTTTAAATAATTTAATGAAGTAATCTTACCAGTTCATGGTAAGGTCTTCTCGCGGTGAGTTCAGCCCATCGTCTTATAGACTGTAACTCACTCAATAAAGCGTCAGGATTTGCCGATGCTTCAATCCAAGCAGGTTGTGAAAAAGTTTCCACAATTTTAACAGCTTGTTCGATTGAGGTTGGCTTAAAAGTATTCATTTACTTTCTCCAAACTTGGGTGAATGAAACTCGTGCGTTAACACGAGTAGTAAGGGTCTATTTTTTTGAGTAGACCCTTTACTCACCAAGGTAATGTCGTTTTGAAAATGAAATAGAATACTTTATTGATTTATATGTGCAGGATGTTAAATCAGGCACTCTCTTTGTTTTGGTTGAAAAAGAGCATAGAGGAGACCCCTAGGGGTCTCCTCTTATGTCCGTTATTTAAAGTTGATTGCTTCCTGAGTTTCAAGTGCACAACGTTCCATCTCAACGATCAGGTTGTGTGTGATCGTGTATAACTCAACATGTTGAGCCACTTGAAGAATCATCTCTGACATCTTCGTTGCTGTCTTTTTATTCATGACATATTCAGAAGCCGAATTGTTTACTTCCTTCATCAACATTTCAAGATTTTCATTTAGTTTATTCACAGCCTCCATGACCGTTTCTGGTTTTAAGGCGGCATGTTTAATAAGGACTTCATTGAACTTCTCAGCAAAACTTCTCACATCCGCATTTCGTTTAAAGGCAAATTTCCATTCTACATATTCCTTATTTGGTCCATTTAAGAATTTCTCGAGTTCCTTTTTATAAGGTTTCACATCAGTGAATTTATAGCCTTGTGGTTCGAAGGTTAATGAACCAAGAAGCTGTGGTGAATTCAGTGCTTTACCGACATAGGCACTAAAAGGCTGAAGTAAGTTCTTATCAATATTTTCAGTAACGTCTTGTAACGTATCGAGTGCGGTGACATACTCTACCCACGAACGGGTTAATCGAAGCGGTTGAGAAACCGGCACTTTACTCATCGCGATAAAGTCTTGAGATTCTGCTATATTGATTAACTTTGTTAGATCGATTTTGTTATCGGTTTTTAGTTTCAAGGTATCAAATAAACCAACAACAAAAGCTTTCGTCCCACCGAACATCTCAGCAAGACGTTGCATGCCAGACTGACCAGGCGTAAATGCATTGATTTGTTCAAGTGAAACGAGATGGTCATGATAACGTTCCACGGTAACAACATTAAGATTAGACATGTCTATTCCTTCCTTATTTTTCGAAAAATATAGGGAAGTTTCACTTCCCATAAAAATCTCACTTTCCTTGACAATGCTTTGTAAAAACAAGTTTTAACTTTTAACCAAGGAGTCGAAAATGGCAAGAGAAAGACGTGGATTTGGGGCATTCTTTACACAAGCAGAACCTATTATTCCTTCTTTAAATACCTATAGTTTATTTGATGTTTATACGGGAACGTATTATGACGGTATACATGGTGAACGTATCCTTAATGGGGGTCTTGTCCCATTCTTAGGATTCGTTGCCGAAGGTAATATGTCTAAATCAACCGTATTGAATGACTTATATTTAAAAGCGTTTAGTGACCATGCATTTGAAACAGAGTTCTCTGTTTATGATACAGAAAACCTGGCGAAACGAACCCGCTTCATTGAACTCGCAAAAAAAGTAGAGATGCCAGCAGAAGTGGATTTCTGGGATGAGAAATGGCTATCGATGACACGTGCGGATAACATGATCGGTAATAAGTGGTTTGAAGCATTTAAGGACTATATGTCCGAGAAACTAAAAGATAAGAAAGCGATGTTAACCACCCCATTTAAAAATCCGAAAACAGGAGAAGCATTTAAGTGGTGGTATCCTTCACTGACGATTATGGACTCGATTTCAGCTTTCACGACTGATTCTATTGAGACGTTGATGGAGAAAGGGGAAACGGGTGACAGTGAACGTAATACGCTTTTCATGAAAGATGGGATTGCGAAAACCCAACTGATGATGGAGCTTAAAGATAACCTGACAAAATCTGGTCAATACTTCGGCACTGTTGCTCATGTGGGGAGTACGGTAAATATGGATGGGAAACCAGAACGTAAACATCTTATCCATATGCGTCAAGGTTATAAGATGAAAGGGGTCCCGAATAAATTTGACTTCTACACTACAGTGTGTTATGAAATCTTTGCGGCTTCTCCGATTGTCGCAGCAGATAAGAAAGGGCCTCTTTATCCAAGAGATGCAGAGGATGATTTGAGAGGTGATGTTGACTTAATGGAATTGTCGATTCGAGCACTTCGAAATAAAGAAGGGTTATCGGGTGTTCCATTTAAAGTCGTTGTTTCTCAAAAAGAGGGCTTACAGCCACATGTTACTGACTACCATTATTGTCGAGAATATGATTATTACGGTATTATTGGTGGTGGGACACCGAATAATAAATTAGAACTTCTTCCAGATTTTAACTTTACACGTAAAACGTTACGCGTTAAAATCAAGGAGAGTCCACAGTTCAGACGTGCTTTAGAAATTACTGCGGAACTTTGCATGATGACGAACTTATGGGCGAACTCTGAGTGGGAGGAGATGAAATGTACACCGAAGGAACTTTACGAAGACATTAAGGCATTGGGTTACAATTGGGATGAGCTCCTTAATACACGCAGACATTGGATTTACGAAGAAGAAACACATCCTCAACACTATTTGAGTACGATGGACTTACTCCGTATGCGTAAAGGATTGTACAAACCTTACTGGATGAAGTAACGTTCCCTTGATAAAAAAGGAATGAGATATGCAGCGTGAAGATGCGGTTGCATTATTAGAGAAACATGAAGGTTGCTTAGTGGACGCTTCACTGAGTTTAATTAAGCACCTTCCAAAAGTCGTTTCTGAATTAGAAAGTAAAGTCGACATTACGGCATTAAAACGTTTTGTGCCAGAAAGACAAGTCGAAAGTTTAAATAAATTTTGTTTTCGTTATTTGACGAAATTTGAGAATACACTTGAAGTAAGGAAGTCACTCTCTCGTCAGAGTCCAGCTGCTGACTGGTTAATGGATTTCCACAATGAAGTGGTTCCTAAACTTCAGGAGTTAGACTAATGGCGGATATCAGCAATTTACTGACTGTACGGGAAGAGGAAGAAAAAGAAGAATTTGTCTTCGAATCAGAACGTGCAGTGTTTTTTTGTTTTCCTAAGACCTTAACAGAAGACCAACTCAAAGAAGTTGAGGGTGTCGTGAGTGAGTTCTTGGATAAAAATAATCAGGGCGAAGGATTTATCATTTACACACTCGGCTATGGCAATGCCTGTAAAGTCATTGAAGCCCTGGTGAATAAATCGAAAGCCTTTTATAAGGTTGAGAAGATTAAATGGGAAGACGCGAAGAAAGGTCGTAAACCACTCTTTGATGCATTACGAAACGCCCTCAAGAAATCCGAAGTGGTCTTCTATATCGATGATAATCTTTTCAGTACGAAATGGTTGAAACGGAAGATTACGGAGGACTGTGTTGAATATCGCTTACGTTTGATGGTACGTCGTTTGGTGAATAAGGGTGAGGAAGATCTTGCCTTTATTCAAACACGTATCAATGGGCTTGTAAAACGCATTCAGGAAGCCGCAGACGCTTATTTTAAGGATAGACGACCTCTTATGACGGATGAAGCTTATGATCGCCTTAAACACGATTTGAGAGATCTTAGAGCGGACTTCCCTGATTTGGGAGAATAAGATGGCAAAAAATAGAAAAGCATTTATCGAATCGGTGAGAAAGGATATTGAAGCAATCTATCCTGGCTCGGGTTATTCGAAGCTTTATGGCGATATCCTAGAGAAGTTAACAGCAAAACAGTTTGAGGAATATATCGAACGGTTACGAAATGGGGTGTCTGAAACACCAGATTTAACAAAACCTCGTGAGTTGTTAACGATAGTTGTACCTAATATGTCGAGTAAGCGTTTAAGTGTAGAAAACAATCTTAAACTTGCAGAGAAGTGGGGATTAAAACTTTTTGAACGTATTTGGATTACTGATCCGATTACAGGAGAAAGTTATCTGACAAATGTCCCGTATTGTGTTATGGACTTGCCTATTTGTCGACAAGCACAAACACTTGATGCAAAAATCAGTATCGCTAAGCATAACCGTCAGGTGGATGAACGAACCAACCAACCAACAGGTGATTCGAAAGGGGCATCACTTTCTTATCCTGAACTTCAGATTCTTCTCTCCTCTGATCTGAAAAAGACCGCTACGGAGTTAATGAAGTTTAGAGGTGGAGATGAAGCAGCATTCCGCATCATGAATAAACAAATGCAAGAGACAGGTAACTTTAGTCAAGGAACATTTGACCATGTTGATACGCGTGCAAAATCAGCTGATGTTGCTTCTATCTACTTGAAAGCCATGCATTTGGATAATGAACTATAGGAGGAACGATGGCAATTCTAAATCGTGAAAAACCCGTTGAGGGGAATCCGCAAGAATTTCTCACTAACTTGGACATGATGAACATCCTTGAGGAAGTAGCGAGTTCTCGCTTACAAGTTATTAGCCAAACATTTGGTGCAGACTCAGAAAAGACAAAATCGATTCTTGATCTTTTTACCACAAGTATGTTTGTTATCGATCCTCATCTTTCATTAGCGGATGAAGAGATAAAACGAATTTGGGAAAATATGTTTGAACGTTCTCGTGATGCACGCCAGTTCCTTTTATCTGTCCATTCCCACTTTGTGACAATCGTGACAGAAACAAACTACCAAAAGCTTATTGTTGAAAAGGCAAAGAGTCTGTTTGCTTTTAAACCCGATACATTCTTTAATGAGAACAATGTGGTTTTAGATAATGAAGAAGATTTCATTACGTATTTAAAACTTTATCCTTGGTTCTCAACGTATCTTTTGTTGGGTGATGTACTCGCTTCATCAGCAGGATTGACACATGGAGCAAGCTGAAAAACGAAAAGTTATTATGGTTGACTTGGATAGTTTGTTGGATACCCGATTTGCATTAATGATGTATTTGGATATCCAGAATAAAACAAACTATGCGATACCAACGGTGATGCACCCAGATTATGCAAAAAGAAAAGGAGAAGATTGGATAGCGGAGCAAATTCATATCCCTTATGAGGAATGGATGACCCTTTGGGATAAACGTCATACGTTGAATATTCTTCCTCTCTCGACACAAACTTTCAGCATACAGGCGATTCTTGCCTATGTGGATGAGTGTGTGAAAGAACAGATGAAACCAACAACCGGTTATGATTTTGACTTAATTGTTAATACGTACCCTTACTCATTACCCGAAGAAGACTGCAATGAGATTGCTGAATTACTTGATGAACAAGCCCCTATCTTTGGTTCAATCAAAGTCGTTCATCTTTCCCCTTCACAACTTGGTCCAAGTTTCTTTAAAGAGAATTTGGAGTGCTATTGGACATACGACTTAAGAGTATGGACAAATACACATCTTGAATGGTTAGTCAATAACCCAAGACCAACCATCCAACTTGTATCGCCGAAGTTGATTCATCCTATCCCAAAAGGGACGGAGTTAACTGAAGATGATAAACTTGTGATTGAGAATATTGAACCGTTTGAATTGATGGTTATTACGCTTTCTCCGTTTGTAAGTATTCATCTTCAGGATGTGCAAGATTATTGTGTTCATCCTGACTATGTTCGTTCTTTCCGAGTTTAACGAAAAAAAAAGAGAGTCCTAAGACTCTCTTTTATGTTAGTTTACTTTTAGAACTTTCCATGGCCCGCCCGTATTCTCGTCTTTCGATGCGAGTTCTAGAATGGTTTTCTCGTCGAACCATGTTTTATAGACAGCGGAGGAACAACCATTTAAATGGTGTTCTCCTTCTTCTTCTATAGTGGTATAGTTCACAGGTAAGCGACCTGTTCCAATGATAAGTCCAGCCTCATCGTCTTTTGAAACAAAGACTTTCTGACCGGTTGGTGAGATGGTGAACGCACCATCTTCGGTGGTGAGAATGAACTCGATACAAGACATTTCACCGAAATTGGTGATAAGCTCATAATTAAGTTCGTATAATGTTTTAGCAATATCAACGTTTTGGTTTAAAGCGTAAGCCATTGCTGCAGCTGCCATAACGATGTTTCCAGCTATACCGATACCGGTAATCTTTTGATTACCGATGTAGTGATCGACTTTAGGTTTAAAGATTTTGCATGGGTTCTTCATGAATGCCTCAGGAAACACATGTAACCCTTCGCCAATGACATCGACGAAGTTTACAATTGTTCGAATGGTATCGCAATTACCATTCGAGAAGTATTTATGTCTTAGCTCACGAATTTGTCTCGCAAGTTCTTCTTTATTGTTGATATCGGTCTTCAAGGTGATTTTTGAATCACCTACAAGATTACCATTTTTGTAATAAACGGTTGTCATAATTTGTTCCTTACTCCAGATAGGGGGGAGATGTTAAGATTTACTTTAAGAATATATTATAGGGAGATTCGAAAAGAATCTCCCTAGTGAGTGGGTTAAATTAATAACCCGAGTGTTCTAGCCATGTTCGGATTAGCTTCTGCTAACATTAAACGGCTAGTGAGTTTCTCTTTCTCTCGTAAGAGTGAGTTAAACTCGCCAAATCGGATAGAGGGTTCTATCTCTTTGGCATCCCAGAGAAAGTTTAATCGATTTTCGATTTCCTTTTCTCTGGTTCTCATTTGAGACAATGTCATCATTGACATCTCTTTAGTGAGTATTAAAGAAACTTGTAACTGGTAATTACAAGTAGTGAGGAAAGTTTCTTTCCTCTACTCACTAAGATAATATGGTTGTGAAAATAAAATAGATTGATAAATCTATTTTCTTCCACGAGACTTCGTCGAGTGAGATTTTGATAGAGCCGGTTTTACTATTTTACTGGTACTGTTTCTCACATCCTTTAGGGTAGAGTGCATAAGAGGAGACCATATGGTCTCCTCTTATTTTCGTCTATTCTTGTTCTCGAACAATTTGACCTTCGTAGTTATTCTTCCGATTATCAACGATAGTCACTGCTTGGACTGACACGAATTCACCTTTCTGTACTTCTGGCCAGAAAGTGGTTCTATCGTAATCCGTCACGAATGGTTCTAGCCACGTTTTCGCGGTATCATCGAACTTATGATTTTTTACATTCATTGCTGTTGCCACAACAAACCCATTCTTATCATCTCGTAACACATAAGCCGGATATCGTCCATCCGCTAAACGTAATAGTGGATAATGGCGTTTTGTATCGAAATACCGACGTGGATAGTTTGCTGAGTGTAAAAGACGTTTTGTGATGATAAACTGGTTTGGTGTTGTAAATTCAACTAAGAAAGTTTGAGAAAGGTTCAAGATAGCTTTTAAAGTCTCTTCTGACTCAATCTCACGATTATTCCAACGTTCATCATGATACGTTGTCATTCCTAATCTATTCTTCCCATCTAAATGTTTCACAATTTCTTTTACACGGCGGTAGTAGTGAAATTCTTGTGCATCAATTCTTAGTGTATTGTGACCGACTCGTTTAACAACTTTACTTTCTTTAGTAACAAAATGAAGATAACCGCCCAATACTAATGCGAGATTTTTATTAGTGAAATCCTGATTCTCAAAGGTGAGATAGAAAGCTTTTAGATGACTTAAATCTTCTACAGGTTTAATCCAATGATTCTCCGTAATCGCATGAACTTTTAAACGACTAATATCTTCAAAGTTAATAATTCCAATATTGATATCTTTCGCTTGTAATGCGGTTTTATAGCCTTGTCGAATATAGATACCATCTGCATCGTACGCACTATTGTGAACAAAACCGTTAACGGTAAATAATGCAGTTTCATTCAGTTGTTTGTAATCGATTCCTTCTTTACGAAGAAGATAGTCGGGTTTATCTTCCTCTGGAATAGGAATGGTTTCATGTACACCAATCTTAATTGGTTTTAGTTTGAAATCCCACTGAATGGCATCAACGCAGTAAGCTCCTCTTACATCAATTGTTTTTTGAGGCGGGAAAGAAACTTCATCAAAAGAATTTAAAATCGCCTGAAAACTTGCATTGTCGTTAAAACCTCTTTCAAGGAACCAAGAGTGATCCAGCCAGTATGTACGTCCATCTTCTTTTTCGATTAAGAATTGATAGAACGTCCACCCTTTACTTAACAAACGTTTTATTTTTTCACCTGTGAAATCAGTCGTTTGATACACTTCTTTATCTAGGTCTTCTTTGTACTCCAGCTTACCTTGTTCATTTGGGGCAATATAACGAATCCCCACTATCTTTCTTGCCATGTAAATACCCTCAAAATCTTATGACGAGTCTGGTAAAAATATACCTAAACTCATATTTATGGTTAGTAAAATCATAACGTTTTACTGATTGTGTTTAATTAAGTACAATATAGAAATGGAGAATTGAGATGGCCACTCAAGATACCCCATCTGCCCCAAGAAATAGTCGTGAAGTGCTTGCTGAACGTTTACGATCATTGACCTATGAGGTAGACCATACTGCTGCCAATCCAGCAAACCACGTAGTGGAGACACGTACCTTAACGGATGCGAATCGGTCTCCATTTAACCACATCATCCCTAAAGCTGCCCCTTTCTTTGCCCATACCGTCAGAATCTTTCATACGCAAACTAATGATGAACTTATCAATGGACAGGACTTCTATTGTGTCGGTACCTTTGTTAAGGCTGTCACGAATGTCGTTGACCATCGTGAAGTTTGTTGGGCAATTATTTTTGATGATAAACGAATCTCAGGTGAGTATCGCATCGAGTATCAAACCGTTGGTGGAGAATTCGTTCTTGACCAACAACAAATGGCGGAGATATTAGCGAACTTTGTTGAGAACCCGAGAACGGCAGACTGGGAACAAGTCATTGGTAGACCATTGACCTTCCCACCACTTCCACACGATATTCATGTGGATCAGTTAAAAGGTTTCAACGAACAGGTTGAAGCAACTCATGGCGTTGAACAAGCGATTCGTGCTTTGTTAAGAGATGAAGAACAAGATCATCCTGGTTATGGTCAAGTTATCACAGAACTCTTCAGACAACAACAACGTCAGGATAAGTTTCAACAAATCCTTGACAACATGCGTGCTCAGAATACACAATCGTTGTCTGGGTTGGAAGCAAGATTAACGAACGAAGATAATCGTATCGAAAAAGAATCTAAAGCACGAGATGTAGATTTAGAGAGACGTCTGACAACGGATTTCCAAGCTAAGTTAGATCGAATGGATGCGGCTTATAAAGAAGCTGATTCTGATTTAACAGGTAAGCTCAATAAAGTCAAGACAGATTTAACATCAGACATCAATGCGAAAGATACCGCACTTAGACAGCTAATCGAACAGAAAGATACTGCACAAACAAGAGCGAGAAGTGATGCGGTTTCTGCATTAAATGCAACCTTGAATTCAACTGCCTCCACACTGCGTGAAGAGATGCAAAATGCAGATAGAGGGCTAGATCGTAAGATTGAGTCTTTAAGAACAAGTACCACAACTGCAATTGCCTCAGCTTTAGGTGATGCTAAAACGTATACAGATACGAAGTATCGTGAGTTGATCAATTCTTTAAATACGAATATCGGTCGAGCTGATGGTGCAACGTCTCTTTTAGAAGAAAGGGTTAATGAGAATAAGCGAACATCCGATGCGAATGAAGCGGCATTAAGAAGAGATTTAACCGCAGAGATCAATAATCGTACAACAGCAGATACGGCTTTGGGTCAGCGAATTGATGCGTTAAGTGGTAGCCTTAATACGAAAGAAAGAGCGTTGAGTGATCGAATTAATGAGGTCGTGGGAAATCACAACAGTCTACAGAATAACTTTAATGCCTTAAAAGGTAGAATCGACAGAAACGATGAACTCGTTAAAATGACTGGTGATCAATTAATTGGTGGTAATAAGACCTTCACTCAACCAATTAAAATACGCAATGTAGAGAATGCGGCTGAGAATGCGAGAATTGGATTTAACAACACAGATTTGTTTATCCATAACCCCCACAGCAATAAATACCTTCAGATTCGTAACGATGGACAGTTTAACTATGATAACAAACGGGTTTTATTGCAACCTGACTTAGATAACATCAATAATACTATTAATGCGGTTCGAAATAGTTTAGGGAATTATGTTCCGACAAATGGCAATCATACGATCAATAATGAGAAAACATTTACGAGTCGAATCAGAGCTCCTCGTATTGAAACCGATAATGTTGGTTATGGTGCTTTTCTTAACCAATATAGCAGTGCAGCACCTTTCTACGTGAATCACTTTAATAACAACAATGTAAGTACTTATTATCCGTTTGTTAAGGGTAGAATCCAGAATAACGGCAATGGTTGGGGTACAGCGATTTCATTTGGTGCTTTAGGACATCAGAATGAGAACAAGTTCCCTGATGCGATTATTCATGCGAGAGGTGATTCGGGTGATCACAATAATAAAATTTGGCGTTTCGATTCAACTACTGGTGACTTCGTTAGCACCGGCGATATTATTACGGGCAGCAACATCAGCCTAAATAATGCGGTTCTGAAGAGCGGTGACCAAAATATTGAAGGGGTAAAAAGCTTTAAACATTGGATTCGAGTAAGACGTTCTGATAATGATGGGTTATATAGTGAATGGAGTTTCGAACCTAATGCTCTTTTCCGTTATTGGGCTGATGGACGTGACCGTATTTGGGTAGATAATGACGGGCGTTTCTACGCACCTCGTGGTTTAAGTATCGGGAATACGGCGAATAGAAACGACTCCGATTATCGGTGGTCTGAATTTACCGTTAACTGGAATGATGCAGACCCTTTTCTATCATTAACTGGTAGTGGTGGTGGAAATGCCGCCGCAAACTATGGTCGTCTAGCTGTACATGACTTATATGTTCGTTCTGATAAACGTATTAAGCACGATATTGAAAAAATTACTGATGCAACGAGTAAAATTGAAGCAATCAATGGCTATACTTATTTCTTAAATGGAAGTAAGACGAAATCAGGTGGTGTAATTGCCCAAGAGCTAATTGAAGTGATGCCTGAAATTGTTCACCTTAGACATGATCGGGAGGGTGAACAAGAATACTACAGTGTTCAATATCACGGCGTGATTGCTTTATTAATTGAAGCGTTAAAAGAATCTAATGAACGTATCCGTATTTTAGAGGAGAAACTCCATGTCTAGTTTTACTACCCCACTCAAAGTGGATGTCCTGGATGAATTTAAAGAAAGTCGTCGTCTATTCAGACTGACTGAACCTTTTGAATTCTACCGTGAAGAAGATGAAACCGAAGTGATTCGTGTTCCGAAAGGATTTGTCACAGATTTTTCTTCTGTTCCTAAATTACTTTGGCCAATCGAAAACCCATTAGGACCTTCTGCGAAAGCGGCTGTTCTTCACGATTACCTTTATGTTCACGCAGTGAAGAATAAAGCGTATGCGGATAAAGTCTTCCTTGAAGCACTTAAAGTGTTAGGTGTACCAAACCTGAAACGTCATTTACTTTATTATACGGTCAAACTCTTCGGACGGGGAGAGTATAAATAATCTCTATCAAACGGAGGAGGAGGGCTTCCTCCTCCTTTTTTGTCTTTTAATTTTTAAAAGGGTATCGAAAGATGAGTATACCAGAACGTTACAAATACCCGTTTGATAAGACGGGCATGAGTCCTAACAACTTAGTCTATCCTGAAACAAGGACAGTGACAAAGCAGGTTAGAACTATTGTCCCTAAAGAGGGGGCATATTTCACCCAATCCCTCATCGTTACTTTTAATGGTAAAGTATTGAAAAGAGGGGTAGATTATAAACCCGCTTTCCTCGCTGAAGTGGCAACCGTGAGAACCAACAAAGAAGTTTGTGGAGCAATTTATTTCACGAACGATAAAGTCATTGGCGATGTTATTCTTTCCTATCAGGTGGTGGGAGGAGAACTCTCGGAGTATAGCGAAGCGAATAAGAATCTTGTTGACGTACTCGATGGGAATAGTGGTGCAATCCGATGGGATCAGATTGTCAATATCCCAGAGGCGTTTATCCCGACGGCTCACATGCATCATGTTGCTGACCTTATTGGTACCGGACCATTCGTGATTGCACTGAATGGAATTAAACAAGCTATTGAGAATCTTCGTTCTCACCGCAATGTCGCTATCTATCGTTTGATTGGTTCTATCCACACACGCGTAAATAACTTCATTGAAAAATACAATGACAACGATAACTATCTCCGAGATACGGTTGCTGATTTAAAACAACGTGTAGGAACAGAGAGACTCGTTACCGAACCCGTGTTTAACTTAGCAAAACGAGAACTTGATAGACGTGTCGATGTTGTTGAGCGTGGACTGAATAGTTATCGCACTGATCTAACTGATACCTTACGTGTTGTTAATGAAAAGATTAACGGTGCGACGGCAAGACAGGAAGAGCTCACAGAAGCTCAGAAGACACTTAAACAACGTGTTGATAGCCTCTCCATCACGACATCTTATACTGGAAGTGAAGAGGGTGGGTTATTTATTACTGCCGAGAAGAGTGGTGATACTTGGACGATAAAACAAGCTGACCCTAACTGGTTAGTTCCTTTACGTAATCGTGTCGGTAAGTTAGAGGGAAAAACAAAACAGCTTGAGACAACTGTACGGAGTGCAGAAGAACGCATTGGGAATATTGAAAACGAATTACCAAATTTCCGAGCACTACGTCCACTTATCGAAGCAAACACTCGACGTGTTGAAGAAGTGAATACTACTTTAGCAACTCGTATTGAGGGTGTCCTCCAAGGTCTCACGGAAAAACATCAAGAGTTAAATACAAAGGTCGATAACAACAAGAAAGAAATCGACGCAAAAGTAAAAACGTTAGATGATTCGATTACTTCACGTATTGAAGCTTTAACTAATCCACTCGCAGAACGTGTTAGTGCGTTAGAAGAAGAGAATAGTGAAAGACGTCAAGGTGTTGAAGAATTAAAGAATGTTGTTACTCAATATAAAGTGGCTAACGATGCTCGTGTGACAGAAGCCGAGAAAGCACACCAAACGTTTAAAACAGAACAACTTGCCTTTAATGAAGCAATTAAAGCATTACTCGACGGTGTAGAAATCACCTCTTCTTATCAGGACACACGTGAGAATGGTGAGTATATTACGATTGAGAAAGTCGGAAATAAATTCAAATTGAAATATCAAGATCCGGCTTGGTTATCACCTATTGAAACGCGTGTTGGTAAGCTAGAGGCAACCAGCAACGATGTCGTTCCTCGTTTGACAGCCGCTGAAACGAAGTTGGTTGAACACACAAACAAACTCTTAGCTCACGATGAGTTTGAAGGTCGTATCTCTGCTAATACGAAATCTCTCAATGATTACCGTGGTAGTAATGATGCATTAGTCACAGCACTTAGACAGGATGTAGATAATCATCACGATGATTTCGATAAACGAATCAAAGCGTTAGTGGCGAAGGACGAAAGCACAGAAGAACGTGTTTCGAGACTAGAAGGAGCCACAACAGGTTTTGATATCGTTCTCAACTATACCGGTACGCTTTCCGGAACGGGTTATATGACCTTGTTGAAAGAGGGGAACCAGTATAAGATTAACTATAGTGATGCATCTGGTGTTCAACAAGCTATTAATCGTGCAACAGCGTTAGAAACGCGTGCAACAGCACTTGAAGAGAAAGATGTTAACTTAGGTAAACAGATTGAGCAAGCGAAGGCCGAAGCGAATCGTATCGAAAAAGAATATAAAGCAGCGGTGAGTGCCTTAGATGAGAAGGCATCGTCTGGCAATCAGGGTCTTGAAGAGAAACTAACAGCGTTAACAGAAAAAGAAGCGAACTATGAGACTGCAACAAATAACCATCTTGATCAGTTGAGTCAAACGGATACTCAGCAGACAGAGTCGATCGCAGCGATTAATGCGAAGTTAGCCAAACTAACTGTGTCGCATCGTTATACAGGTGCAGATGCAGAGAACGGGTCATTCGTTACAGTTGAATCTATTGATGGTGGGTTCGTTATTAAACAAGCAGACCCGAAATGGTTAGCACCACTGAAAGAGAAAGTAGAATCGCTCTCCGGTGGAAATACAAGCCATAATCAACGTCTAACGGTTGTTGAAGCAGGTCTTAACCAGCTAGAAGGACGTGTCAGAGAAGCGGAGGAGACCAATACCTCTCAACAGACACGTTTGAACGATTTGGGTAAAAAGGATGCTGAGTTACAGAAAGCACTTGATGCCTTAAAAGAGAAAGAATCCGCTTACGAATCTTCAACGAATGAGAAGATCAAGCAGATTGAAACACTCAACACAGCACAAGAGAATCGCCTCGATCTTGTAGAACGTTGGAAGACCGCATTAAGTTTAACTTCTGTTTATAAAGGAAGTCGAAAAGACGGTGAGTTTATCACGATTGAAACCCTTGAAAATAAAGGAGGGTGGAAAATCAACTATAACGATCCGAAATGGTTAAGTCCTCTTCTTGAGAAAGTAGAAGGTATAACGACAAAACTCACGACTGTGGAAACAGGGTTAACCAATGCCGTTTCACGTCTCGGTGGTCATGATGAACTCATTCAGGGGTTACGGAATGGTGCGGTACAAACCGCAGATGCACTTGCTTCGTTAAGAAGTAAAGACGAAGAACTAAATGGTAAAATCAGTGCTGAGATAACCCGAGCAACGGAAGCTGAAGGTACACTCAACACGAAGTTAACAACGTTAAAAGATTCCTTTGATACTTTAGTGGGTGGATTGGATAATCGCATTAATAATCGATTCAATGAAGAGATTAAACCTTATGCGAATCGTCTTACTAACGCCGAAAATAATTTAAGAGAGACTGATAAACGTGTTGCTTCGAATAAAGCAGAACTCGATAAAGCTAATCAAGCTTTAACAACGACTTTAAATCAAGTTAAAGCCGATTTAGCGACAGCGAAAAGTGGTTCAACTGAAAACATTGAACAGCTAGAACGTCGTGTTGGTGTGCTAGAGACAGCAAAAGGAACGCTAGAAAATAAAATCGCTGAAATCGTCACAACAAAAGCATCATTTGAGAAATCGGTGAATGACCGATTTGAATCAGTCGATGGACGGATTGGTAGTCTGACAGAGAAGGCGGATACGCAAGAAGCTTCCATTATTTCGTTGAAAGCTGAAGATGCGAGAATTAATCGACGAATTGATAAACTTAAAACAGAAGTTGATAATAAAGCAACCATCTCTTCTGTTAACGATCTTGATACGAAATTGACAGATCTTGTCAATACGACGAAAGAAGGGTTGGAAGGGAAAATCACTCAAGCGAAATCAGATGCGATTTCCGCAGCCGAGACGTATACCAATAGTGTCCGTGATGCGATAAACGCCAATATTGCAAAAGCGGCAGAAACGTCAAATGCTGGGGTTGAAGCACTGAAGGCAAAAGTCGAAGCGGCAACTCAAGCCGCAGCAGATGCAGCGAAAGCAAGAGCTGCGACCGATAAGAAATTCGAAGATTATAAGGCTGGTGAGGATTCACGTCTAAGTATTCATCAACAAAACGTCGTGAAACCTGCTATTGATACCGCTGTTGATGAATTAAGAAATGAAGTTCATGCAAAAGAAGAAGAAGAGAAACAAAAGACAGATAAATATCGTGAAACGATGAATGAAATTCTTGAGTTTCTTCAAAACTACTTTGTTCGAGCAGATGGCCCTTATCTTAAAACTAATGCTCCGAAACTTGAATTGATGCCAGTGACTACCGTCAATCTCACGAACAATGAGAAAGATGAGGAAGAACATGAACCTTATATGAATCGTAGTCTTGTTAAACCAACGATTTATCCTAAGGTTTTATATCCTTATTCACAATTCCAACCGATTGAAATCGGGGTTGAAATCCGAGTAGTAAAACAAGGAACACATGTTCAGTTTGGTTATTTAGGTTTCAAAGAGCGTGATCCGAATGGTGCCATTGTGACCCTACAACATGCAACTGTAGATAAAAATAAAACGATAGAACTCGTTTCGATTCAACGTAATGAAATGGGGTATTCGGTTGATTTCGGTGCTAACGAAGTCCCTACAGGTCACGGATTAATTATTTATCCGAAAAGTGGATTAGATTACGATAAACCAGAGAGTTATCAAATCTTTGATTATAATGACTTCTTTGACGCACAAGGTAGAACTGGTCTTCACACACTTCACGCTAGCGAGCATATTCTGAAGTTAGAACCAAATGTTACTTATGTGGCCTCTCGTATCCCTGGTGATTTTGGCTTCACTACACCGTTGACATCAGATGGAGTTGATCGCACTTATACTGATGGACAGTGGAAACGGGTGAGTATGCGTATTGAAGGGGGGTGGTGGAAAACAGAGACAAATGAAACTCGTTCTGGCAACACCCCATTTGCAGGAACCAAATTCATTGTTCCGGCGATTCAATCTGATAACTTAACTGGTGTGGAATTCAGGAACTTCTATGTTCGACCTGTTGAGAATAAAGTCACACTAGATACCCTACCAGGTATCGAAGTTTACTTAGATAAATGGTTGAAGAAGAAAGTAGCTGAACAGACTTCATTACCACCTGATTCTCGTTGGGATATCTCACGTTTCCGTATTCAACCTGGTGCAGAGAACTTCTCTTCTGTATCTGTGGATGAGAACGACAACCTTGAGGTACGTGGTATCGTTTACTATGATACGGTTGGTAAAGGTAAACGTGGTGTATTTGCACCAACAACTGAAATCGCGATTACGACAGGTAAAACGTGGAATGTACCAGATGAGTACGATGGACGTGTGGCGTTAGTCACCGTACGTGCAGCTTCTCGTCGTGAAGTGAACAAAGTGATTCATTCTTGTGTAAGACAAGTGATGGTGACCTTAACAGGTGGTACCGCTATTCCAATCCAAGTGGGTGAGATTTCTTCTTTCGGTACCCACGTAACAGTCTCGAATGCTATCGATTATCCAGATGCGATTGTTGGACGTATTGAAAGTCCACAAGATAGTCGTGTTAATGGTGGTCTTGTTTCAATTAAAGTGTAAGGAGAATAGTCGTGGCGACTTATTACGCGATGATTTATGATGGAAAGGTTGCGGGAATCGAAAAACTTCCTCCTTATGGGAAGTTTGAACCTTCCATCAAGTGGGTCGAGTATGACCCACGTCAGAAATATGTTGAGGTCGGTTACATTTATAACGAAGCCTCTAACACCTTTGAGCGGGTTCGCCGCTCATTGGATGAAGAAAAGAAAGAATGTCTTCAACTTATCAATAACTTAACGGATGCGAAGATTGAGATGATGTTGTGGGATTACCCGAAAAATGAACGACTCACGTTCAATACACAACTTCATGAAGCGGATCGTTATTTTGATTTAGTGAAACAAGGGCAGAAACCTTCTTTTGCTGATATTCCGTTTATTTCAACATTAGCAGAGAAACGACGTATTCCTGTGGACTTGTTGATGCAGAAGGTCAAAGAGAAAGCACTCATGTTTGCGATTGGTACAGCTACTGTTTCAGGCGACAGACAAGCTTTTGAGGACAGTCTTAAAGGTATCGTTAATCATGCTCAACTTGATGAGCTATTCGCAGATGTACAGAGATGGGGAGGTTTACGATGAATTTCATGCCTTTAAAGAAATATGAAGTTGATGTAACTGGGTCTAACCCAGATAACCGCGTGATGGAGGAGAGACATCAGGTCTCTCCGACCTACAACATCATCATTCCAGTGCACGCACCTTTCTTCCAGGAAAGTCTTGTCGTGACTTACAACGGAAAACGTTTGGTTCCTAATACGGATTATCAGTTTGATGATTTAGACGTAACAGCAACGCAGAAGTCGAATAAGTCAGTCTATACAACTATCGTGTTGAAACGTCAAGACATCCAAGGTGAAATTTGGTTAAACTATCAAACCTATGGTGATGGTAACTATGCGGGTGTTGTAGCAAAATATATTGAGCTGATCATGAAAGATAATCGTAAGATTAATTGGAGTGAGATTTTCAATAAACCAAGTGCTTATACGCCCACTTACCATGAACATCACGTTAAAGATATCCGTGGTATCTGGCCGATTGTGCTTGAGCTACAGGCGATTAAACAAGCGATTGAATATCTGAGATATAAAGGCAACACAAAACTCAAAAAAGAAATCTTTGAGTTAATCACGAACCTTAATGATAAATTTGATCGTTATCGTGATGTTGTTGAGAAGTCTTTAGATTTGACAGAAATGAAGGCGGCGATTCGTGACGCAGCGCAAGAAACTGTTGATGGTGCGTTCGATAATATTAGAACGAAATTTGCTCAAATCAGTACAGAGTTTGAGGAGTTGAAAAAACAACATGGGTTTGAATTAAATCAACAGAATTTAACCCAAATCTTTAATGGATTAAACAGTCAGATCGATCAGTTGGTTTCTCAGCGTTTAAACACACATCAAGTTCCTTGGAGTAAAGTAACAGGCAAACCAGACTTTTCGTTAAGTTGGGAAAATATCACAAATAAACCCGATTTGTTTGATGGAGAATGGAACAGTTTAAAAAACAAACCTACTACTTTCGCAACAAGATGGGATATGATAGGAGCGAAACCTACTACCTTTCCAACTACTTGGGATGATGTTGCAAACAAACCGACATCTTATCCTTCAGATTGGAATAGTCTACGCAATATACCTTTCTATCTGCCGAGCTCTTGGAAAAAGAAACCTCACGATATAACTACAAGTCCAACGGTTTATGGTTATTACAATATTGGCGGTACTGCCATAGGGACTAGGACGGGTGGAGCTTATCTTTATAATCAGTTAAGGGAGGCACCTTCCGAAATAGATAGAAGTGGGGAACAAGTTATTTTACATGAGATTCCTGGCGAAGATAGTCTTGCGGTGGAACGTCTCACGGATGCAAATAAAGGACTTGTTTGGGTGCGTCCTAAACGCGGAATAGGGAAAAATAGTAATGCTTGGATTCCACAGAAGATTGATTGGGAAAACATACTTAATAAACCTTCTTCTTTCGGAACAGGAGGGACAGGAGGAACCGGAGATGTGTCTATTTCAAGAATCCCTGAACTGAAAGATCGATACAATTTCGCAACGACGTTGGATACTGAACCAGGTAAACGAACGGGTCAATATGTTCTCAGTTTAAAACCATTATTCCCTGTAAGTACGACAAACCCAGCAATCAGCCTGTCAATTAATAAAGAGACTGGTCAACTCAGTTGGTACGATCGTGGCCCAAATGGTGAGACGGGTTCGCTCAAAACTCATTGGAATGATATTATTGATAAACCTTCTTATCTTCCAACACATTGGACGTCAATCCAAGGGAAACCAAATTTATTCAGTGGAAGTTATACTGACCTAACGAATAAACCAACTAGCTTCCCAACCAATTGGAGCGATATTCGAAATGTACCAAACTCATTTCCAGTTAATTGGAATGACGTTCAGAATAAACCAGTTCTTTCTCAACTCAAAGACTATACTATCGATGTTCCAAATGCAGCGTTACAGGGTGTTAGCGTTTCTACAGAACGTAATAGTTCTGTTTCATTTGTAATGTCTGGAAACACGAGTTCTGGGGAGAAGAACGTTCGTTTTATTCTGAGTAAGGATAAGGGTATCACTGGTGTGAGGGCGACAGGACTGGGTAACGGTAGAGTAGCTGAGGACTATCCTATTCGTGTGGATTGGGAACATGTTCTTAGCCCTCCTAAGTGGATTAAAAGAGAGGGGGTGGAATGGGAAAATATCTTAGGTAAACCAACTATCGGTGAAAATGGAAATGAAATTAAGGTAGTTAGATTTCTTCTCGGTAAAACGGGACATCCTGATTTCAGTGTAGAAGCCATTTTAGGTTTAACCAATCTCAAGCTAGGAAAAACGTTTTTCTCGGTTGGCTTCACTGAAGACGTAAGAAACGGCATTGCTAGAGATGAGATTACAGAGAACGAGTTGGCAACATCGAAAGCTTTTGGGAGAAAAATTATTGATGACTGCCGGACTATTGACAATCGGTTCCTAATCGAGTTCTTTAGTATCATTGGTGAAATATATCAGTCTGATATCCGTCGTTTCAGAGATGGTTTCAGAGGTAAACATTTATGGGAACTTTACATAGAACGGGAAGTCATAGAAGTTGGAGAACGACCAATTGCATTATTTAATTTAACGTATAATGGTACTAATATAAACTATATAAATTTAAAATTTATTGGTTATGGTATTAAAGGTAAAAGTACGTTTAGATCAATTGGAGATCATGGTCTAGTTGACCGTGTAAAGGTTAATGTTCATGAGATTGAGAAAACAATTTCTAAATTACCTGTTCCAGATTCTTTTGGGTATGAGTTGGCTGGAAACGGATCTTATGATGCCGCCTACAACAACGTTAAATTGTCAGAAATACTTCCTGATCCTGATAAGAAAGAATCTGTCGTAGTTAAATTGGTTGCAGCGGATTTAAATGAAGCAGAAAACGCTATTAAGGGCTTTATCTTTAGAGACGTCTGTATACCAACATTAATTGTTGGTGGAGGAGGGAATAAACGAAATTGGTGCTGGGTAAGAATAACGATTTCTAATGTACCTAGAAAGGAATATACTTATGAAGTTATATCTAACGACAACTTTTATGATGAGGGACGTAGGTATTATGGAAAATTTGTTTACGTCCCTAATAAACCGACAACAAATGTCAATAACAAATTAGTGAAGTGTGTATCTTATTCTTCCGGTCAGCAATTCAGTCACTATTCAGTTGCTGTGGATAGTATTGCTAAGAGTAATGTTGATGTATTAGGATTGAATACAAAACTCAACATTAATATGTATGAACCTCGGAGCGAAACAGGTATGCGTCCTAGATTATAATGAAAAAAAGAAGAGTGCACACGCACTCTTCTTTTTTATCTTTAGGTTTTATAGAAACCTAAGTGACGGAATATCAGCATCTTCTTTGCAGACCTGTCTGGCTGAGACTGGTCTACACTCTCTTTTTTATTTCTTAATAGATATCTGTCTTGTTAACTCTTGGTCTGGGATAGTGTTTCTTGCTTTTCGAGTTTTCTTTATTGTCTTTTGATAATTCCTTGGTAACAGCTATATTTAATAGTTGATTGTCTTCTGATAGTTTCTTAGCAATGACCATTCCGATTATTTGTACTTTCTTGTTAGACTGGCTTGACATAAAAGTCCTCCGGTTTAATCTTGATTCCGAAGTTAAGGAAAGAACTAGATTCGTATTGGTAGCCTTTCTCAATCGCTAACTTAAATAATTCTTCAATATCGTGGTCGATTGGAAAATGAGCAGAGAAGACTAAATTAAAAATGCCTGAACTTGTTTGTTGTCTAGATTTTAAACGATGAATTGCTTCGAAAATAAAACAGAGAGAATCAAATGCTTTCTCTCCCATTTCAGTTTCTTTAATCAAGTGGGGAATCACTTCCTCTCCTTCATAAGTCTTGAAAGCACAAACACCTTGTTCTCGAGAAATCAACTCAATTTTCACACGAAAAGTACGTTGTACAGTTTTCGTCGCTTTTGATTGTTTTGCCATGATGAATACTCCATTTTAGCATAATTAATATAATAAGAATGGAAGTGAAACCCACTTCCAGTAAGATAATATGGTTTTAAGAATCTGATGGAAATGAACTATTATAGTTTCTCTCTTTTAGTTGATAAGTCACACCCATGATGAGTAGACGTTCAAAAAGATCAACAATAAGTGGTTTATTCTTATCTTTCTTTTTAGCTTGGTGTTTTTTCTTCAGTTCTTTAAGTAAATCTGACTTGTCGATGTCCTCTCGTTTCTCTTCCTGCATAGTACTTTCTTTTCGAACTTTAGAACTATAAAGCTCTCTATCGGATGGATTAGACGAAAGACGTTGCTGTTCTAACTTTAACCAAATTGGTTTAAACAACATAACAGATTTTTGATTGTAATAATTCACCCCTTCGATTAAACGAGGATAAGGAAACTTTCTGTGTTTCCTTACTCGAGCATTAAAGACACTAATCGTGACATCTAAATAAGTGAGGGTCTCGTTTGTCGATAGCCACCCTTCTATCTTTTTCACTTTTGCTTTCTTTCTACCAGGATGTTCTCCATTGTTTAATTTTTCAACATAAGCCAGACACTCATCCTCTCTCCATTTGAATCCTTGGTTTCCTATTTTGAAAGGTCTTGGAAAACCAAGACTCCGTTCAGTATGTGAACGACAGCGTGCTAAAATAGCTTGTCTACTTAATCCGCACATTTTACTAAATTCGTCCGTTGTGATTAAACGAAGTGGGATTCGTTCTTTATATTTTGATTCCATATTTTCTCCAGTCAAAAAGATTCATCTTTCATTATATTAAGGTCATCAGTAGAGTTCAATGATCTGTGAACCCTATAAATAAGAGGAAATAAATCAATGAAACCACGTAAATTTAGAAAAGGAAAAGATAGACCTGAAGTGGCAACCGCCACAACGTTTGGGTTTAGAATTCCGAATAATGATGAAGAATGGGAATATGTCAGTAAGGAGAATATTACCGCGGAAGAATGGCAACGAGGAAAGGGAACGAAAGCAGCCCTATCGGATGATTGGCGAGCAGTCCTCCCTCATTGGTGTCCCTTACCTCAACTTGCTCCAACTGGGATGGGTATGCAAAATGGAGTATTATTAAACCAACAGGGTGTTGTTCGACTCCCTAAGTTTAGCTGTTATTTTGCTGGATACGGCAGAGGAGAGTCGGAGAATTTTGTTTACGGTCCTTTTATTGAGAAAGCGGTGAAACGGAGCAATGGAAGCAATCACGCCACATTCCCTTTTGCCACTGAAGAGAACATTCAGAATCTTCTTGATCTAACCTACAATGGAGAAGATGGCAAACAGATTTTTTCAACATATTGGCATCAGACTGATTCAGAGGTAAGTTACGTACCGAGAGAGATATTTAAAGCAAGAGAAGTATCTATCGAAACCGCCGATGGAAACGATGCGCAGAAACTTTGGAACTTCTACTGTGAGACCAAAGATATCCGTCAACATCTTCATCGCTTTTTCCCGATTGGTTCAGGAAGTGCGATTCATTTCAAGAATGACTATAGTTACGAATTTGAAGGGACAGTGATTTACCTGAAAGACGGTTTCTTCTATCAAGTCAGTACATTAGAAGAATCTGACGGTTATCGTGTTAATAAAGGTAATATTTTCGAACCAAGGTTAGAAGAAGATCCCTATAAGCGTGAAGATAATTCGGACATCCAAGTACCAGAAGAGTTTGGTAAGTTTAGTACCGATGATGAAGACTATTTATTGGGATACGGACAATCATCGAAATTCCCTAATGAAATCGGAAGATATAGAAAGGTCGGTGAGTGGGTGGATGAAAGCCCTGAAAGTTTAAACTATCGTGAATCTCTTCGAAACTGCGTAAGTTACGAATTGACAACGGTAGTTGATGCGGTAACAGAACCACTTTATACGGTTTATACGATTAAGGGTAAAGACGATCCTCCGATTGTTCGAAGTGGAGAGGTAGAGGTTTATCTTGAAGAATTGGGTTTAATTCCAATTAATGATGGTTATTTTGAAGTGGATTTGAAAAAAAGAACAGTTGAAGTAAGAGGGAGTGTTCTCAACCAAGGTCGACAATATGTTGAGAATGGCATTTATAGCCTTAAAGATATACAAACGAAGGGTTGGCAACACTATCCAGTTAGGAGTCATTTAGGCAAATTTGCCCCACAACCTTCAAATAACCTCCTTTATGGTGGCTTTAAAGATGGTACACCGAATAATCTTAAATTACATTATATTCCAAATAAACGTTGGTCTGTAATTAGGGATAACAAGATTAAATGTACACGTATGATAATGATGGGCGATGTTTATACACGCATGACTTATAATGGCGAGGCTAATTACTCCGTTCCATCTGACCAACTTGATGTACGACGTTACTTCAACGATCGAAGTCTCGTCCACCTTCTCACACCTTGGGAAGCCTTAGGAATTGATGCTGGAACAGAAATTGATATTTCTTGGTTCCCGATCAAGTTCCGAAATCGAATGAACACCTTTATGCCGTCAGTCCTCTTTGGAGGTCATTTACTCGATGCGAGAGGATGGAGAAATCAGGAGTTGATTGCTCCATACACAGACAACGATTATTATCATAGTACAACAGATAGAAATACGATTACGCCTGTTGATGAACTCAGCAAATATGTTCGTCGTTTAGAATTCTTCTTTATGGACGAAGGTATTACTCAAAATGGACTTGAGGTTCCAATTGTTGATGAAAATAAATTCATCTCTCCTCATCTTACGAAAGCGTGGGTTGATGTAATAAAGAAATCCGTCGATCTCTCTCGAAAACTCACTGAGATGGAAAGACGTCTTTTCCAATATGTTTATCCTGCTCAATGGAGTTCTGATTATCGTGAACTCGCTTATGGGGGGAAATTAGGTAAACCATATATCCATCTGGGATTCCATTGGCAATTGATGCCAGATTCTGATGCTTTTTTTGTGAGTGACGACGCTGTGGGGAATGGTTCAGATAAGATTTTTGTGAGAAATGTTCCGACAGATCCCACTAGAACGGATGTACATTTAGAAGAGATCGGAGTAGATGAACTTCTACTAAATAGTAGAGGACATTTCGATCGAGATTTGACTTTTAATGAAAAACTTTTCATTCATCGAATGCGTGGATTGAAAGATACAGGACTCAGTAACGAAGTTGCTTGGAAATTATTCAGTGGTTTGACAATCAATAAAGATACGTTTAATGCCGCGATTGAGTTACCTAACTCACTCTTCTATCGCTACGAGATGGAGATTGGCACAAATGTCACTGTCGAGAATTACCAAGGGTATCAAACCGAAGACAAATATGACTTAGAGTTTATCGGAAGGGTATACGGTATCGTTAGACATGGCGGTTACGATAAGAAAATCAAACTTCCTCTTCGACTACGTTGGCAAGATTATGGACATCGAAATCTTATTGGTAAAATTGGGGTGTTATCACCAACAAATGCTAACGATACTCATTGGATGGGTGATACGTGGTTAGAAAGAGGATTTACTCAGTCTGATCTATCAAAATCATTTGCGGATGGTTTACAATTAATGAACCCAGAAGATTTTGATATCAAAAAACAACCTATGATGGACTTCCACAACTTAGGTATTTCTGCGTTTTGCTTCCGTAGTGAATGGCGTGGTGTCATCAAGACCTCCTGGTATCCGAATCCACTGAATCCGAATGGAGGAAACAAAGCCAGTATCTCGACAGACTTGATACCTTATCTGGATTGGACTGGTGATCCTAGAACTTCTCGTTTTATTTATCCGAATGAGTATCGATGGGGCGAAATTGGATTTAGACAACATAACAGTGGTCTTCGAAACAATTTCCCGAGTAAGGAGTTGAACGTTGCATTTATGCTTCTCGTCTCATCGGCGAGACATGTCGATTTGAGGAATAGTGTTCAGCAGTACGGTATTTGTGACGAAAGGGGTTTGGTCATTAAGCCAAATTCAACGTTACAGGATGTCCTCGATAAAAACCCATCAGCATTTTTCCCACCTTTTAATATCATGCTTGAGAATTGGGATAAATTCAGAGAACAACAACGCTGTTATCTTTATCCGAATCAACTCGCTTATTTCCGACCAAATATGTATGTCGAGACACTTTTCCCAGAAGGAACTCCATCGACGAACAATAAAGTAATGAACTTGAAAAAACCTTATGGTGAGGGTGGAATCAAAGGCAGATTTAGTTGTACCCCAAAAGAGTTCTGTGAACGTTACACAACGGAAGAAGAAAGAAAACAATCTATCGTTATACAAAAAGATAGATCTAAGAAGAGAATTTATTTCTTTCCATTCAAATCTGGTTTTCATCAGACAGAAACGATTGAGTTACGTGGCATTGCAAGAAATCCTTGGCGAAACTTACCAGAGTTTACTTATATTGATGGTGACTTCCATAGTTGTATTTGGTTATCGAAGATGGGTGGTTTGATGACGGGAAGTGGATTGTTTTTCAATGTTCGAGAGAACTTTAAAGAAATGGATAGTTTCGAAGCATATCGTCTTTGTAAGAACTTCGGTATTGATTTCGGTTTTGGAGAGAGTCCAAGAACTTATCGTAAAGAATCGGACTATTTTGATTACACGAGAGAAAGACTCGTTACTGAAGATTAAAAGATCTAACGTTAGGAGTACATATGGAACTTCCTTATGGTTCAAATATATCAACGGAGGAGGACATCCTCCGTCAAATTAGTGTAGGGGAAGATTATCAAGAACTCAAAGAACTCATCCAAGAGCTCGATGATAATTCTTTCACGATGATAAATTATCGACGAGATAACTGGAAACCGAATAGTTACCAAACACACGTCGCACTTGGTTTTGATGCGACTGGAAATCCGGTTATCGTTTTTGATGGTCCAGGTGTCGAGACACGTAGACCAGAGATTGAAAATAAAGTAATGTTTTTGTTGTTACCAATCTCGACATTGAAGAAGATAGGTGAGATCGTTATCGATAGAAATCGTGCAAAGATCAAACGCTCTTCATTTATTAATAAATTAAGAAACTTTAACGCTCCCTTGTCTTTAATGGGTGTAAAAACGATTTCTACTAAATTAGAAGCATTAGAACAATTTAAACGGAATCAGGAAGAGTTCTATCCTGCTGACTTTATTATTTTCCTTGCTTCGCTTATCTGGGCGAGAAGAGGTGGTCGTGCGGCGTCAATGATGACGCCGTTTGACATCCTATTCTTTAGACAAATGTTAAACTATCTCGTGAGAGGAAATCCTTTCTCGGGCAATGGAGAACGTCATGAAGCATTCGACCACTCAAGTGCCCCACCTACTGAGGACATCTTGAATGGCTACATGAGTGATAAGGAGAAGATAAATAAATGGACTTATGCGATAAACAGACCTTTTTATTTTGATGGAAGTCCAACGAGTTTAGGAATGTTGTATAGACAAAGTGCATGCTTCTTCCTGAACGATCGTTTAAATCTTTATGTTGAAACTGTTGGGAATGGTGCAAAATGCCCTATTGCCACACCTTTTAGGGAAGACGCTGATGCCTTAATTAGGGAGGCGTGGTATTCTAATCGTTGGGATGAAACAATTGGGTTCCCACTTGAGCATTATTGGGACATCAATTATGTTCAACCACCTTGTCTCATGTTCAGAACAAACTATTTCCCATATATCTTTCCTGGCAAAGGTCAGGAGTTTATTGAAACCTGTTTCTACGAACGAACCACGAACAGTAGTGTGAATCAACGCGGCGCAAATCCTAACTTAGGTATACATGGCGTGAGTGCGAAAGACTACATTGATCAAAGTATGACGAATGGTCAGATGCATTGTGTCGGTAGTCTCTTTACAGTCGGCGGTCTTCCGTTTTATCTTGATGAATATAATAAACGCAATCACAAAGGCGAGAAGCGAGCCCTCTACATCAATCAAGTGGCTTTCAATGGCATAGTCGATGCGAATTATCTCCAAAATTCGATTGACCATGGTCGTAGAGTAAATAACTTAGAAGAAACAGACTATCGGTACACGCTAGAACTTGCTTTTAAGCGTTATGGGTGGCTGGATATTTTCAAGGAGAAGAATCCTCAATTTAATAGAGATAGACGTTTCAGTTTCTTATTCCCTTCTCTTCTCGATGTATTCAATCGAAATACGGGAAGCATCGATTACGTGACGTTCTTCAAACGTTTTGGTTATGCACATCTAGGGAGTAAACACATTACCGATAAAGGATTTGTCCGTTACCATCCGATTGAGATTGGACAACTCTTCATGAAGAAAGAGAATGAAGAAACATTGCGACGTTTATTTTTCCCTGCTCGAATGGAACGTGGTGAAACAGATCCGAGAGAGATGGAGTGTTCTTTATTACATAACGGTTTCGTTTATCGACATTTATTATATCCAGATTGGTCTGTTCCTGAGAATGAAAGACCGAAAGTAACAGGGTATCTCATTAGAAGTACCGTAAGTAATTTCAAGGGAGATTACTACTATACGTTAACAAAAGAGAACCCGAATATCTTCGGTGCCGGTACAATCCAATCAAGTTATCAAATAAGAAACTGGGACTGGATGGCGACATCGTCACTTGGAAGATGGTCGACTGTTATTCGTAAGATTGTTTCTGATACAGCAGCAAATGAAATTGATCGTTACCCGAAATTCTCGCTATCTAAACGTTCACAGGATAGTAAGGTAAGTGGTAGAAAGTGGATTGACTATAAACTCCCCGTTATCGATATCTCTGATAACGTCATCTATTTTGCAGGACGAGCTGTTATTGATAACTTCAAACCAAACGGACAATTTGTCGATAAAGAAGGTACTGCAAATACCACGACGATGAAGAATGATTTCACCCTCTCATTTGCTCAAGAGACGGTGATTAATAATGGGGCTTTTAATGATGTTCCGTTTACACTGTCAGGACGCATGGCAACGTTTCCCGTGATGTTTAAGGGTGTTAACTCCTTCAATGGACGTGGAGTAGGAGAACAACTCCCTTACCCTACTCTCCATCAAGACTCCGTTCGATCAGGTAACCGCAACCAAAGTCTTAGAGCTGGGGGGTTCAACGATGGATTATTTTCAAATGATACTCTATACATTCGTGTAATTAGAAGATTGATGAAGAAAGTCTTCACATTACCGATTTCGGGAAGACAATCAACGAGTCATACGTTATTGGGCGACCGGGTTGGAATTTTCGGACAATCTCTTCGTATGTTAAATACTAATACCTTGCCTGGCAACTATGAGTATTTTGGGTATGCGTCCAAACATCCGATGTTCGCCATGGAACCTAAGTTCCTTGTTAACAACCAAGAATTATTCGATCATCTCTGGATGAAGGGGACGGATGATGTGGGAGGAATCAATAAAAGATTAGTCGATACGAGTTTTATGAATCATCGTGACGTAAATAACATCGGATATAAAGATAGGTTGATTACGAATCGAGTGCATCGACATTATAACTTCTTAGGATCAAGAGAAAGGTATTATACAAACTTTCTCTGGCCGAATTGGAGGGAGATAAGGAATGATTCCGATTTCGACCAACCATTTGCTACGATTAATAGACAGCTAGACCCTGACTATACCTCAACTTCTTTTTCCTTCTATCCTCAGATTATCTTGGTGGGCGCAATTGAACGTTTGGGTAGATATGGACCTGCATTGAAGTTTATTGCGAGACGTAACCACAATGGATGGAAAGACAACCTGTCGTTGTTCTGGAATCCTGTTTTCAAATATGCGGACGAAACGAAAATTGTTATTCCGCTAAATGGTACCATTGTGACTTATTACAACGCCAAACTGACACCGAATGGGAAGAAACCAATCTTTACTTTTGTTGAACCAGAAGGACCAGAGGTATTTGACACCGAAGTCTATGCAACAATTGAGCAAGGACTACATTCAGACCGGATTGAATTTTTTGTTCCTTATTTTGGCAGACAGGGTGGTTACGGTGTCTATCGAGCTGCACCGGGTGTAAACCAAGTAAAAGTGAAGATATCGAAATATGGCTATGTCGAAATTCTTGAAGGGAATGTAGACAGAGTCTTCATTGCGGATCCAACTCATTTCAAACGTTTATTCCCATGGGTAACGGCTGCCCAAATGATGGAAAGCAATTTCAACGTTTCCTTCGCACCCGTTCCAACCGAAGGGCTTGAAGAGAAGGTCTTCGTTCCGGCAGAGTCAGCACTTGAACAGCAGCATGTGCCAAGACTACTTAATTTAATTAAATTTAAGGGAGTTGTGGCAGATACCCCTTACGTTGATGATGCGCTTTTAAAAAGTGGAGCAGAACGCAAGGGGGTAAATGCTAAACGAGTAAATGAGATGGACTTCGCGGTTGTAAACGTAGATGGACGTAATCCTGATTATTCTATTTACGATCGAATGCCAATGAAACTTGATGATGGTTCATTCGGACTAACAATGAGTGGAATCAAATCAGTCAGTAGTAATAAGTATACGATGAAAGGAACTGAGGAGAATCGTTTTTATCTTGCGGACATGAGTCCTCAACAACCAATTATTCATTTCGTTTCGAATGGTGCGAAACTATGGGCGGAATTACTTGAGGAACGAAAAGCAGGTTATTATCTATTTACGGTAACGGGAACTGGAACACTTTCTGTCTGGTTCTACATTGCAGGTGAACGAGAAGCGGTTCGAAGAATGGATCTGAAACCAGGCTTTAGTTGGACACAACTCGATTATTTCCCAGTAACGTTCAGCGATCCTAAGAATGAAGGCAAATTCATTCCGAAAGAACGTTTTAACAACTCAGGTGTTAATAAACAATATCAGGGTATACCTGGTTTTGATGAGAAGAATTGGAAACGAAATGGTTCAGGTCAATCATACCTCTCCTTAGGTGACGGTATCTTGGAAAAGATGGATGGGTTGAATATGTGGTCTGATAGTTTATCTTATAGTCCAAACTTCAGAATGGGATCTGAGGTCGTTCCGACTTCAACCGTTTATTCTAGAACAGGTTATAAGTTTAAGGCAGGCGGTGTCACACCGAATCAAGTCCTTAAAGTAAGTGAGATAAGACCTCGTTTCTCTCATCTTCAACATCTTTATCCAACTGATGCGATTAATTTTGTTTCGTCTCAATATAGTCCCTTTAATCATACACGGTTACCAATACTTACTTTACCGATGAGTTCTGCATTTAGGAACGTAGTCGCGATTAAGCAAGTCGGCGATTTAAATGAAATTACAGAAGGGAGAAAAGCCATCTATGAAGCGAAATATGTGCCTGAACGTAATAAAAACAATGATTACTTAAATAGAGCCTTTATGATGAGTACTCCTGATGATTATCCAGCTTTCACTGATCCTCGTTTTGGAGATCATTATAATAACAGCTTAGTTGTTGATGCCCCTTATCGTTCACTAATAAACTTATCAGCTTATCAAGCGGTTTATTTCTATCGATTCTCAGTGGAGAACTATAAAGTCGATGTCCAGACACTTCTTACTGATAGTGCAGAAATTAACTTCATGTCAATGTTTGGAACAGATGCAGACTTCTTCATCTTTATCAATAAAGATATTGAAATTAATATTGATATCTATTCTGGAACAATTCGATTTAACTTTTTCAAATTGGAAGGAATCAGAAATCGGGTTCACATTTATATTGATCCGAATGTCACGATTCGTTTGAAAACGTCTAGACCTGCTAATTGGTATATGGTGAATTACGTGAATATTCAATCGGCAGATATGAACTCAAATGAAGTGACAATTTATAACTCTAATCGAATTATTCTTGACGCTTCACCTGTTAATAATAGAAGACCTGACGTCACGCACTTCCGTTATGGCACCGCTTCGAAAAACATCTCTTAAAGGAGGAGATATGACACGTCTAAAAGACATTAAAGAGTTTACACGCGATAACATCATTAATGACGTTGTTATTGTGGAAGGTGGCTATGTTAACCATCCTAATGATCCAGGTGGTCCGACTAACTACGGTATTACACAAGCCGTGGCACGTAAACATGGTTACGAAGGAGATATGCGTCAACTACCAAAAGAAAAGGCCGTTGAAATCTATATCAAGGATTATTGGAACAAATGTAAATGTGATGAGTTAATGAAATATCATCCGTTTATTGCTTACCACATGTTTGATTATGCAGTCAATGCAGGTCCGGCGAAAGCCATGATGGACTTACAACGTGTTCTCAATGTCCTCAACGATCAAGGTAAACTTTACCCAAATATGATTGAAGATGGCGCAATTGGTCCAACAACGCTTAGACACCTCGAGAAATTCTTGAGTATCCGAGGTCAGAAAGGCGTTGTTGTGTTAACGAATGCACTCATTACACTTCAGGGTTATCATTACATCAACCTGATGGCAATGAATGAAAAACGAGAAGCGTTCGGCATGGGTTGGTTAACGCGTGCGAGTGATAAGTTCAACATCTTTAACGACATGCAGTAGCCAAAAAAAGAAGGTAAATTTTTACCTTCTTTTAAATAGTTATGAAGAGAGTAGAAGTAGCTCATCTTCAAGTTTCTTGATTTGAGTAGTAGCATCTTTATGACGCCATTCAAACCAAGGATTAATGGATGGCATGTTAGCTTTGCAGTGACTAACAATACTGTCCAACATACTCGGTTTTCTGAGTATTGATTCTCTTTCTTTGTTCATATGGAATCCTGATTGAGAGAGTTAATCACACGGTGGGAATTAGTACTTCCCACCAACCTATACGGCATAAGAGGAGTCCATTGGACTCCTCTTATGTTTGCCTTATTTAAGTCGATTCCATTTCAATAATTCAAGTAAGTTCCATGGACAACGAACTTCTCTCACATTATCTCTATCCCGACTTTGCCCCAAGATAATGTTAGTTTTCACACCCCAGTTGTTCAAACGCATTAGTGTGTAAATACTTGGCTGATGACATAACTGAATTTTATCACCACCCATCAACGCATAATTCTTGAAATCACTAATGCTCTTTAGTTCTATCTCAATACGTGATGAGAACTTCATGGCATCTACATTAACCACTCCTTCTGTTTTATCAAATTCAGTCAGGTAGGAGAATAGTTTCTGAATGACTTCAAAGATATGATAACGAAGATCAGGATACCAGTTAACGTCTTGATAGTTGATGACGAAAAATTGTTCCATCCCTTCCTTATCGAGTTGGAATAGCTTACCCTCCATATTCTCGATTAAGTCTGTAAAAGTAAGGAAGACGCCATCTTCGTCGAAGGATAAGGTTGCTGCAACTTCGTCTGATACACAAATTATGAAACTAGAATTCATTGACGTATTCCTCTAACATTTGAGTTAAAGTGCGACCTTTGTAGTAGAAATAGTCACCATAACGATCATCACCTTTTAGCCACTCTTCAAATAAGCGTGCTTTGAGTTTTAATCCGTATTTATCCTGAAACAGGAGCACAAACGATTCTTGGTGTTCAAGAATGCTAAAGATCATACTGAGTCGATTGAGCTTTACGCCATATTCAATCGCTTCGTAGATATTCTTATCAACGATATTAGTTCTCACCACCTCTTCGAGACGATAGTGTTCTGCAATCTTATCATAACGCATTTGCGTGGTGATAATTCTTGCACTAATAATTCTTGTACTCATCCATGGTTTGTTTTCTGGTGCAAAAACGACATCTTTTCTTTTCATGTTTAAGTCTTGAACTTCGAAGCTGTCTCTTTTAACAATTAAGTTACTCATTTTAAATCCTTAGGGCTTATTTGCCCATGTTATTAATAAAAGGCGATTGACTGTCTTTCATTTTCTCGACATAGTCTTTCACATCGGTTTCTTTGTCAATTAAATCATTGACAAGTTTTTCATCTTCTTCATTGAGTTCAAAAGGAAACTCAATGAAAACACCATCTGTTTGGAATGCCATGGTAATCTCTGTCATCAGTTCCCATTGACTAATCCAACGTTTTAGAAGACGAGGTTCTTCACCCTTCTTCTTCGCAAACATGAATTGTGTATTGCGGAGCTGGAAATAGAGTGCGGCGTCCTTCATCTTTGGCTCATCGACATGTTGAATAGGGAAGATGTGTGAAGCCCAATCTTCCAAGAATTGTTTTCTTGAAGTTGGGTTAAGAACAGCAGCGATTGGTTGCATAAATTCCAACTTCATCTCCCCTTCATCAACCTTGTAGTATCCTTCTTCTACTTGACGTAAGAAGCCAGCGTACTTGGCTAGATATTCTTCCCATACTTTTGGAACGGTCTCCATGGTGGAGACCACCCCGTATGTCTTACCGTAGTCGACAACGCGAATTTTCATCGTTGTACCACCGCATAAACGGATTTGAGAATCAAGGAACTATCGATGATAGCTTGCATCGTTTCAATATCCTCAAAGTCAGGTAAAGAACCCGTCATGAAGTAAGCTTGAGAACGACATGCCCATAAATCCACTAACCAGGTCTGATGACGTTCTAAGAACGACTCAACGGGTGGACGATGACCTTCCTCAATCAGGTAATTGAATAAGTCCGCGATGAGTTCACGCATTCGCTTGATGGAGACAACACCGGTTTGTCGAATAACAATTGGATTATCGCCCATAACGACGAAACCTTCTTTTGGTTCGAAACCATCACGAACCACATCCGTAAAGACCTCAAGGGGAAGTTTCTCTTTTACGGAGATAGAGAATTCTTCTAACCCCAATTGAAGGATAATCGTTGTTTCACCTTTTACTGGCGTATCTGGGTTAGAAACTTTCGTATCACGAAAGACATTTTTCAAATGGGTTAATGTAAAACCCGGTAAGTATTTTAATTCCATATTGAGCTCCTTATAGGCAATGGATGTTATCGATAACACGTACAGCATCAACAGCTGACGCAAGGTAATGACAAGTACACCAACTACTCTCTTTTGGTGCGGTCATAATTTGTTTCCATAGATTATTTTCCGTCTCTTCGCTAATACGTCTTCTTACTCGGAAGAATTCATGTGGATACATTGATTTGAACTCTTTGTAAGTATTACGAATGCGAATTTTGGTTTCGGTAAGATTGATGATATAATCTGCTTTACCCTTAAAGGTATTAAAGATTTCTTCAGATACTATCCACCCTTCATAATTTGAATGGCCGTCTCTCTGGAGACGATTCTCAACCGATTTGAATTTAATCGGATCGGTAAATGTGAGCTTGTAATTCGCCTTCTCTGTGATGACAAGAACTTCCTCCGAAAAGATGTTATCGGGAGGGAGAATGATTGTTTTCGTCGAACTGCCATAACAACGCTTAATTGAATCGTTTAGTAAGTTTGCATAAGCTCTCGCTTCTAGTTCCCCATTCAATTTTGCGATTGAGTTGATGATACCAAGTAGGAGTTGACGGAAATGATAATCGGCAACCTCTTTTACTTGAATGAACTGAATCGTGTTGTCTGAATCTGTTCTCACGACTTTATAGAAGAAGAGACCTTTACAGATAACGTTCACGTTGAAAATGAACATACTCCGATTAATTTCTACATCCCCTAAGAATAAGGGTTCTCCCTTACCGAAATTGATGTAGATGTCGGTACTTTCTTTTTTCCCATCTTCACTGATAAATTCTCCTGCTCCAACAAGTGCCTCTTTCATGAATGCCTCAAAGTGTTGGTAAGTATTTTCATAGGGGCGACTGAAGATATAACGACGTAGTGTTTCGCTTAATCCGACTTTCTCTTTTAAGATGGGATAATGGTCAGGTGATATGCGTTCACCATTCATGATTCTTTCGAATAAATCTTCGATTTGATGAGTTGTTAAAGTGTTCATGGTTTTTTCCTTACCTGTCATATACAGGGTGTTAATAGATTAAAATGAAGTGGAAGAATTCCTCTTCCACCTAGATAATGTAGTCGTGAATTTTTAATAGATCATAAAAGGAGAGCCTAAGCTCTCCTTTTTATTTATTGTTCTTAATGTTAGGTTGGACTGACGACCATCTGGTAGGGTTCATAACTCCATCCCTTAAATGGTTTACATGAATAGAATAGGTTTATCTTCTCATGTTGACTTTTCAGTCTATATCGTAAACCACGAATACGCTGATACCCAACACGACATAATTCTCTTAACCACTGATGTCGATCGGTTAAGATATAGATCACAATATACCAACGTTGGTGAATTTTGCACTTCTCGACTCGCACATTAACTTCATTAAATACCTTAATTTCTGTCTTTATTTCTTTTAGTGTCTTCTCAACTAAACGACACATCTTTTCATCATAGAACGCTAGGCTACGAACTTCTTGCATAAATACCTCGATTAACAAAACGACATAAAGGGAGAGCAAAAGCTCTCCCCAATTTTAAAATTATGGTTTTGGCATCTCATCGTTCTGATAAGCTCGCACAAGATCTTCTTGACGTCGTTCTGCTCTCGTTTTCTCTTTATTCTCTTGAGGCACCTCTCGATGAATAATCGTTCTGACTAAAGCCCCTAACGCTTTTGCTTTGTCTGATTTCAAGAGATTCATCTTGTTCCACATTACCATCGCTGGGATGATAACATATAAACCGATTAACCAGAAATCAGGTGCTCTCATTTCCTTGATAGAAATGTAAGCCAATACAGAGCTGTGCATCAGGATGACAAGCATGGTTACAATGAAACACCATTTTACGATAATTTGGGTTAACTTCATATCACTTCCTGTAGATAGGTCATCTATCTGTAGGTTCAAGATACTCCAACCTTTAATGGAAGTTAAAGCTTGAAGTACTTCGTGACAAGGTTTTCCAATATCGACATCAATGTTGTTCATCGTACATGCAAAGAAGATTTCTCTTCCGAAAGGAGCTTGCCCTAATGGAAGGTCTTTAGCGTGTTCCAAAATATGTTTGACGGTTAAAGCCATCACTCACTCCTAGGTTAACGACAGTGGTTATTCCACCATACCTATTTAAGCAAGATGAGCTTCTCTCCGAAAAACAAAGGATGTTGTTCACCCGCAGAGACACGTAAGAAGTAATCGCCCGAAACAAGCTCCCGAACAGAAGGGAGGGTCATGTCGTAGTTGACTTCTTGTAATTTCTTCTCTGTATTGAGTTTCAGTAAAGAAATGTTTACCTCTTTATCGATGTTTGCTGGAAGTTGTACACCATCGGTATCAAGGGGTAATGTTTGTTTAACAAAATGAACACCATTGAAAACGGGCATGAGCTTCTCAATGATTTCGCTAAACTTCTTGTTGACTAAAGTATTGATGTTCGTCACCTCTGAAACAAGGATGTGATCTACCATCGTGGTTTCTAACGGAATCTTTAAGAAACGAAAGAAAGTACCTTTGCTATATTTTGTTCGATTAATTGGTCGTAACGAAATAACGGTAACCGTATTTCTTTCTGATGGATTGATTTTAAAAACCACATTCAACCAATCAATGTATTCCATCTCCGGATTCTTTTCAAGAATCGCCCGCCGTAAGACTTTCTTTAATGAAACATCATAGCTCAGGATCTTTTTCATTATGAGACTCCCATCCCATCGCCTTATCAATCGTTTCTTTAAAGATAGTAAGCAAACGATTATGTTCATGTTTCGTATTATCCGTTGGAGAAACACGAATTAACTCTTTAAAGATAGGATTACTTTCGAAGAAACGATTTTCATCACCACGTTGTAAATGGGCACTAAAACTTCGTTTCGCTAATCCATTTTGGTAGAATTTGTCGTATCCTAACTTAATGGTGTTGTACCACTTCTCATCTTTTCCTTCATACATCTCGTTTGTATCACTTGTACGTTCATTTAAACGCTCAGAAAGGAGATAGAAAGGTACATCGATATAAAACAGTGCTTCAGGTACAGGGAGCTCTTTATCCTTCAAATAGAGTGGAACTAAGAGGTCATAAACGATTTCAACGTATCGAGTAAGTCCTTTATAACCCGCCTGATAACCATAAGCACTCATTGGACCACGGTCAACAAGCACAAGATAACCTTCATCAATAAACGGTTTTGCTTGTTCCATGATATCTAACCAGTTCGCGGCTAACGTCATCATGTCGACGAGTTTACCCCTTTCAATCTCACGTGTCTTTACTAAAGGTCGAACCGTTTCACCAAAATTCGTACCGCCTGGATTGCGGAAGACTTTTACTTTCTTCCCTTGTAATTCATAGTGGTCTTGTAAACGACGAATGTAAGTGGTTTTACCACATCCATCTAATCCATCAAAAATAAAAATCATAGTTGTTTCCTCTTAGTCATTTAAACATTCACGTATAGCGTAAGTATAACCTACACCAATGGCATCGACAACGTGTTCGACCACATCATCTAAATATTGTTGATCACACTCGGGTGAGAAATGGAGAATCCCCTGAGAGATAAGTTCTTCAATCGCCTCTCTCACATTGTCTTTCGAGCTGTCTTTTACTTTAGCACCCGCAGCACGTTTCATTTGTTGTGGGGCAATCCATTCTATCTCTAGTCCAGAAGTAACGGCAACGTCCATCAAGACTTGTTTTAATCTCGCTAAGGGTTCTGCCGAGGTAGGTCGTTTTGGATTAAAGAATGGGCTCTCTGCAACGATTAAATCGGGTTTAATAATTCGAATTAATCGATGAAGGTTTTCTCGATGTGCGTGTAATCTTGCTGTTAATTCGTCGTATTCGGTGACGATGGTTGGAAAACGATGCAACATCTTCTCAGCATTATGACATTCTGCATAAGTGATTTCGATGTCCATCTTATCCTCATCAATTTCCATGGCACAATAACCCATCGTCTTTGTTCCTGGGTCAATGGCTAATAATCTCATCTATTACTCCTAGGGCAAAAGAGGGAGTCCGAAGACTCCCTATATTTAAATCTTCATAGTAATTAACTGCTTACGTTAACCGAAGATGCAGCACCACCTCCAACGACACCGTTACCGACTAAACCGGCTTCAGTATAGTAAGCGGTGGTATCGAGAGAACGTTCTGCTGCAAGTGGTGTGCGTGAACCCATATCGAAGAAGATCTTGAATCCTAAATTAGACTCAGAGATAGAACGGTAGACAGAGATATGCGCCGCAATTTGACAACCAATGATTTCCTTATATTTCAACGGTGCCGCACCCTGCATCGCAGAGGTCACTTCACGGTCTACCCCTGAACATAATCCAATCTCGGAGATAATCGCATAATCTTCTTCCCCAAACAAGATTCGTGCAACATTTAACAATTCCTCAGCATCTTCTGGTGTGAAGTGAATCATCAATTCGACGTTATTACGTAGCTTGATGTTACTTGCCACCGTGATACCTCGAGGAGGAAGTTCAGGACGTTCTGGGTTAAGGTTCTGTGAAGTTGGAATAAACGGTGCAGAGGTTAAAACCCCATCATTGACTTGGTCACGGATAATCTTCAATTCTGCCGTATCGAAGTTTAATCGTTTCGCATAATAAGCGATATAATCAACCCCATTAATGTTTTCTTTACGACGTAAACCATAATGCTCACGTTCAGACGCACTTAAATCATTGTTTAATTGACGAAGAACAAAGGGCATGGGTTGGAATTGACCCGCATCTTCCGGTTGGTGTTTATACAAATCCGTTTTTGTTGGTTTGCCTGATTCACGCACCATGTCATGCGCACCCCACCCAATACAGAAGTACTTGATGGCAGGTCGTTCTGATGGGGATAAAGCTAAACCCGCTTGGACGCCAAAGCGTTCATTCAGTGTAGTATTTTCTAAAATAGGATAAGGAATCCCAAGTGCATTTGCAGTCATCAAAGCCTGCCCATAGACCGTATGAACGATGTTACTACGGTCAATTACTTTACGTTTCTTTACGTCAGTGGCCATTTATATTTTCCTCATAAAGGGTCGATACGAACGTTTCTCGAATAAGGTCTTTCGGTTTCGTATCTTTATTCAGTTTAAACTCTTGTTTATCGATTCCATCGACATGGTTTTTCATCATCACCCAGACTGGGATATGATTCTCTAACTCTTTCTCTTGACGTTCATGTCTAAAGACGATATCGTTGTTTTTGATGGTTACAATCTCGTTAAAGATATAACGAACATCAAGTTTACGTGGAGCGAATTCTACCTCTTGTTCAAATGTACATTCGTAGTTATCTATCTTGACAAGATAATGACCGAGTGGACTCTCTGGACTGAGGTATTTCTTAATCGAACCCGTCAACGGAAATGGAAGTAAGAAATCAGCATTGATTCCATAACCATCTATCAGCTGAGTGGCGAGAGTTGAGATATCATCCTCTTCATCCTCATAGATGAGTTCAATAGGCAGTACGCGTTTCTTAAAATGAGGTCGATGATAATCGTACCACAATTTATAAGGTTTGAATCCACTCCCAGTGACCACAGCAGTAACACGCGTATTGTTACCCTTACCATCATCAAATGGGACAGGGTCACTTAATGAAACCTTTGTGTCAAACCCACATCCTTTAATCTGGCTGAGGAACAATTCCATCAGATACTGTTCGTTCATTACTCACACTCCTAAATACCCTGAATTCCAGGACTTGTTTTTCTCTCAATATCGCGTAGTCATTTGCGGTATACAACTGACAGTAAAAGTCACCAAAGGAAGGGGCATACTTTTCACATCCTTCATAAACGTAGAAATACTCTTTCAGAACGGATAGTTGAGGAACTTGCACAATAATCGTTTTATCATGGCTATTGTAGCTTCCGCCGAAATCACAATACGTCACCGTGCCATATTTCTCATAATACTTCCCTAACTTTGCTTTGAGTCTCTCATGCCACCAAAGAAGGTAGACTTCTTGATCCATATGTTTGATTTCTTCAAAGAAGAATGCATCAATCACCACATCGCCAAAGAACGCTTTCTGTGTTGCACGCGAATACGCCACTTCTAACACGCCCTTAAGAACAGGATGATTCTCAGGGAACGTAAAACGAACAGCAGTATTCCAATCCTCATCAATATCCTTACGGGTTTTCTTCTCATAAGGTGGAGAAACAAGACATTCATTTAAAAAGTTCATGTCGAGGTTTAATGACTGGAATTTTTCACGATATCGATTCCAAAGGATAGGTTCAAGGATATTTTTTAATATCTCTTGTTGATCACGGAGAGACCGACTCTCCGCTTGGTATATAAAGGATAAATCATGTAACTTATGCATCGCCGAAATCCACTCTAATCTCACCACTCAATAATGGGTGGTTAGTAAAATCAAAAACAACATCCCCGTCAAGACGTCTCACCAGGATATCTTGATTATAGCGATGTCCTGTTCGACTCACAATGTCTTTGTCCGTGTTCATGTTTAAATAAGCTTTGAAAGTATCAATAAGAACACTATCTTGACTTCTATCATGAACTCCCTCCACACGAATACGAAGTTTCTCAAATTCAGTCGGTGACTTGAAGAACTCTTTTAAGTATTCTTGGATATTGAAACGACTGTAGTGAATCAGTCCAACATTCTTCGTTGAAATAGGATACGTCTCTAAATCCGGTTTATAGCTAATGGAAGTTAACGCATTTGTAGTTTCTGTTTCTGATACCGTTGGAACAAAAGGGGTCTGGTTTGTATCACCATAATCTAAACCGTTTCGGATTAACATGGCATGGTGAGGAGGAAGATTATCTAACGCATATTCGTTTAATCCATCTCGTGTGCCATTCTTTTGATAGTCTCGTAATGCAATCGCCATGAATAACGCATCGTACGCATTCCAGGTCATTTGCTCCTGTTTCCGTAAATCGGTTTTACGTCCATAAAGGTTTAAGGCAAATAAACAGTCTTCCCGGTTTAACGTCAGTTCTGTTCCATTTAGCATTTCATTGAGGGTAATGGTCACATCCACCGCAGGTAACGTGATACTTCCCTGTTCGAAAAGAAGATGTTGGTCATCTGTAATACTCAAACGAATTTTATCCGTTGAGATAATTTCAACGTTCACATTTTTCTCAGAAGGATGGAAACAAGTATGAAAGAGTTTATTAATTTGCCACAAACATTCTTTCAATGGAAGTTGAGCACTATAAGCAATCTGAGCGGGTTCTTCACGATAAGCTAATTCCGACAAACTAGCACGAGCGATTTTTACTTCAAGTGCTTTTGCGGGTTTATAACTCTCTCGTGGAATAATCGTTAAGCCTTTTTGCGCTTGGTCGTATTGCCCAAACGCTTGACGGTTAGTCACGTCTTCATGACGTATCGATAACCAAATCGGACTTTTCTCAATGCCTTGGTCAGAGATGGACGTCAAAATTTGATCGATGTAATGCTTTCCATTTCGTTTTGTTAAGGTTTTAATTTCCATAAGGTGCTCCTAAACGAGTTGGGAAACGAACATTGTTTCGGATGGCATCTCGTTCAAATTTATTTGCTGGTTGAGATAAAGACATCGTTGAATAACTACTCACCTGAGTTTCCACTGGACCTACTTCGGTGACGACTTTACCTAAATCGAACTGAATAACGGGTCTTGAATCTTCTGGACTATAAAAGATCACTTTCAACTCTCCGATAAAGAAAGGATGGTTGACAAGTGTAACGTTAATCTCCGTATAAGGTTTCGACGTCAGTGTAAAGGTACTCTCTAAGATATTCTCCGGTTTTACTTCTATCCAAAGTAAATCGGTTAGACAATCCGCAACGTGCTGTTTGTCAATTTCAAATCCAACAGGCACATCGAAGTTTCCTCCTTTACGTGGGGGATAACTTGGCAATCCCTTCGTTTTCGCGTTTGAAACCGGTGAACGATTATAATAAAAGATTTCTAATGTTGTATCATCAACATCATTGTCTCGGTCAAGTCGTGCAAAGGTAATCTTGGTATTTACACCAGCGACAGCGGTTTCTTCTTCTACCGTGACTCTTTCCTTTTCCGTTTTGTTACGAGGTTTGATTTTCTCGTAAACATCTAACCCACCAAAGCCTTGAGTTACCATGACTTTGAGGATTTCCTTTTGTGTATAAGGAGTTTGTTTATTCCCTAACACGCGTTCAAAATCAAAATTGAATTCCATCATTAACCTCTTGGTGCATCTTCAGGATAGAGTTGATACCAGAAATAAAGTGGGTCATTTGCTTCAACCTGTGCAACAGTACCACCAGTTGTTTCAACGTCATAGCGGTCAGGTAAGAACGGACGAGTTGGACGTAACGTATTGTTCTCTGAACCAATCGTCTTACTGTTGTTCCAAGTGTTTGCCCAATCAGCGTAGCTACGATAACTTCCCTCATTCTTCACAACGAATTTTAACGCTTCGAATTTCACAGGCGGACGAGATAAGCTTAACGGTTCTTCACGAATTAATTTTACCCCAAATGAACCCTTAAAGACAAGACAATCTGATGCAACAGTTAATGTTTTCTCATTTAATCCATAAGGTAATTGTTTTGTGACAATCGGTTCATAAATCAAATCTGTTTCTTTAAGTTGAATGCCTAAGATCGCATTTAAGTTAGGCACTAACGACTGTGTCGTATCGTGATTACTGGTTAGTGTAATCATAAGGGCATTCGGTGGGACAGGCATCTGTCCCATGTCGAGTCGATTATAGTGAAGTTTCGTACTTCCTTTAATCTTCGTCGAACCATTTGTTCGCATCGAGACGGTCGTATTACGCCCCGTACTCGCTTCTGCATCAGCAGGGGTGCCGAAGACCACATCTTCGACACGAATATCAAACCCAATACGACCAGCATTATGATGATTAAACAAATCAATCAAACACTGTTCTTGTGGTTGGTTTAAATTAATCTTGACGCTCATCGCGTTGCTCCCATGTAAAACCCGGTAACGTTGGGTCAGAAATATAAGCAATGTGGAAACCAGTTAGATCAACACGAACGTTGAAATCGTTCCATTCAAAGCCAGGTAGTTGTTCTTCAGCAATATCACGTAAGAAGATATATTCTTCTTTCACTAAGAAGGTTTCTTCTGTCATGGTAAAGCCAGGAAGTTTGTATTCTGTTCTTAACGGATATGGTTGAGATTCGATGTTCTCTAACTGCCATTCGAATCCATCGAGGACGTATTTCGCTTCTAAAGAAACGAGTTGTGTTCTATCGATTGGTTTACGATATTCGAGTCGACCATCTTCCGTGATAAAGTTCGGTTGTAATTGATCGCTATATTTCGCTCTGAAGGCAACCCAATCGTAAGGAGAAGGTTCCTCGAAAGGTTTAACGGCATTTGTCAGACTTAACCAGACTTCATCTCTAAAGACATCTAATGAAATCGTATCCATGGCATCATAGGTCGTGAACTCATCACTGAATAAACTTCCATTTCTTATCCAGAAACTTCGTTCTGCCAATTCATTTTCATCCTCTATTTCAACCGAATGGAAAACGGAGGTAGGAAGATGATGAGATTGATGGTGAATGTCAAAATGACTATCTTGGATATCGATAGGCATCTCAAGATTCTTCTGCGTCATCTCTTCGATATCGTAAATCGTATTCTCATCACTAAGAAGATTCAGTGACATTGGGGTGGAGGTAAACTCAATTTGGCGTTTTCTTAACAGCATCGGTTTATCTTTCAAGAACCAATATCTTGCCATATCTTCTTGTTCAATCAACCCTACCTTCACCATCGGTAAGTTCAAAACAGTGACATCTTGACTATTGATCGTTTTAACAAAATGGATATTATAACTACTGAGTTTCTCCATTAAACGAACCATGTTCTCCTGGATAGACTCAATCGTATTACCTTTGGTAAGATCCTTACCCGTCACTTTCACAAAGATATTATTCGCAAGTTCGAGATACTGGCTTTGTTTCATGTTCATGATGAGCCAGCCTCTTTCCTTACAGTAATTGAAGTAGCTATCTTGACCTTCCGGAAGAAGGGGAAAACTATAGTCCGCTTTTAAGGACTCGGTGAGCATCTTCACTTCCCCTTCAGAAGCTTGATCTTGCACAAAGCCCCATAAATCATCCATCGTATATTTAAAACGATGAACAACCGAACAGAACTTATAGAACTCTTCCGTGGAGTAGACAATCCCCATCGCAGGATAGTTATCTCGAATAAAACGGAGATAAAGATCGACGTGTTCTTTTTCCCAATACTTATAAAGTAAAGTTTCATCCTTAGGCATGAAGGGGAAATAAACATTCTTCGCGGTAATGTAACCAATTAATCCTGTATCATCAATTTTCTCAGGTTGTTGACTTCGCCATAAACAATAAATGAAGACGATTAACGCTTCTCTTGTATTCAACGTCAACATTTCTGAGCTACTTGGGTTATTCACCGAAATGGTTGTTTCGTATCGATTCATCGAAGCCATATAGACCCAATAATAAAATAACGTATCATCAATTGGGAAACGTTCTTGAGTGGAGTAGTCTTCTACGTGAGATTCGATTACCTTGGTATTTAGATTATCGTGACGACCAAATCGCCACATTTCACGCCCTGTTTGATGATAGTGTTCAAAGGCATCTTCATTATGTAAACCCGTTGGGATCTCCTTTTCCATGAGTTTACGAAGATTTAACGTATCATCCTTCGACTTATAATCCAGATTAGGGAGGTTGATTTGTTGGCGTTCAATTTCCAAGTCTGGATTATTCTCAAGAATATGTTCAACGTCTCGATGAATTTTAAAGCGAGAGATAGGAAGATTCCGTTTTGACATGACGTACTCGATAATCTCTTCGAAGTTCATCTGCTTACCGGCATGTGCGATTAACCAGTTGATATTCTGATATAACCACATCGTCTGTTCCGTGGTCAGATAAGCACGATAACGGTCTAACTCTAACTTACTTCCTAAATAGTTCCAAATGTGATACTTATTGGCATAAGGCGTATTGGCATATTTCAATCGAACATTCATGAGCAACAGTGGAAGATTCATGTAGAAAATCATCATCCGCATCGGTTCGTAATACTCATCGGTGATACTGTAAGCTGCAACATCCCATCGCTGAAGATAACGACGAATCTTTTCTTGCACATCGGAAATGAGGAAATATTCGTTGTGGTCAACTAACGTTGGGTCGTAATAAAGAATTGTGTATTCGTCAGCCTGAATCGCTTTTTCCTTATCAATCGGATTGACGATACCTCGAATTAACATTTCTTGTTCAGGGAAACGTTTGACAAGATCGTTGAAGTATTCAGTCCCCAACTGATAATTCCGCCAAGTTGCTCGATGAACTTTCATGTTCTCTTTTGTAAACTCGATATCTTGTAAGGTATCGAGTGATTTCACCACCATCATCTGGTCAGCAGGATGATACTCCCCTGCAAGATGACAATAGTAACGCCATGTCTCTGGACGATCATAATCTACCGTAAGACCAAGATACTTTCCACCATGTTCCACCCAAGGAACATGACGGTTCATGGCATCCGCCGTCACGCTATTTTTAATAATGATAGATCTTGCCAACTCCAAGTTATTGGTCTGGTAGAAATTGTACAGTGAGCTATCATTGAGTGTGTTTTCCGTCATAATTTTCGCCTTGTAAAACGGGGGTTAAAGGATGGAAAACTTAGCACTTGATATGCTAAATTAATAATGATTAATAGAGGAGTATCTTCCGATGATTGGAGGAAATCGAAATCGTGTCAAGGTAGGAAGCCCAGTCAAGCAACTCACGCAGACTGGCGAACGCTTGATGCGTTTTGCAATACAGAATGAAACGGCTCGTCTACTCTCGACTAAGTTAACCTTAGATCCGAATAAGAGTCGTTATGCTCAGAATGGGAAAGATGAGCCTAATGCACCGAAGGTAGACATCATCCAAAATCTCTCACAAAGAGCAGTTCAAAAACTCAACGATATTGAAAACATCTACGAAATCTTGCCGGATACAGAGACAGCAGAAACCATTATGGTCAGTTCAATTCTGTCTCCGAATGACCTCATTACAGAAGAACTCATCTGGAGTGTAAATGGTGATTTCCCTGCTGAAATCGGGACCGTATTAATGGATTTAGTACGGGAAGCATTCGACAAGGACTATAAAATTAACGGTTATTTGAGTCAAATTTTCCGTGAAGCCATTTACCGTAAAGGGGCTTATATTTTTGCGATTTTCCCAGAATCCGCCGTAGATGATATTATCAATGCAAAGACTTCTCTATCAGAAGAGAGTTATCAAAATGGGTTTGAAAAGGCTATCTCTGGTCGAGGATTGTTGGGCAATAATGAGAAGAAAAAAGAAACAACAAGTTTTGAAAATTTCTTCCGTTATCCCTCAAAGATAAAGGCAACCGATAAAGAATCTATCGTTCATCCGAATTTGTTAGTCACGGATAATCCGGATATCCTCAAAGTTCCAACGATGCAGAAGAAAGTCGCCGATGAGCGAATTCGACAAGCTTATGGCATGGAGAGTTTCGGACAATGCGTCTCGATACTAAATCCGAAAACGATGAATCGTGATGACAATACGCAAATCGTCAATACCCTCTATCAAGACCAGACAGGCGTTCGTGCCGCCGTGGTGCAAGTAAATGACAACCAAAATGGTTCGCGTGGTTCGATTGGTCGACCTTTACTAAAACAGATGCCATTTGAATGTTGTATCCCTGTTCATGAACCCGGTGACCCGGATAAACATGTTGGTTATTTCTTCTTGATTGATAAGAACGGTAACCCTGTTTCGAAAGAGTTAGAAGCCGATAACTTTAATCGACTTGCCCAAGGTTTAAGACAAAACATCGGCGTCAACGCCATCTCTTCTTTAATTAGCGAAATGAAGTATTACGAACAAGGAATGTGTTCGTTCAATGAGAATGACAAGAACTTACTCGATGAGTTGGAGTCAGTTTATATTTCATTGGTAGAACGCGATTTACTTGCTCGTTTAAATAATGGGGTTTATGGCGATAACGTCGAAATTGGGAAACCTCAAGAGATTTACCGTATCATGCTTGCTCGTGCTTTAATGGGCATGCAAACACAATTACTTTTCATGCCTTCTTCATTAGTTCAATACATTGCGTTTGAATATGATAAATTTGGCATGGGGGTTTCACTTGTCGGTAAAGCAAGAACGTTAGCGGCACAACGTTCAACATTAATCTTCGCGAACAACATGGCCATGATTCGTAACTCCGTACCGAAGCAGTTAGCCACCATTAAGATTGATCCTGCTGAGGCGGATCCGTGGATGGTGTATGAAGCTTCTCTGACAAAGATTACTGAAGCAAATGCCATGTCGTTCATGTATCATGCGATTACACCAGAAACCATTGAGAATGCGTTAAATCGTGCTGGTTGGGAGTTAAGGGTGGAAGGACATCCAGACATTCCTGAACACATGATAGAAACGGATTATAAAAGTGGAGAAAGACCTCTTATTGACGATACTGTGCTTGAGAAAACGGATAAACGTTGGTTCATGAGTTTGAAAGTACCACCTGCATTAATTGAAAACTCGTCCGAATTAGAATTTGCCACACAGTTTGTGGCACAACACGCGTTATTCAATCGAGTTCGTCGCGAGTATGCTAATAAAGGTTCTGCTCATCTTTCTGATTTGGTTCGTAAGGTGGTGTTAGCAGATGGTGCATTACTTCGTTCATTAACAGGATTTATTCGTGCGAATGTGGCACAACTTCCGAAACATCTCCAAGAGCTTGCTGAAGGGGACACATCGATTCCAATTATCAAAGCTTTCTTAGAACAACTCGAAGTTGGTCTACCACAATCTAACAATGAGCGTGATAAAGAACAGCTTGAAGCATTTAGTTCATTTAAATCAAAAGTGGAAGAACTCATTCCACTTTACTTTAACCGTGACGATATCGCTCTTCTCTTACCGGAGATTGACACAGAGGAAGATCCAAACGGTGAGATCAAAATGAAGGTCTTAGACCGCATTGAAGATTACATCAAAGCCGTTGTGCTTCGTAAATGGGTGGCGGATAATGGTATCTTCCCTGAGATCAATGAAATCTTCAGATTTGATTCACCTCAACCGAACCTTGAATTCCTTAAAACGTATAATGCCGATACGGAACGTATGGTGAAAGCAATTCAAGAAGTGGTTGCTATTATCTTTGCGAAGAATAGCGGTGCTGGTGGAGAGGCTGAAGTCTCCGATACTGCCGATAGCTCTTCAACTGATGATGATAATACTTCTGATGATTCAAGCTCTGACTCTGATACGGATTCTGAAAATGACGAAGAGGAAGAAAGCGGGGAAGATGATTCTGATGATAGCGAAGAAGAGTCTTCAGACGATAAGGATGAAGGGAAAGGCGATAAGGATGATGATGCCGATGACATCATGAATATGATGAACAGCATGCCTGGTGGTGATGAGTAACATTAAAAAAGGAAATTAACCTATGCGATTAGGACAGAAATGGGTGAGTCTAGAAACTCACCAACCAGTGACGGGAGTAGTGGATGTTTACTCCATTGAACAAGCGATGAACGACTTTGATATTTTGCTTTCCGCGAAAGCTTCTTTAGAAAGTCACGGTGCGTTCGGGTCCCAACAACTTACCGTGATCAACAACATTATTGGTTCGGTATATGGACGCAACAATATCGTGATGGCGTCTGTTGAGAGTCATGGTGCGTTTGAAGCATCACTTGAAGGCGCTTTAACAGAGATTTGACGTAAAGTGAAGAATGGTGTCATTAATGGCGTGATTGGGATTGGTAACTTCTTTGAGTGGTTAGCCTCAAAACTTGATACTATTATTTCAAAAGTCTTTACAGGTATTGTGGTTGGATTAACAGATGTACTCTATTTCGGTTCAGTGTCAAGCTGGATTCGTCTTATTGGGACAAATGAGTTCTTTAAACAGTACAAGTGGAACGAACAAGTTACAGCAAACCTTAACCATGATAAAGTGATTGCGGTAGCCATTGAACAAATCAATAACGCCTCTGAATTCTTCAAGAATTATGAAGAGTATGTAAAAACGTTCCACGATGGTGTAACGAAAGTACTTGCTGCATTAGAGAAAGGTTCTAAGGATATTGAGAAGTTGGTGAAAGACTATAACGCAGATACGAACGTGAAATTGGTTCGTATTCTCGATAAACTCTTCCCATCTAAACAATGGAACAAATTCCAAAGCTCTAAAATACTTCTTGGTGGTAAAGTGATCGGGATGGCAGATGCTCGTTTCCACAAACTTCGTATCTTAGATGAAGAAGTGATGATAACCGAGATGAAAGGGAACCGTCATAATTTAGATCAAGCCCCTGACAATATTCGTATTCCAACCGATAAGTTTAAGAAGATGATTGAGGAAGCGAAGAAATCCTGTAAAGTGGCTCAAGAGACAGCCACGAAAATAAAAGGTTTCTCCATTGACGTCGAAACACTCTTTGATAAACTTGATAAGAGTACGTATGAACAGTATCTATCCGATACGGCTGCCACTTCAGTGCGTAACTTTGTGCGTGATGTGGCTTTAATGGTGGATACCCTCAACACGGGTGCCGTCACGAAATATTACGAAATCTTTACGGAGAAGATGGAATCAGCAGAAACGCTTGTGACAAAAAAATAAAAAAATAAAGTAACGTAAATGATAGGCGGTACAAAAGTACCGCCTTTTTTTCCGCTATTTTTCTTTTTCGTCAGATTTAGTAATAAGTTTCTCTAACTTCTTGATGACATCTTCAAACGAATAATCACCTTTTGGAGTGACGATACAGTAAATCATTTCATTTTCATATTTCTTCAAGAATTCAGACCAGGAAGATTGCACCCCTTCCATTTTTACAAAAGTCTTGCGATTTAAACCCACCCAATATCGACAGAATGGTGAAGATTTGAAATCTGGTGCCTTATTTGGAAAGAAGTCTCTGACACGAAGGAACGTCTCTTCATCAACGAAATCAAAGTCAAAATACTTTTCGAAGATTTCACGTTGTTTGAAATTCTTTCCTTTAAAGAAGAATCGACTCTCGTAGAGTAGTTCTTCTTTCATCACTTTTCTTAGTAAAGGAGGCAAGTCTTCAAACTCCTCTACCCTCGATGCAATGAATTGAAGGTATCCTTTATCCCAACGAAAGATAATGTCTTCAACACGATGCGGGTAAAGACGAATACATGATTCTTCCGGAATAGGGGAGAGTGCTGATTCATTTTTAGTCTTTTCTGATTCAGTAGTTGTTACCATTTTAAATTCCTATTTTTAATTGATTAAAAAAAGATAGGGTGGTGCCCTATCTTTTGATTTATTTAATAAAACGTTTGACACGTCTTTCTTTTTTCTTGAATGAAACAGGCAGAAGATGCGTAACCTCTTAATCGCCATGCACGAATATCGTTCTGTTTATAGGTAGGGTCTTTAAACCAACGATGTTTCTTTCCTTCTTTATCAATGCATGTCATACCGGAAGGCACTTCAACACAATCGACATCTTGACCATAGTGAACGGAATCGATTGTTAAATGCTGATAACGAATTGTTCTAGATGTTGCTTGTTCATCAACTTCTTTGTCTAATTCTGTTACGGGTAAACCTAACTTGATTTGTCGTGCATTATCAGAAATCCTATTGACCCGATAAGCTTTTGTTTTACTTATCGGGTTGTAGTATAACGTTCCGGTTAGGATGTTAGGTTCTGTTGCTTGACTTATCGCCGGAGTTAGCATGAGTAACATGTAGATAAGTTTATTCATCACTCACCCCTATTTCGGAAGATAACCACGTTTCGGTAATTTCTTATAGGTTGGACAAGTGGTTGATTCCTCAAACATGTAAGGATCACACGCGTCTTTGAACGTCATGAGACTTTTATCGGATTCATAATGGTAACCTGTCATGAGATAGCGAGGAATATTGCCGGCTTGATATTCGCGATAGAACTCATCACTGACAATCGTGATAATCTCTGTCGTGTTATCTTTACGTTTACCGAAGCAGACGTTCATCGGAGTTTTATCACCGAAGTATTTAGGGATTTCAGAAACACCACAAACCATGATCGGGTAAACTTCATTTCCCCAAGTTGCATTGATTAACGTTGTTGGGTAATTGTGGAACTTCACATTTCCCCAAGGAGATTGATAAGAGAAGTTAGGGGCACCTTCATTGGTGGGTTGCCAGTCCACGTCGGCTGGCGTATACCAGCTCTTCGTATTCTGTTTCTCACCTTTGATAATGGTTTCTGCGTCAAGGGCAAGGACAGATGTTGAGATTAAACCTGCTAATGCTAAAGTCACTAATTTTTTCATGGAAAACTCCTGTTATTGGTAAATGAAATAATGAGGGAGAGGATACTCCTCTCCCATAATTGTTGAGATTACAGTTCCTTAAGAACTTCAAGTTCTTTCGGTAAAGTCATGCGGTTATCGATGCAACTGATGATAATGTGATGACTCAGAAGAGAACGACGTAAGCGTTTTACTTCTTTAATGATTTTCCGACAAGCTTCCTTATCGACACGTTTCATGTAAACGCGGATATAAGAGTGATTGATTTCAATCTTATACCAACGTTCATTGATGACGCGACTGATTTGGTTGTTATCAGTATTGATGAAGATGACTTCCTTTTCTTTATTCAAGTCGTCTTTCTTTGGTTTGGGTTTAAACCATTCAGAAAGGGGATGTTTATACATCCGTCCTTCTTTTACCTGATGCGACAGGCGAACATGTCGTAAGTCTTTTGAATTAACCCCGAATGTTCCCCACCAACCAATGGCCTTACATTGATTACCGCAACACATCTGAAAGAAAGAACGATGGATGTGTTCATTATGACGATTATCAATGAAGGTAAAGAGTTTATTCTTCTCTTCATTTAACCACCCTATGGTTTCTACGGTGAGTGTAGAAAGTACGTGAGCAGAAGGGACAAAGAAAGGGTCATTTTCACCACGACGATAGAGATCGTAAATATGCTCTAAACCAGACTGATCGATTTGGTACGCTGTTTGACAACTCTTATCGAAGATAACAAGTTGTAACCCATTTTGTTTTCGAAAAGCTTCCTGGACAACGAAAGGAAGAAACTCCAATTTGTTAATCTCTGGTTCTGTCTTAAGTAGGTCGATTTGCTCATGTTCATCCTTTTCTACGACTTTCTTCCTAAAGAAGAAATTGAATAGTTTTGATAACATCTTTACTCCTTATTCGAAGATGTATAAGTTAAATTTATCTTTTTCCATTTCAGCAAGGTAAACCTTTCCTGATAAAGGAAGTTGTGTTTTACTCATCATGTCTAAGTGATTCAGGAGATATTCTCTTGTCACCATGCAGGTATTTTGGACGACATTCAGTCCTTTATTCGAGTAGGTGTAATGTATCGTCTGAAACTCAATATCCCGCACACCAAGACGTTTTTCCTCTTCAGATGACTGATAATATTGCTTCGTCTTATCGAGGCTGTACGTGAGTTCTACGAGCTTTGGTAGCACCTTAAAATGCACTAATGAATCGTAGACTTTTGCACTCTCTAAATACTCATGTTGATATTGTAAATCACCGAGTAAAATGGCTTCGACAATATGAGCCGCAAGACTTGCTTTCGATGAGAATGGAATATCAATGATAATCTTCGATGCCCAGTCATCTGAGTTTTCATCAAAATAAGCATAGATACCGTATAGTGAACAAGTCCGACGGATATACTCCATTGATTGGTCAGCCATTTCAGAGGGTAAGAGTGCCTCGATATGATAACCTTCTAACTCTGTCTCATTCTTGATAACCGGGTCAAACTTATAGTAAAGCGTTTTAGCCCGACGAAGTTGTTTTGTGGTGAACGTTTCTTTGTCGATGGTGAGACGACGTCCAAATAAATCTCTTGCAATAAGTTGGAAAGTATTCATTATTCGATCTCCGTAAATATGTTACCGCTTCTCACTTCCATGATTTCATCTCTATTAAGTGTAGAAATGAGTTGGAAGACTTTGAGTTGTTCCTCAACGAAGGCTTTTTGAAGTAACGAGAAACCTTCATCTTTACGAAGGTCTTTCTGGACTGCTTGGTTCGCGTAGTAAGACGTCGCTTCAAACTCAGCTTTCTTACTTTCGTCGTTCTCATCGTAACAAGATGCTTTCCATAGATTGAAGAAGAACTCTGGTTTTTCATCCGATGTGCCTTCACCTATCATTGCTTTGAGACTCACAATAAAAACGTCGATTTGATCTTCGTCTATTTCTCTTAATATGCGAATCATTTGACTGAGGTATTGTTGATAGAGTTTCACTCTCACTGTTTTCTCATCCAACTCTTTGATGTTTCCACCACTTCCTTCAAGAAAGTCAACAGTGGTTTCATGTTTTAACATGAGATCAAGAATCTCTTCATGAGTCTTCCCTTTTATTTCTTTCCATTCCTCTAACAAAGACTTACTTTTGACCAGTGATTGGAGTTTATCAGTAACCATTGTTTCAACTGCACCATAGTTGATACCCCAACCAAAACGATCACGTGCAATGAAGTCCGTAATCGCTTTGATTTGAGTTTGATATCTTGAGAGAATGGACGGGAAAGGTGTTTCCATATCGCCATTGAAAAAGATCTCATTTACTAGATCTGAAACGGCGAAAGTAAGAATGGTCTCCTCAGATTTCGACAATTTCATTTCTTTACGTTGTTTGATTGCATCAGCAATGCAGATTATGCACATAAGTGTTTCTCCTAAGTTGTGGTGAGAACAGATGAGTTGTCACCAGAAGTTAATAAAAAGAGTAAGGTGGAAGAAGAGTTTAACGCCCACTTCCACCTAGATAATGTGGGTGTTAGTTTTAATTAGAATGGCAGACTCTAATTAAAATGTGGGCATAAAAGATAGGTTCGCCCTATCTTTTAAACGTAGCAAGATTAAATAATTGAACTAAAGAGTTTACGCATAAAGGTTTTGAAGATATTCATTATCTTACCTCTCCGAATAACTTTCCTTCTTTGATATCTTGAATAAAATCATCATTTAACGATTGCGTTATGGTGACCAAACGCTGTTGGATGGTGTTCTCGATATACAGAAGTGATTCTTTTGCGGTTTCTTTAGACACCTCACAAGCATTCATTCCGCAAACGAGTGCGAATAATGTTCTCAAACGCGTTCTTGCGGTTGCAAATGCGTGAGGGGACCGAAGTTCATAGTTGAAATAACAAGGAACGGATTTTTCAATTCGAGTATTTGAACTGATTCGCTCTATGTATTCATGAACTTTAACAAAATCAAGTTCCCGTATAGATTCGATAACATGAAGTAAGATAGCAGGATAAATCTCCTCGATAACTTCTTTTAGTGTTTCATTCCCCTTAAACGAAATCATCTTGTCGAGAAGTGTTTTCACGAATGCCATCGATTCTTCTATGTTCTCTGCAAGTAACACTGGATTAAAATAAAGTAAATCATTTACCTGTATTTCAGGCGAAACATCTGTTTCTTTTTCAAATATGATTTCTTTTGGGAGGTTTGCTTCATGCTCCGTAGTAAGGGTTATTCTGTCTCCAGTTTCCTTGTCGACCAATGCTTGTGTTTTCTTACAGAACACCACTTCCCTACTGCGTTTCGTTCTATTCTTTTTTTCTTTAATTGATTTAGAACCAGATAAACTCTTCATTAATTTTTCCTCTTCCTTTATTTATAGGTTTAAACGATTTCCATTTCAAACTCTCCGCATACTCACGTAATGCTTTAAAACACCACGCTTCTGGATCAGGTTCGAAAGAATGAATATTTTCATCGTCAGCGACATAGAACTCACTCGATTTCAATAAGAGAGACAACAGTTCGTTGATGTCCTCTGGTTTATCGAGATAATAGTAGAAACGTTCAGCACCTTGCCATAATGTTGGTTCGTATACCATCCATTTAAAGAAACAACGGTTTAAACAGGTATAGGAAACCAACCCAGCCTCATCAATGAAAATTACTTCTGCTCTGAAAAGATTTCCTTTTGAGTTGGTAAAGTTACGTTGAAAACCAATCATTTTAGGTCTAACTGGACAATCGATCGATTTTGGTTTTACATCAAGAACGTTATCGTCTGGATGAACATTCATTTTCGAACCAAATAAGAATAAGTTATTTGGGTTTCGAATCAGTCCAGCGAGTTTACGATCCGTTTCACTGAGATGACTAAGTTGATGAAATTTGATACCATCATCTGGATGGTCGATCAGGAAACGTTTCACTTTGTGAATCAGTCGTTTCAGTTGAAATTCAAAATTAGATAAGCACTTCATTAATTTTTACCTTCTTATTTTATTTCTTGATCACTTTTATCTTTAAGATAAGAGAATCTCGTTTGTAACATTTTGCTTTAGGTGCACCCTTGTAGAGTTCAATCTCAATTTGATAACCTTCCCTTTTATAAATATTTGAGAAGATTCGTTTGAGAATAAATTCCACAAACGCAACGGAAAAATAGATTATGTCATCAAATACTTCAATTTCAAGTCTCACTTCCTTTTCCTTTTCTGGCTCTTCCTCCAAGATTCCGCTACCTTTCACTAATCTACCCACTTTCTTCATCCACCATTTGAAATATTCAATTACCGTTTTATCCATGACGGAGGCTGGAAAGATTGTTGTATGTGTGATGTGCTGTTTCTGTTCACGTTTTGAAGAAGACCAAGTGATAGACGAACCCATCTCGTTGAATAAGTTATCGAAGAAATCAACAATAGGTTCAATTTTCGCTTTGGATTCCTGTGGAGTTCTTTTGGTAACATAAAAGAAGTCTTTGTCTTTAAAGAGTTCATCTAACCGTTTCTTCACGTAAGTGCATCTTTCTTTACTAAAGTAAAGATCGATACGACGACCAAAGGTATAGTTGGGACTGTACGTTGATGTATGGTGGAAGGGAGTCTCTTCTATCTCAACTTCATTGAGGTAGAAAGAAACGTTATTAATAAAGAATCGATTCTTATCGGGTTGCCATTGATGGACTCTCATCCATTTCCCGTTCGTATATCCATAAGGAAAAAATAGGTTGCTGTAATGCATTCTTACTCCTAATTGATGAGTTAAGTTTAATTATTAGACACATTGAGAATACGATAAGCTATTCTCTTTGACGCATAAAGCGGAGAGGAAATTCCTCTCCATGTAGATAATGTGATAGTGAAGGATTAATAGAAGTAGGTAAACAGTGGTATTCGATTACTTACTAAAATCAAAGATACCCAACTCCACTGCACTGGCATAAGGGATTGGTCCCACGTAATTGAGTGGCAATTCCTCTTCTTCATTCACTTCGTGGTTTGAACTAAAGTGAAGTAACTTAACAACATCATCTTGAGTAGGTAATTTATTAAGTACTTGTTCAGGAGGTTCTTTATCCGTTACTTCAATATTCGTTGTTGCAACAATCTTAAAGAGATTACCTTCTTCTCCTTCTTTCGCTTCGAAAGTTGTTGAGAGAATCCGCCATTCATTTTCAGCCATTTCCCGAATAAAACGACTATCCTTAGAAAGCTCGTTAAGAATAGCAACAATAGTCTCTGCTGATTTTTGTGGTTCTTTAAAACAATTCTTGTAAAACGAAATTTCTGTTTTAAACCCATTTGAATTCACAAGAACGTTAGTGCAGTAACGGATCCTGAGTGTCGCGAGAAAACTAGAGATAGCTTTAGCAATCTCTTTTGAATCAATTGATTTAGTTGTAGTTAACATGTCTTAATCCTTAATTTAGTTGATTTTCAAATAGAGTATTAGCTACGTTAACAAAAAAAGAAGGTCGAGAGTAAGCCTTCTTTTTTTCTTCTCTTTAGGAGAATAACCTAAAGAGGTACGGAAGAATCCGTATGATGATAATCACCCAACCCATAATGTACTCTCTTTTTTCTTTACTCATAATTACTCCTTGTTGAATTAATGATAAAGATTTAGTTGGAGAGTTAGGTGATTATCTTTCTTAAATGCGTCCTAGGAAGTTGTATTCAACTCCCTCACGTTTATAGACGTCTAACCAGACGTCTCCAGCTATCTTGCGATAACTGATAGTTTTTCCACCATCCTGCTGGCTCCACCAACGTAAAGTGGAACCGAGCGGTGCCTTACGTACTAGCTCAGGGCTAGCATCGTAAAACTTTCCGTCTGGCGTGTGGATACGCCAGCAATCGGTAGAATCGACTGCATTGTTCCAGTAGTAAGTGCATGTACGGATGCACATACGTTCGATTTCTATTTGTTTCATTGAACATGTTTTTACTGCATAGTTTTTCATGATTTGTTGAGTTGCTTTTGACATAATGATTTCCTTACCCTCTATCTGAGGGATGTTAATTAAGAGTTTTTGTTTGATAAGCAGGTTTGGTGGGGTCGCTGAAGTTAGCGAGTACTTCTAGCGTATGCGACCAATACGTTGGCGATTAACTCGCCGTGTGCCCAAACACGGGCTGGGCTTTTACTACCCGTGGTGCCCATTACCACGATGGCCATACGACCATAAGAACGGTAGAATTTTTGTTTCGCTGTCATGGTTTCTCCTTAGTTAGCAAAACGCCGCCTCATCGTGAACTACTGTTTTCGTTTCACGATGTTAATTGAAACCACCCTAACTACCTATTGAAAATTAGATTAAACGTTTCCAGCTATCACGATCGACTCGTGAGTAAGTAACCATCAGTATTTGATGATATCTCGCCAAGAAGTACTTGATACTGATGACGTCTTGGTTGAAGATAACTTCAACCAACTCTTGATAATTCGTGATTTCCTTCTCACGAAGTTCTACCCTACCTTCGACGCGAAACTGATAGAGTATCGTAAACGACTCTCTATCTCTATTTGTTTCTTTGATAATGTTGAAAAGTTCTGACGAACTTATTTTGGTAGGTTCGTTTACTTTTCGGCGTTGTCCACCGACCTTTAAATTAGCGGCTCCCGGGTACCAACCATTGTTCCCTTTTACCCAAAGGTATATAGTCTTTTCGACCACATCTGGTAGGATGTAATATACCGAACCAATCGGTGCATTAGTTACGAAACGACGCACATCCTCAATGTTGTAGATGGCGTCAGTGTGCCCATTTGGGCGTTCCACGAAAGAATACGGAAGTCCTTCCGGTGGAAGGACGTTGTTGAAGGCGACGGTAACATCTTCCGCCGCTTGCCAGCTAATTGTTTTTTCGTTCAATATGACTGAATGATCGTCAGTAAGAGTTGAAAGGATACCTTCTTTATTAAAAGTGAATTCCATGTTTTTTCCTTATCCACGATATGTGGAATGTTAATTAATAATTAAAATAGAGAAGAAATTGATAAACTTCTTCTCTTCTCCACTAAGATAATATGGTTGTTAAAAAATAATAGATTTCATATTAAAGAGAAGTGACGGCATAGAGGATGGGATAACTCCCATCCTCTATTTATTCTTTTAATCTTTAGAGTCGTTTAAGGTTGAATAAACCTTCCATTTCCTAGAACGAATAGATTCCCTCTTAAATTTCCACCACTCTCTGTAAACCTTAATGTCGCACCATGATGAACAATGACAGCAGCATAAGCACGTACATAACCAATAAGATTACTTAAGTTACCATCAATTGTCACATCGCCGAAAATATTGACCATGATTGCCTGGTCATCTGTTGTTGCCCGAAATATAGAGACCCCCCTATTTAGAGTACCTCGAGATGCATTCCTTAATGTCACATTCCCCCACACATTAAAAACACCCCAAGCTGTCCCACCACCTTCACCAACATGGAAATAAGCAAAATCTTTTGTTCCATTTGCTCGAATATCGACAACAAGAAGTTCGTCCCTTATGCCAAAATCTCTACCCTCTAAGGTATTAAGTTCATGTCTTTGAAAACGCATTTCACTTGTGTTAAATACTTTACCGATACCTCCAGGAGCATCCCACGATAATGGCGTAGGAATAAGAAAATTGTGTTTGATATTTCTTTTTTTCTCGGAAAGTTTACCCGTCAGTTTATTACTAAACCATCCTCCTTCTTCTGGAAAATCTTGACCACTACTTACTCTACCATATTGGTCTACGTACTTCTGTAAATTTGGTAAAGTACCGTTTCTAGAGGACGATATATTGAAATTTTGATTGCTTCTCCCACTTGCTGTTAGTGTTTTTAAGAAGTTTCTGTACCACTTGTTTACACAACCCATTTCGATACTTCCTTCCTCATCGACTAACAGCCCTAAACCACCGCCTCCAGTCCCCATACTGAAACCATGTTCTTCGGTTCGAATTACCTTAGACATCCCTATGTTCTCCTATATATGTGAGTTATTTTCTGAAAATAACTCACATATATAGGAGAATCAACAAACGATGACATATCAGAATAGAGGTTATGGTAATCTAACACTACGGAGACTTAACGGAACAGAAGAAGAGGTGTTGAGAGGTAAATGGTTAACGACTTTCCCAAGAAATCGAAACCAACTCGGTCAACATGTCTTTACTTCCTTTAAAGGAGTAAGTAATGATGCTTCAAGTGCTAATAACGAAAGGAATCGAATTCTTAATGCGGGTGGGATTGTCACTGGGTTCCCTACTCCACAACACAACTGGTACAGTAATGTCATTGGTGCTTATCGTAATAACGATAACTGGTTAGCGGATGATACAAATAAGCCTGCTGCCTATGGTGTCACCCTTGCTTCGACAAACCTCCTTATTAATGTAAACGATATCTGGGGAAACCCTTACAGTAATGGTGGCTATGGTTACTGGTGGAAAGAGCCGAACTTCCATTCCGACTGGGGTGCAAGGAGAGAATACTACGTTGAATTGAAAGGGAACGTGCACATCTATTCACGTCGTCAACGAGCTCAACCGATGTTTATCCTCCCTAAAGTAAATGATGCGGATTTCTATATTCATGTAAAGAATTTTACAAGGCTTACGTGGTATACAGACTACGGTGGCGATAATGTAATTTTTAGATTGGATGGGCAAAATTGTCGGGTCATCCTCATCCTTGATGCTGAGTTCCATCTATGGTCTAACCGTTTGGCGAACTATAGTTTGATTGCAGGCGGTGGACAGAACCATCAATTGGTCATCATTAACCCACAGAATCTGGTGATGAATCAAGCTTGCCGAGACAATTTAAAATGGGCAAACTGGGAACGTGCTGGGAGCTTTACGGCAGGAAGCAATTTCACTGTGAGGGAGAATTTCGGTTACACCTTACCATGGACATCATAAATTAAGCAAAAAAAAAGAGAGAGTCGTGAGACTCTCTCTTATGATCAACGATTAATCTTCTTTAAATTGCTGTTTCGAAACAAATGAGAAAAGTTTAAAGAAGTTGTCCAGATTATTTCCTGAGGTTAACGCATAGAAACGATAACCAAAATTATCTTTTGGATTAACTTCATCAAACACAGAAAGGAAACATCTATTGTCGGATAATACTAAAACACTCACTTCCGTGTCGATAAAATGCTCAACTCTCCCCGCGCTAAATGAAAGGAACGTATCTCTTGCCAAACTTGTTCCTTTACCTAATGCTTCTACTTCAATGAAGTCCTTGAAAGGTTCATTAGAATAAGATTCTCTTGAAGGGTCCATTAGGAACGCATTCATTTCATCGAAGATAGTCTTGATATACGTTGGGTTATTCAACGAATCTAATAACGCGGCTGTCCCTTCAGCAAAGAAATCGAAAGTAGAGCCATCTTTAAAACGATAGAGAAGAGAAGGTCTGACGAATCCTTCTCGAATATCCGCTACTTTCTCCTTCATTTCTTGTCGACGTGCTCGTTCCTCTTTGAAGACCTTATTGAATTCATTATCATCAGTAAAGTCCCAAACCGTACCTGTGTTTAGGTAAATTGAATTAATTTGTTCGGTAGAGAGGAGCTCCCAATTTTTGTCAGGGTAGGTTCTAGCGATGTAAAGATCAGTTGTTCTTCCAAGAATGTCGCCTAGTTTAGTTTCCTCATTTATCTTAACGATTTGGTTCGTATTTGGGAGTAGAAGGTAGTTCAAACACTCATGAAGTCTAAATTGATCGATATTATCTTTAGGGATATAAAAGATAGGGACTTTCTTGCCTGCTAAATCCATAAATTTAAGCGGGTAATGTGTTGCAATAATACGCTTTTCCATAATTTTTTCCTTATTAATTCAAAATAGGGAGGACTAACCCTCCCATAAATTAGAAATTAAAGTGTTCTTTTAAGTCTTCAAAAGCATCTATTCTGAATCCGGAAGCAGCCTGATGCCCACCCCCACCAAAACAAGTACTAATAATACAAGTATCAAAAGTGCCGAGTGAACGTACGCCACATTTCCAATATTGTCCATTATATTCAAACCCCAGTGCAAAGTCAAGATCTAAATGTTGTTTAAGTAAGGCGTTACAAACATCAGAGGTAAAGAATTGGTTTGCGTTGACGGCAATTCCTTTATACGTTTCACCTTGGTGCTGGAAACTAACAGAGAACGCATTATCCATTAAGTTCGCGACCTGATTGTCTTTACGACGGAGTAAAGCACGTCCCTCTGTCACGAATTCTTCTGTCAAGTCAGCGATTCCATCGTTGGCTAAGATATCATACGGATTTGATGCATAGTCGAAGAACGCCTCACAATAAGCTTTACTCTCGCCATAATGCCATTTCCAGATATCTCTATCTTGAATATAGAGTAACCATAATGGAACATGATTTTGAAGATACTTGTTGTAGTAATCATCCTCTTTATCTAATGCCGCATATTCATCATAGAGACCAGATAGATAAAGATATAATAACACCGCACCACTGACGGTTTTATCGTAACAATAACGATAACGAGCTTCTCCATCATCCTTGGATTTATAGATAGATTGAAGAAAATCTAAGCGAGATTTCGTCAAGTCCTCAAATCCTTCACGAGTCATGAATGTCTTATGATGATCGACTTCCGTAATCTTTAAATCGGGATAATCGATTAACAATGATTCAATCAGATCTAATTCAAGACTGAAATCAACCACAAAGAGTTCATCTTTGTGTTTCAGTGCTTCGAAGAAACCTAACTTTTCTAAATCCTCTTCTTGTTCACCTGTATGAGCTAAGAAGAAGAAATCTTCAGCTGGGATCGCTAAATGGTGAAATTCTTTAAATACGTAAGCGGCAGCCGTGCCATCGTTACATTTCTTATGTGTTATAATTGCATATTTACTCATTTGGTTTACCTCTAAGGTTAGTAGTTGAAAACATTTATTGCTTCGATGCTGAAAAGTAAGGAAGAGGGCACATAAGTTTGAACAAATTTAAAAGACAAATTTAAATAAGTGAGTAGTACACCACCGCCGACTTCCTTAATAGAGACACCACCATAAGTGGGGATGACTTAGATTAAATCGTCACTATAACGAATTTTAATTTCGCTTTTTTGGTAAACATCTTTTATAGTATCGATGATTGAGTTGTCAGACATATTGGACTCCTTGTTGTTTATGGTTGAAACGAGATAAGTTATAAAGGGAATAATCTCTTACTCCACTTAGATAATATAGTTGCAAAAAAAAAAATAAAAAAATAAGGGAGACTATTTAGTCTCCCTTTTATGTTCTAAAACAGAACAAAGCAAGACACCTCTAACGAGGTAGGAGTTTCAGTGATGTCGAAAGCACTGAATAAAATACTCGGTAACGTTCACCACCCAGAGTAAACGAAATTGAACCTTAGTCCATTTAATAAGAAATATTGCCCTTAGGGTGGTATACACCACGTGTACCGTAAGGATTGTGAATCACACAGTAATCGTTACCCAGTATTTGTTAAATGCTTTCGATTAAATTAATTTAATCTCTTACTCTGTGGTTGGGAAGAGTAAGTATCCCTCATTTGTCTTATCTTCAAGAACACGGAAGAATAATCCATCTTTCGTACCTAAGATAACACTGTATTTCGTATCGACACCACTTAATGCTGTCGTCACTTTGTTACGTTTGTTGTAACCTAATACCGTTGCATGGCTATGACCTAATCCTAAGTCAGTCGCATTAAATGGTAAGTAGACAAAACTACCACAATCGTATTCATAAACACATTTTACAGATTGTGAAGCTAGTGCTTCTTCATCGAAGTTAAAGTGTTGTTTCAGACTTTCTAATGTTGGGAAAGCGACATTACAAACTCTCATTTCAACAAAGTAATAGAACATGTTGAACTGCTCTTCCGTTAAACGTCCTTCTTTCACATGGTCTTTCAGAAGCTTACTCAAGTCTTGGAAGTCTTCTAGGAAGCCATCAATTTTCACATCGAGACTCAGTACATCTTTTAATGCACGGTTCACGACATCGGTGGCTCGACGGTCAATAATGAGTGCCATGTCGCGTGGTAATACCCCTTCATTACAGAGTAAACGATAAGCGCTGACAAGGTCTTTACTTCTGAACTTAAGAGGCGTGCTGACTTCTTTAATTTTGTCATACTCGACTTTATCTTGTGTACGATAGAGTACATCCGTTCTTTCGTAAAGGACAACAGCCCCTTCATTTTTTCCATCTTCCAGTTGTTTTACCATGACATAGTTCACGGCATCTTTTAGTGTACGTACGGGTACCGATTCGTTGTGTTGAACGAGTTCCATAACTTCTCCTGTTCTTAAGTTATCTTCTTCTTCCATTAGTGTAAAGAAGGATTGTTTTTGACCAGCAGCAGGGACGTTCTTCACTTTCTCTGCTGCTTTTGCATTTGAGGTTTCTTGGATGAGTTTAATCAATCTTGCGTTGGCTTCTGCCATGACTTGACTTCTTAACTCCTCATCTTCGACTTGAGCAAGTTTGGTTATCCCTTTCGGTAACTTGCCTTCTTTCACCCACTCTTCGATCACCTGATAGGCGAGTTTTAAAACTTCTGATCCTTTATGGATTTCGATGTCATTTTCATTGACAACTACTAAAGGTTGGAAGATTTCGGGTGGTGGGGTTTTGGCGAAACGATGTTGTTTCGGTTGGATAACCCACTTGTGGTCTTCAATATCCATGTTTTTCAATTCCAAAATACGTTGAATCACATACCCATCAGGCCCTACAACCAACTCCATGCGTTCTGTCCATGGGTCAACATACTCCAAATGTGGACGTGTCGGCGGTAAACGGAAACGAGCAAACGCTTCCATGGATGTAATAATCCATTCCCCTTGTTCGTTCTTTTTCACATCGGGATGCCAACGGTTGCGGTGCATGACAAAGTCATCTAAGTTAAAGTCGGGATGTTTGTTGTCAACATCCACCGCGACTTCTTCACGTTGTTCACGACGACGTTCACCTTCACGCTCTTCGAAACGTCTATCGCGAGGATTGTCCTCACGTTCATTACGCTCCGCCCAGCGACGACGTTCACCTTCACGAGGGTCAGCGGTTTCACCACTGCCGAAACTCGACCGTGGCGTATAGTTGCTTCCCCCTTTCGGTGTACTGTAGTTATAGTCTTTTGCGGGACGACGATTCGCATTACCGTTCCGCATGGTACTACTTCTTGAATACGTATTCGTACGACGATTACGACCAGTCCCCATTTCTGCTTCGAGTTCGGCTAACTCATTTAGGATTTTGTCCATATCAGTGAGTTCACGATTCGTTGCAGGTAAGGACGTATTCCGTTCAAGAGTTTTCGCCCATTTGAACTTTAAAGCATCTTCGAGAACATAATCAAAAACAGCATTCTCGTCTTTGTTACGATAACGTTCATCGTAGTAAAAGTTATAAAGAGCTTCGAGGGATTTGAAGACTTGCTCAGCTTCTTCTGTATCCCAATTCCCCCTTCTGCCAGCGAGTTCATCGTAAACAGTTCCCCAAATTGGATTCCCATTACGACTTAACTTATCTACTTCTTCCTGATAAGCACGGATTAAATCATTGATTACATTCGACATGTAAAACTCCTATTATTGATTATTCGGCTCTGGTTAGCTTTCTAATGCCTCCCAGTAACTTTTTAAACTCAGGGTTTGGTCTGGTTACCCCATCCTTACCAATGAGCTGATACGGATTTAACACACTTCTACCTGTTAAGTCAAATTTCGGATTGTAAGCAACGCTTCCGATCTCATTAATCGAGACATGATACAACTTATCAGGTTTGTTTGTGGTTCCGCTGTTCTTCTTCTTACCACGTCGTGTTGCATCTTCTTGCTGAATCACTTTCGCGGTATAGTTGAACATGATATTATCACCTGCAGCTTGAATCGCCGTAATCTCACTATGTGGACTATTTTGATTCTTTGTCTTAAAGAAAGCATCTACTTGAAGTGCTTTCCCTAATTCACGGGCGATATCTTTCGCCTGCAAGTCACGTTTCTTCGTGCCTAACATGGCAAACTTGAACTTGTTGATCCCCTCAATCACGTTGGCTAACACGTAACGTAACACGGTAACTGTTTTACCATACATCGTTCCAACATCAGCATGAATCACGATGTGGACAAGGTTCTCCACCAAATACATAAACAAATCGTAGATATCGTTAACAAAAATGTCACGACGTTCTAACGAGAGTTTCAGTACATCATCCAAGTAGTTATCCACACTCGCGAAATGTTTGTCCGCTTCTTCCAGTAATTTCCCTTCCCCGAAATGAGCACGGAAAATGGCTGAAGCAAGTACAATTCGCCACATGTCAATGACATCTAAATAAGGGGCTTTGACACGATGTGGGAAATGATCAGCCACATAGAAGAGACCCGCTAAGATACCTTCTAACCCAGCTGACCAATCTTTGATACGAACCGCAATCTTAAGATCGTTTGGTATCCAATCCGATCGCTTATTCGTTTTTGGTTGAGTTCGCATGCTAGAGCAGATGAACCATTCGTCTCTTGGAAACGCTTCCTCTGAGAACTCGTTATCTGTCGCATGAATCTCAATACCGAGATATTTCTCCACCGTACCGAAGAAACCATACTTACCAAAGAGATAAAGTACAGTAGCATGTTCCATTCGCATTCCCTTATCTTCCACACTTTTATAGTGAGGAATCTTATTTAGGTTCTGTTTATGGATTTTGCCATGGATACAGTAGGTTGAGAACATCTTATCGTTTCGATAAAACGAAACCGGTAAACGTTCAAAGATTACTTTAGACGTTAGAAAACCGATGAAAATCGTTTTACCGCTGACACTCAATCCTTCATCCGCTAAAATTGGCGTAATCGTATTCAGTGTTCCACGCATATACAACTGTCCTGCTTGTTGTACATAGGGTAACCAAAGGTACTTTGGATTTAACTCCTGTCCTTTGTACTCAAAGAAGTACTTCAACATGTACACCGAACTCCGAGAAAGTTCGATGGTCCGCCCACCTTTATTCATGCGGACGGTTTCTTTCACTTCCTCATCAGGGGTACAACGTTGATAACCTTTATAAATTAACCCTTCTGGAAAGACCTCCGAGGTAATTCGAAAGACTTGGTCAATGTATTTCTCAGCATCTTCAAAATGAATCTTACTGAAACCATTCGCCACGATAGGGTTGAATTTTGGGATCGTTTCCCTGACACGATCCCAGATATCAAAGTCAGACATTTGCACTCCTAGAAAAATAGCTTAAATGCAGCGACACCTACGGCAATAACAGTACCCGCTATTTTAAGTCCTGTTACCCATCCTTCACTCGAATCCTTTCTTGAAGAACTCCGTGATTCGTAGTAGTCTTTTCTTTCGGCAGACTTCTGATCCATTTGGTTTTTGAATTCTGCTTGCTTTCTGTCAGCTTCCATCTGTTTTGCTTTTAACTCCGCTTCTAATTCCGCTAAACGTTGTTTTGCCATTTGAAGTTTCGTATCCGCATCCAGTTTGTCTTTCTCCCAGATTGCTTTTATTCGGGCAAGCTCTGCATCACGTGCTTCCTTTTCTTTCTCCATGTCAAATTTTTCTTTTTGCCATTGAGCTTTCTCAGCCTCATGTGCCTGCTTACGCTTCGCATCTTCTTGTTCCATTTGGAATTTTTCTTTCTGCCATTGTTGCTCTTTCTCTTTGATTTCTTGAGCGTTCTTCGCGGTTTGTTGTTCCATGTCGAACTTCTCTTTTTGCCACTGACGTTCACGTTCTTTAAATTCTTCTTCTTTCTGTTTATCCAGATTACCTAACGTTTCCGCTTCAGCATAGGTTAACCATAATCGAAGTTTGGATTTGTCTTCCAACATTTCCTCGTAAGTAAAGAAAGTGACTTTAGGGTCATCTCGCATCGTTCTCCCGAAATTATCTTTCTTCGTTCGACACTGATAGAGATAGAAACCAGATTGAAGGTTAAAGTCTTGAACAGGTTCAATATCCACCACAATCCCACCTAAATTGGTAAAATAAGTCGGATGACGACGACTGTTATCAACATGAACAATTTGTAAACCACCTGAAGGTAACGGTGTCGAGGTTGGGTGATATTCTGCTCTTAACTTACTGCCCTCTTCACTAAAGAGATGAGGCAACATATCTGTTGAAGATTTAGTTGAGATCAACAGATCAAGGTTTTGAAGATACACGCAATCCTGTGCGTGAGAAACCACTTCTTCATTGACAAAGAAATCAATGTAGTGGATTTCCCAAGTATCTCCGTTTCTGTCCGTGAGGATTTCAGAATTTCCCTTTAAACTCCGAAGAATCGGATTGGGGTTACTCTGATTAAGCACACACCTACTGTCGAACTGTGTCTCTTCTACTCGATGACTTCGTCTATCCACTAATTGTCGATATTCGATGGTGAAATAGAAACCAGGTTGAAACTGTTTTCCATTTTGTTTCGAGGTTCGTTGCACAGTGTTTGAGTTTAATGGACGAGCGAGATAGCTCATGCCAAAGCGATCGGAAACCGATAACACCGAAGTGGTATAGTTCCAAACATGATAACTCGTGGTAAAACGTGGCGTCTCCGATGTGGAAAAGCCAGGTCTCGGTGACCATGTCACATTGTCAAGGGGTGTTGCTTCCACGGAACTGACAAAACGTTCTTGTGACATTTGTAATCCTTGGTTGCAGATTAGATAAGGTTAATGATTTCTAAGAGACATTTTTTCGTTTACTTTAGAGGAGATAAAGGCTTCCTCCACTAAGATAATGTGGGTCTATGAAAAGGATAGATAGGAAAAGAGAAGGGCAGAAAGAGGAGGCCGAAGCCTCCTCTATCCGATTCAAAGAAAAGTTTAAATCTTTCTAAGATTTAGTGACCTTAGCCACCGACGCCAGTACTGGTTGGTTTACCACCAGTTGATGAGGTTGTTGTCGCTGCAGCTGCTCCAGCATTCGCCTTCGTTGCATCAACAATATAAAGCTCTTGTAATTTGTGAGTTACAAGTTCCATATTGACCACATCTACTTCGATTAAAATCGGTAAGTTGTTGATGTGTTGATAACGTGGGCTAATCTGAGTTGCATTCACAGTCGCACCGTTTTTCTGATATGGTGTTACCGCAACAATCAACTCTGGGTAGTATAAGCAGTTACCAAATGAAAGTGGGTCAAATTCTTTCTTATCTGGACGAGTGAATGACAAGAACATTTTGTTATTCATTTCGTATAAGTTAGATTGAACCACAGTATGGTCAAATGCTGCACCTAATAAACGAGTGTCACCTTGAACGCTTAACATCGTAGTTAAGTAAGCATCCGTACCGATGGTCACGTGTGGTTTAGCAGGTTGTTTACCTTGAGCATCGATTTGTAACGCAACGTTATACTCAGAGTCACGGTAAGCACGAGCCACCACTTCTTGTAAACAGGTAATCACTGCTGCACGGATGTCTTCCATACGTGTAGAAGAAGAAACGCTGTTTAAGATTTTCGCCATATCGATTTTCACGTGTTCGTAGAAAGGAACAACGAGGTATTTACCTAAACCGATGAAGTTACCAACACGACGTGGTTGACCTGGCACATGTTTGTTCGCAGGACTGTTCACCCAAGTTTTCAATGTGTCACGGTATTGTAATAACGTGTGCATTGCATCGTGGGTTTGACGTAAACGCGTACCGGTGATTAAGTTTTCAAGAGTCGGTTCATCTTTCTCTTGACCGATTGGTTTTTGAATCATGATTGGTGAACGAATACCAATGATGTATTTCTCAGTCCAAGCGTCAGTATCAATTAACGGACCTTGAGTACGGAAGTTCGAGTTCGTACGGTTCGCATCTAAATCGAAGTAAAGTGGTTCGATTTTGATCGCTGCAATTTCATTCGCTGCTGGGTGTTTACTGTCTAATGCAATAATTTCACCCGTAATCGCATTTTTAGACTCCACAATCGTTACCACTGGCATTGCCACGTTAACCATTGAGCTGTTCACGTTCGCATCACCGTTAATACGTAATTCGTAACGTAAAGTATAGCCTTTATCTACTAATGCTTTTAACGCAGGGATTTCAGCACCGGTGATGTCTTTCATGTGTTCTTTATCGATAACGAACTCATCACCTACGAACATCAAGGTCAAGTCTTTTTCATGACCCTCTTGTGGACGTTGGAATTGAGTACGAGCTAAACCACGAGTAACGAGTTTAACAATTTTACCACCCATTTTCACATAAACGGCTGCTAAACCAATCGCTGCGTCTAATTGGTCAGTTTCATCGAAGGTTTTATTTTTCAATAAGCCATCGTGATGTGATAATGCTAATAAGTCAAAACGTTTACCGAAACGAAGTGGTGCAGTACGAACAGATTGGTTCGCAATCACGACGTTGTAAGGAACGATTGAATCTGCACCACTTTCAGGGGCGAAGAGTGGTTCTAATTCTGCTTTACGTGCTTCATCGAAGTGTGGCACGATTTTCACTGCTTCTTGACGGAGCATGTTAGAGTCACGATACGCATCTTTTAAAAGACGTTTATCTTGACCTGGAATTTCGTTCCATTTCTTGTGTTGCATGCCGTTATAGATAGACTGTAAACGGATTTCTGCAATGAAACCGATTTGGTCAGGGGCTACAACGATGGTTGGGTAGAACGCTTCAGAGAACTCATCTTGAGATGAACAAGCCACGTTATACGCAACAGAGTAAGGCATTGCTGCATTTAATGCGTTGTTCTCAAATGCCTCTGTTGAGATAGCATTTGGCTGGATACCCATTTCAATCGCATATTGACCCGCAGTAAAGTCGAAGGTACGACCTGCTGATTCAGTTGAGATAGCACGTGAGTTCATGTAGCCTACTGGGTTAGAAGCCGCTTCTAAGGTAATCGCACCTGCTTGTAAAGCATTTTCTTGAGCACGAGCATAAACACGTGTTGCTGAAGGGTTAGAAACTTTGAATGCTTCTAAACCGTAGTTTAAACCTGCCGCACCCATTGCAGTACGAATTTGTGCTTGGTTTTGTTCCATGTTTGCTTGGATAGCAGAAAGTTCAGTTTGGGTGAAACCTTCAATTGAAACAATCTTCTCAGCGAAACCAGTTGCTTTATTTGAAGCGATATAACCCTTTAGGTTATCAGCCACTACGTTAAAGGTAGATTGGCTATCGCCTTCTTTTGAGAAAAATTTAGACATGTTTTCTTGTCCTTTTCTTTTTAATTGATAAAAAAATTAACGTTAGTTTTTTCATCGCAGAATTCGTGGCTACAATTCTTCCCTGATACCCTATATGCCGGTAGGTATATAAAGGAAGAAGTTCATACACGATGTCAGAGAAACAGTCTGACAGCATAACGGAAATAAGAAGAAGTGAATCATCATATTCCTGTTACATATAAAGAATGTATTTTCTTACTTTTCTTCTTTCTGAGTTGGTCTATCGATCACAACAATCGAATCAATACGACAAAACTCTTTAAAGATTTCATATTGTTGATAAACTTCACATTGAACAATCAATGCCATCTTACGAACAATGTCGCCATAAAAGGCATGGAAACTTTCGTGTTGTTGGGTTTCACGTTCTGCTAAGAAAAGCATATTGCCATTGAAGTAAACCTCACAACGAAGTAAATCCGCATGGGTGAGTTGTGAAACGGCTAACCCTTTCAATGCACGTTCATCGACTGCTTGTTGGATATCATCTGCCCAACGTTGATGCCAATCCCCTTCTTTAAAAGGATCGATAAATTGGTTAAAGACACTGAAGTTTGGTTCTTCCCAGAACGCTCGGTTCTCTCTATATAAGAAGAGAAGATCGACTGGGTTAATGAAAGCCTCTAAGAACCCCATGCCATTGAAACCTCGTAGCTTTGTTTCTACACTGGAGAAGGCTAATGGGATGTAGAGCAATCTCAAGGGTCTCGCCTTGATAAGTGATTCAGTCATGACTGTCTCCATTTTAATAAAATTTAAATTTTTGAGCTCAAAAAACATTATGCCAATAAAGTGACACATGTCATAGCAAGAAGAAAGGATAAACTGATGGACGCTAAACTTTTACTCGTGCAAGCAATTGCTTTACTATACTGGGACTCTAAAACACCCGAAAAGAAAAATGAAAACAAAGAGATGATTCGGGAATTAGTCGGGAGTGTAAAACTGCCTGAAAATATTCTCGACACGGATAATGGTCGAGATAACCTTATCAACTTAAAATATACCGTTGAAGATTTACTCGATCAACAAGAAGAAATTAATGGTGCGGTATTAAATCAGCGTTTACGTCTCTCGATTAAAGACGATGAAGAACTTGTTCGTGTTGCCATTGAGACATTAGAAGAGAACGATGAAACCGAAATCCGCTGTGTCTCTTACCAGACGAATATTCGTCATTATTTTGAGGCACAAAAATTTACCGACGTATTAAAGAAATTCATGAGTGAAGCATTGTATTCAGGTAAGGCAATCAATGCTCGAAAACTCTCTCGTGACTTTATCAATCGATTAGAACCCTTTGCCATCGCAGAAACAGGGGAAGGCACAGCACGTGAGAATCCTTTGGTGGTAAAGGGAGGTTCTATGACCGATGTGGAAACCACCACAAAACAATTTAAGGAAGCGATTGAACAAATCAATCAAGAGGGGCTTATGCGAACCGGTTATAAAGGCTTTAATCGGATGCTTCATATTGGAGGACTGATTCGGGGCGATTGCTACGTCGTGGGTGCACGACGTGGAATGAACAAAACAGGGATGACCCTTGACATCACGTTAGATGTTCCTCACTTCAATAAACCCTATATGTTCGACCCCAACAAGAAACCACTCATTCTTCATATTACGAAAGAAAACTCCTACGATCAAAACCTGCGTTATATTGCGGAGCGTTGTTATTATCTTAAACATGGTAAGTTACTTAACTATCGAGATGGGATTACAGAAGAATATGTAGCGTCTCTTATTCAAGAATACATCGGCTGTAATGGCTATCATTTTGAGTCTATCTGGGTACCAGGCGGTTCAGCTACGATTATGGATTTACAACAGATTGTTCTTCAATATGAAAAGAAAGGATTTGAGATTCATCTATTGACCATTGATTATCTTGCCTTAGTTGATAAGGCAGGGTTAGAGAGTCATACAGCGGGAGCAGAAATACGGGATGCGTTTAGACGGATGCGAAACTTCTGTAACCCGAAGAAAATTACCTTATTGACACCTCATCAGGTTTCTTCAGAAGCAACGAACTTAGTTAGACAAGGCGAATTAAACTTCGTTGAGAAAGTCGCCGGGATGGATTACTGGGATGGTTCAAAACGTCTTACACAAGAGATTGATGTCGAGATTGTCATTAACGTGGATCGTGTGAAGAAGGATGGGGTGACTTATTCTTATCAGACGATGTGTATTGGTAAGAATCGTTCCGTGAAGAATATGCCAGAATCACATAAGTCTTGTGCGATGGAGTTTAATGAATGGGGATTGATTCCCGATGTCGATAAACCAGACAGTGAAGAAACCTTCATCAAGAATATTTCTGACATTCGTAAAACGTTCAGTGCAGACGGTGAAGAAGAAGGTTGGTAATATTATGACTAGCAAGTGTATATAACTAGTTGTTTTGAAATTTCATTTTGATAAATCCTTTTATTGAGAGTTAATACGAAGACTATCCATTTTGGATAGTCTTTTTTTTTTGCAAAAAAAAAGAGAGTCTTTAAGACTCCCTTTTATGCAGTTAGCAATAGATCACATCAGTGATCTCATTACTATAGATATCGACTTTCATCTGAATGTTTTTCTTCAAACAGAATTTCAACATCTGGGTTTTGAGAAACCCGATTAACCAATTGTCACCATTGCAAGCAACTTGTGGATCACGACTAACTCGACGAATGCCCTCTTCATCTACATCAACATCCGCCTCACCGATGAAACCGAGGCTGACCATGAGTTGTGACCAACCTGATCCAGTCCCTGCAAAACGAGAGTCCTTGCGACTATGGAAATACACATCTACGGTGTATTCCTTTTCCTTTTTGTGAATATTGAAGATGTAACAACCACTCGACACCGCAACAACGATGGTCGTGGATGAGTGCAATCTTCTTTCACCTTTGTTACATTCAACCACAAAGGCGTTAAGGAATTCCTCAATGCCTACAGTTGAACATCTTGTGATGGGCTCAATGCATTCAAATAAGGCAATGTCACCTGCTCCACCAATGGCGAGAATTCTCTCACCTCGGAAAGTGGAAGGGTATTTTACTTCCACAATTTTGTGCATTGTAGAAGTTTTGAGATCTTCACGTTTTTGTTTGAGTCCTAACTTCTCAAACGCATTTGTGAAAATGTCGTCAAAGCGACCTTGATAAGTCACTTGTGTGTCTGCCATAAGACGGCCTTTGCGATAAACGATAGTTGTCATACTTTTTCCTTATCCAAGATGTTTGGAATGTTGATTGAATATTTAAATAGCTTACCTAAATAGACTATTCAAACTACTTAGGTAAACGGCATAAGGAGAGTAGTTTCCTACTCTCCTGTTTAATTATTTGTGGATTAGTTAAATGTTAATCCACCAAGATTCAAATCTTGAATTTTACATTCAAGTTTAAATCTCATTTTGGAAAGGAAATCGATCTGTTTACCTCTTTCCTCAATACTTTGGGATCTATCATCCCAAAGGAAATTAATGTGATGAGTAATCGCATCAATTTCTTCTCTTAATTTCTCAACCATATAGGTCTCCTTATTAAGATAGTGGATAGAACTTGTAACTGTGAATTACAAGTAGTGAGGAAAGTTTCTTTCCTCTACTCACTAAGATAATATAGTTGTGAAAATAAAATAGATTGATAAATCTATTTTCTTCCACGAGACTTCGTCGAGTGAGATTTTGATAGATCATAAAAGGAGTCCCTAGGGACTCCTTTTATTTTTGTTTAGCTAAAAAGTTTACTCAGAGTTGTAAAAAGGGGTTTAGTATCCACGAACTTCTCATTCGCTTTATCTTCCTCTTTTTCCTGTTGAGTAGGTTCTCTTTGGACGTACATCGCAAGACCCGTTGTGGAATGATGTCGTTTTGAACCTTGACTTCCATCCAGATTAATCACCGTCTGATGTTTCATGATCACACCGTAGAGTTCATGTTTGAAGTCTCCCTTGAAATAGACCACCCGACAAGGCATCATTGGTTTTAGTATCTCAGGATAACTCCACTCCCATAGACCTGTCATCATCCGACCCATCTCTTTCGAGTTTGCCGTAATGACTTCTGCCATGTTGCGTGTAAACTGTTGATTCGCAAAAGGTGCAAAATCTAACCCATCTTCTCGTTTCTTTGTAATGAACGTATTCATCGCAGAAGCGATATCTGGAACGACTTTTCCACTCTCACCCGTCGTCGGGGCATTAAACATTTTCGCACTGTCAAAGACAGTTTGACCATTACCCGCATTGGCTTGTTTAGCGTTCGTCGTATCGTCGAGTTCAATTTCTGCAGCGACAAGAATAATCACTTCACCACTGTTTGTGACGTACGTTCGTTTCGTATTACCGATCATTGAACGAGGGACAACAACAATCGTTGCTTTCTCTTTCTCTTTCTTGAAACGAGATAAATCGTAGAGTGGATAAACAAAGATGTTGTTCTCCGCTACGTAACAACCAATACCAGAGTTATAAACACCACCCCATTGTTTCTGAAAAGCTTCTGGAATCGCTAATGTGGGTGTACCATGCGGTATTACAACTTGGGCTTGTTTTTGCTTCACATCCGGTGGAACCAAATCCACGCCTTTAATCGCCATCTCTGTTTCGATATCCGAAAGTCTTGCTGCCTCACCCATGAAGTAGCGAATCGCATCACCCGTATCACTCTCCCCAATAATGCCTCCAAAGGTTGACTTAGAGACTTTCTCCGCCGCAATCTCAATGAGTTGAAAACTCAATTGCATTTGCCGTTTAGAAGCATCAATGGGATTAGGCGATTGCCCTGTTCCTGATTGAGAAGAAGATACATCCTGTTCGGTTTGATTGATTAAAACCGCACGGTATTTCCTTGCTACACGTCTTGGTGAGACTAAATCAAAGTCAGGCGATTCGTGCACTTCTGTTCTAGTTAAGACCACTTCCAACTTATTTCGGTTGGGACTAATCCAACCCGTAAAATCATCATGCCATACGGTACAGTCCATGATAATCTGGTCAGCATAGTTAACCTCATAATCACGAAGATTAGTGATTTGATTTACGGATTGTGTTTTGAGGTTCTTCTCTCCACACACGATAGTTGCTGTCCAGTACCAATGCGCAGCCCTTATCTGCTGCGCACAGTAGTTAATCATTTGTTGACAGTATGTTCGATACTTTTTATTTCCTGCCATCACTTACCTCGATACCAAACCGCGACAGACTCTTTCACAAACGGAATAAGTTCACGACGGAAGTCTAGACGGAAACGTTGTTCGATACGTCTCTCCTCTTCTGTCAATTGATGTGGTTTAGAGATACGTCCTTGACGAAGTGAGTTGATACGACGTTGAGCACCAAATCCAGTGAGTTTCATGTTCGTCACTTTACCATGCGCAAACATCGGATAAAGGGCATTCGCTAAGTTCTCAAGCTTCTGGATATCTTTAATGAAGTTAATCACATGCGGATTTGTACGAGCTACCTCTTCATTGAGATTTCGTTCATTCAGACTTTCCGCAGCTAAGAGAAGATAGTCTCGGATGAGTCCGTAGATTCGTTCAGGATCACCTGTTTCCGTCAGCTGGAAGGTGATGCCGTTATGATAGAACTCAGCAAGGTTCGAGATATCGACTTTCGCGGTCGCCATCACATTCGCAAACTCATAATCGTAGTCATTGTTCAATGTGGTTGGAACACCAACATGGGCAATCTCTTCTTCGTCTAACAAATACATCTGCTTGATTCGACAGAAGAATCCCCACTGGAAGATACTCCGCATCTTATAGCAGGCATCATTGTTATCTTGGATATCCAAGACATCATGTCTGACAATCATTTATCCTCCGTAAATACATTCACGAATCAGAATGATTAAAATCGGGAAGTAATAGAATCGGTCAAGTGGACACCAAATTAAACACTCATCGAGTAATGTTTGTAATCGATGTTGATCCACCCCTTTGTTATCAAGATAGTTCTTTACCAAATCTTCTAAGACCGATAACTTACCTTCATCTTTATAGAAGAAATCGGATAACACATAACTGTTATCTTGATTCACATGATAGATAGTAGGTTGTTTATCTGGATTAATTAAACCCCCTTCGATTTTAACGAAGTAAGCCAAATCCTTCGTGACATGTTCGACATTCATTTTTCCATTGACAGCATGCTTTACAAAACTCAATGGAACGTTATACGCATTAAATGTTGAATAGAACGCACTGTTGAGCACAGCAGGTGCGTAGATCGCGCCACGTGTCGTGATGTGGAACTGCCTATCCACAAGGGCTAAACGTTTTCTGTCTTTATCAAGTAGAACATCCCAGAAAGAATAACTCTGTTGTACTTTAGGAATCCCTAAGTTAAGCATTCTAACACTTCGCATGATAATCGAATCGGTATCGAAGAGTTTATGCATCATCTGCGTATAGTGGAAATCATAGAGGCGATAGTTACTCACAGGCACACGCCACGTCATCTCTTCGGGGTCAATGAAATCCTCGAAGAGTTTATCAAAGAGTAAACGTTCCCACTTCCTCAATTCGATATCGGAGAGATGTTTTTCTTCAACAACCAATGGGTTTTCACCATAGAGGATACGATCTTTTTCGAAGTAAAGGGTCTCAACCACTTTACTTTCAAGATTCTTCCCGTATTCATCATCGTGGTATTCGAACATGAGAGAGAATTCAACTTCATAAGCGGTATCTTTGTAAATACTCTTCTCATTGACTTGTTCAATCACGAAGATACCACTTCGACCATCCCCGATATCCGCAACAAAGATGTCCCCTTTATTAGGTACAATAGACGGGTACATGTTCGCTGTCCCTGTCATTGTCCATTCATTTGGACCTGATTCAAAACTCCCTGAAAGTGGCGTCGTTAATTTCAATTCCGTATTCTTAATCTTGCGGTATTGTTGTAACGCTTGTGGGGTTTTAGTTGAGAAAGGATTCCCTTCGTCATCATTGTTTAAGATTTGTTTATAATAATCCACGAACCACTGTTGACCTTCGATGTAAAGAGCTAAGGGTCGTTTCTCATCATACTTCGTTTCTACTTCGATGCCTTTAAATTTCTCAGGTTGTCGATCAGGAACGGTTTGTTTATTGATTTCCTGTACACGGACAGGTTTTAACATTGCCATTAATATTTACCTCGTTCATTTGCGATAACGGTGAAGAAACCTACATGACGATAGAGACGCCATGCGTAGCTGTCTAGCTCAGCTTTTGATCCTTGGAAACGATACAGATATCGTTTCCGAAGTTCATCTTCATCAGCATGACCAAAAAAGTTATGTTGCATATCGGGTGGGAGTTGACGATAGAAGTTATCGATCTCTTCTTCAGAAGGATAACGACCATGTTCAAGATAGAACTCTTTTGCCCATTGTTTTATCCAACCATTGTTATTTCGTGCGATTGGTTTCGTGCCTACCATTGCCCATCTTGGGTCATTCCACTTATCAAAAATATGTCCTTGACTTCGTAAGAAATCTAACGCTTTATCACCTGTTGGTTGAATGCCCAATTCCTTCATCTTCTTGTTATACTCTTCCCAGTTCACCTTATTATAATCAGGATGAATTACTTCTAAGAACTCATCTAAAATCGTTGGTACATTTGCCAGTCGTCTAATTGCACCATCAGTGAGCTGACGCCAGTCAACATTAAACCCAATCACAATGTGGTACTCCTTACGTAAATCAAGTGCTTTCAGGCTCCGAATATCTCCGTTTGGATAAACTTCGTAAAGTTCACTCTCCACTCGTTTGTCACCTTCATATAACGCAAAGAAGAAAGGGGATTCTCTTGAATTCGTCAAGAACTCTCGATAGAAACGAAAGTATCGTTTGAGTTGTTGAGAGTAAATACACGCCCCAACTTCCTCAAAATCGAAGATATTTAAGATCGCTTTCAAGTCTTCTTTATCAAGCTCAATCATACATTGGCCAAGCAATATTTCGAAACGTTCCATTGTCGGTTCCCAGGCATCATACTCCGGCAGCACGATGGGTGAAGCAGCATTTGGAAAAGCCTTGGCTTTATTCGCCCAATGCAGTTGGTCAGAGACATAGCGGAATACATCACGATGGGCAGGAATCCTTGAAATATCATATTGTGGTTTAGGATGGAACATCTCATGGACTAATTGATTATGTACCATCAATGGATACTGATTAACGACTTCTATCGGTTTATCATAAGTAATCGTAAAATCAAAGGTGACTTCATGTGCACTGCCTTGGTCTTTCTTCGAACGTTCAGGTGGCGTCGTAAACTCGAACGTGCCATAAACCATAATTTGTCTTTCTTCAATCACGAAACTCGTCCCTTGCCCGTTTAGCTTCGTAATCTGTTTAACGTTTCCAAAGCTTCCCTGATGTAACCAAGACTGAAAGTCAATGCCATAACCCGCTTGCTTTTCCTGAAGTTCATGCAGGTGATAGAGTAATGCAATAGTAGGGTCAGGAAGCAAAATATAATACTGAACTTCAATCGGGACTTCTGCTCGTCCATCCGCAATGTGATGTCGAAGATCATTTCTGAAGATATCGGCTTCCTCACGGTTCTCTGCCCGCCAAGTACAAGAAAGCGTTAATTTCGTTTTGTCGTAAACAGGTTTGACCATGATATCCGCATTCGTCTTTGCCTGAAATAACGGAACACGAATATCTTGCACTGTCTCCATAATGAGGTTATGATCCTCTACTGTCTCTTCTTTTATCTCAACAGAAAACTTACCGTAATTACCTAGTTTCTGATTGAAGTTCTCATTTGGTTTGAAGTACTCTTTCATGCGAGAATTCCAAATCAACGATTGTCCAGATTCACCAGAGAAACTTACGACTGTTTTCTCTTTTGGAAGTGTCGTTAATGTAAAAAGTGAACCAATCGCACTGCGAGCAACACGTCTTGTCACACTCAAATAGGTTTCTGGAAGTGGGGTAGCAAAGAATGGCATTTGATTATCCTCCTATTAAATCAGCATAAAAGGAGAGGACTACGCCTCTCCTCCTTTGATACAGAAAATTTACGCTGTTGTCTGCAATCTCTCAGCGAATGCATCAAAGTATTGATCGTAGAATTTAAAGAGAGTGGCTTTTGTTTGTTCATCAGCTTGAACAAGTAACTGTAGGGAATAGCAGTGAAATGAATTCGTTTGTCGATACCCGACGGAGAACTCCACGAGGTTTAATTCTATCTTCTGTTTTTCACTTAATTCTTTTAGGAACTCAACCCCTACTTCAGTTAATGTTTGAATAGAGAAATCGTTAAGTGTACTATCGAGCACGATAGTGAATTCGAATAAATCAATTGTCTCGGTCGAGTTTAATCCAATGGACTGCTTGATGGCATCTGAATCCGTTTCGTTGACAATGTGCTCTACCAGTTCAATAAACGAGTGTTGGGTCAAATACGACTCTATCCATTGAGCAGTCTTGATGGTTTCGACTACCACACTCTCGACCATCTCCATCTCTTCGAGCATAGATGGGTTTACAATCACTATTCTCAAATCAAGACAGATACGATCGTATTCATCTCTTACTTGTTCTTTCATGAATAGGTAAAGACCCATATTGTCCGTTCTTGTCTGAAAACGAAGATAATTGATTAGAAAGGAAGTACTCACAGGTTCAGCGAAATCGACTTCAAAAGAAGTATCCCCGACACTCTCACCCGTTTCTAAACAGAAAGATAATTTCACTTTAAAGGGTTTGTAAATCATTGAACGGTTCCCCCTTTCAATAGACGTTTCTTTTCGTACATCTGATAAAAGTCATTGATCAACTGTTTCTGATGTCCTGCCACAACGACACCAACTACATAACCACTAGTCCCATATCGAAGGTCAAAACCGCAATACGCATTTAGTGGTTTTAAATCACTTTTGTCTGCACTCACCAAATAACCAAAAGGAATGACTTCAGCCGGATCAGACCCTTTGAGGGTTCTCGCAAGTTCAAGGTTTTCAGAATAAAGAGGATGATTTGGATTCACCATTATTTCTGCCTCTTCATCTTCAATGAAGTGCTGGAGGATAACGAAGTCTTCTTTCTCTTTATTCGTAAAAAAGGCTGAAATGCTTTCATCAACAAGATGATATTCTTCTCTTCTTACCTTATCAAACTTCTCACTTAACGTGAAATATTCCTTAATCTTTTCTAGGATACCTTCCGGTGTTTCTTTCGTATGCTTGAGTTGTATCACGTAGTGAAGCGAGAGTAATCCATTCTGGAAACGGGTACAAATCGTGAAGAACCCTTTATAACGACGAACCAGCATGGAAATGAATTTCTTCATTCCAAGCGAATGAAAGAAGTATCTAATGTTACATCGTTTATGAATATCCCCTCGTTCTGTTTCTTGCAATGACACGATAACTTGGTAACGGACAAGTGTGTCTTCCTCCGTACAAGGTTTAAGTGGTATAATTTCTTTTGACATGTTGTTTTAAATCCTTCTAGAACGCTCTCAATCGCACGGAGAGCGTTTTTATTTATTGAGATGATGAATTACTTAAGTACGAGACAATTGTCCTCTGAGAGGTTCTGAGGAACGGTAAAATCAAAACTAAATAAACTCAATCGTTCTTTCAATGGAGGATATTGTTTAATTACTTCTTTTAATCGTGCTGTTAACGCCGATACTTTCTCCCCATCATTTGGTTCCGCCAGAATATCAAGATAGACCGTTTTCTTCACGTAACGAAGTGCAGAAATACAGTCCGGTAAGTATTTCGTGAGATGTTGTCGGATACCCTCATAATCCAACGCACTCACATTTTGTTTACGGAACCATACGACAACGAATCCATTCTTAGGACGAGGAAATTTTACTTTATTTCGTTTTACTTTGGCGAGTAAAGGGGTAATCGCACTACTCAATGTCAATGCGACCTTTTTCGCTTCTTGACTTTGATACGTTGCTTTTAATTGATAGTAAATCCCTTGTCGTTCAACCGAAACTTCAATTAATCTTACAGTCGATAAGCCTAAATGAAAGAGACGAAATATCGTGTAGAGGAAATGAGCATCTTGGTGACGCAATGAGAGTGTTGCAGTGCGTTCATCAACTGTTTTAATATTCTTAAAGAAACGGTAATCACGAACGAACATTCTTCCTTCATTAATCAGTTTGATTAATTCTCCATTCGTCACTTCTGTAAAATCCACTTCAGGATAGGTAGAACAAAGGCAATCGCGGAGTTCTGGTAAATCAATGGTTCCTTTATTGATACGGTTATAAAAGTAAACCGCATCTTGCCAAACATGTTTTTTCATCATAATGACTTCCTTCTAGGTTAGTTTCTCATACTAACAGCATAAAAGGTGATGGAAAACCCATCACCTTTTCTTTAAGATAAACAGCTATATAACACTAAGATGAAGAGAACGATTAAACTAAACTGATACACCAACATCAGACGAATTTGACATTGGTGTTTCTGCTTGAGTTGTTCTTCTTTCTTCTTCAGGCGGAGCTGACGGTGTTCCTGTCGGGTTTTCTTCTTTGACAACTTTATTCTCCTCTTCCTTTCCTTCTTCCGTAGGGGGTGTGTCCTTCTTATCGACCGCCGGATGTTCCTCTTCTTCTCGGAGGGTATCCACTTCACTATGCCAACGAGCAATGACAGAGTCTGCCCAGCGTTGTGCCATCACTTCAATCCGTTCGAACGTTTTATCTTCCGTACGATGACCGAGATGGGCGGTACCGATTTCATCGCGTTTCAATCGTGCGATCTCAACGAGGTCTTCGGTAGTATATCCCTTATCACCGATGTTACCGCGTTCACCACTTCGTTTATTGATGAACTGACTCTCATCTTTCTCTGGTACATAACGACGTTCTTCCGGAGAAAGGGTTTTACCATAAACGGACATGGTTTCAGTGAGTGTTGCTTCCGCTTCGTTACCTAGGGAGGTCTTGATGAAGTTAAAGACTTTCTTCACTTTCTCTTCGACAATCACTTCGCCTATCTCCGCATTGCGTTTCGGCTCACCCGTTGTTTCATCGATGACAGGTTCTTTGACAACCACTTTATCCTCATTCACGAAGAACTCCCCATCTAAGGTACGAATCCATCGATGTTTCGGTTCAGATGCAGAGTCTCTTGTCAATACACGTCCGTTCTTGATGACGTTACCGTTGATGTCTTTCGATTCAACACCCTTTTCTTTCTCAAGTCGTTGAATTGTTTCTCTTAGACCCTCTGGATCAACTTTAATCGCGTCAATAAGTTCTGGACTATTTTCAACAAAGAGAGGTTTAATCATATCCGTTGGTTTGAGTTTTGTATAATACTCAAATCGTTCAACTAATACTTTAAATCCTTTCGTTAACACAAACACTTCACGTTCTGCAATTCGGTTCTCAACCAGTGATTTCATCGCCATAGTGAGTTCGATGGGATCGGTTGAAGTTGAAAGAATAAAGATATCTTTCTCCATTTGGGTGAAAGGTTTACCGAAGAATTCATCTAAAGCAACGCGATCTTCATCTTCAAGGATAAGAGTTTCGATATAGTCCTTACCGTATTCAGAATGGCTATCGGGTAAGCTAAATAACGCATCTAAGATTGCCATCTCGTATCGCATATTCGCCATACTCTCTGCTTGGATCTGTGTCGAGATGTGTTCTTTCTGTAAATCCTTATAACGTTTATTTAAGTTACGCCAATCTCTTACCACTAGCTCTTCAGCTTCACGTAAGCGAGGTAAGAACTCTTGACCACTTCTTGCAAACATCATGAATCTCTCCATGCGTTTACTCTTAGACTGTGATGCGATGAATGCTAAGTCATCGAGTTCATGTTCAAAGAACACCACAGGAAAGTTTAACCAATCAATATTGAGAACGGCATCCACTTCATCATTAGCGAGAAGATAGTGGTTTGAAGTATTGGAAACTAACGTATGATAAATCGTTCTCGATAATACTTTTACGGGTAAAATACGGATATAGTTATATAAGTGTCGAGAAGAAAAAGGGTTGTACCACCCTTTATCAAGATGTTCTTTCTGGATTAATTCAAAGAGGGCATCCCACTCTTTCAAATACTGTTTATAGTTAAACTTACTCATGAAATCAATTTCCCATGCACCATTAGGGTGATTTCCCCCAATCATGGAAACCAGATAGAGTAAGTTACCGGCTAGTTCCATACGGCGTTTCTTAATTCCTTCCGTATGTTTCATAGCCTGTTTAATCAGTGTTGTCACTGCGGTCATTGTCTTGCTTCTCCTTCAATATCAGTCGGGTGAATTCTTCATTATCAATAACGCGTATATTTTTCCCATCGGGACTCGTTATCGTCAGATCATGACAGTTATTCATCATCCAATCTAAACGTTCGATACCGGTAAAGTTTGCCACTAATTCCTCTTCTAAACAGAAATCAACGATAGCGGCTTCTTTGTTTGTGCAATATTTCGCAATTTCATTCAAGAACCGATAGAAACTCGTCCCATATCTATCAGAGACAACGGCATTATCGCCCTGTATCTCCCAAAGGGAAACCCCCGTAGAGAGAGTATTAAACTGTCTAAACTTTTCCCCATCGTGATAAAGGCATCCCTTTTTCGTGACGGCAGATGGAGCCTCAAGATTTTCATCGACCTGATGTACTTCCTTATAAGTATAGGAGAAACCCCATGAAAATGACTTGACTTGGATTTCAAAACAGTAATGATAGTTTTTCTTTTTAAATAAGTTTATTAGCCATGTAAACATAGACACCTCAGTAAAAGAAAGTGTGGGACATTATCCCACACGAGTTAAAATTAGTTATAGTTGAAGAAAGTAATGGTGACTTCTTCAGGATGATTCGTGGAGGTGATCTCTGATCTCACCGTACGAACTTCACGGATTGCACGCTCAAGCGAAATATCTTCGGTTTTAATCGTAAAGATGGCACCTTCTTCTGAATCAATTTCGATAAGTTCAGCGATAACAGATTCTAAACAACGTTGTTGGATATCATCTTCTTCCGAAACGTCAATATCAACCCATTCTTCCTCTTCCGTTAAACGACTTAATGTCGCCCCCTTCTCACTGTCTTTATTGATGGTGTAAGTCTCATTCACAATAGCAACAGCGTCTTGTTTCTTTGGTTCTTCCGTTGTATTTTCTTCCGTTGCATCTGCTTGACGTTTACGAAGCAACTCTTCAAGTGCAGATGAATTCGTTTCATCTTCACCATGACAATATTCCTGATATTTCTCACTGTAAAGTGGTAATCTAAATGCAGGGGTATTGAAATAGTGATTTAAAGGATGTTCTTCCGAAAGTAAGAGTGCAAAAGGTGGATAAACTAAATTCACAAAAATCGGTAAGAAGAATTCACTCATCTTCTCACTGCCCGAGATATCTTCTAGGGAAGCCACTGAAGCACAAAGTCGGAAAGTCTTCACGAGATGTTGTAAACGTTTCTCACTACCCGGTTTCACCGCACCTTCATCTTCGACAGAGAGTTTGATTGGAAGATAATGAACCCCTTCTTGACGTTGGCGTAAGCAGGCCATCCAGTGCGTTTGTTCATTCAAACGTTGAAGACTTGGTTCAGCTCTTTCCGTGATGAAGGTGGCTAAGTTGAGTGAGTTAATCAATTCAGGGACTTCTGCGGTTAAGGTACTTAAATCGGTTAACCAGGCTTCTTGAACATCGCTGATACTATCCTGACCAAAGATATCTTCAAAAGCAGTACGATAGTGTTTAAAGATATCTTTCAGTTCATTACGAACTTGTGCTGTCGGTCGGCTAGGTACTGAAGAAATATGAGCAACCGCACCGATAAACTTGAGTAAGTTCTGTGCAAGTTGTTCACGTTTATCTACTTCTTGTGTGGCTTCATCCACATCGGGGTGGGCTGCTTCTGTTGTTTCTCCAGATGGAACATCCACTGCTTGCGTCTCTTGTTGATCAATTTCTTTGTTTTCGTTGACATCGGTCATATTAACTCCTGTTGAGTAGTAAAGGTTTAAGTTGTTTTAAATACTTAATCGAATCGTTCAGATTAAGTGGTTGGGAAGTTTGTTCAAGTAAACTGGTCACCTTGTCTGGATGAAAGAATCTTGAACGAAATTGAAAATGCTCAACGCCTTCGAATTTATCAGGCTTTAAGCATTCGATGTTGATGAAATTATATCTATCCTCTCCTTTTGGAAAGATAGAAAAATTCGTTCGCCAAAATCTTGATTCTCGGAAATCAATTTCTTTCTTTCCGAAGACTTTATTAATAAGCTTCTTAGATATCTCTTCTAATTCCATAAGACATCATTCTCACTTTGAAGCAACTCACTAATGCGTTGGCGAACTTCATTTGTTGTGTCATTTGTCCGAATGGCAACTTTCACACGGATGGTTCCTTCGATAAGATTAAAGTTTGTTTTAATCCAACGTTCTTCCAATCGGAAATGTTGAATCATTGGGTTGAGATAAGTACGCCAGGCAAATAAATCACTCTGACTTTTTGTACCATGTGGGCGTAGGGTGAAATTGACATCAACGTAATTCTCTTTCACGTCTGATTTCTGGGTACGGACTGGTCTTCTGTTCATGTTGTTCTCCATCATTTTTAAAAAATAGGTTAAAGGGTTTTGACGTCATAAAGAGGGGACAAGATGTCCCCTTTTACTTAATGAGCAGTGAGTCCAAGAAAAATAAGAATAAGTTTAATCACTACAATTAAACAGATCGATGTCGACATCCCTCTCAGGATAGTCAACCACCAACGAATCTCCTCGTAGTATTCTTTCTTTAATCTCGGTTTTGCTTTACGGAAACGGTAGACATAAAACCTAAACATGCCGTAACTAAAACATAGCCCCACAAGAACAAAAATTGCCCCTAAATCAAACCAATCTTTTGATGGATCGAAGTAGGTAAAATGAATAGGGATAAATTGCCCCACCCAGTGTTTGAAGTCCATGAGAACTCCTTATTATTTCGTCTTTCTTCAAATACGTTAAAATCAGAGCGTGAAAAAAATTAATTACCCCATTTTGCATGTGGGTCTTTAATCGCACCGACGCCTTTCGCTGAACTAAATCCATCGAGGAAGTTGATAAAGGCTGCTGTAAACTCTTCGAGGAACGCAATCTCAGTTTTGATGTAAGCACTTAATGTTAACAACCCATTGAGATAACGTGAAACAGTCGTGGCGATTTTCGCATCTCCCTCACCCACGTCTTTCAATTGGTCATCCACTTTCAACTCTTTGATCAGTTTACCGATCGCATCAAAACGGTTTCCTAACGCTTGTGTTTGAGGAATGAGTTTTTCCATGTTTCGAATATACGCTTCATGACGGCTGGCGAAATCGCCACGCTCAATCCCTTCTAACGCTTTCTGCACGATCTGATTTCGTTTTCCTTCATCAATCGTTTCAACAAAACGTTTATCATCCTGTGGTGTTTGAACCGTTTTAATTGTGACTGTATTATCCGCGAAAGAAATCGAAAGTAAATCATTCTTACGAACAGATTGATAGAAGACTGCATTAGGGAGAGAGGGATCAGGAATAAAGACTGGTTTTGTCGCTTCTTTAAAATGAGTCAACGCTTCTTCATTTAACTTCACAAATTCTTCATTGGTTAATGAACCATTCTTGAATTTAAGGACTATATTACCAATCTGATTCGTATAGACTTTATTGACAGCATCAATGAATTGGTTAAAGTGCTCAATGAGTTTAATGTGACTTTCAATTGGTCCTGAGAGATTCATGATATCGATGCTCTTACCCCCATCTTGAGAGAGTAAATTTGCATAACGATCAAAAGGAAATTTGTTTAATGCCGCGTATAATCGTTTTGCTTTCTCAACGATATCGGTAGGGATATCTTTTACCTCACCCTTTGCAACTTTCTCAAGCGTTGTATTATGTTCAGCAATTACCTTTTGAACGATGTCTAAATCTTTCTTGAATTGATGATTGTCTTTCTTCACCTTTTCAAGATTTTCTTTATTCTCTTTCGAGGTTGCATCAGATTTTGATTTCTTATCGCCTCCCCAAAGTCTATCCCACCAAGCGGTAATCTTGTCTACGATCCATTGCCAAATTTCTTTGACTTTATCAACAAACCCTTCTTCCGATACAAACTTACGATAATCCATTCCTTTATCCATGAGGATCTTCTTCGTGTCATCGGTCAGTTGAATTTTCCCTTGATCAATCTCCAACCCGTTATAATTAGGCTGTCCCATTGTGCTGTCTTGACGAGAGACTTCACGCTGCTGACCAGAGATGGTTTCGAGTAAAGTAATATCCGCTTCTAATGAGTCAGACATCTCATTAATTTCTTCTGTTTCACCACCATACGCTTCTGTTGCGATAGCATAAGCTTCAAACCCAAGCACTTCCACCGTACCATCAAGGTGTTCATACATCGGCTTGATTTCTTCTTCGTCTTGCGTATCGTTTTGAAAAATACGACTATAACGTCCCATAATTAATACCCTTGTTTTCTTATTGCAATAAAAAAAAAAGACTTCGGCATAAAGGGAGAGTCTTTGGACTCTCCCTCCTGTCAAAGTCTCAAAGAATTACTTCGTATGTTTCAGGAAGTAATCCATAATCTCAATAGTAGTGAGATTTTTATCCGTCGTCAATGGATTAAGGATGAGATTGTTTCGTTTAAAGGCATCATGAAGTTCTTGGTATTTTGCCTTGTACTCCGGAGTCACTTCACTAAAACCATCAATCTCTATCCACGTTCTATCCTCAACACGATAAAGTGTCAATTTAGAAACTTCGCCTCTGACGTAGAACGCATGCAGTTGCCAACGAATCACTTCCTTCGTCGATAACACGACAGGACGAGAAGAAAGTGGATAGTCTAAGATATAGAAAGCATTACTGTTACTGTGTCCTGTTTTCTCATCTTCGACAGTGAGCAGGAAACGATAGCCGAGTTCTCTTTTTTCAAATTCAATCTGAAAAAGAAGTTCTTCATCCTGAAAGGTTTGTTCGAAACCTTTCTTGAACAGACTATGATACAATTCAATAGAATCTTGAATCTTCGTTTCATAGTCATCGACATAACGCTGTACGATTGTCCAGTAAGGCTTTGCCATCTCCATCATCACTTGGAGTGCAGTAGAAACACGGTGTTCGACTTCATCTGAAGAACGAGACATCATGATTGCAGAACGTGTATTAACGTCGTATTTGTCCATTTTAAACCCTCCTTAAGAGTATGGAAGTTGGACACTTCCGTTTGTTGATATTAAGCGCTGATAACTTTCAGTCTCTTTCCGTTTTTATCGTAGAAACCAATATTACCAGTTGTATTATAAACCATCACCACATCATCAGAAAGTTGAGTTTTCTTCTCAATATTTTCTAAAGTGATAAGTTTATCAATTTCTTCTTCGAATGACCCAACGATGAAGTAGAAATCGTTAAAACCTTTCATACGTGTTTCGAGGCGTTCCTTCACAGTCTTCAGGAGGCCGGGCACCAAATGAATCAATTCTTTACGACCAAGCTTTTGAAAAAGCCCTTCTTCAAAACCACTTATATCTTCATCTTCATAAAGTATTGTTCCACGTGTATCAGTGAAAAGAATAATATAATCTTTTTCATTGATTACTTTCACACGTTGTGTATCCTTTAAAGCATTAAATTCTTCAGTACTCATAGTTTACCTCATAATGAAAAAAAAGAAGGTGGTGTGACCCACCCTCTTATTATTTAAAACCAAAGTTATTTTTTACTTTGGTCTTTTTCAGTATTGTGTTTGTAGAGAGCTGCTCCTACGAACAGACCTCCTACTGCTGCGAGGATTGTGTTCGGAATTACCACTCCCGCCACGATACCGACGAGAATATTAATGCCCACATATTTACTGACTTTCTTGTCAGTAAATGTTGGGCGTGGTTTCCAACAACCGCCACGAACCTCGTAACGGTTGAGAAACTCCTCAACCGAAACTCGATAGTGGTCACGGTGAGCTTCCTCACCGTAAACGGAGCAACGTTCGCTTAACGCTGTCCATTGTTTCCACTCACGTAATGTAAGTGGGTAAATAGTCTTAATTTGACTATCTCCTTGGTAAACTGCGTGGTTTACCATGATAGTATCTTCAATACCACCTACTAGAGCTGCTTGACGCAACTCTTTCAATTTGATTGGTTGGGTGAATCCCCAACCTTCGAGACTTTCAGGTCTCACGAAGGTCACACGACCTTCGAAAATGTCATAGATGAAACCTCGTGCTGTCTCATCTTTACTATTCGGGAGGCTTACATAAGCCTCACCGTTTTGATTAAATACCACTGAGGCTGCCAATGCGGCCTCAGATGTTGTTTTGATTAAAGTTTCAATTTGAGCAGTTTTGAATGCTACTGCAGTCATGGTTGTTTCCTTAGGACTTATTTGTCCATGTTTATTAATAAAAAGAATGAAATAGAATAAGATTTACTTCCTTATTCCACCAAGATAATATGGTTGTGAAAAGAAAATAGATTTCGTATTTTAACGAAATCTATTTTCTTCCACGAGACTTCGTCGAGTGAAAATTTGATAGATTAAAAATCTATCATTTCTCTTCCATCTCAGGTCCTTCTTTACTCAACCATTCCTGGAAAGTACTGTATTTACCAATGTCGTGATTTCGCCGTAAGCGGAGCATCAAAATCTTTTCTGCGAGGTGAGGGGTTAATAGACAAACCCTAGAAGGTTTCACTGTCTTATAATCCATCGAACCTTTTTGGGCTGCGACGAATAAACGTTCATTATATTCGTTACTATATCTGTACTTAACTCTGAATACCAAATCCCCTCGGTCTGGATGACCCGCTGAAACAACGGATATGATATCAACGGTGTTTCCGCCTATATCAGGCCAGGGTGATTGTTCCTTACTGAAGAAACGTTTAATGAATTTAAACATACTTAACCTCATCTAAATCTCAGTTTGTACGAATAAGACTTCGGGAAGAAGCTTCGTTAAATTACGTTTAAGTAATTTATAAACTTCCACGGCTTTCACCATCAATATGTCGTTTACGTAGTAATGTAACATTTCACGATTGGGAATTTCCATTTCAAAAATAAGATGATCAGGTTTTGATCTCTCCGTATTCTTAACGGGAAACGAGACATCAACTAATCCATTTACTTTATCGTCGAAAAGGTTTCTAACCGCTTTCTCAAAATTGAGTAATGCTAAAGCAATGTTAAATAACTTCGTATAAACTTCCTCTCCTTTCGTATCGTCCTGACCGAAAACATTAACCATTTGAATATAGTCTGGTTCTAAATCTTCCTTATCAGCGATTGCTCCTGCTCCACTTTTACTGATTTCGTGATAATCTAGTTTTGCAGCAACATTCCCTTTAAGTATAAACTCGACTGTGGCGTCAACATAACTCAGTGCAGGGAAACCTGTATGGTTAAGATAGTTGTTGGCATATTCAGCGAACTCAAAGAACTTACCATCAATAAACCGACCTTCAAGACTTTTCATTAATCCTTCCGTAAACTGCTTGATGTGTGTTGCACATTCTTCCAACGTATCAAGTCGAGATTTCAACGTATCTCCGCTGGTCATTTTCTTCAGCACTTTACGAACAAACTCACGTTTCACATTCATCCTTTCTTCATAGGAGAAACGACCCCATTTTGCTTTCTGAAGAAGTGATTCAGCTTGTTTAAGCTGTTCTTCTGTTGGGAAACTCTGAATGACTTTCGTCACATTCACACGATAATCTTCTAAAGCGAGATTACGTTCTCTTTCATATTTGTTCAGTATATCTTTTGCGCGCATATATCCTCCTACACTGTAAATGGATATTTGATAGCTGGGTGATGTTGATATCCCTCTACATCAAAATCGTTAGGGTGTAAGTTATCTTCTTCATTCTCACAAATACCTAACACGGATTCAATTGTAATAGGTTTATGACAAATCAAACGAGGAGAAGGGAAAGGTTCCCTTTCCATTTGTTCTTTGAATAATTCAAACTGATTTTCGTACACATGGATGTTCACACTACGGTGTTTAGCGATAGCAGGTTGATGCCCTGTTAATTTCGCCATAACCCAAAGTAAGAAGTAAACCTGTATCATGTTGAAAACGTTCCCGATGCAAAAATCGTTTGAACGTTGAGTACTACTTAGGTAAAGTTTACCGTTAACCAAACTAAATTGATGTTCATACATACAGGGACGAAGACAACCAAATTCAAATAACTCAGGCTTCCAAAAAGACCAGATTAATCCTCGATTATCTTCCCCGCGTTTTAAGGATTCGTAAATTGTGAAGAAATCTGTTTTATTCTCCTTAGTTAACATCAAGGTATTTGGACGTGAAACAATCATATCTCCTTCGATGGAATAGACGTCGATACTGAATGGTCTAATCGGTTTTAATCTATCTGTCGCACCATAGATAACTCCTAAATCATGGCCTGCTTCAATGAAATATTTACCGAAACGACTTCCTGTCCATGCTGGGTTTTGTGCATTAGCATCCCAGGTATGTACACCAAGTTTATGGAATTGCTCCGTTGAAGTGTATCCACGAATATAGCCCAGCATCTCACCAATTGCTTGTCTAAAGTAAGATTTACGGGTTGTGACTAATGGGAACTCTTCCTTACCTACATCATATTCCAGTGTTTCATCAATGAGAGTTAAACAACGACTCTTTGTTCTTTCATTAACGACCCACTCACCTTTCTCAAGGATTTTCTTTCCTAGTTCAATATATTGTTTTGTCATTTAGTGATTCTCCTTTAATATTTCGGATAGGGATTTGTTCTCGAGCAAGCAACGTGTAAATTGTTGGAAATTTTTAAAACCGAGCTCGATATCTGGCGAATTCACTTCTAATTCGTACATCTCGTTGGTGATACGGTCAATTTGTTTCTTGTTCGCAAAGAAGTATTTAAACTCATAAATGCCTTCCTCATCTTTACAAACAGCAAGATTTTCAATAGGTACCTTATTATTGGGTGTGGTTAAAACCCAGAAGATTTGGCTCGAGATATCATTTTCCATTTGAAGAACAAGCATCTCATCTTCTTGTGCTATAGTTAATACCTTATACATTATTCTTCCTTATTTATTTTAAGTTCTGGGTGTTTAAACCCATACGCGACAAGCCCATAACGGACATCAAGGTCAATCTCAGATATTCTAGTTGTTCTAGTATCGATATCTACCACGATTTCGTTTTCCTCAAAAGCCATGATGCAATAAAACGGGATAAGAAGTAAATCACTTCCATCTTCCCATGCTCGGAACCCTAACTCTTCTAAATCTTTCAACGGGACTTGACGGACTTGTTCTATTGTGACCTTATCGAGTTTTGAAAGACTTTCGTCAAGTTGTTCATCGAATAACTCACGTGTCCAAGTTTTAAAATTATGGAAGCAAACACCATGTCGTGCATAAGTTAAAGAGTAAGATAAAAGTAATGATTTAATCTCTTGGGACATTTGAAGACTCCTTTGTTTAATGTTAATATTCATTCAATCTCACGAAGAGATGGAAAAAAAAGAGTAGGCATTGCCTACTCTTTTCGTTTACTAAGATTCTTGAGAATCGGGTGTTTCATTAATCAAGTTAATAACTTCCTCTGTTAAAAGAAGTTCTTCTAATTCTTCCGTCAAGTTAAACGTCGTTTTACTGTACACTTCTAATCCATGTAGGAACCATGTCGGTAAACGAATGAGCTTATTGTAGAAATCAGATGTCTCTTTGAGATCAACAAATACACTTTCATTTTTTTGATCGATGAAAAATAGTCTGTTTTTACGAGTACCAAGTCTAACACGAAATGTTTCCTTCCCTTCTTTCAAGGCTTCTAACTTACGTTTAAACATCTTCACAAGGAGGGTGGTGGAGATGTAACTGTTAAATTCTAAAGTGACTTTTGAAACGCCTACTTCGTCAAAAAGACTTTCCAATTCATTGAACAAAGCAAGGTTCTTTTCATCTCGTTTCTTCCAGGTATTCATTGGAAGTGTAATATTATCCATCGCACGGATAATACAACAATTCGAATTTTCCGCAGCGCGATTGAGACTTCGAATGAGATTGAAAGCACTTCTCGTTCCTATTGATTTTACCATACGAAGACTTAACGGATAACGAAGAATGTAACCTCGAAATACTTTTCTTCTGATATCACCGCGCGATAGATATACTTCGTAGTAGTATCCATTGTTTTCAACTTCTACATGAAGTTCTTCCATTAAAGGGAACATTCGTTTGGCTTCTTGTTTCATCAAGTGAATAAATTCATCAATGAAATCTTGTTCAGTCATCGCTTTCACTTTGGTTTCTCTGACGTAAGACCAAATCCCGAACATGACTTCGCGTAAAACATTCAGATAGAAAGGTTCGCGTCCTTCAACATCGTCACGATAAATGACGCCTTCACGAGTTTCTGCGTTAAAGGTTTTGCGAGAGATATTAGTTTGATTTTCCATTTTAATGCTCCTTATTTGTTGGCTGAGGATGGTACCTCCGGGTTGAATGAAAGAAATGAGAGATTTCCACTTCCATCTAGATAATGTGGGTGTAAGATAAAGATAGAATGATTAAAGTATCACATTTAGGATGACGTCTATTTCTTCTTTTAACATCATGATGAGTTTCTTCTTGTTAATGAGATTAATTAAGGTTTTAAACTCATCTACACTGGAAATCGATCCTAAATACCCAGATAACGGTTTCTTGTCTCCGAAGTTACTTCCGATGACGATTTCTTTATCGAGTCCAAATGAGTCTAGTTCATTTTCGAATTGTGTATTTAACTTCTGGAATGATTCAATTAATTTAACTAAGGAAGTCGGTAATACGAATTCTTCCTTATTTAAACCAAAGTCAATGAGATTCTTTACTAAATTCTTATTTAGCTTACCTTCCTCGATAAGTGAAACAACCTCTACTTCCTCATTATGGTTTTCACCGATTAACGTGAATGTTTCTTCAGTATAGACAAGACTATTGTTGAGTAAGAAAGAAGGGATGACTTCTCTATTTGTTGGAATCATTTTCTTCTCACTTTCAATAAATACAGTTAAATCCTTAGTTGAGATTAAATTTTCGATAAACTTAATTCTTTCATAAATTAAAGAGAATAAGATACTTCGTTGATGTTGATAAATAGCAATCGGATTTGTTGTTCTAATTCTTGGAAATTCTACTAATCGTTTCGAGAAGAGATAACGTAAGTCGAAAGGTTCTTCGATTCGTTGTAGGGTTTTCGATAATGTTTCTTTTTGTTTGTTTAGATAAGAATTGAACTTATCTAATTCAGTTTTCTCTTTCTTATTCATCTTACCTGAGAGTGTGAAATCTTCTTGACTTATTATTACAAGCTTATTACCTAATCGCATTTTTATTTTACTCCATTGGTTATTTAATCAAAAAATAAAGTCATTTTGTAAATTTACACCGTAATCGGGAAGAAAGGTGTATGGAAATTACTTCCATACACCCCTACCCTTATCAAATGAAAGGATTATTCATCTTAAGATGATTGCCATTCTCATCTTCGAAATGAAGACCATTCTCATCTCTTATCAAGTAAATTGTTTCTGACAATTTAATCTTCTCAATAACTTTAACTTTCTTCTTAAAGAAAGAAATATTCATTTCATCTTGTTTTTCCATGTTTTTCTCCACTAGGTTTAAACGTTTAATTAAGGAAGTGAAACCCACTTCCACCTAGATAATGTGATTATCAAAAAACAATAGATTTCGTATTCTGTAAGAATACGAGATATATCAGAAGTGATACTTCTAATAAATGCTTATTCCTCCTTTATTTCAATAAGTCGGCATAAATGGGACGGTTTCCCGTCCCATTTACTAAACTAATCTAAATTAGTCTTTCTTGTCATCTTCTAACTTGTCAGCTGAAACATCTGCTAAAGTTAAGTAAGCACCTGCTACTTGTACGAAGAAAGAAGCTACGTTAACTGCTGCACGTAAAGCTTGAGTTGGTAAGACGTAAATGCGTTGCATTCCTTTGTAGATTTCTTTACCGAAAGCACTTGGGTTTTCAGCAGAATCTTTCACATTCTTATCAAGGGTATCTTTTAAAGAACCAATGTCTTTGTCAACTGTTGAAGTGTCTTTTTCAAAGAAGTTTTGGAGTTCTTTTGCAACTGTTTCGATTTCACTTGCAACTTTCTCACACTCGCCTTTAGATAATGGAGAATGCTCGTTGTCTTTTGTTGAAGTATTCCAGTTTCGATAAAGCGTTTCGAAACGAATTGAAATACTTGTATAAACAGACGATAAAGTTGCAGCTTCTGTATCGACGCAAATGAACATCGCTTTATTACCCATTCCCATAGCTTCATATTTAGCACGCAATTTACCGAAACGTTTGTCTAGGTTAAAGTCTTTACCACTACCCAGTTCTTTGAAAAGATCTTCTGCTTGATTTTCAAGGAATTGGTTATATTGTTCCTCGGTGGTGTCTTTAACGGTTTCCGCTTTACATTTATCCGCCGCTTCTTTACATACTTTAACCATTTCTTTGAGGTTAGGACCAATATTTTTAGCGTTTTTAGCGAAATCACCTAACTGGCCGTAAGCGGTTTTTGGATCAAATTTACCACTTGAAGTCAACGCAAGAATAGAAAGGTTAAGTTTGATTTTAGCATCTTTCTTCGCTTCCGATTTCTTATCTTTTAACTTCTCTTTCAGTTTCTCAACACGTTTAAGAAGACGACCTGTACCGTTTACAAAGCGTTTCCAAAGCATCTTGATTTTGTGGTAAATGTTGCCTGCGAATTCTTTAATTTTTTCCCAAGCCGCTTTAATCCACTCTCTGAAACCTTCTGTGGAGATTCTACCGCCGACACGAGATTCAGTTGCAGGTACGTCTTCAACGTTACCTTTACCTTCAACACGTTCCATGACAGTTTGTTGCAATGCTGCTGCATTGTCGATGTCGTTTTGTGTTGCGTTATCAACATTTTCTTGTACATCGGCAATCTCTTCACCATCTTCGAGTGCGAACATTGCTTCTTGCATCACATCAACATCATTCGATACTTCTGCCGCATCAACCGCTGCTGAAGTAATATCGCCTTCACCTTGTGCTGCCGCGTCATTTAACTCGGTTGCTGTGGTTTCACCGGCTGCAAACTCTTCATCTTCAATCGAGAAAGCTTCTAGTGAAAACTTACCATTACCTACACGAGATGTGTTACCCATACGTTGGAATAAACTCATTGTTATTTTCCTTTTTAAACTAATTAATCGATTTATTATCTTAAGCTATAATTAGCTATCGAAAATTATTCTTTATACGCTTCTTTTGAAGCTTCAAAGTAAGAAGCGACAACACCCAAACCAGCGATTACTGTCGTGTCTGCCTTACTCATACATTCCGTCACCACTTTCTGCCAAGAAGCCATCAACGCCTTAAATGCAGCAAGTGCCTCTTTATTGTCACTACCTTTCTCTTTTTCGACAACAGAGTTGATAATATTAACAACCTCGTCAGAAACTGACTTAGAAGAATAAGTATCTAATAATTTAAAGGCATCGGCAGAAACAGAACTCACTTCACCCCAAGCTGGGAATGGAAGTTTTCCGTCTTTACCTTCACGTTTCTCTGGTTCATAAACAACGACATCCATTTTAGATGCGCCATTCTCTTCTCCGATAGCAACAATGAGTTTCTTACCACCAAAGAAAATAGAAGATTCTTCATATTTTTTAGCCCAATCTCGTTTATATTTGTCAGAAACGTTGGTTGTGCCTTTAAAACCAGAAACTTTCTTGAAAGAATCCATGAAGGAATCAATTGCTTCTTTCGTGATAGGAGAAGTTTGAGAAGCATCCTCCACACTCACGCGGCTTTCATTTGATGATTTCGCTGGTGGTGGTAATGCAAGCAACTTGGTTGCTACTTCTTCTGTTTTCTTCGCAGTACCTTTCAATGCTTCAAAAGCAGCCTGTAAACTCAGTCCAAAGGCAATATTCTCTTTGATGAAAGAAATCGCTTCATTTGAGCTTTCAAGAAGTTTCTCTTTGAAAAGTACATCTTTTGTTTTGCTGAATTCAAATCCAGCATCTGAAGGGATAGAGCCCTTCGGCACTTCAGCGTCTTTCAACGCTTTGAAACGTTCTTTCAATTTCTCAGCAGATTCTTTTTTCTTACCGAATAAACCTTTGATCCAATCAACCAACTTGTTCCAAGCATCTTTGATGGCTTTCCAGATTTTCTTCGCTACGTCAGAAAGAGACTCAATTGAGACTTCTGTCATCGCCATACGGTCAGTTGAACTACCGAATGACTCGGATGAAGGAATCGGTGCAGTTAAACCGATACGAATACGGAAACCTTCCATTGCTGCGTTTAATACCGCAGCTGCTTGAGGATGCATACCACCTTCAGAACGGAAAGATTCTAATGTCTCACGAACTTTATCCAAGCCCTGATATTCATCAGTCAACACTTCCATTTCATCGGTCAGTAATTCACCTTCCGCTTCAAGTGCAACGACTTCAGCAAGTGATTCGTCAGTTTCTTTCTTCAACTGACCCACACGTGCGACGGCTGCACCTGGTGTTGCCTCAATTACTCGTGGATTCGCGTCCTCCATCGAGAATCGAGATTTTAAATTTTGACGAAATAAAGCCATTACGCTTTTACCTCTTTTAATGTTTAGCTAAGCATTAAATAGGAGTGTTCCAAATACACTCCTATTCGTTTACGACATGAAATCTTTTACCGTCATTTCAAACGGCTCGATATCCATGTCTTGTTTACCCCCGAACAACAAGATGAGACTATAAATCAAATCGGATAATCCGTTCGGATAACTCAACCATTGACTAATGAAGTACACATCCTCTTCCGGTGTCAAACTCTCTACAGCTCGGATGGCTTCCTGTTTCACATCGAAAAGGTATCTCACTTGTTGGTCGGTACGTTTAATCGCTTCTCTATTGTACCCTTGGATGAGCGTCATACTTGTAGCCACATGGACTCTGCGTTGTCCAGTTCGTATGAACTTAATCGTATCAACCAAGAACTGAAAATGGGAGGAACTAAAATGTTCATCAGCATGTTTCAACTGATATTCCATAAAGCTTCTTAAGCCAGCAGGCTCCCCAGGTTCAGTCACACGAAATAACCGTCTTGCTAATTCAATCACCAATTCACGACTATCCCACGATGATGCACTCCGTAAACGGAAATGATTCAATAATTGATTTACTGAAGCATCTCCTGTCTCAACGGAATCGTGAGCGTCATCCTTTGGTGAAATGAACCCAAAAGGATTCTTGATGTAAGTTAACATCCTTTACCCCCTAGTTGGTTTCTTTAAAAGCTTCTTCAAGTTCAATGATTTTCACATTTAACTTTTTCAGACGGTTTTGCATGCGTTCAATATTATCTTCTAACTTGGCATTTGCTTCACCTGCTTTCTTCGCACGTAACGCTTCGAGACGAAGCTCTAATAACGCACGTTCAGAGTAAGCAGAATCTAATCGAGCCTTTCTCCATTCTGCGATACCCATACGGATATGGTAGATAGGATTCCAAGTATACGGAATGATGCCCAGAATAAACGGGTCAGTACGAGCACCGGCATTGGCTTTTACTGCGGCTTGAATCTGTTCATCTTCCTCGATAGCGATATCTGGAATTGATTTCAATGCACGAACGAAATCTTCTTTATTAACAGAGAAGACGTTCAGCAAAGTAATAAAGTGTTCATAATGCGTTTCTAACCACTTCACCTCAACAGGAGAAAGGGGTTCACTTAACACATTATTTTTATCAGATAATGATTCATGTTCTTTTGCGTAGATTTGCAAAAGCAGTTTACGAGCAAAGACTTGGAAGAACTCTAATAACTCAGAGAGACGAATGATGTTCGCTTGAGGATAGGTAATTCCAACTTTACTCACGACACGACCGTTATTGATATTACTAAACTTAATCATGTCATTGATACGTTCTGGCACATTGGCTAAAATACGCTCAATTAAATAAATGCAGTTATGACGTAGGCCATGGCCTAACGTTTTGAAAATATCGCGTTTGTCCACCTTAATGCCATTCACTAATAGACTATTAAAGGTCAGTACCCAACTGTTCTTAAAAGCTGGGTCTTCTTGGAACAAACCGAGTTCCACTGCGCTACGGTAAGGGGGATAAGTTTTATCTTCGCATTCTAAACGTAATGCTTTCAAGTTACTCTCCACCACCTCACCGGAGAAGTTCGGTAAAAGGGTTTGTACAAATTTTTCTAAAAACATACGACTCTCCTACCTTAAATATTTGGACGGTTACCTGAAGAGAAAGCTTTTAAAAGCTCCATCACATCAGGACCATTTCCTTTTGCTTGGTTCTTGATTTCACCGTAGGTTAATTCCATCGGGTAAGCGATACCACGATGATAAACACGGATGAACTGAAGTTCTGGGTCAATGACCACTAAGAACATCAAGGAACAGCGAGCAAAAACAGAACTACGGACTTTAGGGTCAGATAACTTACCACCAATCGCCATTTGGATTTCGGTGGCGGTATCTTCGGTAATAATACACATGGAAGAAGCCGTCGCTAAAGACGTAGATTGCGTAATCAGTGCAGAAAGGCGATTACTGCGGCGACGTTTTAAGATGTCTGCATAAATACCGTGCTTATCTGCTTTTAATAATGAATAGTGTTTTTCCACCAAATCATTACAAAGGATTAAGTCGTTGATGAACTCTAACTCCCCTTCACGCCAGCGACGGAAACGTTCAATGGTGCTATTACGCACATCACCAAGAGAAAGAATCTCCTGGGTTAAACCTGGTGAGCAACTCAAAGGATTAAGACGAACGGAAACTGGAATCGTCGCTCGTTTCCCTTCATTCTCAATTACCACTTCAAAGATTTTACCCGTTGCCAGATTTGGAACATCACTCATTGTTTTAATCGTATCTCGACCCGCCGCACCGTTAACACCTGGCGCGTTACCTGTTTTATTATCCAGAATGGTACTCTCGACCGAAACCTCATCGTATGACTCAACACTAGGGCGGTAATATGCCGGATACATCAACTTCGCAGATTCTTTTGAAATCTGTGGAACGATGTTGTATTGAGAACGAGGTGAAAAACTTTCACGTGAAACAAACTCAGCTTTCGCGTTAGAAAGCACATCACGTTTTGAATTCAAACGGTCTAGCACCTGCATGACATTCACATTACCAATATTATTGGTAATGGCAACAGCTTGCAAGTAATAGCCAGCAAATAAATTGGTTAAGAATTTGAGCACATCACTTGAGACGGCTTGATGCACGAGACTATCTTCAATCATCACGATCGGTTCGTTGCGCAACACCGCCGTATATTCAATTAGAGAGCCTTCATTAGCTTCGGATAATATATTCGTTGCTAACGTTGCAACATTAATCAGTGAATGTGCTGTTTCGTTTTTTGCCATAACAGCAACCTCATGTCTATTTATAAATAGGAGTTTAATTTGAAAAAAGCTACTTTTAAAAGTACTCTCGAAATCGCACAGGCACTAGACCAGCTTCATCGAGAACGAGGTTACGGCGAAAGAGGGTCCGTTTACCGCGATATGCTTCGTGGCGTAGACTCCATGAATCTGGGCACCTTCGTCATAAACAATCGTGATAACAAAGGTTATACCTTTTTTACCCGACCTTGCCTTAACCTTACATACAGTAATTTAAGCCAAGTTCGTCGTTTACTTCCATTTCGAGATGCTGAAGAGCACTCTATTCTAAGATATTGTCGTACCGTCCTTGATCCTTGGTCTCAACGAGCAGGCACATCGAATGGTGGTATCCCCGTTAATCACGCCGACGGTTATGATGTTACTAACTATAACCCACCTGGTCGGGTCGAAGATGCAAAACGAATTACGACGCCACTTTGTGATGAAAAATCTCCTTTCATTAATCTCATTGGGAATAATCTATTAAGCTTGACAGGATGGCCTGACCCCGTTGTTGACTACTATACCTCAAACAAAGGTTTAATGGGGGAAGAACACATTATGGCAGATGGGATCTATGACCGCTATGGTGCGTTCAACTTAGAAGCAACACTTCGTAATCCAGAGGGAAATCCTTTCACCCTTCTCTTCGATTTGTGGGAAACTTACATGTCTGCCGTGAAACTCAACGACATGCAACCTTATCCCGAGATGATCATGACCTCTGAGATTGACTACATGACACGTTGTTATCGTTTCGTCATGGATCCAACAAAGCAGTTTATTACCATGTGGAGTGCATGTGGTGCTGGTTTCCCTATCAATAATGCCATGGGTTCAATCTACAACTTCGACAGTGAGAAAGAGTTGAGTGATGGAACACAGACTTTAAACTTCTCTTTCCAGTGTGTCGGTGCGATGTATAATGATCCTATCTTACTCGATGAGTTTAATCGTCTTGTTGCAATTTATAATCCTCAACTTCGTATTAAAGGGGTGAAGAATGGGGGACGAGACAATGACATTGTTGGTGGAGATAGCTATGTCAAACTCACTTTACATGAAAGAAGAATGTTTAACTATATTGCTTACCCCCTTGTCAATGAACAAACGTATGAATTAGAGTGGTGGGTACCGCGTGAAGAATATCGTAAAATAAAGGAAAACAGTTATGTCGGTTGATATCATCCCTACAGAAATCAAACAACTACAAACAAAGGAACTGAGTGAAGTCTTTGCTCGAGCCAAGCACAACCCAGATTTAGTGGTGGGTAAAGCCATTGAGTTAGTCGCGTCAAAAACCAATGGGGAGATTAGTTGGGTTGATCCCTCTAACCCTGTCGCGTTCTTAGCCGAATTTGCATCGACACTCTCCAGTAATGCAATTGATGAAACAAATAGTCGAATGCGAGAAGTTTATCCAAAACTCGCCGTGAGACCAGATGAACTCTATCATCACATGTCAAGTCATCAATACATTGGTAGATTTGCCGTGCCAGCGAATGGTAAAATTATCTTAACGTTTAAACGTGATGAGTTGTTAGCCATTGCCGTACCCACTTCAACACCGGGTGTAAAGAAAATTGTCATCCCACGTGGAACTGTTTTCGCATTTGATAATGTCAAGTTTACTTTGCTTTATCCAATTGAAATTCGTGTGCTTCCGCATGGTGCTTTTCAGGTTATCTACGATACAGAAAAGGACGACCCGATTCAAATCCTTGAAAGCAATATCGTGAAATGGTGGTTCCAGTCAGGTCTAGAAGGAAACTCGGAAATTATCGATTTACTTGGTCTTGAATTGGACGTGAAACAAGTTGAAACGACTTATATTCGTGGAGATATTTCGGCTGCGGTAGAAGGCTATCAACGTAAGATTGCGTTAACTGGTCAATTCGTTCATTGTCGTGTTTACGCGATTGATGAAGAACGTAGTATTCGTAAGGAACTCGAAACCACGCATTCTCTCTTCGTTTATGATGTCGCAAAACCAACGGCTCTACTTCGGATGTTATCTGATAATACACTAGAGATACGGATTCCAAACATCTACTTCACCACGAGACAAATCAGTGGGAAAATTGAAGCCGAGATCTATACGACATTAGGAGAGTCTTCTATTGATTTAGAAGTGATTGGGTCTATTGGGCTTAACCGAGTGAGTTGGAAAGAAGCAAATCAAATTTATGTTACACCAGAAAACTCTAAGTTTACGGCACCATTAAGCCAGTTAAGTTATTTTAACGTTTATCCTCAAGGGAAACTTGTTGGAGGTGCAAATGAAATTGATTTCTTAACGCTTCGTGAACGCGTTATCAATCATGGCTTTTATGTGGAAACACCAATTACGTTAAACAACATCCGTAACAATGCGGCGATTAATGGTTATAACTTGATTACCTCGGTTGACCTTCTTCCGGATCGTATCTATCATGCAACGAAAGATCTCCCTCGTCTTGCAAATACGGACTTCTATTCAGGGGCATCTTGTGCCATTGAAACGATTAGTACGAAGATGAGTGATTTAACGACCTCCAGTGCTGTAATTGATAACGGTGACCGAATGACGATTACACCGGCAACATTATTCCGAACACAACGAGGTATCACGAGAATCGTTCCTGATACGGAGATTCCAAAACGTGAAGTGTTAGGAAATGACGTTTATGTTCAACGCATCAACACATTGGAATATAGTTATACGCCATTCTACTATGTCTTAGATGGGGAAGATAATAAGTTTGAACTCCGAGCTTATTATGCCGACAGTCCTTTCGTGAAGTATCAACGTCTAACAAGAACGAACCCTTCTACACAGTTAACGGCTTCGATTAGTGACTACGTCATTAAGAAAGATGAAACCAATCACCGGGTTTTTAAACTTCAAGTAAGAACACGGGGAAGTGAAGAGTACAAAGATATTCATCAAGATGACTTGTTCATGCAACTGGCCTTTATTCCTGTTGGAGAGGAAGACTACGCGTATGTCAATGGACGCTATATCGGGGAGGATGACCAAGGCAATAAAGAATGGGAATTCTTATTGGAAACCAATTTTGATTTTGATAAGAAAGATAACATCGTCTTTACCAACTTCAAGATGTATACCACAGAAGAGCGTAAAGTGAAATGTCCTCTTGAAACAGACTTCCAGATCTTCATGGGTGTTTACGATCATGAAGTCGAAGGTCAAACTCCGTCTACCATTGATAAGATACTCGGAAACTTCTTACTGGATAGACGACGTGATGCGACGGCAATTACACAGAACTTGCTTCACATCAAGCTTGGTATTCCGTTGACAAATTTCTGGCGTAATGCTCGTGTCGCCAGTTCTTTAGAAACCTTTGAACGCTACGAAACTGATGTGTTTGCTACTTACCCAGAAACCGTGTTTGAGATTGATGAAAATGGTTTACCGTTGTTTAGAGAGGGAAGTGATGGTATCTCACGTCCTGTCGTGAAGTTCCGGAAAGGGGATGTCATCAGAGATGAACAAGGGGCGAAGATTTTGAAATACCGAAAAGGGGAAGTGAAGAAAGATGAACGAGGGAACAATATTGTTCTCCGAGCAAGAGAAGTCGCTCGTTTCCTTGACATTTTCTTGGTTGATGGTATTTATCACTTTGCGAATAAGCCTTCTGACGTCGATTATCGACGTTCAATTCCAGAAACGATTGTTTCGATGTTAGAGAACGATATCAAACCAATGACAACAAGATTATTGGAAGAAACCTCACTCTACTTCAGTCCGAAGAAAACCATGGGAACGATTAAAATCATTACCGGTGCAGGAGCACAACGGACAATCTTAAACCGTTTCCCATTCCGTGTCGACTACTACATGACAGAAGCAGGTTTCACGAATATGGAGCTTAGAACAGCGATTACTAAAATGACCCGTGAAGTGATTAACAGCATCGTACAGAATCGTACGGTCTCTGTTGAGAGCATTACACATGCATTGCGTGAGAAACTGAATGAAGAAGTGATTATGATTGAAGTTGCTAAACTCGGTCCGGAAAGTAACATCCAAGGGTATACCGTAATGGAAGATGGTGGACGTTGTGCAGTGAAACGAAAACTTAAACTCAGAAACGACGGTTTCTTTGAGGTCATTGAGGATATCACTGTAAACTTCGTTGATCATGAACGCCGTGATATCGGTAACTAAAAAGAAAAAAAGAGAGTCCCGAGGGACTCTCTTATGTTCGTTATTTACTTTCTTCCTCATCGGATATGACAAGACTATCGCCTTTCTCAATCAGTTTCTTGAGTGCACTAAACTTAGCCGCTAATTCCCCTTTACTGAGAAGTTTACGGATAAATCCAATCTCAACACGATGTGAAGTTAACGTTTTATCTAAGAAACTATTAAGCTGAACAGCAAGTAACGTAATTGAAGAAGTTAAGAAACCATAAACACGAGCAAGCTTACGGAAATTATCATCTAACGCTTTTAATTGCGTATTGATGTATTCACTATCTTGTGCTCGGTAATTCCCTGCGTTATTCTTGAGATCTTCACTCATTTTTCGTAGGTCTTCTTCCATCTTCTCAAAGGCTTTCGGATCAGAGAAAGGACCTTCATTACTTTTAACATGTTTGTCGATATCTTCCCAGATACGTTGTGCTTCTGCAGCCACTTTAACAGCGTTTGCAATCGTTTCTAAAGAGGTCTGTGCTTCTGAACGTGCATCACTGGAAACGCGTTCAGCAAAGTCAGTAATTTCTTTTAGATTATGGTCGATATCTTTTAATGCCGCAATTTTCAAGGCTTTCTCTTCAACGTTAGCACGAATCCAATTCGAAAAACCATCTCCACCGGCTGTCTTCATCTGTGAAGCACTACTTTTTACGGTATTGTTTAGTGTGACTAATCCTTCAGAGTAAACCTTCGATTCATCCACATACTTAATGAAGTTTGTTTTGAGTTGTCCACCTTTACCGAAAACGTTATCCAATAACAACGTCCATTTTCCGTCAACGAGATCAAGTTGTTTTTCCATCACACTCGTCATTTCCTCGAGGACTTTCTTTGACTCTTCCGAACCATCCCCGTTATTTCCTTTGAGTTTTTCAATCTCCATAGAAGATTCAAGTGCAACACTAATTCGTTCTTTCTTCGCGGCAATAGAAGCGGCTGCCGAAGAACGTTTCTTAAAGAAGTTATAAATCATCTTAAAGATTTTGTAAACAACAAATGCCCCTGCGGCGATGGCTGCCCCAATTAACCCGTTCTTGATATCGTCAGACATCTCAAGTGCGACCGATACATTTGTTCTAGATTGGAACGAGGTGAAAGATTCTATTGCAACACCACGTTGAAGAAGAATATCGTCTTGACCGGAAATCGCTTGGAGTTCTTCCATCAGAGGACGTGAAGCACCTTGCTGTTGAATCTGAGCTTGGATGCGTTCCACTTCTTTGACACGAATCTCCGTATCAATCATTTGGTTATTATAATCAGCTTGTGCTGCATTGATTGCATTAAAGCTGTCATGAATTTCTTTCATGTCATCGACAACAACTTGTGTCATAGTAACTCCTTATTCCGTCTGAGTAGGTTGTGTCTCAGGTGCAGCGGTTTCTTCCTTCTTCTGATTATGAATCATCGTGGTAATGCCAGAACCCTCAACCACTTTCGTAATGACGTTCAACACTTCATTAATCGTGTCAGCTGTATTCTTACGCGTTAACCCGGATGTAATATCTTCTAGATTAATCAAACGAGGTTCAATCACACCGTATTCATAGCCAGAAAAGAAGATATCATAACGACGTTGAATGATTCGCTTTGCAAGACTCACGGCCGATTCGGTACGAATCGTTCTAATTTCGTTGATCTCCGAAATGATTCGTTGTACGGCTACCCAAACCTCTGCCAACGATTGTGGATTATTCGTCGAACCTAATAAAGACATGCGAGCACCGATAATGGTGCCAATCGCTTCTGGGAGTGCCCATTCATTGTCTTCAAGATTAAGACGGAATAAAGCTTCTTTCAGTAATGACTTACCACCTTCTGTTAAAAATGCCATGATTATTTTCCTTTTAGACTAAATTTTGCGGCTTGAACGAAAAGTTCATTATTCATCAACTTCTCGATTGTTTGTTGTTGTTCCTTCTTCGTGAGCTGTCTTGTAAAGGCATTATAGATAAATGCAAAGACGTGCCCTTGTAAAGAAGGATAAAGATTAAGTTGTTCGTCCTCAATCTTTTTCATTTCATCGATCTGTTCGATAGTTTCTTTGACTAACTCGTCATCCTTATCGAGGACTTTTAGTTTACCAATTTGTTCACGTCGGATACGGGAGATACGATCCTTCGCTTTATCGTAAGTGTTATAAGCCACTTCAAAAACAACGGGTAAATCAACCAAAAGTAGTTCATAGAGGATGATAAGAAGAAGTAAACCAAAAGAAGAGGCTTTTAGTGCAATCATCTTACCAAAGAACATTAAGAGCTGGAATGCAAAGCGAGCTAAACTGTTTACTGCAAACTGACGTTTCGCTTCGTTGGCAGGTGCAATCTTATTTAGTGCGGTTGCCAGATGTACCCCTGCCCCCATTCTCACGGCAAATTGGTCAGCAGATTGTTCCCAAGCGGTTCGGTTATAACAGACGGCATCTTTCTCTTGACGAATCTGTTTATACGCTGAAGTAATCACCACAACAGGCAATTTCTCATCATCAAGTTGAGCAACAGTATTCTCATCGATAGAGACTTCGATGACACCCTTCTCTTTGAGTCCTTTCACCACTTTCATTCGAACGTTGTTGTCTTTTACACCGATACAGTCTTCCATGGCGGACGCGATAGCAAGGTTTGCACCCGCTGTCTTATACATCGTCTCAAACATGGAAAAGATGTGTCCAATCTCATGTAACGCCACAGCCGCAATCTCTTCGTCGGTAAATTTCGAAGAGGTCAGAATACCCTTCGTAAACGTAATTGAACAATGACATTTCGAATAAACCCCGGTAATCTTACCTGTCTTTCTATCGACATTCGCAATGTCGTAATCTTTACTTCCAAGTGCCTTCAAGCCATCTTTCGAAGTCGCCCAATTCTGCCACATGGCAAAGAAAGGGTGATTCTTATTAAAGTCAGGGAGTTGCACCCAAGCATTGAAATCCTTAGAAGGAGAAATACGACACTCAACCGGAATCCCTAAGAAGTCTGTGATGACGCGACCAATTTCCTTTACGGGTTCAGCGAGACTGGTAAGCTCTCTCGAGTTGAGCTCACGAACTTTTTCTATCGCTTTTGTTAAACGGTAAAAGAAAGCAGTTTCATATTGGTAGTCCACAGCTTCTTGAGAGTACTGAGCAAAAAGTTGTTTATACTTGCTCATTGTTTCTCCTAAGAAAAAATAAAGAATAATGAAACGCTACCTCTTTGTTAATTGATTTGTAATTCAAAGTTTAAACAAAGAGGAGCACCTATGGAATCTCAGGAGAATACTCCTAAAATCATCGGTCGAAGCTGTAAATTCGCCTCTACCCATACCGTTAATCGTAAAGCTTTTGGTGGGAAATGGCGTGATGATCGAGATGATTTATTAGTTATAAAAGAAGAACTGTTTTTCGAAGATGGGACATCTAAACCGAACTTACGGTTAATTGAGAACTTCAAACGTCCATTCTGGATCACGAAGAAAGCAAATCGTAATCACCGTTCGAAGAAAGAGTGGGAGGATTTAGACAAAGTTCAAGAATTTATGTCCACGCAAACGGATCTAAACGATAATGTTTGTCGAGCACTCGAGAAACCACTCAGTCAAGGTTCAATTCGAGTTACGAATCGAAATCCTTACGTCTATGGAACGGACATGACCGCGGCAGTCTGGGCGAGATTAAATTATGCGGTTAAATACCCGGAACAACATGGTTCGCCAAATAGTGTTTGTTTCTACGATATTGAGACAGATGTTTTAGGTGACTTTGTCTTAGACAGTAAAGATAAAGAAGAGTTCGGCGATGCAATTATTGGTATCACTTGCTCGTATATTTCGAACAACGAAAAGAAATCTTGGACGGGAACACTGAGACGTTTCGTTGAAAAGAAGACGCGTAAACCAGAAGAAGAATACTGGAAAGTTTTTGATTCCGTCTTTGCCTATATTCGTCAAGATCCTAAAGAGGATAAAAAGAATTTAGGAGTCAAATGCGAATTTGAGATGTTTGACACAGAGAAAGAATTACTTATCCGTGCTTTTGAAAAGCTTCATAGGTGGCAACCCGATATGGTATCGAGTTGGAATATTTCGTTTGACGTACCACGCACAATTGAACGTGCCAAAGCAAACAAGATTAATCCAGCTGAACTTTTCAGTGACCCACGTATCCCAGATAAGTATAAGTGTTGTGAATTCATTGAAGATCCTGGTTCAAAAACATCTGATTCAAATAGGACAATCAATAAACTTTTCTATCAGTGTTGGCATATGGTGAGAGCCCCTGCAACCTTTAGATGGATAGATGCTTGTGCGGTTTATTGGTATATCCGTAAACATAACGGCAATCTTAAATCGGCAGCGTTAGATTATGTCTTAAAAGAAGAAATCAAACGAGGAAAGTTTGAGATTGAAGAAGCAGAAAAATATGTCAAGTTAGAGAAACATATTTTCATGCAACGAAATTATCCTATTCATTACATGGTGTATAACTCTTTCGACTGTTTGGGTCTCCTTGAAATGGAGAACAAGAAACACGACATCAGTATTGCATTAGCTGGTGCGATGGGAGTCAGTGAGCTAGAACAAGTTCCTTCTAACCCGAAGAAGTTGATGAACAACTTCATGAAGTTTCTTTATTTCGATAGACGGAAAGTCTTGGGTTGTACTTCTGACCAGATGGCAGATGAGTTAGATAAGTACATCGTTCCTCAATCCGGCTGGATCAGTACACTCCCAACAAACTCATTGGAGTATACGGGAATACGATGTATTAAGGAACTTCCAGAACTTCCGACAAAGGTTTATGTGTTCTGTGCAGACCTTGATGTAAAATCAAGTTACCCAACGACAGGTATCTTTGCGAATATCTCTCGTGAAACAACGGTGTTAGAGTTAAGTAGTATCGAGGGTGTGTTAGAACACAATCGTTATCTCGTTGGGCTAAACCTCATGGGTGGAAATGTCAATGCGGTCTCTTTCTGTCAACGTGTTTACGGAATGCCTACGTTAGCTGAGATTAGAGAGAAGTTTCGTTCTTCTCGATTGAATTTCGATAAAGATATTCCTTTTTAAAAAAAAAAGAGAGTCCCTCGGGACTCTCTTATGTTCGCTATTCTATTTCGAACTTCACCCATTCCATATTCGTCTCTTTATCAAGTTGAGGTACTCTTGAAATAATCGTTTCAGGTTTGAGATCCGTGCCATAAAAGTCTTCCAGTGCACGAGATAACAACGCAAAGGACTCTCCACCAATATCTTGACTATAATCATTCACGAAAGAACGTCCTGAACCAAATACGAAACTCTCTTTCGCTTCTTTCGATAAGAAAAAGAAATCGTTATTATAGTCTTGGACAATGATACCTCCATCTGTAATGAAGAAGAATTCGAAGCCTGCATCCTCTCCTACTTGATTGACCCAAACAGACTTAATCTGTTCCATTTCGATTGGGATATCAATCTCGTTCTCTAATGCAAAGATATCAAGTGCATGAGCAAGAGAATAACCCATCATATTCCCTGCGATACCCACCGCATGAAGTCTACAGTCTCCAAAGTAATGTTCTCCCTTAAACCAGTAAAACTTACCATGCTGTTTCGCCCATTGACTCGTTCCATCCTCTCCTAAGAAAGGACTCTCTAGTTGGCAATCCAGTAAAAAGGTTTCAAATTCATCACCTCGTAAGAACGCTTCATCGCGTTTTAATTGAAGCTCTTCGATAGAACGTTGGTCGATGTGTTTAGATTGTATTTTAGAATCTGAGTAGATTACCCCGTTTGAATAAATAAGTGTAGTCATTGTTTCCCCTAAAGCAAAAAAAAAAAAGAGATGGTCAAACCATCTCTTTCGTTGCTTCCCTTATGGGAAGACAAATAGCAATAGGAGTGGAGTACCGAATGCTCCAATCCCTGCCATTCCAATCATCAACCAACCAACAAGTTGATCTTTCAGTGATTGTGGACGACTATGATCTAAGTCATCCGCGCAACGATCTAAGTATTTAAAGAATTTTACTACTTTTCCATTTTCATTTTATTTTCCTTATCCCTGATATAGGGAATGTCGATAAATTATAAGAGTGGGTGTAACGTCACCCACTCGGTTTATTAATTGAGACTTTGAACCAGTCTCAATTCGTGGAGAATGATATCTTGAATCCTTTGACTCAAGCTGATTCTCTTTTTATTGAGAAGGTCGATTAATCGACCTCTCTCTTCAATGGGATAGTTTTTGTTATCCCACAAGGCATCGATCTGTTTTTCTAAACGACCAATCTCCTTATTTAAGTTTTGTTTGAGGTTTTCCACCAAACTACTCCTTAGTGAAAGTAAAACACAGTCGTGCGCTAACACGAGTAGCAAGAGAGTAAATGAAAGATTACTCCCTTTACTCACTAAGATAATATGGTTGTGAAGAAATAATAGATTCTTTAATAACGGCATAAAAGGAGTCCCTAGGGACTCCTTTATTTTTCGCTTTTATGCCGCACCAACTAAACGACGGATAAAACCTAAGAAACGAGAAAGGACAAACTGATCTGTTAAATGACGTTGTAACGTACTAAAGTTATACGTACGACCAACATCGTAGAGGTTATCCGTTTCTACTAAACGACAGAATAAATCAATCAGTGAAGTAAATACTTCTGCTTCATCATCTTTCATACGGGAAGAAGGGATATCCATGATACCACGGAAGCGAGAACTATAATCAAAACAACGTGCTTTATTGGCTTGCATAACCACAAAGATTTGTTTAATCCCTGCTTCAAATTTCTGCACATCAGAAACGTAAAGTACAGCCATGAAGATAGAATAAAGTTCTAATTGATTACGTACTAACGATTGTTGCGTCTGAATCTGACCTGGACCCATTAAACGACAATATTCCGTCATACGGTTACGGATACTTTGAGCAAACTGAACCACATGCATTTCTTCTGGTAGAAGTTTTCCGAGTGTTTCTGGACTCAAATCAGGTAAGTTAGACATTTCGTGATGTTCGATAGGTTTTTCAACATGAGATGTGTCTGGTTCACCTACTGCACCGACACCACCACCATGTGAACCTTCTGGTACAGTCACTTCACCCGGTGCAGGTCCAGTAGCACTTTCAACTGTGACAGTATCAGACGGTGCTGAAGGTGTAACAGCTGGTGCTTCAGTACCTACTTGGTTAGCAGGTTGTTCTACTGCTGGTGGTGTATAAGGACGCATCACTTCTTCGTGTGTTTCCGTATTTCCTGTTGAACCCGATACAGTCGGTTCAGTACCTACTGTTGTAGAAGGATTAGCTGGAGCAGGGTCAGTTTGACCTACTGGTGTCTCTCCTGCAGACGCAGGCGGTGATACTTCACCTGTTGGTTGAGTATCTACATGATTTTCTTCATGTGTTGCTGGTGGTGCTGAAGGCGGTTGTTGTTCAGATGACGTCACACTCTCTCCATTTGGCGCAGCTGGAGAAACCACCGTATCGTGATGGTTTTCCGGTGTATCTACTGGAGGTTGAGGTTGGCCAACACCCGATTCTGGACTTACTGTCGCAGGGGGTTCCTGTGCACTTGAAGCAGTCTCAGACGAAGCAGTACTTTCAGTGTGGCCATCTTGTGACGGTGCTGGTCGGACGTCTGGCTCTAGTGGTTGAGCTGGTGGACGTACGTCTGGCACAAGAGGATCGGCTTCATGAGTTGTTTCCGTATGTGCTTCTGGAGTTGGTTGAACAACCCCCGTTGATGTTTGGTCACCTTCGGTCGCTGAACCTGCTACTGCACCCTCTGGTTGCGTAGGATGAAGACCAACCGTATTTTCTTCACGGCGTACTTCTTCTGAACCAGGGCGTACGTCTAATCCGTGTGTATTTTCTTCCGTATGAGCACCCGCTTGATCATCTGTTGTATGAGTAGCTTCATGACTGTCTGCACCTTGTGGGTTCTCATGAGCTTCAGTATGTGTTTCCGCTGAAGTGTCGACATGTGCATCTGTAGATGTAGATACATGTGTATCATCATCAACAGTTGGTTGAGCGATGACATCAGAATGTGTTGCTTCCTCTGTATTGTGATCTGTATCTTCGGTCGTGTGAGTATCACCCGTTGATGCAACATCACCTTCTACATGAGAAGCTGTTTCTTCTTCAGTAATTTCTTCGTAGCCTTTAGGACGAGGTTCACTTTCGTCTAATTCTTTCACTTCAACGAAATCTTCACGTTGTCCATCAACTTCTAACGCTTCAGGCACATCGTCATGATTTTCATCAATAACGGTAACACCATCGTTCTGAGCCGTTTCTTTTTTGTAGCGATATTTTTTTCGTGACATTTTATTTTCCTTTGTTAACGTTAACATCAAGATAAGGTTTCGAGAGGTTCCCATTTCACCGATCGAGCCACTTTACCATGCATCATCTTCATGAAGATATACATCATCTGCGATGCAATCGAGGATGTTGCGGCAGCTAGAGCTGATTCATTTCCTCGGAAACTCTGACCCATGCAAGTAATACAGAAATCTCTTCCTTCTTTATCCTGTTGACAACAAGCAGGCGTACGAAGATAAAGTGGTTTGCCGATTAATGCAGGAATCGTTTTCTCTGTGATAGGGTAAACTTTTCCCTCCCAAATCACGTACCTTGACATAAAGTTTTTCAAGGTTTTCTCGTCGCTCTTGATAGGTCGACCGAGTTTTGTCCCACAATCCTCTCCTGTAATTTTCGATGAGTTAAATACACGGAATAAGAATTTTACTTCTTCCCCACCTAATGCCGTCATCGCACCACGGTTAAACGATCCATCACGTAGCGTATCAAAAAGCGTTGGGATATCTTCTGGTTTCATCCCTTCAGAGAGAGAAGCACCAACGAAAACAGGTTTCCCTGCCATATTGTAGTTAAGTCCATTCATAATGTGAACTTTCTTACGTGCATTCTCAATCCCTTTTGGTGAAATGAAAAAACCCCCATTTGGATCTTTCGCAAGATAGGCTTTATCCATGTCCGTCAGTTTTTTCTCGATATTCGAAACCACCACTGGGTCAAGAAGCTTATCCTTATTCTCTTCGAGAAGTCTGTCCCTTTCTTTTAATATCGCAGGGTCTACAGTCATCGTATAAGGCGTAGCGGATGCTGCGTTTAACGGAGCAAACGAGGAGAAAGAAGTGACCGCTGAAAGGAACTTCACTGCTTCGTCAACATAGATGTCTCTATCCGATTCTAGACGTTGATTCATTGGTTTATTGTCAACCACTCTATCAACGACTAATTTGGAGAGCGTATCAGGGGAATCCACATCTTCGACATATTCCACTTTCTTCCCGAATGCATAGATGAGACAATAATAGTTAATGAGCAGTACTCCCGGTGTTGTCACGACATCTTTAGTTAAATTTGGGACAGTAAACGCTTTCAGTTTTAATTCTTCTCTCACATCGAACAGTGTTTTCTTCGTTGAGATGGGTTTACCTCCTTCGGTAATGAAGATAAGTTCATCTTTATTTAACTTCTCATTGAAAGTACAGTAGTAACCATCCTTTGCGTAGAGCTTTAACTGCTCAGGTTTCTCGGGAGGGGTTTCCCATTCCTTTACCGTAAAAACATTCAGTACCCATTTCTTTTCTTTATAATGTCCAAACTTCATAGCTTGAAGTAAATATTCGACTCTATCCACGTCCTAGTACCTCATCAATTTTAATACTGAGTGTAAACAAGAAATTCACATCAGTGTAATATTCCGTCAATTTCTTTTTCATTGTTTCATAACTGGTTTGTTCTGGAACAACGCCATTGTCCGCATTATAAAAGTCCATTAAGAATAAGCACAGACACCAGATATTTGCTTGTTGCTGTACATTCATTTTTGATTTCTGAACTGTTGCCCAACATTTATCAAGGAGTTCTTTTGGTGCATAAGTCGAGAATCTTCCTGCAAGTGTTTTCATGACGCGATAGTGTTCTTCGTTTCCATTACTGATTCGGTCAATATACTGGAACAAGGCTTCTCGTCTTGCTTTCAATTCTCCTTTTCGTTCTAACTTCGCTTCATTGTCTAATAAATCCGTCTCTTCATCAATTTCATTCATTTTCTTATCGTAAATATCACGGAGTGCCACAATGAGACTATCAGAAACCTCTTTGAGGTAAGTCACAATCAAGGAACTTTCTAATCCAGAGATAAGAGAGACAACCTCCGCTAACGTTCCAATACTATCTGTTTCGTAGGCGAGTGCAGCGTATATATTTGCCACATCTTCCCAGTTATCTGCTTGCTGTAACGCATTCAGGATTTCTGTAAGTTCATCGACATCAGAGGTTGTCAAGATATCTTCATTTAACTTCACGCCATAAATCGCGATAGCTCGTTGAAGATAATCTAATAAATCTCGTTCGATGTAGAGAACTGCTTCATCATCATCCATGTCTTTAATTGACATTAAGATACGTGTGACCGCATCTTCAACCACTGTTCCTTGTTGAACATAAAGGACTTTAAACGCCCGTGCAATATTGTCTTTACGGACTGGTGAAACAAGACCTTCTAACCAGTCGAGTAAATCTTCTAACATTTTTGACCTACCTTAGTTTGTAGTTGATATGGAAACATAACCGTTTTACCTGGGCAGGAGAAGGGAAATAAACCTATCTTCCTACCCCAAACCTATAAAATTTTGACCATCAAGAGGTACTTAACATGGCTGGTGCTAATAAACCAAGAAAGAAAAAATCAAACGTCAATCCTGCAGAAAAAGAACGTCGCGTTGCGATTAAGGATAAGAAAGAGCTCCATGAGCAAGCTGAACGAGCTATCGATCAATGTCAAGAAATGATCGAACATTTCCATCAACAAGTTGAACCCGTCTTCGGTGAATTCACTGAAGAAGAAAAAACAAACTTCAACGAAATCATTGAACGAGGTCGTAAAGACATCACTGAATTTAGAACACACCTTTCTAAGACAAGTGAGAAAGTGGATGCACAGATTGAAAGTGCGTACAAAGATAACAAAATTCATCCTGAAGAGAAACTAAAACTTTTCGAAGAAGTTATCGGGTATGCAGAAACCGCTGAGACTGTTGTGAACTACATGACCAATATGGATACAGAACTCACTGATTTTGTTGAGAAATTTAACGAGAGTCGTTCAGCCGATACTTCGGAGAACAAAAACGTGGAAACAACGGAAACTGTCGTTGCTGAACAGAATAACGAAACTAGCACAAAAGAGGAAAATCAATAATGAAAAATCTAGAGCAGGACATTTATGCCTCAACCGAAGAGACGGTAGACACCACCGTCTCAGAAGAAAAGCAGGAAGAACAAGAAACACCACCACCCGAAACACCAACGCCTGAAGAACCGCAAGAAGAAAAGAAACAGGACGTTTTTATCGGTTACTTTAAAATTGATGATGATGGTGCTATCGAAACACCTGAAGGTTTTGTTGTCGTTGATCCGATTATTCTCGCAGAGGGCGAAGAAGAAATCAAAGCGTACTTACGTTCAAATGATGTCCGTGCGGTGAGTCTTGATTTACCTTCAGGCGATAACATTTCCTATTGGTCTAAACTGGCTATCATGACCAACAATGGCGACGAGAAACGAATTGGTGAACTCTCAACAGAAGAACGACTCTGGGCATTGTCCGCAAATGAAACTTATACCGAGACAGTTCCGGGTGCAAATAGCGTTAACTACACTCGCATCAATACACGCGAAGATGCGAAATGGACGAATGGTCCAACGTTACCAAATGGTCGAAAATTTGGGATTGCTTCGCCTTCCTTTAAAGCCATTCAGGGTACGGAGTATGTAAGTGGTCGTCGTGCGATTGATATCTTCGATGCTGCCTCTGGTTTAGGTCGCCGTAACCTTGTACCCCTTTACCATACTGGTATTTGCGTCACTCTACGTGCCCCTTCTATCTCCGCTTATGTTGAGTTAAATCAACTTCTTATGGAAGAGAAAGAAAATCTAGGTCGAATCAGTAAAGGTGCTATCTTCTCTGCGGAGAGTGTTTATCTCTATCAACGTATCGCTAACATGATTCTTCGTCATGTCGAAGATACGAATGCAGCAGATAGTAGTTTAGATTATTTAAAATCTATCATTAAAATTCAGGATATCGACACCTTAATGTGGGGGATATTGTGTACTCACCATCCTAAAGGTTTACATATTCGTGTTCCTTGTACCGCAGATGATGAATGTACTTATGTTGCTGAGCGTATAGTGAATGTTCGTAAGATGCTATTCCCTGACTGGAATCGCTTCAACGAAAAACAATTACGCATCATTTCTCGTGTTGGGAAAGAAAAGATTCGAGATGATGAACTCCAAACTTATCAAGATGAGTTTAAACCTATTCCTTCAGCACGTGCAACGTTGCCATTGACGGATCTTGATGATGGTCCAACTTGCACAATCGTATTTAAGAATCCAACACTTCAAGAAACCTTTACGGTTGCATCTGAATGGGTAAACTCTATTGAGCATGCTTCCGTAACCGCTTTCCCAGTTGCATTAAGTGGTCGTGATCGTATCGCTTACGTAAACCGTCAAGCGGAAGCATTAACGTTAATTCAATATTCTCATTTTGTTGATAAGATTGAATTCCAAGGTGATAACGATGATATCGCTGTCGTATTAGAACGCAAAGATATCAACGATATTCTTTCTCGTTTATCTGGTAATAGTCGTTCTCGTAATGCGTTCTTCGAAGCCGTAAACAATTACATTAACGATAGTTTCCATGCAGTCATTGGTCATCCGAATTATCCTTGTCCAAAATGTGGTAAAGCACATGCCGTGAAACGAAGTAGTTCAAAACACATTGTTCCTTTTGAAGGTTTAATGAGTTTTTTTACCCACGTCCAGCGGTTACTGACAACGCAATTAGCGTAGAAGATGGCGAGATTATCATCGACCCTAATGCGTTTATCCGCAATAGTGGTTTTGGTACATCACCGCAAGGACCTAACCCAAATGAACTTAAGAACACCTGGGAGTCTTTAACCGCAAAAGATGCCATGCAAGCGAAGATTGTGTTGGATGAAGCGTATGAAATGGAATATGATATCTATAACCATGGCGTACAGAATCCAGATAAACCCGATCCTTTAAGATTGATTGGTTATCATCCTAAGGAAGATTGTTATCGAGATTCTCTTTTCAAGGATTGGGTATTAAAATATATCAATGGTGGGATTAAAGACACCTTTAATCTTTCTATCACAGAGTGGTTGTCTCTACCGACAGACAGAGCAACAGAACTCATGGAGTTATCGATGGAGCATATTGACCGTAAGACCAAGACAATCGATGAACTCGAAAAGGAAAGAAAAAAGAAAACGGGTGTGAATATCTAAGCATAGAGGGAGACCATTTGGTCTCCCTTATTTTTTCTTATTATTTTAGAATATTGTACAAATCAATCAGAGAGAATATGAGCGAACCAACCGTCATGGAAAAGAAGAATCGATATTTCAATAGTCTTATCGCTTCCTTGTCAGCACGCTGTGGTTCAATCACCTTTCTCATGATTTCCTTCTCTTTTTCTCTCCGACAAAGATAACCTGCTGCGGAACAAATGAATAAAGCAAACATGACAACGGCTTTCTCATGAACCGTAGAAAAAACGGACTCACTGAAAGCAAGAAAAAGAAAAATACTCATCATGGCAAGATAGAAACTCCCACAACTAAAGAAAAAGAAATCTCGTTCCGTAAACATCGAGCGCTTCCTAATCTCAACAATACGTTTATCTAACTCAACATGTTTTAGTGTTAAGAAGAATATAAACGCAATCACCGCAACAATCAATAACCAAGATACTTCACTCATCTTTCTTTATTCCCTCTTTACGCCCGAATAGTTTGTTTACTGTAAGACGAATAGGTGGAAAAATCCATTCATCAAATACGTAAAGTATAAACATCGTTAAATAACCTATCGCTAAAAGTACAATAAGTAAAATAACTAACTCATCAAGATATGATAGCATAGTTACTCCATATGAAAAAAAAGAAAGGAATGGGTTCACCCCATCCTTTCATTAAATACTCTTCTCAGTATGATAAATGTTCAGTGATTTCACCCAATCTCTGAATAACCGTTTCTTCTTGTCATGATACTCCAAATGTTTAGGAATATCTGTACAAACAAGATAACTAAAAACAGTTTCATCTTCCAACTTACGAAGACGACCCAAAGCCTGTAGATTAGCTTGTTCTGATTTTAATGCAGTTGTCATTAAACATCTTAACAAGTTTGGAATATCTACGGCAGTGCCGGAAGAACCTAATGTTGAACAGGCGATATCTGCCTGAAGTAAATTTTCATATTTATCTTCAGAAACATATTTACGAGAATCAACCTTAGGCCATTTTGCTTTTAAATGTTTAGCATACTTCTCACACATAAGTTTGGTCGCGAAGAAGATGAGCATCTTCTGACCCTCTTTCTTCACAGAAAGATAGTCGTCTTTTACAATCTCATCAATCATCTCAAAATAGTTAAAGAGTAATTTAGGATTCTTCATTAACCATTTTTCAAACTCCGTATGATTGTACATCCGTTTACGGTTTTGGCAACGTATCTTACGAGGCTCTTTAAAACGATAGAATAATGCATTAACTCGAGTATATTTCTCTTGTAGTCCCCCTCCTATCCTATCTTTAATCGGAAGAAAGGTTTCATACATTCGTTTTAAGAAAGCATCGCCTGGATGTAATGTTGCACTTAAATAAATTGCCTTCGGTATATGGGTATAGAGATCTGTTAAGAAGTTTTGATGGAAGTGTTGGTGTGTTTCATCTGTAATGCGGATCCCGACACCGAGTGCTTCCCAGACAAGTTCTGGGGGAACCATTCCTTGTCTATCTTCAAAACTTCCATTCTCCCACTTTGTGCAATAGTCACTAAATGTTGTAATGGTCATCACAAACATCTTTGTATTTCGTACAGCAGGACTTTCACAATTACGTAACACTTCTTCTAATTCAAGAGAGCCACGTATTTCGAGAATATCGCTCATTTTTACCCATTTTCCGATATCTTCCCACCACCTGTCTGTATAACGTCCTAAGACGAAAATACAAACCTTCTTTCCGTATTTAGAAGCGGCATAAAGTGATGAAAAGGTCTTTCCTTTCCCATCGCGAGTTCCACTACCTTACTCACTCCGGGTTTAAGAATCCACTCAACTACATCTTCCTGATAATCCCGTAAACTATTTCCAGTACTATTCAAAAGAACAGCATCATCACCAGGATAAACCTCTTCACTTTCGTCTTTCTCAACTATGACCTGATGACCACGCTGAATAAAAAAAGAAGTGAAAAGTTCTAAACAATTGATGTGGAAACGGTATTCCCTTTTGTCCTTTGTTCGTGTAGCAAAAACACGACCTGGTACTTTACGATACTGACCATCAATATATTCAAGTTTAGGTTCAACGAGATAATTTTTAACAAAATCTGTTAACTTCTCTTGAAGAATAGGGTCAGGTTCACTCACCTTAAAAAAGTGAGTGAACTTAACAATTTTTATTTCCAATTAAGTTCACCTCACTCTCGTTTAAAGATTAACGTTTATCCTCATGATAAACATTCCCAATAGAAGGAATGACAGACGCATCAAAAGGATGATTGGCACGTAGCTGATACGTGATACTGAATGGTTTCACAATGGCATTATATTGTTGTTCATAAGCCATCGCGGCGGATAAGCTACGATAACGGAACAACTCGTTCACCGTTGCAAACTCTCGTTTACTTTCGTAAGTTGGTAAACGATAATCCCCATTCTTTCTATCCCGTACAAGGGTGGCTGACATCAGAATCGCCAAGTAAGTCACCGGAACTTGGACAAACTCATCTACCACATCAAATAACGTCATGAAAGCATCTGACATTCCTTCTTCAGTGTTTACATCCACTTTTAATTTGGCAAGTTGGTTTTCGATTTGATTCGAGAATGAATTCAAATAGTCAACCATTGAGTCACGTTTAAGTGGAAGTTCAAGAATCGGTACTGTCGGATCCCAATTGTCTAACGTTAGGGCAATCATACTTTTCCCTTCTCTTGGCAAATCAGGAAGTTCCAAGATATAGTCTAAGAAGTCAGCGGTAAAAAATGAGGTTCTCGATACATCAGACACTTTCGCGTAATAGTAATCGTAATCTCCTTCTCTCTCCCCAACCGGGATTTTGAGGCCAACTTCTTCAACTACCGTTAATCTTGAATAATGCACATTTGAAGACTCATTTGAGTGTGCGATATCCGCAAGTGCAGATAACGAACTGTGGTTAACAAGAAGTTCTACACCTTTCCGTTTCCCTAACCATTCTGGTTTGATACGGATGTGTTTTCCTTCCTTACCCACTACTTCAAAGTATTTTGCATCTTCACGAGTCATCTTGAATTTCTTTACTTCAATCGATTTATCCAAGTGTTTTGTGGAAAGTACGGTCTGTGCCATCTTTTCACCTGTGATGGTAGCCGATAAATGCCCAATCGAGATATCTCTTGGTACATTCTGAGCATATTTTCCTAAGCAGGTTTCACAAACACCATATCGAGATAAATGTTTGCATCCTAATGCGCTACGAACCCTTACAATTTTAAATTCGGTTAATCGTTTCTTGTCGGATTCTTCCACACAGATAAGTTGTCTGGTTTCAGGATCCTCAATATAAGAACCGACAATCGTTGCAAAATTCCCTTTATTAAGGTGGAAACGAATGAAGTGTTCTGAACCACAGTCTCCTTCAAACAGATAACGAATAATCTCCGTACCAATCTGTAAACGACGGTTGAAGTATTCCGTATCCGCAATCGGGTCTTTTTGTTGCTGTACGGCTTTCGCAGCTGAACGAGTCTCAATCGAGAAATCGTGTAGACGATGTAAACCCCGTGCATAACCCGTAAGAATCGGTTCATTAAACTGAACATTATTGATATCCGTAACAAACCCACGTGCGACTGCAACTTGGTTATACTGTTGTTCATTCACCACACCGAAACGGTTTGAACGTTTCATTGGGTTATGCATCATCCAAGTTCCATCTTTTAACAATTGGTGAGACTGTTCATAGGCGGCTTGGATTGACGCATGGGTCGGTTCAAGATTATCAACGATCGCCTGATACTCAGGAGACTCAACAATCTCGGCGATATCGAACCCACTAATGGAGGTTGTATATTCTTGAGTATTCATGATACAACCATTATAGAACCGATTTCGCATGACAAGGATATTCTTCATGATATATTCTTTATCAATGAAGTCAGCTTGTTCTGAAATGGTTTTACGCACAGCGGAAAGGATATCCTCAGGGGTTCCTTTATCCCATTTCCCAATCACAGCATGTTGTGGTAAAATAGGGACTTCTGGGAAGTCTCGTTGAATATCCCAGAAGTATTGCGACACGATAACCTCACGCCAACTCATCACCCTTATCTCACCATTGTCGAATTCAACTTCGACATCCTCATCTGGATAACCCCAGATTTCATCTTGGTCAATCTCAGCGATTGCTTTCACGTGCCAACGGCTCATATTTTAATCTCCTTCAATTCACCTGTTTCTTTATCGACATCATAAGGTCTTCCATCAATGATTACCGCATCAGTAAACTCTTTCTCATCGACATAATCGAATTGGAATCCGTAGCACTCTAGCATATGCTTAACAAACTGAAGTGGTCTTGATTCGACTTTTAAATGCTTCTCGTAGTCCATCAACCGTTTAATGTCTGATGGTGTATCCGCTTTAAGAATCGTTCTAACTGCTTCAGCACACATGGCTGGACTGTTCGGGAAGTTTACTAAGGCTGCTGCCATAGTAGGACTAATGACTGAACTGATAATACGAAACTCTGTTTCACCGATATTTCGAATCGGTTGGTTACGATAGTTTTCCGAATATTTATCGTTATTCGAAAGTTTTGCAACCACGCCATGATGTTGGCGTTTAGGTATCGCAGTACCACCCCAGTCGTCAGCAATTTTCTCAATCATGATAAAATAAAGTGATGAAATAATCGCATGTTCTTTTGTCGTAATCCATTTACCATTAATTCCCCTAAAGGTTACTGGGCCACTTTCCACGGGAAACTTCTCCTGCAACATCTTCACACGTTTGGTTCCCAATAAAGGGGTGTTATGTGGAAGATAGATACGAAGACGTTCTTCGATTGCTTTCTCAACAATCTGTTTCTTCTGCTGTGGGCTAAACATTGAAACATCACCAAACAGATCTCGCATGTAGGGTGAAGCGGCTTCAACAAACTCCATGTAGTAATCAAACTTCCCTACCCAATCATCTTTCTCGAACTTTGTCTCAAAATCACGCATGACCTGATCCATTGTTGCCGTATAGACTTGATAAAAAGCCTTCCCAACGTTCATGCGATGGACCAAACTAGTGTCATCAATGATTACCTCTGCTCTTGTCCCATGAATATCGACAGGCATATCTTCATCCGGAACAACTTTGGTAATAACGCCCTTTCCGGCCGATAAATCTGATAATTTATGAGCAAGTGTTGGGATAATAGGATAGGAATAATCGACTTGTACACGCCAATCATCTAACTTCTCTTTGCAGAATGTGCGGACACTATCCCCGTTCATGAATTCGTCTTGATTTAACTTTGCTCTCACCACCCTATTATGGAGTGCAGGTGTTGCATTCATGTCATGGTCACGACGATAATCAAGTTCTTTATAAAGATCAGTTAGTTTACGTCCGTATTCTTGTGTCGCATTCCAATACTTACGACATTGTTGTTCCATCCCGATGGGTGTTTTATGTTGGTCTGGATTATGGTTATGCCAGACATCAACATTTTCTACAATGGAGTTTGGTTGACCATAAATCAGTGTATCAAACGTATAGTCTGGTTCCATTAACGCTTTTGGTGTCATCTCAACGGCTGATAGGTATTGCGTATTTTTCCGTAATGCGAAAACTAACCCATCTGGTCTGATTCTATCTCCGATGTCGGGGAAGGGTTTATAATTCTTCTCATCCCCATAAAGGTTTAATGGAAAGAAATCCTTTCCCCAATCTGCTGTTCTTGAACCAAAACCAACAGATTGAGCTTTACGACAGAAACTTTCAGAGACCGCAATTCCATCTTCAATAATCCAAGGAAAAGAACCGGAGATGGCATTTACTTCTAAACCAAAGCAATAGTTACCCTCTTTCAATGATGGACTATGGGCAAGTACCGTTCCTTTTGGTAACCAATCACCTTGTTTGAGGTTTCGAGCAACATCGGTGAAGATATAATGGAAACCTGCGAATTTATGATTGCAATGATACGTCGTTAATTCAATGATTCCTAACTTACGTTTACCATCAGTTGTCTCCGTGATAATGATGGTTTCTGGGTTCTTCTTGAAGTTCATCACTCCACCCGCTTTAGGGTATTTGTTTAAGACTTTCACCACGCGACAGTCTTCTTCAACTTCAATTTTAAAGGTATATTTTCCGTACTCGAAATCCACCCCAGCCGTGATACGCATCGGTTCGCCACGAGGTAGGACTAACATCTGACTGATGTGTGCCGCATCCATATTTGACCGTGAAGCAGAGTTATTTCCCAAGAACGGGTTAAGGATATTAGAAGACCCTAATAGCCTTGTATCAAGTTCATTGACATTTTCCATTGAAACTCCTTACAAATTTTTTGGAAACAAAAACGGAGAGGAAACTCCTCTCCGTCTAGATAATGTGGGTGTGATGTGAAAATAAAACACCTTGATAAAAAAATAAGGAAACCCTATGCCTCAACCTAAACTTCTCTCTGGTAAAATCAGACCAGTTTCACTCGTTTGGTTAGATAGACAATGGCGACATGTCTTTGAAGACCATCTCCCTATTTTGAAAAAACATGCCAAGGTACATCGTGTGATTACCAACTCTGCTCGTGAACATAGTGGTAACTTATACGGTTATCTTCGTGACCAAGGATTCGAGCCAAGATGGCATTGGTATCAACTACGAATTAATGATTTACACGATCCATCGGAGTTCGATGAAAATCGTGATTATCTTTTCTTAGTCGAACCCCCTATCATCGAGGAACTCGAATCCAAGTACTTACTTGATTATCACAATGAACAAGGGGTGAACTATTAGCGTTCACCCGCTATGCTATTAGAATAATCCACCACGACCCGAAGAACGACTACGATTGCTATAACCGCCATAAGTCGATTGGCGGCTAAAGCCTGCACCATATGGACGACGATAGTTTTGTTCTTCACGACCACCGTAGCCATGGTCATCTCTCGAATACCCACCACGTTCATCGCGGTCTTCTTCTTCCATCCAACGATAAGAAGGAGAGCGTCCACTACGTCCTAGGTTTAAATTAGCCATCGATACCCCACCTGATTTTGGTTTCGGTAACTCATTCGGTAACGTCTCTTGTTGTTTATCCTCTTCTTCCCAAGTTTGTACTAAGTTTTTGAGTCGTTCTACTGGACGTTCCTCTCGTTTCTCTTCACCCTCTAATGGTTCACCATCGTTACCTGGAAGTTTCGGAATGAGACCTTTAAAATCAGCGAGATTTGTCAAGTCATCTAACCAAGCCAATGCGATTTCATCCTTACCAAATGCACGTTTAACGACATTTACGGCTTGGATTAGTTTTGCGTATGAACTTAACAGCGCATGTAGAGATGGAGCAACACCACTACGACTACCGGTTGAGTAGAATTCACCATCTGATTTCAGATCCGGTAAGATGTAGTAGATAAGGTTGATGAGACCACTAATATCTTTCTTACGTAATTTCACCCCAAAGACTTGATTTCCTTCCGGGTTTTCAAGTGCGTGAAGTAGCGGAAATGAGATTTTCGCGATACGTGTGTAATCTTTATCTTTAAGGCTCTTACCACGAAGAATAACAGCACTTAAGAAAGCCGTTTCTCCTGTTGGGTCGATCTTATCAATAATCTTCTCAAACTTCTCACTAAAGTCTTTATCCGCCTCAGGGGCACAACGAAGTAAAGGAAGTTGTGTGATTGGATCTAACGTACTATGTGTATCTTTATTCGATAGGATGTGAATTAAATCTTGCATCAATTCAAGAATCACAGACGTTGAATTAATCACGACCAAGCGACGTAAGAATTTGAATACCGTTGATTCCTTACGAATCACGTTTTCTGAAATAGGGTGGAAATACTGGATATTCTGAATATCCGTTTCGCCTAACCAGTGGTCTGTGGGTAACACCAAAGTTTTCTTCGATACTGTCACTGGTACATCACCATCATCAGGAAGATGCTGATGGACGACGCCATCAACGATGTGTAAACCGGCTGTTTCAAGAATTGCTCCATAGAAGCTCACTAATTCTTTACTCATTTTCTTTTTCTCCTAGAAAGCCAAGACATGTTGGCTTAAGTTATAGATATCACGTGTTACGCCTTCGTAACGTTCGCGATTATTCGTAATAATTGAAGAAGACTGCGAATCAGCAAATGTTGCCATCTTGTATTCACGCATCTCTCCACCATTAAAACTCACACTAATGAAGATATCTCCATCACAACGTGCATCAATCATCAAAGACAACTCAAGTTCATTAAAACGCGTCAATGGTAACATGATAAGGCTCTCAAACTTTCTTTGGAAAGCTTCGAATAAATCCATCTCCATTTCGGTTGGTAACCCATCTACCATGAACTTGATTGCTTCACCATTATCACGACGACGTCTATCTCCAACGACCCATTCAAATTGGTGTTCCAATCCACTTAGTACTTCATTTGTAATATTGAAACGTACGTCGCGAATAAGATTGGTCATCATTACGGCTGGAAGTTGTTGAGCGATGACGGTGGCAATCATCGTTTCTGCACGATGGTCATTCCATCCATTCACACTATCGCGTTCGTCACTCATACTCCGTTCAAGAATCGAATCAAAACGTGCTGCACTTAAGTGTTGAAGTTGTGAAGGAAAGTTAACGACAGTAACACCATGCTTGTCGGCTTCAGGGAAGAGATTAACGATATCTTCCCATAGCACCGTCGCACGGGTGTTGATGTCTGTTGTCGCCCCAAACAAACTAAAGATAGGGTCTTCACCCACCAAGTTTTCGGCAGATTGTTCGATAGCATCTTCAAAACCATCCCCTTCTCCTACACCATGTGTATCTAAGTTATTGTCTACCATGGCTTTCGCTGAGTTAAACACAGTACTCAAATAGCTTGAAGGGAGAAGATTTGTTCGTCTACTTTTCTTTGGCTTACGTCCAATCACCGACATTAACGGATAAGAGTCGCTATAACCTAACTCTTCGACTGCATCTCGCCCACTCGCGTTAGTAAATACATCGCTTGGAGTAATGAGGTACTTCATCGCATCAATATCCATGTATTGATCCGCATCATGACGACGATAAGTATCATCTGTTCGTACAACTTGGTCATACGCGATTAAAGATGTTCTTGTGGTTGGTTGACCACGACGAAGACTTGGGGTTTCACGAAGAACCATTGCCGCCGTTAAATGGAGTTCCATATCCGGGTCAATATTCCCATGAAGATCCACCCCAACATAATCCGTAAACCCAATATAAATGTGACGATTAATCATCCCACCCATCGTCTGTTTCACGAACTCAAGAATAAAACGGGTTCGTGGAGCTGCCCATCCCTCATCGATACCAACGTAATCCTCATAATCCGTTGATGGACGAATGATAGAACCTGCGACTGATGAGAGTGAAGCGGAACCTAACTGACGCCCTCCTTTTGTCGCGACAGCAATACGTTCAATATCCTCCTTGTCGACCGAGACTTCGTAAGGACGACGTACGTGATCTTGATATCCACCCGTTACAGTAAACATGCAACTTTTCAAGTGAACTTCACGAAACTTACTGTTCTTTGTAGTAAAACTATCACGCATATCACGTGCTCTCGATACGTTTGTATCTTTATAATCAAATAAGCCCATTGCTTAAACTCCTACTATGCTTTCGACTTTTAGTTATTATTTAATTGACGTTCGTATAAGAAAATCAATAGATTGGCAAGTTCATATTCTAGGTTAGACGGAAATGGAATTTGAACATCTGAGGTAACTCCTAAACGTTCTCTTAATGTTTCCGGTAAGGCAAGTTCCCAATGGGTCGTTGCATACGTGGTGACTAACTCATCAATGTCTGCCGCTGCCGCATTACGGCGTTTCTTTGTGTTAAACTTCTTCCGTGTTTGAGGAAGGAAGTAAGGATAATACTCATCCAACTTCGCAAACTGCTCATTACTGATTTCTGTTCGTTGAGACGCAAACAAGGCAATCGTTGAACGGAAGATACGACCTGACAACATTTGAGCAATATCATCGAATTGCCATTGCATCAAAAGGGTTTGTGTTGTCGCAAGATAGTTTAACATTCCAGGGTAATCAATGTAGAAAAGTGCTTTCGGTGAGACAACCGTTGATAGCACCCACTGACAGATTGTACGCTGGAAAGGATTCACCTCTACGGAGAATGTTCCTAAGTTTCTTAGGTTTTCTTCGTAAAGTTTTTCATCAAAATTTTCATCGATGGATTTGCCAACCAAGACACCTTGGTGAGATTGGAACTCGTGTGAAAGTAAATCACCCTCATTCACCTCCTGTTTGGTTTTGTAATTCTCAGCCACCGAGGTTCTGTCTTCTTCACTTCCTGAAGACTCTGGTCTCCGTTTCTCTGTTACTCTATCAGTAAAGTGTTTCGATAAATCATCACTTAACGATTTTACTTGATGGAAAATAGAAACCACTGAATCTTTGATGGGTAGCCCACTGTTCAATTGAGAAAGTTGTCCTGGAATCAGAATCTTCCCAATCACAAAACCAACCAACCATAATGGCACTTCTGAAGAAGAAAGACCGGCGAGTAATGCCGAACCTGCCATCGCTTTCGTATTCCCTTTCCAGAAATGCTCACAATACTCACGTAAACGTAAGTAAGGTGGGGAACTCATCACGTCACTACGTTGTAGAAGTTTTACTGCCATATAAGCCGCACTCTCCGTATCGTAGGTACCAGAAATGACACTGAGATAACCTGTCATAACGGGTAAGAAAGATCTTAGCTGAATCGTCCATGCCGCTAAGTTCTCATAGTCCGTTCTGAAATACGTGATTGGATGGGTATCCCGTTCTGCCATATCTGCTTCTGATTCTTTCAACCCAGCCGGGAGTTCAATATCAGAATGGCGTCTCAAATAACGAAGAATGTCATCGAAAGGATGAAGTTCAATTAACAACTTCACTTTATCCTTAAGAATGTCATTCAAGCGTTGTGGGTTAGAAACTTCAAAAAGGACTTGATCAATTTCCTTGTAAAGTTCCCAAATCCTGTCCTGTTTATCTTCAGGACAACGAGACCAGTAATTATTGATATCCGCAATAATCTCTGGACTCATCTTTAATGTTTTATACGGTTTACGTACAAACATGAGTTCTTCGCCTTTGTGTTCTAACACGAACCGTGTTTCTTCACCTTGGCCTCGGAGTTCCGGTAAGAACTTCATTAGACACTCCTTATTTTAGCTAAAATAAAATGGAGAGAAACCCTCTCCGTCTAGATAATGTGGGTTTGTGTTTTAGATAGAATCACCTCTTCTTGCTTTTGATACGCTATCAAGTTTTTCAATAAAACGTCGAAGTTCTCTTTCGGTTTCATCATCTTGTCTGCGACGCGTAATGACAAGATAAACGATAAACAGAAAAAGTGAAGCGGTAATAAAAAACAATACCGTTAATGTCATTGGGTGTATTAACATTATTCCTCCTAAAGGGCATAAAGGACACTTACCCGAGAAACGACTCTCATCGTCCCTGCAGGTAAGCTTTTCTCATAGTTGTTGTTGTTAAGTGTGTTATTACCAATCGAAATCGTCATCGAAGTTATCCGATGAAGAAGCACCGGAACCATTACCATAGTTACCGTTATCTTTATTTCGATTGTTGTAGTTACCACCTTTACCGTTATTGTCTCTCGGTGCTGGAGCTTTCCAGTTCTGGGTGAAGAGTTGTTGCCAAGTTGCACGTACCCCTTTTACCCAAGAAAGACAGAAGATACGATCGACAGCTTCTGTTGGAAGCGGGTTACCATTACCATCACAGAAGTTAAACCAATCAGTATTTGCTTCGAAGGTAAAACGAACTGCAGGTTTACCATCGGCTGCAACGCCTAAATAAACACGACCTTGTTCATTCTTACCTACGATAACTTTTGCCACTACTTTCGGTTGGTCTAAACGTTTACCATAAAGGTATTGAGCTTTCACTTCCAATACACGTTTAAAGTTCTCTTCCTTCGTTTTCACAGCTTCTTCAATGGTCTCAAAAATGATGTCTGCCATCCATTGATCCATCTTCACTTGGATACGAAGTTTATTGATATCTTTCTCACCATTATTGAGATAGATTTCTAACATGGGATTTCCATTTGTTTGTTGAACAAATGAGAGAGTTGGTGGGTATTTTCCACCTTCTAATACTTTATCGCCACGAAGACGCCATTTGATGTCGTCAAGTGCAGTTTTCGTACGAGGTTTAGGTTGAAAGTCAGCCATAAGAGCGCTCCTTATTTATTTTACTTTGTTAACAAAATCTTCTTACAAATGATTAGCGAACTAAATCCACTTTAACAGGGTTTCTCTGTCCGTCTTATCTTTCATCAGATTGATACAAAACCTGATTCGGTCAATGGTCGTCATCGAAGTCCAGTTATTCTTATCCGCCAAATCAAAAAGGAAATCTTTCATCTTCTTTGTTCCTGACATAATAAGGTGGTTTCCATCACCACAGATTTGAACAGAAAATCGATTAAAAGGAATATTCGCTAAACGAACTTTATCGCCTGTCAACTTCGTATTCCATTCATCGCGTTTCTTTATTTTCCCAGTATGGGATTCAATCAGTTTTAATACCGGAAAAGAAGTATAAGAAAGTAAGTCGGTTGGATTATGTGTTAATATTAAAGCAGATCCTTTACCCCTCGGTAAAGTATGATCCGTTTCAATATAAGGCTTTTCAAATGATTGATGTGCCTTCTTCGCCTCGGCTTCCATTTTCTTCACTTCTTCTTTCAATCGCTTATAGACTGCTTGTTCAAGATCGTAGAGTTGTTGTTGCCTATCAGTTTTAATTGTCCTTAAACCCGCAAAGGGTAACATCCTACTGATGTTTCGATAGTCAGGAAGATAGAAGACGGCTTCTGTTTTACCTGAGGTATATCTATCTAGATACTCCTCAAATGTCTCAATCTCTTCCATGAATTTGGGGAAAAGTACCTCATCATCTAACTCAAGGACTTTATTGATATCCATTGCTTGAATGAGATTCCTAAGTATCGTGTGAAGATTGACATAGAGGTAAGGTTCCCACTCACCATAGTCAACTTCTTCATTATCAAAGATCATCGCCGTCCCAACACTAATAGGGGTATTGGGACCTAGGCTACGTTCATTGATATACTGTGTCAAACGGTTAAACCGTTCATTGTTTTTGTCCTCTTGCATGTTGTTTATCCTTACTTAAACTCCTCTGCAAGTGAAAGCACTGCATTCAATTGAGTGAGTGGGGCATTGCTATATTTCTCGTTAAGTTCCTTTTCAACAAAAAAAAGAAAATTATCTTTTGTGATTTCAATCGCACTGAACCCATCCGAAACAATTTCATAACTCTGTTGGACTTTCTCTTCCTTATCCTTTTCTAAGATAACCCATTTCAATAACGGATAACTTTTACGGAGCGTTTGAATCGACTCTCTTATCGTATCCGTTGGTAAACAGGTAACACGAACATACGCTCCCGTAGGAAGCTGCTTCACCGCTTCATTGATTGATTCAGACGCTTCTTCAATAGATTGACCACTCACATCAACGGTTTTAAAGAGATGTGCCTCCACGTTCTCAATAAACTTTACATCTAAATGAGAAGGTGTCAATGTGATATCGAGATGTCCTTTCGGTTCTTCCTCACCATGTTTTAGTCGATCGAAACTTCCAGCCACATAAATGTTGCCGCATTGACTTCTTGTGTGAATGTGCCCCGCAACCGTAAAGTATTTCACCAACTTATTCCAGAGTTCAGCATTATGACAAGAGATTTTCATCCATGAAGGAAATTGATAATCGAATTGACCATGAAGTAAGCAGATATCTGCTTGTTCGATATTGTTTTCCTGATAGAGTTTCATCACTTCATCGTAAACGTGTTCTGGCGTTCCCATCTGATCAGGAATGTACAATATCCAAAGACCTAATTCCTTATCAAACTCCAATTCGATTTCTTGGGCGTAATAGAGGTCAGCATTAATCTGTTGGTTCTCAAAAACGAACATCACACCCTGCTTACGGTCATGAGAAGGCGTTCCTTCTAACAGTTTTATCTTTACGTTAAACTGTTTACAACGTTTTAAGAACTTCCTTACCCACGTCTTAACCACCCAAACATCCTCATTTGGTAGATAAACCAATCTATCGAAGAAATCGCCTGGAATCAAAACTACATCAAGGTCATTCAGTACAACATCCGTCAGTTCTTTATCTAACTTACGGAGGATTTCATCCGAAGGAACATTGTGATGAAAAGTATGGATGTCATGAAAGGACTTAAAACGAATAAGGTCTTTCATCATATCTCCCAGTCATCTTCTTCGTAAGTTTCTTCAGTTTTTGTTTCAATTGTCTTCACTTCTTCGACTCGAGATGTTCCTTGAGAAACTAATCCTTCTTTTGTTAAGTCGGTCATCAAACCCTTCGAGATGAGATACTCTCTTTCTTCAGGTTTAAAAAAAGAAGGATAGCCAAAGTAAGTGACAATCTGATCCCACGCAATCAAAACCGTTGGATTCGCGATATGTTCAAATTCATGTGCCACACTCCGATAAACATCGCCGGTTGCACTCCGCAATGAAGAAGGTTCACGTCCAAACATCATGTCCTCACTCTGAGCTAACATGAAGTCCATTTTCGCTCTTGATAATGGACCTGCTTCTCTCGCATCATGTTGGATACTCGGGATACGTGCCATCGGTGGAGGTAAGATGAATACAATCTGATTTAAATCATTGACGAGTTCCACTTCATTGAACGGATTATTATTCGCTGCTTGGATATACCGAGATTGACCAAGTTTCTGTTCATCCTCATTCTTCGACATCAATAATGGAAGAATAGTTTCTCCAAAGACACGAATATTCATTTTCCCTCTTACCGCAGTTTGGACATCCGTTAAAATTTCTACTAAGGCAGGTACATATTTGTTTTTCATGTCTGGAGAGTAGAGTGGATCATCTTCATCAATCCCTCTAAGTTCTTTTCCGTTGTAAGACGTTATCATTTTTCAGTAATCTCCCTGAATTGTTATAGGTAAAGATAGCGGTCAAAATACCATCTTCCATTCTTGCATTTTTATAGAGGCGTTGTTGGTCTTCAGGCGTATCTCCTGCAATGACATCAATAATAATTTCATAAGGACCATCATTTACCCCTTCTTTCAAATTCTTGTATTTTACTTCAACCGTTACCACATTAAAATATCGAGTGAGATAACCCTCTAGTTCATTCTTTACTCGTTCTGTCAAGATATCCGGTTGATGTTGATAAGCCGCAATCGTGTGTTGATAAGACACGACCGATCCCTTGAAAATCTCTGACTGGTTATTATCGGAAAGGAGATAATAACTCAACAGTCTATCGAGTTTATCCCCTGTCGAATAAACGTAACCTTGTTCAGAAAGGCTAGGTACAGGAACGATGAAATCGCCTGTTAATTTACTTCTCATAATCTCTCCTTCTTCGTTTTACAGAAAATGTCCCTCGAAAATAGGCAAAAAAGAAAGGAGAGCAGAAGCCCTCCTTTAATTTCTAGAAACTAACGTCCCATTTTGACGTCACATCACGTCGTTCATCTAACCCGACATCTGAGATTGCCCAAGTGGTTTTAATCGCCATCTTGTCTTGGAAAGAAAGTGTCACTTCTTCATCCTCGAGACGTTCATCCCAATACTGAACATAGTGCTCATCTTCCCAACTCCCATTCATCACACGTTTATAATCGATGTGTCTTTCAGGTGTAATGTTTTCAGAATCTTCATCCACAAACGTTTCTGAATACCCGTCTAACACACCTTCTTGTACTCGTCTACGTACATTAGGATTTGCCATAATCCAACGTTCCATACTACGTGGTGCGTTTTGGATATCTTCGACTCGTTCTAATGGACGTATCGTGTCTTCTTGCCAGAAATGGTTAACGCGTTCTTTAATGGCTCTTGCCATTCGTCTTACTTCACCTGCGTCTCTTCGCTCACGTAAACTACGTGAGCGTTCCAAGAAACGATTTGCACTCTCCGTAATAAAACGCCCTGCTCGTTCGTTCATCTCGCCAAGATAGTCGAGAAACCCACGAGAAGCGTTTCCGCCAGAAAGGTGTGAGATGACATCGTCGCCACCGAATATCACGGTTGCCATTAAGTGCTACCCCCTTAATGTTTTTGGTGCGTGTTCAAGGAAATTACCTACCATACTGATAAGTTGTTTAGGCATTCCCATAATAGAACCTATTTTATTTGAGTTCTTTAATTCTAAAGCCGAATTGTACAAACCCAATCTACGTAAAGATTTATAAACCTCATAATCTTGAATTGTTAAGAGGTTGAGCGCCATTTGGACTATATCTTCGTATTTTAAATACGCCTACCGTTTCAGGTTCTTTACTTACCCTACTCTACTCCCTTCTTCATTTAACCATTCCTGATTAAACTATGGTTTCGATAGTCTCTGAAGTCACTCCATATCTCTCAACGAGACTTAGGAGCTTCCTTGCGTCGATTCTGTCATTTGTAAACGTTTTTACCATCCCTTCTACTTCCATTACGTGGAGAAGGCACTAATCTATTTTTCAATGAATAGGAGGTAGTTTACATTTCTTAACAGTTCCCGCAGTTAGATAGGTTAGGTGACACGCTCATCCATCACCATCGAAGTCCGCATTCATGCCACTTAGAACAAGAACGCTCATACTTATCGAGTTATCCGTAACATCATTCTTGATTTCCGTCAATAAGAAATGTTGAATCGACGACAGTAAAAGGCTTGGGTTACGATTAAATATAACTGGGAGGCCTTTCTTCCCACTATGGGTCGCATAAGGACTCTCCTCAATCAACTCATCGATGATTTCTCTCATCTCAGGATTCCATTCCCGAATACATCTTGAGATAAACCCTTTCGCTTGGTTAGGTGTATAACCACGCTTATAAAGTTTATTCTCAATATGAAAACGATACATCACAATGAAAAGTCCCCAAGGGATATGTAACTCATCATAATCATGTACTTCTGTTAATGAAGTGATCACCGCTCGTCCTGAGAAAGGCATTCTGGTACCAAAGATAAGTTTACGCCAGAACCCTTCTTTCTTCCCTTGAACTTCCTTAATCTGACGTCCATAAAAGTCAACGAGATTAAGGATAGCTTTTACTGCAGCATTCTCTTCTACTTGTGGAGAAGGAAGTTCTAACCGACTCTTCAAAGAACAAATCGTATTAACCGCATCAATTGCTGTACCAATCTTTTCGATTTCAGCATATTTACCTGTCGCACTTCTTTCTGTCACAAAAGAAATCTTATTTGGGATAGGGAGATATTCTGTAAAAATATCCTCTCTGACCATCTCGATGAAACGAGGGAGTTCATCTCTGATTTCATTTCGTGGAAAAATACGTCCACTGAAAATAATGTTCATGATATCATCGAAGTTCTCAACGAAGAAATTTAAACCCCGTTTTATGCCTGCTTTCTTTAACTCCTGGATAGGTTCAAAGTTTGAAACATCAACATGATAAGTCTTATCGATGAGCCAACGCATGACATCGATGTTACTCTTTGTATTGTAGGCATTTTGAAGTACCGCAAAGATAAAAGGATTGATGAGTGCTTTAACGCTATCAGGTCTTCTTATCCAGAGTTCTGACTGTATCTTCCGTTCTGTGTGGGGAAGCACTTCCGTATGGCACGATGAACAGATACGACCTCGTTTATCCCCACCTTTGAGTTCCCCACATTCACACGTGGGTTCCATCGAGAAAGTGGGACCTTGATAGTTAGTCATCATGAGTTTATCCAAAAGGTTTCTATCTTCTGGAATGGTCGTATCGAGATCATTAACAATAACAGGAGGGTGTTCCTGCTTTGCGATATTTGCTTCGAAATTAATTGTTCTACCGAAAATACCCATGTCGATAACTCCTTAATTAATATTGAGAGAAAAAAGAAAGGAGGTCTTTCGACCTCCTTAATGACCGGATTAGTTTCTCCAGCCTTGACGCATGCTACCCCAGCGTGAACCATTTGCACGTTGAGAACCGCTACGGCGGAACATGCCACTTTCGTTTGCAGAGTAACCGTCACGACGGAAGCTACTGTTACCACGACGACGTTGGGTAAAGCCATCGAAGTTTTGGTCTGGTTCAATCGCTGCACCATTTGCTTCGAACGCTTCTGCGAGAATATCTAACAATGCTGTTGTGACACGAACACGACGAGCATAGCCAGTGAATTTCACTAAACCTGCGTAACGTGAACGGAGGTAACGACAGATGATTTCGGTACGTTGTTCACCCGTATAGGTCGTGCCATAGAACGCTTCATTAAAGGTTTCGATTTCTTCTACGCCTGCTTCATCTTCAGCATCTTCTAAGTTAGCAATCGCCACTTGGTCGATAGTACGAAGGTCGAACTCTTTATCAGAATTCTCTTCTAAGCGTACTGTACCTAATGGGATACGTAAATCCATATCTTCAAAGATACGTGGTTCACCCGCTTCTTTCCAGATTTGGGTATAGCGACCTTCTGTTAAGTAGTCCATTGCACCATTCCAGTAGTTTAATGCACCTTTATCATTGCTAATTGCAATGTCCGCAATCGCTGATAACATCGGTGACATCTCACCAGATTCTTCAATGTCTAACATGAAGAGTAAGCTATCCCATTCAAAGGCAAGTTGAGCAAAACGAGCGTAACGATATTCAGCATCGTTTAATACTTTACCCATTGGGATAAACTCACCATTAGATTGAATTGGTGAATCAATGGCTGGAAGTTGGCAACCTAATGCACCTAAGTGGCGAAGTGGGTTTTTGCCACCTTGTGAACGGAAGCTTGCTACCCAACGGTTCTCACGTGCAAGTACTGAAACCGCAGCTAAGTTAAAACCGATTGATTCCGCTGTAACAGCATCTTGACCTGAGTCGACAGAAGTAATGACAAATGCTGGCATGTAAGATTGGATGTTATCTGGACGCCAGTAAACCTCGTTTGATTTTGGTTCACGTCCTACATAAACCGCATCAACGTAACCAGTAACACAACCTACTTCTGTTGTTTTGGTTTCGTCATCTTCATCACCATGACGATTATTCTCTTCAGAGATAATGCGAACATTCACATCTTGACGACGAACATTACCTAATGAGTCAACACCTTGTGGTTGGTTAAACTCTAGACGAGATTTCAATGACTCGTTAGATTTTAACATCGCTAAACTTGGAGTTGCCACTTGGTCAAATTTACCATTTGCCACTAAGTAGTTCTCTAAGTTATCTACGATACGCCAGATGGTTGAGTCTAAAATTTCTGTCATTTCAGCCGTCACGTGTGCTGGTAAAACAATGTTACCAATCACTTCGTATTTAGAACGACCTAAACGATTTTCTACCTCTTCTTGTAGAATACGGCGATAGGTCGAACTGTATTCCCAAATATCAGAAGGCGTTTGAGGTAATGCAATTTGTTTCTGGTTACCGTATTGGTCACGACCGGCTTTAACGTAACGGTCAGCCAACTCACCACAAGTTGCTGCTAAACTTAAAACGACGGCAGCTGAGAAACCTTTCTCTTCACGAACGAAAACCAATGAAGAAATAGGTAAACCGTGTTGATCGCCATCCACTGGGAAGCTATAGAACTTAAATTGCTCCGGACCTTCACCATACGCTTCTGTTTGTGCGATGATTTGGTCGAACGCTGCTTTATAACCTCGTACGATTTCTGACGTAGCACGACGAGAGAATGAACGACGTACACTTCTCATCGCACCACCAAAACCTTCAGCACGACGCGCTGAAGTTGTACGAGTTTCTTCACGTGGTTGAGATGCTGCTCCTGCGTTGTTTGCTGGAGTGTTGTTGTTTGAGTTATTACCTGTTGTAATAGCCATATTGTTTTCCTCTTTATTGAAAATTAAACGTTTAATTAAGGAAGTGAAACCCACTTCCACCTAGATAATGTGATTATCAAAAAACAATAGATTTCAGTTTATCTAGATGTGTAGCGCTTACACAGAACCTTAATCACATCTGTTACGATATACATAGGGCATATGTCTTTACCTATTCTCTCATTAGAAAGAATAGATAGAAATGGCATAAAGACCTCTTTCATAATATATAAGAATGGTCTGTAAAAATTTACTATTATTGGAAGGAAGATAAAATGTTTGACATGATAGACGATTTTAGATACGTCTCTCCAAAATTCACCCCTCCTCAATTAGAAGCACTTCAAATGAGAAGTCAGGGGTTAATTAGAAGATTGAAAGAATATTGGTTAAGAAGTGCCTCTGCATGTCAAGCCGATCACCCCTTAGTCAACATTCTTTATTCCATCGATGCCATTAGTCGAGATTTCGTTGATATCTACTATATCGCAAGAGAACAGGCGGGTGGTGTTGCAAGAGCCTATGGGTGGGTATCCGATACAGACTTTGGAAGAGTGAAGAGTTATGGCTATATGTATAGCTTAAAACAAGAAATCTACGAATATGTTGATTTCGATGATTCTTTAACGTTGATTACAAATTACACCTTAGAACAAGAGGCAGATGGGAATGGTTATCTAAACTGGAAACCGATTCGTGTAAAGAAACACCCATTTAGTGATTTTAGTTACGAGATTGCTTCTTCTACACGTTATCGAAAAGAATTCTTTAACGGTAAAGAGCAAGATGGGATTTGTATTTTTGAAGTCGATATTCCTTTACTTTATACGATGTTTCGTATCTGGAAGAGCAGACCAGAAAGTAAGTTCGAAACAGGAGAAGAAAAAGACTACAGACTGTTTATTAAAACAGTTGTACTCCCAAACATGATCGAAGACCACATTGATTTGTGTTTCATTAATCGTTTCGTAAAAACATTAATGTATCAAGAAGCGGATAACTGGAAGTTAAGTGATCGAATGAGTGCGGGGAATCCTTATCAGTATGTTGACGAAATCATCAAATGGTACATTAAGAAGTTTCATACCTCTGTTTTACAACCTAACTTAATCGCTTCTACTATTAAGTTACCGTCTGGAAAATGTTTAGGTGACTTTTATCAGTTGCCAGATGTGGCGAGAGTATTCCAGAATAAACTCTGTTTATCTCTACCTATTCTAGATTATCAGTACTTAATCTTCGGGGTCTTAGATTTTTCAGACAACATGGGGAGGGCGACACATTACGTCAGTGATTTCAAATATAGTAATAAGAATTATCGTGGAAGTGGATTACTGAAAACGATTAAGAACCTCCAACCAAGACTAGTTCTTCCTGAATTTGAAAAAGTAGCACAATTGATAAACTAAAAAGAAGAGAGCATTAGCTCTCTTCTTATGCCGTTATAGATAGATTGTAATTTGTTCCTTCGTCTCAGGATCGGTATAACTTAATGTTGCTTCAATCAGATTATCCTTATCTTCTAATAAGGTGTTAATCGAATCAGCGCCACGTACAGAGAACACTACCCTTTGTTCGTCGAACTTCTTACATAAACCCATTAATACCTTAAACCGTTCTTCGTTAAAATTATCCGATCTATCATTAAAATGATAACAACACGCCGTCGGGTCAGTAGGTAAAGGAATGGGTAAGCCTGTGTAGTAACTGAATCGTTCCGGTCTCCCATCGCGATTAACGAGAAAATAACTAACGAAACCTCCCAATCTTCGAGACTGAACCCCCAATTTCCAAAATGAGTTAGCGTTTAATGACTTAAACGTAAAATGACTTCCTTTAAGTTTTTGAAGACGTTGTTTTAAAACCTCTTCTTCCTTTTCTATCCATTTCTTACCTATAGGTGTAAATCCGAAAAATGGCACACTCAGTAAAAATGACTGTAATTTATTTAATGCCATATTTTTCTATTCTCCTACGATACTGTTATCCATAAATTGTCGATATTCTTCATCAGAACCAAATAACTCAGGGAATTCATCTAATACAAGACGAGTATTGTTATCATCAGTCATGTAAAAGTTAAGTGATTCCAATACTGTGTAGAAAGTACGAGTAATATCGTAAATAATCTTACGAATATTAATTACCTTCACAATCTCTGCGGGTATTCCTCGCATGGCGATAATGTCGGTTGGTAAGATAAGTGATTTAAAACCAGCTTTGTTATTATCCAATAGCCACTTCTTGATTCCCTCACCAATCGTTCTATCTTCGATACTCTCTAGCCAGTTTTGCACTTGGGTTTTTGTATTAAGTTCAAGATTTACCTTCACTCCCTGAATAGGAAGAGAAGTAATATGTCCGTACTTATCTGCAAAGACTTCTTCCCAAAGGTGATAGGAAGCCCAGTTTGAACGCATCGGGTCTTTATAAATGGAGGCATCCTTAATCGACTCCTGTTTGAAATAATCAGTTGAACCATGCATAATCGCGTGGTAAATCTCATATTCCATTTCCGCTATCTCTTTCAGTTTTGGCATGATTTCAAATTTACCATGTTTAAACGCCTGCTCTGAAATCCACTCCATGAATTCATCCGCTTTTTGAATGATTTCAGTCGGAGCTTTACGGTTTTTAAGACCAACACCTTTAATTTCCAAATCAGGTTCTTGATAAACGAGTCCTTCACAGGCCGTTGCCATCGCAAAATAGTGCTTCGTCATACGGGTTGTTGTGAAAGTTGCAAAGAAGAATTCATTCTTCATCGCCATCTGATGAATTCGTTTCTTCTGTACGCCCATCACGCCAGAAACAATCGCAAGATAATGTTTCACCATCATCGAGGTAAGGTGGATGATCGTTTGTGCAACAGAAAGGTTCTCGTGACTATCTGTCAACTCACCACTATACCACAATACCCAAGACCAAACGGTAAAGAGGGTCGAATCGGTATCACCGCCCAATACTGCCGTTCTCACCATCTCTGGCATCTGACCTGTCTCCATCGGGAAACAATCATTACGCCAAAAGCAACGAATAAAATCAGCATATTTCTCAATATGATTATTTATCCAAACGACGCCTGCCGCAATAAACGAGTAGGTTGGTAAGTCTTTCACTCCCTTCGCTAAAGTAGGAAGATACAGATCTCGACCTTTATCGTCTTTCGTCAACAATTCTGGGTTAAAAAGAATTGCCGTTAACATTGCCATGTCTTCATCAACAGTCTTCATGATTTCATCCGGATTATCGACAGTAATATCTCTCGGAATCTTAACAAACCCATCAATAAACTCTCTTGTGAAATCTTCATTATACTTTCTTACATGATAGAAATCACCCGTATAGAAATAAACCGTTCTCTCAAGGGGGGATAGGGTCAATGCAAGTTCTTCGATACGTACCATCCCTTTTTTAGAACGCCAATATAAATCAGTTGAACGTTGAATTCCTTTCATGAATTGTTCGTGAGTTAAATAGGTCAAGTTATATTTCTCGATGACCCGTTGACATTCAACTAAATCCATGTTTCCTAACACATTCAAGATATTTTGGATAACCGTATTCACATCCATGAAATGACGCTTTCCAACGGTAAAGCGTTCCGTATTCGCATTTGCTGTAGAGGCACAGGTACGACAAACCGAGGTGAGTGTAGAATGACCACTTCTATTGTAAATCGGATTGTGTTTTGATACCATTGCACCGGATGTTGAGTTGTTATTCTCCTTCGCATTCTTTTGACCATTATCAGCCATCATAGCTTGAATAGGTCTACCGGCTGTTTTATGGACTTTAATTAGTGCTTTTTTCGCATTGCGGTCATTTACGTTATACTCGGTAAAAGTAGAGAGTTCTGATTTCTTTACCTTCGGATGTAAATAAGCCGTAAAGGTGGGTGCCATAATGTGCTTACTGTCCTGTACCTCTTTCAGGTACTTAGACATCGTTGTTTTGTATTTGTGTTTGTCTGCATTTTCTTCTCTCTTTAATGCATAAACGGTTGGATCATGATAAGGGATTGAACCATCTTTAATCCCACCACGAATAAATCTTTCAGCAACATCTAATGGGATGTTCTCCGTTTTAGACAACCCTAATGCCATGTCCTTGATATATGTCTCAACGAAGTTAAAATTTCGTTTCGTTTGATACACGGCAGGGTCATAAGTAAAAATACTCATCTTTCCTCCATTTACTAGGTCAATACATTAGCGAACTAAATCAAAAAAAAAAGAGGTGAATACTCACCTCTTAAGATAATTATAAGAAAGAAGGGTTAGTAAATGTCTATTACCTTACCTTCTTTCGCTACCAACTGTTGTTGGATTTTTACTTCATACTGGCTTGAGAGGAAATAATCCCCTCTAAGTTCAGCATTGAGCTTATTTCGCTCAAATACCGCCAGTCTATTAATTTGTTCTTTCGACATCGTCTCAATACCCAAATCAAATGAGTTAATCACACTTGTGCAGCAACACAAGTAGTGAGACTTTTAAAGAGTAAAGTCTCTACTCATCTGGATAATGTGGAAGGATAAAAATAATAGAATTAGCGGAACAACATAAGAGGAGACCCTAGGGTCTCCTCTTATTTACGATGTAATTTCTAGACTGACAATCTGAACATCATTCGCTGAAAGTGCTTCTCGAACAATCTGAAGCTTTTCCGCACTAATGTTTGTCAGAATTAAAGTGGCTTTATTCTGTACATGGATTTGTAACGTATTGATATCAATCCACGGTTTACCAATAGCCATCTTTGTCCCGTTCTGCATTTCAATGAGCAAGAAATCATACTCATCCGCATTATTCGGAACGCTTCCACGAGGAAGAATCGGATAAACTTGCTGATGTAGCGTATAAGCATTTAGACCTAACGATTCCGCTACCTGAGCGTTTACAATCCCAATGACTTTTACATATTGGAAATCATTTCCGATAATCTGTGCAGGGTACACCGTAAAGGTGACTAAGTCACCGTATTTTGCATCCCCGATTAGTTTTGACATAGTTACCTCACTTTATCATTTCAATCACCAACAAACCATTTTTCGTGATAAGTCTAATCCCTTCCACCATCTCAGGTGTGATATAGCCTTCCTCCATCAAATGATCCGTCAGTGCTTTTAGTTTTTCATTCTCCTCCACGTCGGACACATCGCCGATAAGGGTTTCCATAAAGCGTTCTTCAAAGTAATCATTCATCACTTCCCAAAACTCTTTTGTGAGTTTCCCGTTCATTTCCGTAATGGGGACATCATCGCCGTAATGTTCCCCAAATCGTTGCATTGCTTCGAAGAATAGTGTCGGGAGAATTTCCTTAATTTCCTCTCGCATCAATACAATCGCGATACGACTCATCTTTCCTCCTCGTATCTTAAATAATTAAACTCACCACTACCTACATGACTGAGGAGATTTTCAATAACCTGTAAGATGGCTGTTCGATAATCCCTCGTTAACATAAGAACAGAAAGTCTTAAACGAATTAACCAATCATTACGTTGTAGGTTATCTAATCCAATTGCCGTAAAGAGTGAAGCGGCGGGATAGTATATTTCCCTGAAGAAATCAGAATACTCATTCATGTGCTCGAACTCTTCTTCCGTCATATGAAAACGTGCCTCGTCTAATAGAAAATCGCTATAAGTTTCCACTAACGATTCAATGTCGTAGTCTATTTCAAAAGGAAAGTGTTGAGATAAATCAATAAGGTACTCTAGGGCAGTATCCGCCGGAAGAGAGGGAGGTCGAGACTCTAACCAGTCCCTCACCGTAAGCGGAATAGATATCCTCATTCTAATCAACTCGGTCATCATCATCGCTTGTCTCCATTTCTAATCCATAAATCAAACCACGTGAGTTATATCTAACCATGTCAGAGATAACAACACCTGGTTTGTCTGTCTCTTCTAAGAAATACCACATAATCTTATTCAGCATTTGTGCTATCTCTTGTCGATGTTGGTAGATTTCATTAATTAATGCTTCAACATTAGCATTTCCTTTCGGGTCGTAGTTGTCTCCGAACATCTCGACAAACAGGACTAAGTCTCGACACGTTAACTCTGCGACCGGTGTGCCTTTTCTTGAACCATGATACATCTCAACAAACCGCTCAAGAACACAATCAATGAAAAGGTTAGGGGAGAAGAAATCACTCATTGCATAAATAAGTGTGAATTCAGCAAGGCGTTCTCTCAACGGATGAAAAGAAATCACATAGTGTTTTTTCATGTCTAATCCACCTCTACAATGATAATGTTTTTAGATTCATCAAAATCAACAAGACGAATACCTGCAAGTGGCCACCCCACCCCATCACTTCCTTTAATACTGAAATCATAAGTATTCGCGATTTCTTCACCTAACTCTTTACTCATCTCAAAACCATCCTGGAATCCTTGACGAATGATATCGATCTCATGGTCTTCGATTTCCTCAGTAACGTACTCATACTCCTCAGCAAACATCGTGTCGATATTGTCCGACATCCAAATCTTTGCATTTTCATCATCATGGGCGATAGCCTCGGCATACATCAACCCACCTGTCAACACAAGCATTTCCCCAACATAAGGTTCGACTGTTTTTAGTTTCTCCCTCATCTTTCTTGTAAGTCTTAAAGGTAAAATCATTCTTCCTCCAATACTTTTATTACAAAAATACCACTCTTCTCATTGTACCATTCGACTCGATAGAAATCGAGATTTGCATTGATTGTACGGTTAATCTCATCCATATCGAGGACTTCTCTTAACGCACAACCAAAACTCACAATGAGATTCCAATTATTCTTAAGTTCTTTATCAAACTTCTCTTCAGACATCAAATGAGCAAAATTACGCGTCACAAAATCAAAGTAATCGGCATAAGTGGTGTCGTAAGAACCGACACCACCCTGTTTCATTTCAAAATCTTCTACGGTAATCGCCAATGCCCACTCAATGAATGACGTCACATCAAGGTTCCTAAATCCGTTTTTCATCCATCGCAGTGGATAGTTTCTTAGGAATTTAGGAAGCCTTAAAAGGAAAGTGCTTTTCATTCAGTTTCACCACCAGGAGTGTTTGGTCAGTATAGAACTTATATCGGCAATACGGAATGGCATGCTTCGGATAAAACCATCCAAGCTCATCCTCAATTTCCTCAATCAATAAACCAATGACTTCACATCTTAAATCAAAGTAATGACTTAACATATATGGTTTATTCCGATATTTATTCCTAAGATAATCACCAACATCGAAAAGATCGAAACGTCTTCTAAAGACCATCTTCAGTGCGAATCGATAATCTTCATCATCAAAAAGATAAATTCGACTCTCCGCGAGACCGGTTTTTCTCTTCCAATGCTGCTCTATCTCTCCGACTAAATTCTTTAAACAAAGTGTGACTATCATCGATTTCTACCATCATCCGTTCTTCGAGATTATTGACATCTAATTCCAGAAAGTGGAACAATTCAATTCGATAATCTCCTTTATATTTAATATTGATGATTGTTCGATTGGTGGGTTTCACCTCCCACAAATCGTAACTATCTCCTCTATCAAGATAGCTGAAATGTTCCTGGATAACCTCCAGTAATTCTTCCAGTGCCCCATCATCAAGAAGTTCATTATTTTCATCAAAACCATTGATATTCAAAATGAATAAACAACAGACGTAGAACTCATTTGCAGGTTCAAACATCATCGGATAACGTTTACCTCTTAATAAATGATGGCAAACCGCATAGAAGATAGCGTCATTCAACACCCTTCTTGTCTTCCCATCTCGGTAAATCCTCTCAGCATCAAAAACATAACCTGTTAATCGACTGAGATGAAAGCTGAGTTCTCGAACTGGTTCGATTGTTTTGACTAACTGAAACTTCGGAGGTTGTTTGTCGTACTCCATCTTCTTTTGGCCTCAATTGATGAATAACTAAAATGTAACGATGTCTAACTTCAACATTCACGACCTCTAACCGAGTATCGAGATGGTCAAAAAGAGATTCCTCTAAGGACGAAGCAGCTTCGTCAATTCCCTTAATAAATTCTCTTGACATCATTTCTAAACGATCGGAGAGCATGAAACCCATGCTCCTCAACGCAACAGTGATGGCAAACTCAACGTACTCTTTCGTTGTGAAAGAATTGATTGCCTTTAACGTTCTTACTTCTTCAAAGATACTCATGCAAGTAATGATAACATCATAGTCCTTTATCCACTTGTACGACAGGTACCCTTGCGATCTTCGATTGTAAAAAGATCGTTTCACGAACTAACTCCTCTTTTGTGCTCCCTTTTAAAAACGCTTCTGCATGTTCCAACGAACCAAAGACAAGTATGGTGCTGATGATATTGGTATTAATCACGATACCAACATCTGCCATAATACCCATTTCGTCAAATTGCAGATCCATTAACGGGTCGCTAAATTCAATTTCATAAACACCTCCATAAGGTCTAGGGGTTTGTTTCCCTAGCAAGTATAGTTTCTCATTTGGTTGAACGGTATAGATTTTTGCATTTGAGCCATGTCTAAAGATGAGTCTATCTCCCATACTCAACTCACAAATATCTCCCTTTTCAGTTTTATAAATGTGCATAAATGCTCCTTAAAATAGGACTTACTTCCTATTCCGTCTAGATAATGTGGTCGTTAGATTGCGATAAAACGAACGGTATCGCACGTACAGACTATTGTCTTATTAGCCTTAGGGTAACATCAAAAAAAAAAAGAAAAATGAAAGAGAGGTGAAATGAGAGCCTCCTAGGAGGCTCTCTATTATTAAAGGACTAAACCAGAATCGGTAGCAGTGTCATCTGCACGAATCACATCAACCACTTTACGACCCTGACTGATTGTTTTAAACTCTTCTTCTCTCGCTTCTAATTGTTTCACGATGCCGTTGATTTCATCTGTCGTAATCGTGTAATAATAAGAAAGGTTTTGAGAATCAAGTTGTTTACGTGGATAACCAACGCAGTTATACTCCGCATGAACAATACCTGTTGGAATATCTGTGGTTGGTTGTAATTCCGCTACCGCAATCGCTCCATTTACCTTCATTGTTTTTGGCTCTGAAGAGGCGTAGCAGTTTAACGCCGCTAATGAAGGTGCTGCTGAAGTTACAACATTGTAATTAATGAAATGTTTCAAGTCTGTACGGTCTAACTCTAAATGTTCATTAGAGAAGAGCATCGCTAAATCTGAAATCATTTCACGTACCTTACGGTCAGCACGTTCACGTGTTTCTTCTGAAACAAAGTGGACCACGAATGGTTTGTTTAGCTGTTTAGACATATTTGCTAATGTAGCAATTGTCTTACGGCTATTCTCCGTTTCAATTTGACTACCATCTGTCAGAACTAGAATTGCGATTGTAATTTGGTTCGCAGCAATCAACTCTTTTGAAAGTAACGGAAGTAAGACAGAACCTGATCCACCTGCAGCGCTTGCAATCAATACATTGACATCTCTCGGTTGGAAATTCGAAAGAATCGGTTTAATCTCTGGTAGTAGGGTTTGTACATTTAGGTTACGTAGTTTACCACCACCATCTAACCCCTCAATGTGATAGAAACGCTCTTCTAGTGCATTTGGAAGTAAGTTAGAACGAGAAGTATCGATACCCACCGCATCAATCGTTGCGTAGCCTGCCAATTTCTCATTTTCACGTTTTGCCATCCAGTTACTAATCAAGTTAATACCAGTACCACCTACACCATAAATACGCATGGTCGCCGTCTCTGTAACAGGGGTGTTTGTTGGATTTACTGATACTTTGATTTCTGTTTCGTTTGTTTGTACAGTCATGTTGAATTCCTTCAATGATTTAAAATTAGATTAAGGAAGTTATTATGCCAAGTGCTATTAACCATGCCTTGAGTTTTATCCGTCGGAAGATTCCTAAGGAAATTCTCGACATCGTTTTCTCACCAAGACTCAGTGAAAATAACCGACGTTACCGTTTCAACGCTTCTTCTATTGATGCTCAAATCAGAGAGAAAGTCATTGATGGTATTGTCATGCAAGATACAAATAACTTCGGAATTAAGGAAGTGTTAATTCCTATTGGTGATTTACCACGGGAACCCGTGAGTAATTTTGGTCTCCAAGATAGTCTTGGATTTGTCGTAAGAGTACCAAGAGAACGCCTTAATGGAAGAAGTATCACTTCTCCACTGAGTGTTACAATTAGTCCTTACGGTACACAGGGTGCCATCCCAACGGGAAGTGTACCTGGTACATGGGGGAATGCAGTTACTGCGTGTGGCGTCAATGCTTTCACGACCGTCGCAAGAGACATCATGATGGGTAACGCTCCCCTTCCTCTCAATCAAACTGCACATGTGCATTTGATTGGAGAGAATACGATTTACGTCGAAGACAGTATGCCGATGAGCAATCTCTCTTTACGTTGTTTAGTCAATTCCGATCCGGAACTCACTTGGCTTAATCCAGCCTACTATCTTTTATTCGGTCAACTTTGCGTATGGGCTTGTAAAGGTTATATCTATAACGAATATAGCATTGCCCTTGATGAGGGTCAAATTAAATTCGGCGTAAACATCAATCAATTCAAAAACATTGTTGATGGTTACTCGGATGCCTTTGACAACTACGAACAAATGATAGAAGAAAAATGGCGTAAAGTCATGGTGATGAACGATAAGCAACGTTCCTTACGCATTGTGGCCGGTATCGCTGGTGCGAGACAGTTCTAGATTCAAGACTTCCTCGAAGTTTGCTTCAATCGCCGAACGAACATAGTTTGGCATGAACTTCGGTTGAACGTCAGCTCGTTTAATGAGTAAGTTAGGGTCTTTAGAGAAACTAATCGCTAACTGATGACGACGAAGTTCTTCGACTGTTGTTCCCTTACCCAATAACCCTTCATTCTTAAGAACCGCTTCCGCCACAACGGAAGCGTTCTTCTCCCGCCATGACTTTAGTTCTTCGACAATCACTTTCTCATTTAGCTCAACGAAAAAGTCCAAGAGGTCTGAACCTGTTCGAATGCGTTCTTTAAAAATGTTGGACTGTAGACCAACACACATAAAACGTAAAACAGGATAAATATTTGTTAAAGTGAAGAGTTTCTCCTCGTCACTTTGGGGTTCAGTCTCGAACATTCTTGTTGGTAGAAACTCCCCAAAAGAAGTTCTGACTTTATCCCAACTTTTTGATATCTTATCCGATATCTTTGTTTCTTTGTTAAATCCAAACATGGTTTACTCCTTGTTTAGTATTGGACATGAAATAAGTGAATCAAGTAGCCACTTACGGCATAAAACGAGAAAGAAACCCTTTCTCGTTTTATGTTATTTTTACAAGTCGAATTAGCACATGCGGTGTCTCGTGTCGCTAGGCTTTACCAGATTTCTCTGGCATATTATTCTTCTTACCCCTTTTAGGATCAGAAGGATTGAACACATAGCCTGGTCCAAAAGGTCTTGTCGAATTCGTCTTTTGTTCCCAAACGATGAAACGTTTGATTGCCTCTCGAACATCGACTAGCCAATTGATGAATTGGCGTTCTTGATGCTTGAAAGCTTTCTTAATGATGATACTATCGCGTTCCTTATTTGGGCCTTCCGGAATTTGTTCGATAAGTTCATCAATCGTTGTTGCAAAAATAAGTTCTTGCCCTTTCAATTGAAGCCAAAACTTATCTGTGCTGAAGTAGAACGTATTGGAAATAAATTCCACTTCATCATTATTAAAATAGAATCTAAACATTGATACTCCTTGTTTAGCCTGAACCCACAAAAACATTCGTCTTAAGTAACTGCTTATTACAGCAAAGAATTCGAAGAGAAAATGGAGAGGGTGAGTCCTCTCCATGTAGATAATGTAGTTTCCATTTTTATTTAGAAAGGAAGCTCATCATCTTCTTCTTCGAGTTTTCCCTCAGCATTTAACGTATCTTTGAAATCATGAAGATAAGTAAAGACTTCTTTCACCAATTTACCTTTCTGTTCACCACTTCGTTCACAGATCTTGAAGAGTGGTCTGATGACACACTCTAATAAATCAACCTCTTTACGAATCGTTGTGAAGACAAACGATGTTGAGACAGCACCCTCAGTGACATCCACTAAGAAACCTCCGCTCGTCGTCGTCAGTACTTTAACGCTATAAAACTCGCCTCTACGTTCATATTGATCAAAGTTTGGAAAAATTTCAACACTCCGTCCATTCATATTTAATCGAACGTTCTTACTGTCGAGTTTATCCTTGAAATCTTGTAAGACTTTACGAGAAGCGACAAACGCACTTCGAATAAAGCTAACAAGTGATTCTTTTTCTAATGAACTCACTCTGAGAAAACGACGTTCTCCATCAAAACAACCAAATCCACCCGTTACATTTATCTCAACAGCGAATGCATCGTCAGACAACCAATGCATGAACGAAAACACCTCAACTAATGGGGCAGAAACAATAAAGTTACTCGAAGTAAGAAATAGCTTTCTTCTCTCCGCTGAGAACTTCGTTTCTACACTCTCTAGGGGCACATCCATTGCTTCCGCATAGGCTTCTTTAAAGATGTTTATGTGTTTCTCAGAGATGAGTTCCCTATCACAAATTTCATTTCTAATAGATATCAATGTATCACTCATGTAGCGATAATAACCTGTTTCCATAGCTTGGCTACGTTTACTATAGTCGCTCATGTCAAATGAAAACTTATCAACACGTTCAGAGGCATTTTCTTCTTCTTTACGTGTATTAGGTAACGCACTCTTGATAAGAATACAGTCTTCTTTCTTCTCATTCAATGTGGATACGCTAATTTGTTTAATTAACGTTTCTGATTGCTTTGAATCAAGAATGATGGCATCTTTCTCTTCTCTGACTTTAAAGAAATCATCTAAGTTATTAAATTCTTTCAAAGCCTTCTTGAAATAATCCACTAATGTAAGTAACGGATATCCTTCCTTCTCTAAATAAGAAAGGAAACCAGTCATGTCGTTTAAGTTATCAACAAGTTCTGCAGGTATTTGACATAACTTCGTTAAAGTTTCTCTATCGAAACAATAGATCCGTCCATCCACTTCACTACAGCTGACGTCCTTTCCTCCAAATAACAGTTTGATATATTCATAATAAGAACCACCATTCATCATCTTATCACAAGAAGAGAAATCTGTCCAATAGTTTTTATTTCTCTCGACATTACCACTAGAATACTTATCTATGTCGATCGTATCAACAACCTCCTCAACGGTTTTCTCCCCGACCGACAATTTATTCAACAGTTCAAACGAAATTGAGACATAGCTACTATCGAGGGGTTCTACAAACCAGAAAGTTTTCTCGTTGCCGTCTTTATCTTTATCGGTTGATGAGAAGACATGTGCACGACAGAAACCAAAACCAAACTGCCCGTCCTGATAATCTTCAACATTCGTCTCCCAACTCCTTAACGAAAACTCTAGGATATGCCCACTTTTATTGGGTTCTAACCATTTCGTCCCATAAATACGAATAAGCGTGTCCTCGTCTAGCTCGTCACCACAACACTCGGTACGAATTTCTTTTCTTTTTCCAAGATAAGGACTTGAGATACCTTTCTCTTCAACATCGAATTCAAAAGGTAATCTTTTAAGTAACTCATCCGCCACTTTTCTCACTACTTCACTTAAGTACATATTACACCTCATTAAAAAAATAAGAGGGAGAATTCCCTCTTATATGGTTACTCTTTCACAGAAACAACAGTTTCATCAACTTCTTTCACTTCCACTTTATCTGTTTTCTTTCCTCCTAAGATAAACTTAAAGCCTTCACTTGCTTTCTCATTCAGCTCTGCAATCTCAATAAGTTTATCACTATCAAGGAGACGGCGGACAACTTCACCTAAAGGAAGTAATTGACTATAAATGAAATAAGAGGTCGTAAACACCTGACAATTTTTACCCGTTATTGTAACTTCCCACGCATCTTGACTCATTTCTTTACAGTAATTAATGCCAACACTAATTCCTTTTTCTCTGTTTTTCAAGCCATAACCAAGGCTATAAGCCCCAATCTCAAACCCTTTCGATTTCGCGAGTTCTTCAACATCCTTCAAATCGAAATAGTCATTAAACTCTTCAACGTATTCTAAGAACTCTTCATAGTTGCTCACTTTCGCATGACTAATCGTGTTGACATGATCATTTTCGATTGAAGCAAGAAGGATAAAGCACTTATCATTTAGTTTATTGAACAGAATATAGAAGTCATTAAACACATTATAACCACAATGAAGCACCTGTCCCTTATCCGTCCAGATTTCTTCTTCAAGAGGAGGTAACTCTTTTAGATCTTTCTCTCCTCTTAATGTTTCATCATACTGACGAATCTCTTGCAGACAGTTAACGTTATTCGCTATCTTCAGATAACGTCTGAAGAGTGGGCTCATTATTAAATCGCTGAATGCATCGAATAAAGTATCTGTTTGTTTTATCAGGTCTTTCGTCTGATATTCAAAAGAAACCATTTCTTCCTTACCTGCTTTATTATCGATTCTAAACTCCAATAAAGCACGACTTGAATCGATAAAGGTAAATGCATATCCAGCTAACTCACGTCTATAAGTTCTCGGGAATTCTTCGTCGCGAACAAAGTCACCAAGGTCATTCTTAAACATTTGATGAAGACCAATGATAGATGGGAAGTAAGTTGATCCTTTAAGAATCTCAAGGAGCGTTCCCCTTACATCAGAAAGAAAACTATCAGAATAGCTGACCGTTCTTTCTTCTACTTGTGCGTCTCTACATTTAGAATAGATTGTTAAACCTTCATCTTTATAAACAAAAACAATGTGCTCAATCGTATTCAGTTTGTCTTCCGTTGTATTGTTGATGTAGTTTGCCACGTTTCGGATAAGTGGTACCACTTCCGCAGCACGATTCTCAACTGCTTTATCTTCTGACTGCTGATAAGTTAAAAACTTCCCGTTGTGATACGTCATCGCTTTCTGGAACTCATCCGTCAAACTAAAATAAAGATTTGATTTGAGGGACTCTAAGGCTGTGTTCTGGAAAGGTTTAACATCAAAGACATTTACTTGACAGACATCGACGTCTTTATCTTTTATCCAGTCAAGTTTTGTGCCATTCTTCACAATCACTTTAACGACTGCTCCATCCTCATTCTCAACGAAGGTTTGTTGATAAAACTTCGTTTGTTTATCAGCATCGCGGAGTCTGAAAGAGAAGTTGTTATCTTCTTCAATAAGTTCTGGTTTAACAATAAGGTATTCATCGAATCCCTTAACGATTTCTTTAATGGTTTCTTTATTCACGAATTCCATCTTTTATTCCTCTTTAATTTTGATAGTGTAAATGCCCGCGATAAGTAAATCGGCAATGATTTCACCGAACGTTTCACGGATATCTGATTTTGCTTCTTTCATGACTGATTCTGTTTTACCAGCTTGAGTGAATGCAAGTCGATAGTTTTCTTGTTGGTACTGATCTCTATCCTTTTTATCTCGACAACAAATCAGATCAACGACAACGCCGAAGTCTGGATAAGTTACTTTACCTCGAATAGAGATACGACCTTTCTCTAAGAATTTCAGAGAAGTCTCCACTTGACGATGTTGTGGAATAAAGGTCGTTTCCAACATTTGTTTAAAAGCATCTACATAGATCTTCAATTCATCTTTATTCATTCGATGATTCTCCCAAGTAGATAACTTTTGGTAAAGGTTCAAGTTTAGACTCGTCAGTCTTTGTGAACCAATCTTCAATAAAGTGTTCAAAACTTGCCATGACTTCATGGTCTGATCTTGAACCATCTAAAAGTTTACTTAATTCCATTCGGAACTCCTTTAAAGTTAACGTTAACAGATGGGAAGAAGACTCCTTCCCACCTAAATAATGTGGGTTCTAAATTTCGATAGAAGAGGATAACATGAAAACCATTAAAGAAGCTTTCGACACCCATTTAAAAGATTTACCTATTGACAACCAATTCGTTAAAAAGGTAAAGAATTTTCAACATTATTTTTTAACAAAGAACGATGATCATCTTCATTTCTTCGCTGAGCCACTCGTTGGTGTCTATAATATCAAATGGACAACAAAAGAAACGGATATGTGGTGGTCAGATATTTGTGAAGTCGATGGTGATGAGGTGAGCGATGATTACCTGTCTGTACCAGAGGTAAATCCGAAATTTGAGATTTCTGGTAAAGCGATTAATGTACTGTTTCTTTACCTGATTTATCGTGTCGAGAATAGTACGTTATTAAAAGAGAAAGAAAAACTTGAATGTAAGTTAGCACTATTGGCGATTATTCAATATCGCTTTATTTCTTCTTTACACAGTAATAACTTTAGACTCGCGCTTGCCGATAAGAGTTTAGCACTCGAGACATATAACCGCCTCGATAATAAGTTCGATCTAAAAAGAGATAAATCATGGAAGGTGATGCTAGATAAACGTGCAGCTATCATCATTGACGAACGTGGTGTGTATGGTAAGATTATCCAGAAATTTGACAATGACAAACGAATCATCGAAATGATCAACGATATAAAAGGTCGTTTAAATAAATCCATGGTCGCTATCATGAATAAGTTCTACGAAGCAAAAGAAGAAGGTGCAAGAATTCACTCTACTTCTTCTACTTTAATGCTAGACGACTTAGTCGTTAAAGATTTATCGAGACAACAAGTCTCTTACATTCGTTATATTCAACGAATTGCTGGAAGTCCAGAGACGTTCATTAAGAAAGAGATTCGTGATGTCATTATCTCAAGCATGAAAGCTGTCGATGAAGATTTTTTTGATCAAGTTCTGGTTTTCTTCAGTCAAAACTTTGAGAATCAGAAATTCAAGTACCTACACGATGTTGTCGATAATGTAATCAACTATACGTTCGATTTCATGCGGGAAGAGAATCTCTCAATAAGAGATAGTTTCATTATTGCAACACGTATCAGACAGAACTTCATGTCAGGTAAAACAAATGACGAGAAAATTGTTGAGACTCGTAAGAAAGTGGATAAAATGATTCACACTTACAACCCTAAGACAAAACGGATGGTGATTACCTCTGAACGGGTTGGACTAATGATGTACATTGTGTTGCGTGCTTTATTCATGAAACATTATCAAGATTAGCAAAAAAAAAAGAGGTGAAAAAACACCTCTTTTAATAATTTAATGGACAGTCTTAACTAACTCTGAATATTTTAGTCCAGAGGTTAATTCTGCCCATCTTTTGATAGATTGAAGTTCTGCAACCAATCCTTCAGGATCTTTTGCATTCTCCAACCATACTGGCTGTGAAAAGATTTCAACTATTTTCACAGCTTGATCAATAGACGATAATTCAATACCTTTCATGGGTACATCCTTATGAGCTAGATAAATCACACTCGTGTTAGAGCACGAGTAGTGAGACTTTTAAAGAGTAAAGTCTCTACTCATCTGGATAATGTGGTTTTGAATAGTGAATAGATTCTAGTTTGCTGCAGTAACGTCATAAGAGGACTCCCTAGGGAGTCCTCTTTCTTTTGTTATAACCACATGTCATCTTCTCGTTGAATAAGGATACTTTCAAACTGACCATATCGATAAATAATGCTTTTAATTCTTTCGAATTCTTCCTCTCCATTGCCCTTTGTCCCATATAGACCAACGAAGTGATATTTCTCTCTCGGTCTTTCTAGTTCATTACGAAATGCTCTCCGTACTTTCCTGTAAAGTAACGTTTTCTCTTTGACGCTATTCATTAAAAATCGAATAAACATTTCTTTCATGTCTTTATTCTTAAAAGACATCGCTAACACGAGTAGTAACTTATCAATATCATCAATTTGAAAACTTTCTTTATTGACAGCAGCGAATTTGATAAAACGTACAACTTCCTTAAATGATTTCATAAATCCTCCATTAAAACAAAAATAAAAGGAGGACTCACGCCCTCCTCAAATAGTTTAAACCGTTTGTACCTTTGTACCAGGTAGGTGGAGATGATAAATCTCTTTGACCTGAATACCAGATAACTCATAATACGTACGAATCGCCTGAGGTAAATTAGGTGAACGGTCATCAACGAGATTGCGATCTGGTTTATGATTACGTGTAGAACGAGCTTTCTCTTCAACACTTAATATCACAACAACAGAAGGATGGCGACGTTCAACACGGTGTTCAACCACAATACGTTTATCGTATTCGACATCCTCTACGGCATCATAAAGCTTTACATCGAAATGTGCTTTCGTTGGTTCTGTTGCGTTGAAATCAGGTTGGTTTGAAGAATCTGATGAAGAATGGTTACCATCTTCTTCCTTATTCAAAGCTTCACTTAGCCATCTCCCCTTTTCAGCGAGTGTTTCTGCTTCAGCTTGCTTCTCTTTGAAGGTTTCAGTGATTCTATCGTGTGCTTTAGAGAGCGAATCAATAGGTGTTGTCACTTTCTCTCGGACAGGTTCAATCTTGCTAATGATTGATTCCTCAACCGATTTCTTCACCGTTTCTGCAAGTACATCGGCCGTCTTCTGATAAAGTTTATTTTTGAGCCAGGTAATCCCGGCCTCAAGAATTGCTTTCATAGTTTAATCCTCTGCGCAAAGGTTAATTAAAATCCACGATGACGAAGGCCATAGTTGTTCAAACGAGCATAGGTGTGTTCTTTCACCTCCTCTGTAATCGATTGAACGTTTACAGTCTCTACGCCATAGGATTCTAACTCCTCATTAAGTTTATCAAGACGTTGACGATATTTCAGCTGTAAACCAACATGTCGACAAGATCGAATTAAATCAGTTAGCTGATTGATTTCCTCTTGAATCTCATCGATCCTTTCATTATCGATTAAGTCATCTTCATTAAACTGACGACCATCCTCTGAAACTGCCATCAATAGTTTACGGGTATCAATACCGTAAATATCGAGATTTGCTCCCAACATCAAGAACCAATGAGAAAGTAGCCAACCCATCACCAAATCATCATGAGAATCTGATGTATGGTCAACACGACCATCACGAATCACTAATCCTCTTAACTCACCAGAAAGATGTTTATCGAAAATAACATGTTGAGCTTGTTTTGCTGCCGTCTGAAGAACCGTCGAATAAAGGATGTTACGTGTGTTACCGCTCTGTGAAAACCCAAAGTACTTACGATTCTCATTGACGAATCTTTCGCTCATAAACGTCGAATTTCTAACAGTTCGATATTGATCAGGATAACGTTCAGGAAATTGAACAAACTGATTGTAAATCCGTCTAAATGGATTAATTTGGTTTTTAAGGAAAACCAACAGTAAGGTATCAATGAACATACTTCCAGTTGACTTACGTTCCATGATGAGTGTTGTACGCGGGTACTTCATCATGAACTTCGTTAACCATTCAGCTGTCACAACCAAGTTAGCGTTTGTCACTTGAAGTGTGGCTAATGTTGAAAGGGATTGTGTACTTCTTAGAATAAAGGTTGTTGCATCTCGTCCTACTTGTTCAGACGTATCCGAAGAGATAATCACATCTTGACTATTCATGACATGTTGGATATCTTCTTCAAGAATGTACCACTTAATCATGTAGCCAGTTTCAGTAATCTCAAGATAATCTGGTTCTCGTTCAGATTGTTGTATTCCCTTTTGAACATTTGGAGGGAGTACGGAATATTGACCACCTGATGTCCAGACTAAGAAATAGTCTCGGTCAATCTGGTCTGGCGTGGAAGGTACTTTCGTAATCAATTCCCAGAACTCTTCATCAGAGATACCTAACATACGGTGCGTGAAACAGGCTGAGATCAACATGGCTTTACCACGACGATTTCGTTTAACAAGCTCAATTAAATCAGCTCTGTCTTTACAGTCGTACATCTGTTCAGTAAACGTTGCACCTGAGTTGTATAACGCAAAAGAATACTTTCCGGAACGGTTTGTTAAATCGCCGGCCGTTGTCGTCGTTAAGAAGAAATTTGGTAATCCTTTCTTAATCGCTTCTTTTCTTGATGCGTCCATCGCAGAAGTCATTGCAGGAACATAAATGTCCGCATATGGACAGAATGGCTGTTCGTCATTCTGACACGTCGCAAAACGAAGACCACGTCCTACTTTCTCAGCACTATCTGGATCTTTCTGACCCCCCTTTCCAACGACCTCGTTCTCCAATTCAGCGTAGTTAAAATACAGTTCTGTATCCTTATCCTTTCTTGAACGGATATAAAAATACGAAGGAAGGATATCCCTCATCTTCTTAAGTGAGGCAATATTCTTCGCTAAAAGTCCATTATCCTTTGTCACTAAGAAGTGTGTTGCTCCCTCTGAGCGAATCATCGTTAACCAAATTGTTATCGCATCCGCAGCCGCCGATTTACCTGTCTGACGAGGTTGCAACCAAAACGCGTCGATGTTATTCATCAGTACCCAACACAATCCAACAATGGAGCGATTCGCCCTTACTTTATTGTGTTCACTACCCGTTGTCGCAGGGAACATACATACTTCCCTAAGGAAGTACCAAAAGTTATAATAGCACTCAAGCCAGATTTTACCAATTGTTTCTTCATCGAGATTGGGGTCATAAGGATTGACCCCTTTCAGTTCAGGTTGTAATAAAGCAAGAGGGAAGAGATAGTTCTCCACCCCCATTGACTTTAAAATTGAACAGTACTCTACGAAGGATGTATTGGTCGTATCGAAATCAGCAATAGCAGTCGGATACTTTTCCCAGTCTTCTTTATAGAGTATCGTCATAATTAACTTTCCTTCACAACCATTGGTGACGAAGAGAGATAGTAAATCACATCACCGTCTTTTCGAATCCATTGAACTTCAACCACACGATTTGAAGGAAGTTCAACTTCCGTTTCATATTGACCTCGCCATTTCTCAATTGGGTAATGAACATCATTTGAAATCGTGCCAGGAACAAGTAACATGAAGTGAGTTGGTTTTGGTGCTTCCGTCTCTGCGAATTTATTAAACATTGGTTCAGTTCGATAGAACGTTTTATCCAACCAGTCTTCAAGTGTTGAGGCACCACAACTGATGTTGACGTAATGTCTTTCTCCCACCTGAGATTTCACCAATTTAATATCTTGACCATAGTAAGGATCTTGTCCGGTATGATAACTAATATAGAACGGTGAATTATCGATTGCTGCCGAACCCATTAAGGAGATATCAAATGCTTGAACATGACGGAAACGAGCAAATGCACTATTTACTTTATCGAGTTGAAGTGCAACAACCACACGTTGCATCGTACCAAACTTACGAGGTTGGAACGGCACTGAGTTACTTGCTGCCTCAACAAGGTCGGTAACATCGTACGAAATATCTCTATCGAGGTTATGTAAACGATAGTTGAGTTCCCATTCTGCACCATTCCAGTTAGGGATAACAGAAAGTCTTACAGAGTAAGCACCATCCACCTCTTTCGTTCTTGCTACGTAACTTTCGGTGATAAAACGATTCGTACCACGAAGTGCTTGAGTGGATTCTTCATTCTCCGCGAGTTGGTATTGTAATACCAGTGGAGAAGCTGCCCCTAATACAGAGGGTACATAAGCGTCCCATCCATGAAGTTGTACACGCCCTCCATCAACTGCAAGCGTCTTAGAAGTTCCGTCACTGTAATTCACCTTACACATGATAAAGACAGCTTCTTTATCCATGTTGATTGGGAATAGCACTTCTCTATCGTCAACCTCAGAAAGGAATGGCGTCACCATCTCAATCGATTCAACAAAACGTTTACCTACTTCTGAACGTCTTACATCGGCGGTATTGACCACAATCAAACGATCTTGTTGGAAGACAACTCCATCGGCTGAATAAGTCACTAAAGTAACGACTTCTCCATCTTGGAGTTTATGAGTTGTAAAACCCATCATAGGGGCTTTAATCGCAATATTATCACGCCAACCAATAAGTTCGAGTGGGATGTTCTCACTTACATTGTTGCTGTTGTTATCTCGATACTGAGAAATCACTTTTCCGTTGTACTTGTCAGTCTCTACACCCAAAAAGATTTTACAATGTGTCGCTAAGGAACCATGACAATAAACTTTGCCGTCCACACGTAAAGAGTGAGGTTCAATCGTATCGTCGTAGAAGCAACGCCAAGTCTCAGAGGCTTGTCCAGGACCTACCCCCTTCATCTCAACTTGAATCGTATTCGTATCTTCTTTGAGTTGACGAAGTAAAACAAGCTCGGGTACACGTGTCGCGTCATCGATCGATTTTACATAATAACGGCGTTCTACTCCGCCTGTCAAATCGACAACCATGTCACCTACCTGAACATGATGGAGTTCGCGTTCAGATTGGTTACCTCGGTAAATGTCATTGATATTCCAAATCTTCCAATTTATATCTTCATTACCGCCTATTAATGCACGGTCACGAACTGTCACACGATCTACAGTACGACTTTGGTTAATATTTCCTGCCATAGGTTATCCTCTTGGTTTCGCGGTTACTTTGAACCAATGATTCAAGTTAATCGCATTTTCAAAATAAAGACGGTTCACTGCATCAAGGAAATCGTAAACACGATACTCGACCGTAATCTGTCTATCTTCTACGGTCGGATGGACCGTCACGTAGTCATAGTCAAACCCCAGATAAGCGGGATCAACTTCCAGGTAACGTTTGTATTTGTTTACAATTCGTTCCACAGCCATACGGTCTTTCGCATTAAGACGTCCAATGACTAGACGACCTGCTTGGATATCAGAGACAATTCTTGACATCAGTGGTGAGTAGACTTGATACTCTTTCGGGATGTTAGGATTTTTCTGTTTCTCGGTATTAGGAAGATACTTCGTAAGATAATCAGAAATTTGTTCAGAACGAACCTTATCTTCTTCGAACTCCTTATAAAGGTCAATCCCTGTAAAACCACGAAGTGGAATGTAGTAATCCTCAACGGAGAACGGTAATGCATCCTGGAACGGTTTCACTGAAGCTTCGCCTGTCCGTTTATCGAATGCCAGTACACGTGGGTCGATAATCGCTCCCGCAACATTGATTCGAGAAATATTTTCATCGTGAAGATCATAGTGGTTATCACATGAGATTTTTCCATAAGTGATGAAACCCACTTCTCTCGGCACGAAACGTTTCATCTGTTTATTACAGAACCCAGTTGCACGAACCGTAATCGTTTGTTTCTCTTTCTCTCTATCGATATAACGCTTCGTTACCACGGCAATCAATGGGAACTTCACGTAGTAGTCAATACCTTCCACTAATGAATAGCCGTTCATCCAAAGATCAATCTTACCGTAAGGAACAAGAATCGGAGTTTGACTTTCACCTGAAACAAGTGAAAAATCGAAAACACCATCTTTGGCATCAATCTCATAATCGTAAGCCAACCAATGACCATCTCCCATGACAACAAGAGATTCCTTATTCTTATCAAACTTCGGTATTCCCTGATTATCCTCAGTCCGATGGAAATATTGTCCTTCCTGGGTGACGTCTCTAAATGTCGTCACAACGCCATCTTTATCCAATGGTGCCGCATAGGCACGGTACTGACTTAAAGGGAAAAGATTCATATTCCCTGTTGGGTTCACGCGGATATCTGGTTTCGTTGAGCCGTGTCCAGCAATCGCTTCAATAAAGATCGTATTTTTATTTTTAGCGACATAACGCACACTGCCCTGATGTTGATGATAACCAACCAACTTACCTGTTCTATCATACTCATAAACCATACAGGAAGCAACGAGACCAACAGGTAAATGAAAGTAGTCTCCGTTTGGATTACGCGTAATTGAAATACATGGATTCGCAAGAACTCTCGCTGCACCTACGTACCCTAGTGCTTGAATGGTTTTTTCATCCGTAATTTCGTGACGATAAGCACGCATGAGATAAGTATACATCGAAGTCTCTAAGTTCTCTACACGCCATACATCAACGGTCGCTTGAGTTCCCACCATGGCATTCACGATATCCTTATCTTCTAAACGATAAAGTTCACGAATATGATGTTTCTCATTGATTAGTTGACGATTAACGCCTCCATGTCTTACCACCATTCGAATGTACCACTTATCTAAATCAATAACCTCACTCGTACTTCGAATAAGAGCGGTGACATAATCAACAGGAATGCTGTAATCCTGATGCGTCACCATTCGAAGTGAGTCTTCTCGATTACGATGATAATATCGACTATCGACAATTTTTGACTTCGTTGGTGCTTCCGCATTAAACTCTGGTATCTTTGTTAAGAAGAGGGTGATGTCATCTCGGTAGTAAATATCGTTACGACCAGATTCATTCTTCGGAAGATGAAGAAGATATTTCTTCTCTTTATCTATCTTTGATTGGAAATGAGGAAGATGAGATACGTTAAAGAAAAACTCTTTATAAATAGAACCATCCACCATCATCTCTTGAACATCATCTTTGTCTTCACTAATACGATAATCTTCAACTAACTTACCATTAAAGAAGACATGAGGAACAAAACCCTTTTTCTGGTACTCTGAAATTTTTGCTTGTACCAATCGTATCTCTTCACGCTGTCTTACTTCTGCACCCAATGCAACAATTTGTTCGTTGAGTTTTTGACGAACATCCACTGTCCAATATTGATTGTGATAGAGATGTAGATAAGGTCTCTCAACATTTAAGTCTGGAAGTTTATCCGAAATACGGATCGCAATAAGGAAGTTTTCATCATCTTCACGTAACACATAGGTTTGTGAGAGTGGGAAGAGAATTCCTTTATCGGTGTAAAGATAAGCCACGAGTTGGCTAACCATACACCAATCTGAAAGCTTAATCCATTCTCCTGTCCGATAAGGGAAAGTCAACTGAACGGGATGGTTACCACCTATCATGTAAACGTGGAAAAAGTCTAACTTGTCCGGTAAACTAAATTTCTCCTGGAAGACTTTCACTTCCTTATTCGCACCGTTAATCGGTGTGATTCGCTTCAGTTCAATAATCGATTGTTCATCCTCAAACGGAGAACACCAAATTGAACGAAGAGCATAATTCGTTAAATATCCTTGAGACATCTTAACCCCTTAGCAAGATATTGAAATCTCGTTCAAATTCATCGACTGGGAAACTACGTGTGTAACGCTGATAAATCTGAGCTAATGGTGAACGAGAATAACTTCTATTTGTCACCGCTTCAAATACCATCGCAATAAAGACCGGTGGAAACTCAACAGAGACATCAACTTGTTCACGTGCATTCGGTCCACCGAACCAACCCACCTGAAGTAACGCATAAATATCTTTAAGTTGGAGTTTATCCAGACGAACATTCATGTTATCTTGCTGAATGAACTTCACAAGACTATAGAGATCTTCGAATTTTGCTTCACCGACTCGCTTCATGACATCATCGACAATCGCATCACTTAGTTTTAATGCTCGAACAAACTGAATAGAAAATTTCTGCTTCGCAATGGAAATGGGATCTTTCATCTCAAAACGCGTATAGTAGAACCAACCAAAAAGTGTTGTCAAGTAGAGTTGAGTTGCTGGATCTAATCCTAACTTACGTGTAATGGATTCACTAATCCACGATGCGTAAAGAATGAGTGGAAGGGGGGAGAAGAGTTTCAACTTCTGAACATCATCCAACCAAATCGCATTCAGAATAGCAGCATTTCCGAGTTGAGCAGCTGATGTTCCTCGTCTTATCTGGATTTCGTTCGAACTCCCCTCAATTTCAATTCCTCTTAGATGGGTACGCATATCTGCAGCAATACAACGACCTCGCCCATCCATCTCAAAAATAAGTGGATAGTTAAAAGGATCAACATCTACCTTATTTGTAATGAAGTAAAAGGTCGTTCCATTTAGTTCATTACTACTTCGGATTTCTCCTTGGATAATCGCTTGTCTCACTTGAGACTCAATCTTTTCCATCTTACGACCCTTTAATAAAAGAGTCTCATATGCACTTTTAATCATAATTACAATTCCCATGGCCATGTGGAAAAAAACATTTATTATCTGTGGTGGGTATTTAATCGCGTTAGATACCTCGCACCATACCAAAATTTTATATTTTGGTTATTAAATTTAATAACTAAGTTAAAGAAATCATTTAACATAGGAGCTCCTAAATGAATCTTTTTAGAGAACCTGCTAACGCAGCACCTATGGCGTGGTTTACAGGGACAAAAGATAATAGTGGTCGTGTACCGGGTTTAACGGATGCCGCTCGTGCTATCCATACCCCAATGCACTTTATCTACGCAGAAAAAGGTCCAACTGAGCCTCAATTATTGGTCGGTCAAGAACTTATCAATACTTACGGCGACAAGTTCCTTGATGCACGTAGTAAATATGCAACGCCTTCTTTACCTTTCATTCGTCGTCTGCAAGCCAACGCTAACCCAATGTTAATTCAGCGTCTTGTACCGGGTAACTTAACAGGCGAAACGGATGCAGACCGTCTAAACAACGCGACTGCACGTGTGGGTTTATTCTTGTTAATCGAAAAACAAGAAAACAAAAAACCGTATAAACGTCTTAAACGTACGCCAGGTCTACGAGAAACAACTGATGAAACAAAAGAGTTAGATGCCTCTTGGTTAGGTGACTTGGCATTGGCACTTCAAACAAACGAAGAGGTGGATCAAACGGGTCTACCGAAAACAATTCGTACCGATAACAACGGTTTATCCGTAGAGTATCGTGTGCGAGATGAATCTAAAGAAAGTATTCCAGTTGCTTATAAAGCACAATGGGTTTATCGACACGTTGAACGACTTGGTGGTCAAAGTAAACGTCAAGTTGACAATAAAACCGAATATCCAATTATGGAATTCGAAGCAACCTGGTTCGGCTCCCAAGGGAACAACTTAGGTTTCTCACTTTACGCACCAACCACACAAGGTATCGGTGGTATCAATGAGAAAACGATTCGTGACCAATTATCATACTTGTACCGTATTGAGTTCTACGAACGTGCAAACCCTTATAGTACCCCAACCGTGATTGCAAACAACTACGGTGAAAACTATACCACCTTCTCATTTAAAGAAGGGGCGTTTGATAAACAAAACGGTAACAGTGACTTATTCATCGATACGATGTTGTTAGACCAATATCGTAACTTAGACCCAGTTGCTAACCGTGCACCGACTTATGGTCCATTTAATGCGATTCACGTTTACCACGACACGATTAACGAAATCGTAGAACAAATCTACGAAGCCGAAATCAAAGTCAACCCACGTTTAAAAGCGATTGCACGTGACGTTCATACGCAGGGTGTGAAATCAGCTGCAGAAGCAGCGCACTTAATCAACTTCATTTCTGGTTTCGACCATGAAGGGGTTGAATACGAAGCGTATGAGGTAGACTGGTCAACAACGCCGTTTACGAATGGTGAAGCGATGTTCTTCCCTTCACGCTCTAACCGTATCTTCGCGTTAGGGGGTAATGACGGTGTGCTCTCTGACGAACAGTTCGATAAAGACGTTCGTAATGTCTTTAACAAAATGGGTTCTTCATCCGAATCGTACAAAATTGAAGACATGGCACAATACCCAGTTCGTTGTTTCTACGACGTCGGTTACACTATGGAAACAAAAATGTCAATGTTCCGTATCTTAGGTATTCGACCAGATGTGAACTTGACCATGTCTCCACACGACATCATCACAAAACGTGACCGTAACGCCTTAGCAGAAGCCCGTTCAATGAAGTCTAAATTGGCTTACTTAAAACAACTTTCGCTTCGTGCAGAGAACTACCCAGAATCTACAATTTTTGGTACCTCTGTCATGCGTTGTGTCTTCCCAACAAACATTGGTCGTTTGATGAATTCTGACTGGACACGTGATGTACCATCTACTATCGAAATCCAAGAAATGCGTTCTCGCTATATGGGTTCAACACAAACTCGTTTCACAACTGGTTTACACTATGACGAATCACCAAATAACGTCGTTTCTTTATTAAAAGACTTAGATGACTTAGCGGTATTCGGTTCATTACGTGAACAAATGTGGGCTGAGGGTGGTGTATGGTTCCAAAATAAACGTCGTAATGTACCGTTCTGTCCAGCCGTACAAACCGCGTATAAAGATGATACTTCTGTATTAAACTCAGATATCAACTTACAAATCGTGTGTGAAATCAACTACATCTGTTTTGAAGTATGGACGGAGTTGACAGGGACAGCACGTTACACGAATGAACAATTCGTTGCACGCTCAGATGCACTCATTGCTGAAAAATGTCGTGATCGTTTTGATGGTCGTGTTATTGTTACACCACGTACGACACTAACTAAACAAGATCTTGATCGTGGTTGGTCTTGGACTTGTTACGTTGATGTGGAATTACCGAACATGCGTACTGTGGCTCGCAACACTTTGGTAACACACCGTATTGGGGAGGTTAGCTAATGTCTCACGAAAAATATGACAACATTTTGCGTAACAAGCAAACGTTGATGGGTGAGCAAGCCATGCTCACCAATGGTCAAGCTTATGCGATGGGTTCAACTCGTCAAATGATAGACTTGACTGCCGCTGGCCAAAATGGTTTATCATTAGACTTGCGTACGATGGCAGCGAATGCTGCTTACGTATCTCGTCAAACGTGGTGTCTCCTTTTAGAAGCACCACGTGCATTCGGTTTCTTACCAAATACTGACATGTGGGTAACTTCATTAAAAGTATTGGTTGAAACGGCTTGCGAAACCTTTGATGGTTTAAACAAATCTGTTAAAGTGGAATGGGCACAAACTAACTTAGGTGCAACTGAACAACAAGAAGAAATGGCACGTGTAACTCGTGAACGTTCTGAAGTGACCATGAAATGGACAGAGCGTAAAGGGATGCCAATCAACCGTTTCTTTGAAGGTTGGATTACGTTGTGCTTAGGTACACCAGAAACACAAATTCCTGGTTTAGTTCAGTTCCGTTCTTTCCAAGAGAACCCGATGGCGATCAGCTATACACCAGACTTTAATGGTGCAACTATGCTCTTCTTTGAACCAGATGAGTACTTCCGCACCATCAATAAAGCTTGGTTAATCACTGACATGAAACCTGACAACGCCGGTGATGTGACAGGTCGTAAAGACTTAACCGCAGCCGGTGAGAAACTCGAAATCAGTGTGAAATTCACGGGTGTTCAACAAGTGGGTGAAGGGGTTGACTACTTTGCTCAACAAGTCTTGAACTCTGCAGGTCGTTATGGTCTAAATCCATCATCACGTCGTGCCTTCATTGGTGACGATTATCAAGGTGCAATGGATACTTACGTGAAAGCGGCGAAAGCAACAGCACGTCCAGAAGCACGTAATGGTGATGACCTTAACAAAGCTGGTTTCTTTGAACAAATTGCTGTCTTGGCAAAAGATGAGAACGTTGACGCCCTCAAGAAAGGCGGCTCAGCATTCCCTTCAGGTTTACCATCAGGTAACTAATCCAAAACCATATTGGGAGGCGAAAGCCTCCCTTTATGACCCTCCCATCCATTAAAACAAGAAGAAAAAAATGACTTCCCTTATTGCTTTTGAACTAACTTTACTCTATCTCTTTGTTTTTCTCAATTTCCAATGTCAAAAATAAATGAAAAAAAAAAAAGAGAGAGGGTTACCCCTCTCTTTTTCTTAATCTTCGATTTAAAGAACCCAACTCACTGACAAAGAGAGCGTAGCCGCCAATAGAAGGAATGAAAATAACTGACCACAGTAAGAATTTCAATTCGGCAGTAATACTTTCATTTAGACTGATTAAGAGTTCATAAATGACACTATAAAGATAAAACGTATTAAGGATTACAAACGGTAAGCAAATATAACTTAACGCCAGTAATGACCACTCATTACGTCTTTGGCACGAAATAACTGCCAAAGACATCAGCATCATAATAACCACTGTACAAAATATAAACTCTTTTAGCATTTTCTCTCCTCCGATTTCGTTGACTTATCTAAGAGTTCCTGAAGCTCCTTTCGACAACGTTGTTTATCTTTCTTTTTCATCTTATTAGAAAGTATTCTTACTTCTAAATCGCCAAGCAGAGTGAATAAGGAATCGTTCATGATTTGTTAACGCAGAATAACCAATAATATTAAGAGGCAAAATAACAAGAGGTCTTGTTCGGTAAAAATGTCTATTTTTACCAGATGCTAAACTCTTGTAATACGCCTCCCACTTTTTTCTGTACTCAAGAGACGGGCGAAATTTTAAACCAATGTCATAGTGGTCTCTCACCATTGCTGTGATTAACGTCTCAGTCATACAACGCCTACCTTTAATTATGCTTCAGGAACGCTCTCATTGAGCTTCTCAGCGATTTTCTCTTCTAAGCCATCTGTTTGTTCACCGAACTTCTCAACACGTGCCTGAAACGCTTCTAGAGCCTTCTGCATGGTTTCGAAGTCTTCGTAACTATTTGCGACTAACCAACGATCAATGAAGACGATTTCCTTTTGACCAGAAACCAGGAAGGTTTGACGATATTGGAAATACATCTGTTTTACGAATAGGTCAGAAAGACGTTCACCGTAGATGTCAATTGCGTATTCAGGATGAATCATGCGAGCTTTCCACTGGAGTACACCTGTTTGTGGATGGTACTCTTTCGTGAATGGCATAATGACTTTATTATCAATAATCCATTGCTTGAATACTTCATCTTCTTTATCAAACTCTGGAAAATCTAAATCAGATAAGAAAGAAGGAACCCCTACTTCTTGAAGCAATGATTTTAATGCAACGAAGTTACCCACACGGGCGTTAATCTTCGCTTCCTCTTTAACCTTCTCTTCAGGGATGGATTTTAAATAAGCGAAGTTCTCTTCAGAGATGAAAGGGATAATGATTTCCTTATTAGGAACAGAACGAATTTCTAAACTCATGATTCTTTACCAAAAAAAAAAATAAAATTAAAAGAGAGGGTAGTCGTCCGACTACCCTCCTGCTTATGCTACCTATCTATCCATCAATGATTAATAATTAATCAGACAAACCTTCGTAGAAACGAGCTACGTGTTTGTTGACTGTTTTCTTAGACATGACGTGTTTTGTATCGTAGTCTACATCTACAACACCGTATTTAGTGATAGGGTTCGCTTTATCTGCTGGATTCGGATAAGTGCGTTTACGTGTCACGCCGTAAGAAACGGTGGTACGACCCACTTTCACTTCACCAGATAAAGTCTCTAAACCTTTATCTTTCTTGAAAGCATCTGCAGCCACTTCCGCCGCTTCAATCGCAATCGCTGCACCGACTGCAGAAACATGGTCTTGAACAGCTACGAATTGTTTCTCAGTAAGACCTTCTTTTTCTAAGAAAGGTTTCATCACTGCGTCTTCAGTGCCTTCGGCTAATTTGAAAGTCCCATTTTCAACGGTCACTTTACCTTTCACTAAATCAAGTGCTTCTTGTACAACTGGTTTTAATTCTGACATTTGTCATTCCTCTTTTAATTAAAAGTTAAAATAAGTCGTGTAGTGTTTCTACATGACATCTTCTGGTCAAGTAATAATTTACTTGAAAAATAATGATAGATTCCTCTATCCACCTAGATAATGTGATTATCAAAAAACAATAGATTTTAGATTTAACTAGGTTCTCATTGTTCCTTTATAGAAGATTTGGAAAATGGAGAGTGGACTATGGTTAAAGATATCACTCATCATCGATTCTTTCGAAATCGCTGTCTGCCATCCACGAACATATTTACCCCATGCTCTTGACATTCGATTTGTATTGTAGAGTTGCTCAACTAATCCCATTCCCGATAAGGCAAAAAGATAATCATCAATCGGTGTATCTGACCCAACCGAAATATCATCAGCTACCTTACCGGGTGTGATAACATCAGAAAGTAAATCGGTCACCGTTTGTCTTGCCATAATAGGGACAGACATCGTGGTTGACATATCGAGGATTTCGAACGAAACATCAATACCAAGGGGTTGTCTATCTCTTGACCAAGGGACATTACCGACACCTCGTGTAATGGAGAGAGAACCAATACAACCCATCTTCACTTGCCATGCCCCCTTATCATAAACCTCACAATAGAAAGGTGAACCTAACGCATTACGTCCACGTGAGAGTGGAGCGGTTCCTGCAATAAGACATAACACTGGCACAATTAAAGATTGGAAGATAGAAAGAGGATGACCATAAGGCGTTCTTAAATTTAATTCATAAGAAAGTCGAGGAAGAGAGACGGAACTACTATCCCATTGTTTTGGAATATCAATTTGAGCACCGGTAATGATTCCACCGAGTCCACCTAAACCCATTCCGTTTAATGCACCCATCACCATATCCATCGCGCCATTGATAACCCCTTTCACGGCGTCTCCCATGAAAGAACCCCCTGCAAAGTTAAAGACCATCTTCTGTCTTGCTTTTGCAAAACTATTAAACGCACTCGCGATTTCAGATTCCGTTGCAGAGTTCGAGAAAGATTCTGAGATTGATTTTGTCCCATTAACACGGAAGGATATCCATTCTGAACCATTGTCTAAAGAAGCTTCAGCGATTTGAATAAGACTATCTTCCACATCCCCATTTTCTCGATTACCCCAATACCCTGAAGTAGTCTCTGCCGCTTCGATATCGGTCGTTGATTTCTTCTTATCAGATTCAGAAGCATTTCTATCCGTAGAAGCAGCATTGTCATTACTATCAGACATGAAAGCGGTTACGTTGTTCCAGAGATATTTCACGACATTCTCAAAACTCCATTTCTCTCCATTGATGAGTTTCTCTTTCCCCGCCTGTGCTAAAGCAGAAACAAATTCTGCATCAGCATGTCTCTCTATCCATTGTGCTGCACTCTCTGCTTGGCTATTACTCTTTTCACCAGAATAATCTTTCCACCCTTCAGCGACTTCTGCGATACGTTGTTGAAGTAAACGATTGGAGGTATTGTGGAGACGTTGAGCACGTGTTGCGACCTTCATCATGTCAATCGTAAATCCACCATCCCAACTACTTTGGTTATAAATGGAAGGAAGCGTCTGAAGGTATTGACCCATCCAGTTTGCGGTTTCTGGTTTACTCCCTTCATCCACTTCTTTCTTCCCACCTTTCTCTTTTAAGAGTTCTTTTCCTTTAAACCCCGTATTATCAATCTGCATTTGTTCAGAAACAGGTAATGTGATTGCCATATTCGCTGCGACAGTATTCACCAAGTTATTGACTGCTCCCCAATACTGAGGCATCCCTGACTTCACGTAACAATAACGATTCTGTCCGCCATATGCTGCGGCTAACTTAAACAAATGCATCCCGATATAGAAAGCAGGCACAGTAAAAGCAAGATACCACCCTGCTGCTTTCCCAATCGAATAAAGCCATCCAGGTGCTCTCCCTGTTCGAGATAAGCGATCGGAAACATAATCGTACCAACGTGAGAAGAAAACAAATCCATTCGAGAACATCTGATAGCCAAACCGAATATGAATATCATGTCGATTTTGCCAAATCTGTTCATAATAGAAACGTCCGATACCCATTCCCACTTTTGCCACTTGTCTTGCTTTGATATCTGCAAATCGAGTATATTGAAATTGTGGATTAATCGCGATATCTCCACCTAACGTCGTATCCGTATAAGCATACCTTGCGCCTGATGCTCTTCCTCTTGAAACACTCTCAGACGTTTTACGTATGTTCAAAAATGATCTTCTTACCCAATGTCTATCCTTATACGCTGAATCTGCTTTCTGTTGTTGTCCTACTGTTCCTGTATTCCCAATTGGTTCTTGTGCAGGTTGATAAGGTTTCG